GTGAGATACTCTAGGTTACACACTAGATTTGATGGGTGAGTAGTTGGTGTCTTACACCAACTAGGTCTCCATTGTAGTCGTACTCAATAGTTCCCCTATCCTTAACTTTTTTGACCCTCTCCCTTGGGACGAGAACGACTTTGTCCGCATTGGTCTCTCGGAGTATAGCCGCTAAGTGGCTAAAGCTAGGTGCGTTAGTCATCTTTTTAAGATACATAACTTCCCTAAAAACAATGACTGCCATCACGGAGGTTACCCCAATCTCAATAATTAGTTTTGAGAGAGGTCCATTACCGAACAAACTTCCAAGTAGGGCTTCAATCCCTTCACCAGAAAGAAGGGCTATTACATCTGAGAAGTCAAGTTGTCCCGTCAGCCCCGCAACTACAGCGACCGCGTTAAGATCGTATTGCCAATCCCATGCCCATAGAAACAATCCGATCTTAGCGGGCGTGCTGATTGTTTTGAGTACTTTAGATTTAGAGATTAAGCAATCAAGATACTTGGCTAAGGATATGGTCTTTGTCTTAATCTTGTTAAGACCCCTTAGAACGAAATTGGGCAGCTTATTGACTGCCTTCTCTATCATGCTGTCCCATGAGTTCTTCTCTTGGAGGACTTCATAAAGAGCAGCTAATATAGGCATCTCTTTATAGAGGTATCTACCTAGTTTTGGTAGTAACTGCTTAGCTTCCTTTATCTTCCGTTTAATAGCTTTCCCCATTTTGATGAGAAGGTTCAGCCCTTCTCTTTTTCCAAGTCCAAGTAAGCTCTTAAACTTTTCCCATGCTCTTGGTGCTTTCTTGAACGTGTCATAGATGAACTGAACCTTCTTTTGAGCAGTCTCGCGTAAGGAGGATGCCGTCTTGCTACCTAAGTTGGTGCTCGTATTTATAGCAATGACGGAAGCATAAAGAGGGTCAAACCCACTTGAGGATGACTCTCGTATCTTTAACCCTATGTAAAAACACTCTTTTGCAAAACTCATGTCTACCTCACTTATCTGCCCATTGCAACCAATAGAACATAAATAACTTATTTATATGGTGATGGTTGTACTAGGCAAAAGGAGCAACCATGATCGACTTTCTCTCACCACCGATCCTTTTTAACCCACCCCGTATAGCAAGCGAAAGAGACTCATATCGGCTATCTAAGATAGCCCTGTATCAGTTCAAGCAAGCGAACACTATGGATAAGAGGGCTAACTGGCTTGGTAACGTCATTAGCTCAGGTCTTACGAAGATCGAGAACTTCTTTAAGCACATCACAGATGCGGTGTTTGGTGCTTTTCAAAAGATCATCATCTCTACACCTGTAGTCACACAAGCGACCCGTATTTTTCAGAGACTCGCCTATGATAGACTTCTTGTGAACTTCTTCAGGGCATGGGAAATCGGAGCAGGTGACTTCAAAGCAAAACGACCGCAGAGAGATGAGCGAGATGTTAAGCGTATTGCCAAATACGCACCTTATGAGGTCTACTTGATGGGCTTTGAGGGTCGCCCTTCAGAAGACACGATTCCTCTTGCTGAGAAGCTCGCTAGGAAGTCTTTAGGTGCTAGGACTGTATCTCTCATTCTTCTTGAGATGGTTAATCTCTTCAACCCGATTAAGACAATGCACTATCTTGTAAAGATAAAAGACTTGTGGGGGACAAGTAGAAAAGATTATGTTGCAATGAGAGCTCTATGGTCGCTCCCAGGTATCATTTTTCAAAGCAAGATGATGCTCTCTGCCTTTGGGATGTCTTTTTTGAGTGGCTTTGGCCTACCCGTAGCTATCGTAGGTGCTTTAGCTTACTACGGCGTGTCTGACATTCTCATCAAAGATTCAAGAGTGTTTAAGAAACTTATCAAGACAATCCATAAAGAGACACGATATCGGTATAGCCCTCACGATCTCGTCAAGAAAATCCCGCCCAAAGATGTCTACCTTCAAGTAGCTCAAGACAGGTATGTCAATGTCTTGAAAGCCCCGAAAGAAGACATCGAACACGCCGTCGAGATCGGCAAGAAGCAAAAGGACAAGTTATGATCAACTTCCTACTACCCCCTGAAGAGTTCGCTCTTATCCGCATCGCTAGTGTAAACCCTTATCAACTAGGACGTATTGCACATCGTCAGTTCCGATATGCAAACACTAGAGTTAAGAGAGCCAACTGGTTATGGAATGCTCTTAAAGCTGGTGTTGCATGGGTCAAGGACTTGCCGAATAAGATGGCAAACCTCTTCTATGGCTTCTTTCAGATGATCATTGTTAAGGCACCTATAGTCGCTCAGATTACTAGGCTTTTCCAAAAGCTAGCATATAAGAGAATACTTGTTCTTCTTCACCGTTCATGGTCATATGGTAGAGAAGATAAGAGCTATGAGAACCCCATGAGAAACGAGAGGGGTTTGAGAGATTTACACCCTCACTTAGACTACCCCTCATATGTTATGGGTTATGAAGGTAAGCCCGATAGTTCTCTCCCCAAGAGAGCTATCGAGATCGCTAAAAGAGAGCTTGGAGCTAGGACTGTATCCCTGATGATAAGGGACGCTTTGCGTTCTATTAACCCTATCCCACAACTAAAGATATTCTTCGATGGTGAAGTTAGAGAGTATGGGAAGGTTTATAGGTTTAAGGCAAAAAATACACCTTTTAGGCACGCCATCCCTCTTCTCCTTAAAAGTTTCTTTCTCATGATTTTTGGTCTCAAGTTCATGGCTACCATAGGTGTCTATGGTGTGAGTGGTCTTGTTATTGCGGCAATGACCCAGTACACAGCAAAAGAGGTGTTCACTTCAAATGAAGGTTCCGCGACATACTCAAGTGTTGCAAAAAGCGTCCGAGAGTTCTGGATTAAATATGTTCAGAGGAAGGATCTACTCAAAACATTAAGCCCAAGAGATGTCTTTGTGAGGACTAATGAAGACACCTTCAAATCTGTTCTTGAAGTACCCAAGAAAAACATAGAACAGGCAGATGAGGCCCACCCTATCGTAAGCCCAACGAAATAGTTTTTTCTTTTATAGCCTCACATAAGCACACTCAATTTATGTGAGGCTACACATGATCAACTTTCTAAGTAACCCTTCTGACTTCCGTACTCAGAGCTACCGCGTAGCTTCTGTCTCCCCTTCTCATCTAGCTAAGATTGCTTCTATGCAATACAGCACCCGCCTCCCCCTTCAGAAGAAGGTCAAGTGGGCGACTAATGTCATGGCGACCCCTAAGATCGCAGGCATTCGTGACATTGGGAAGAAGGTCTCCGATGCCTTCTTCTCCTTCTTTCAAACACTCTTTGTTAAGACACCTGTAATTAAGCAGATCTTGGCTGTCTATCGTAAGGTTGCTGAGAAGAGGCTCAGAGAGATCCTCCATAAATCATGGAAGGTGGCTTTTGACGACCTTTCTAATTTTGTGACTGTTCCGAAGTCACGCATTAACTTCTTGAAGACATATGGGAAGAACTACTTCTACGATGTCTACCTAGAGACTTTCCAATCAGGTAGTATAGGTGCGGCTAAGGCATTATTACCTAACCTACAGCAAAGAGCAAAAGATATCGCTGAGAGAGAGATCGGCTTCCGACTAATCTCCTCTCTCGCAAGAGATGCTCTCCGTTCAATCAACCCCTTCTCCCACATGAAACAGATGAACAATGTATTTGAGTACCTTTATGATAGTTTCAGAACACCTGAACCAGGTGAGAAAAAGAAGTTAAAAGAGCCCCCTATCGGCTTCATCCTCCCAATGTTCCTTAAGTCAGTCCTTCTTTACATGGCATGGGGTTTTCTATCTACTGCTACCCTCTCTCCTGTTTTGTTACTTGCCTTTGCAAACTACTCCCCCAAGGAGATATACGCAGCACAGGAGAAGATGGGTCTTGTCAAGTACTTAACTAGGACACTCGGCAAGGGTTGGAATTGGCTGTCCTTCGGTGACCCTAATAAGGGTCAAGACCCTTCTACACTATGGGCTGAGGGCTTCTAAGACCCCTCTTTTGACTCTAAGTATCTCAGTTTTCAAAGAAAAAACCGCCCCCCTCTGATGCGTTGATATAAATACAACACAACACAAAGGGAAATAAACAATGAGCGGAACTAAGTACAACTGGACATCTATTGAGAATGCGATTAAGAATGCGATTAAGCGAGAGGGGACGGACCCGACAGGGAGGGTGTTCATTTATGCAGACCTCCGTGGATTAGACCTTAGTGGTCTTGACCTCAGCGGACTTGATCTCACCAAAGCTGACCTCAGAAAGGCTAAGCTCACAGGTGCGAACCTTGAGGGGACGGACCTCAGATGGGCTAACCTCAAGGGGGCGGATCTGAGCGGGGCTATCCTCACAGGGGCATCTCTCAGCGGGGTTAACCTCAGTGGGTTTAACCTCAGTGGGTTTAACCTAACAGGTGCTAGTCTCTATAAAGCTAACCTCAAGGGTGCGAACCTGAAGGGTGCTGACCTCAGCGGGGCTTTCCTCGCGTGGGCTGAGCTCAAGGGGGCTGATCTCACCAACGCTACCCTCACAGGTGCAGACCTAACTAAGGCGAAACTCAGAGGTCAAGACCTGAGTGGTCTTGACCTCAGTGGGGCTAACCTCAGATGGGCTAACATCAGAAAGGCTACTCTCATTGGTACTGACCTAACAGGTGCTATCCTTGAGGGGGCGTGGCTCACAGGGTCTAACTTCACGGGTGCTGACCTAACAGGGGCTAACCTATCTAAGCTCAAAAGCTCATTCCTCAAAGAGACTAACTTCACGGGTGCGAACCTCAGTGGAGCGAACCTTACCAAATCTGACTTCAGCGGAGCTGACCTTACTGACGCTGACCTTACAGGTGCTGAGTTTAACAAGGTTGAAGAACCACTTCTTCTCTCTGATCTCTTATAATAATCACTTTGATCCTTTAAAGGGTGGGGGTGTATCTTTTCATGGATACACCCCCCACCTTTTTTTTTTCTTTTATACCTCCCCTTAGCCAACTCAACCCAAAGGAAGGACTCAACCAATGAGACATCTAACCGCCAGTCAAAAAATCGCTCAACTTGAGCATCGCATCGCCCATCTTGAGAAAATGGGCTTTTTAACCCCAAGAGCAAAGAAGGATCTACAATCAGCCTTATCTACAGCCAAGAAAAGCGGGTATGGCGATTTTGTAAGTGATATTAGTTACCTTTTGAAGGCTAAATCACCGGATGATTTCCATAGCGTTTGGTACGACGCTTTTCATCGCTTAGATGGGCATAAAGCCAGCTTGTATCGTGAGATGGATTATTTAGAGAGTGAGGTGGTCTCCGAAATAGATAAGACAGTACAGAAGCTCAATGTTCGTATCCAAAAAGCTCAGAAAAAAATACAAGAGCTCTCTAAGAAGAAAATGGAGAGTGAGAAGAGGATGGCGGAGATTGAAAAAGAGTTGGAGCCCCTTGAGGAGATATACACACACCTTCAGAGCTTCGATTAATACACCCTTTATGAAGCCCTCCCTATAGACGCATATACTCATAGGAGGGCTTCATCATGGCTGTTGCCTTTAAACGTAATCAGATACTCACAAGAGGTGACCTCGACATCTTCCTCACTAACTCATCAGGGAATGTCGCTAACGCCTCTAGTATCTCATACGCTCTATACTTCGTTGACCCTGGTCCACCCGAAACAGATGTACTCATCGGTGACCCCCAACGTATCCCCGAAAACCCATCTATCGGTGAATACTACGCATCCGTTCGTATCCCTACTACCGCTACCTATGGTCGCTATCGTATCCGATGGACCCTTAAAGAGTTTGTTAACTCAAACGCTCAGACCGTTGTCCAAGAGTTTGAAGTCGTCCCTGAGAACTCCGTGCTCGGTCCTGAGATGTCCAACGGCGAAAAACAAATGGTCTATAAGCTCCGTATGCTCCTAAGAGACCAATGCCTCGGTGGTGAGGAACAAATCACCATTGACGCTGATGGTGAAAAGATTACTCTCTCCATAGAGGAGCTATATGACATCATAGGGGAGACAGGCAATGCTTGAAGGACTGCTAACTAAGTTTGAACTCACAAGAGAGCAACTAAATAAAAAAGGTCGAGTCTCTAAAGAGATTGTAGAAAAGGAGCTTGGTCTATGACATCTCAAGAGAAAACACAGAAGATCAAAGATGCCTTCCAAAAAGGAAAACTCACCATCAAATCTATGGACTCTCAAGGTGAGTTCTCTTGGAAGCAAATCTCTAAAGCACACAAGAACCCGACACCAGTTGAACCCATATATAAAATCACCACTGAGCAAGGGAAGCAACTCATAGTCACAGGAGGGCATCGTGTGTATATGAGCCCTAACCTCTGTGTCCCCGCTGAAGATCTCTCTGTCGGTCTTAGCCTACAGACAACACAAGGCTTAACTAAGGTCTCCCATATCGAGGTCATACAAAACAGACCCTTTATGTTCGACCTGACCGTAGAGGATAACCATAACCTTGTACTAGAAGGTTCTGATGTGGTCGTACACAACTGCCCTGATAAGTTTTACCATTTCAGACCTCCCGAGCATGAATCCAACATCGGATCATACAATCAAGTCTTCGGTCAAGTATGGGAAGATGCCGAGTTCCTTGAGTACCTTGAGAGAGCACTCGATTGGTGGAACCTCCAACCTCCCGAAACTGAGAACCTCTCAAATATGGATCAACTCATCTCTCAAAAGCCCGCATGGAGAACTCCCATCCTTCAAGGTGCTATTCAGTTCGCTGCTATGGCTCTACAAGCAAATTGGATCGTGGACGAATTCTCGGTTAGGGGGGATACCGACTTAGAGGTATTACTCCCTAGTGGGGAGAAGGTTAAGCTCACGATTGAAGAACTTCATGAGATTATAAAAGAGGAGGGTGAGGAGTAATGTTGAAGCAAAGACACCTCATAATGAAATACGGGTTTAACCAAAGGCACTTAAAGAGTTTGATTGAGGAGGGTATCCTTAAGACCTTGCCCACAGAGGGCAAACGTAAAGTACCCCTCATAGACCCTGAAAGTTTTGAAAGTCTTTTAGAAGGGGTACACTACCTCTCATGTAAGGAGTGTGGGTCGAGGGTTGCTCAAGTGTCACCAATGCACTTGAAATCTTGTTCAGGCTTGTCTTTAGACTCCTACTTTAAGAAGCACACGGATGCTCCATACATGTGTGAGTTCACAAAGAAGAACAAGAAGAAGTCAGAGGAGCAAAAGATAAGACAGTCCGAAACCCTCAAGGCAAGGTTCAAGACCCCTGAAGGCGAGATCACCCGAAGGCAGATTAGTGAAGCAAGTATAAAAATGCAACAGAGTGAGGTGGGAGATCGCATCAAAGATGCTCTTAGAGAAAATAACAAAAACCCTATCTCTCTCGCTAAAAAGAGCAAAAAGTCTAAAGCAATGTGGGCTACCAAGTCCCATCAAGAAAAGATAAAAAAGTGGCACAAGGATAACCGAGATCAAGTCCTTGAAAGCTGTAAGTACGCAAGAGAACACATCTCCCACACTTACACAAAACCGCACCATACTTTGAAACAGATGCTTGTTTCAGAGGGTATCGAGACTTTGACTGAACATAGCGTTTCTCACTACCATATAGATGAAGCCATACCTTCTCTCAAAATCGCTATAGAGGTTGATGGGTGTTATTGGCATGGGTGCGATGCCTGTGGGTTTACCCCCACAAAAAGAATCGCAGGGAATGATAAAGCCAAAAACACAAACCTATCTAAGCTAGGGTGGGCTGTGCTTAGGTTAAAAGAACACGAGGTCTATGGTGACCCTGACTCTTGTCTTGAAAGAATAAAAAACCTAATCCAGCAAAGGAGCGTATGATGGACAACTCGACCAAACAAGCAATCAAGCAGGCTTTCTTACAAGGGGAGCTTAAAGTTCTCTCCGTAGATAACGACACCAACCAAGTAGACTACCAAGTCATCTCGGATGTGATGAAGCATCATACTCCACATAAGAGAATACTTCGAGTAGAACTCGATAATGGTCAGTTCGTCATCGCTACCCAAGACCACTCCCTATTCACTATCGAAGAGGGTAAAATCAAAGCCATTGAAACAGATCAGTTTTCTGTTGGAGATACTCTCGCTATCGTTGAAGACGGTCAAGTCAAAGGGTGTCTTATCACTAACATCTCTCAAGAGGATGACTGCGAACACACTTATGACCTCTGTGTGCCTAGGAACGAAAACTTTGTGCTTGCTAACGGAATACTAGCCCACAACTCGTATTCGATAGGTGGTATCAGCTTAGACTTAGACCGCTCCTCTAAGTATGAGTCTCTAAAGTCCACCGCTGAGTCCATGTGGTCTCAATCCGTTGAAGCAAAAGCACGCACTACCAAGTTTATGCGAGGTCTAAGGCAACCTAAATATGGTGTCGGTATTCGCAGTAGTTTTGGTCCTGCGGTTGGGCGAGGCGTTCTTTCACCGAGAAACTTTCTTTGATTTTTAGGGGTTTATCTTTGTAGAGACTCCGAAAAAAGTGCTTGACATGCAAGTAAAGATTGGGGTATGTATCTGAACTCAACCAAGAGAAAGGATACATATGTCAACTCATTGCCCTGCGTGTAAGAAGCAGGTGAGCCCAAAGGGGCTGCCAGGTCATATAAAAAAGTGCTCTCTATGGGACACCAAGATTGGGGTCCCATCATCAGAGTTCAACTTTGATGAATACTTCCAAAGGGGTTTGTATGAGCCTCAAGGGTGCTACTTTTGAGGGTTGTCTTCTTGATGAGGTATTCTTCCACGAGTGTGACTCCTCATCACTTGAGGGTGTGGCCTTTGAGGGTTGTACTTTGGGTGGTTACTTTGAGAAGTTCGAGGAGGCTACTTTCGTAGACTGCGAGGATGAGGACTACGAGGAAGACGAGGATGAGGTGGAAGTTGAGGACTTTCACGTTGACCTCTCGGAGTATGACATCTCGGAGTATGACATCTCGGAGATTGACCTCATCAAATTCATCGCTCAGCTCAAGGCGGAGCATGCCCCCGAAGCCCTACAGCTCACGGGGGCTGACCTCAGCGGTGCTGACCTCAGCGGAGCTGACCTCAGCGAGGTGGAGTTCTTCTCTGAGATTGACCTCACAGGGGCTAACCTCAGCGGTGCGAACCTCACTGATGCGTTCTTCGATGGGGTGAACCTCCGCGAGGCTGACCTCAGCGGTGCAAACCTCACGGGGGCGATCATCACGCCCGCCTCGCTCAAGCTCGCTAACCTCACAGGGGCTAACCTCAGCGGTGCTTGTCTCGGAGGCGACCTCTCAGGATCTAACCTCAGCGGTGCGACCTTGACGGGGGCAGAGCTGATCGGTGCAACCCTGAAGGGTGCTGACCTCAGCGGTGCTGACCTGACGGGTGCGAACCTGAGCGGTGCGGACCTGACGGGTGCGGACCTCTCAGGGGCTAAGCTCACAGGTGCTAAGCTCACTGAGGCTAACCTTGAGGGTGCTAACCTTGAGGGTGCTGACCTCACGGGGACTGACCTCACCCTCACCAAGCTCGCTTATGGGGACTTGAGAGGGGTGACCCTCAAGGGTGCAGTCTTCGCCAACACCGACCTCACCAACGCCGACCTTGATGGTGTGAAACTCACCAAGACCCAAATCAAGGCGGCGACCAAATCATAAAGCCACCACGAGATGGCTAACCTAAACGATTAAACACACACTTCATCACAGCCACCACGAGATGGCTAATCCTTAGAAGTGTAGAGCTCCTCGAAGTGTAGAGCTCCTCAATGTCAAAAGAGCCCGACTGACCTATCAAATGGTTGGTCGGGCTCTTTTTTTTTTTACCTCCCCCCCCACCTCCTATTCATATAAGTGATTAACGACAACAACGATAACTACCTACTAAGGAAAAGAAATGTCAGACAAGAAGATTATAGATTTTGATGAGTATGAGTGGAACTACGGCGACGATACCGTAAACTACGAAGGTCATGCTTTTTGGTTAAAGTTTGATGGTGACCTGACAGGTCACACCCTCACAGGGGCAACCATTGAGGGCACCCTCTTCAAGGGTGCGGATCTCAGGGGGGCAACCATTAAGGTAGAGGCTCTCACAGAGAGCCTCTTTGTGGATTGCAACCTTGAGGGTGCAACCCTCTCGGCAACTAATCGAGGCGTGAACCGCGTAGTCTGGACGGGCTGCAACCTTCGTGGTGCAACCATCAAGAACACCTGGCTTGATGGGGTATGCTTAAGGAACTGCGACCTTCGTGATGTAACATTCGAGGGCTGCTTATTTGATGTATATAATACTGTCCTTCTTCAAGATTGCAACCTGCAAGGTGCAACCTTTAAGGATTGCTCCTTGAGCTCTGATTTCGTTCTTCATGGGACATCACTTGAGGGTGTAACCTTTGAGGGTTGTACTTTGGGTGGTTACTTTGAGAAGTTCGAGGAGGCTACTTTCGTGGACTGCGAGGACAGGACTACGAGGACTACGAGGACTACGAGGATGACGAGGACTAAGAACCTCACCTAGATAGAGACCCTCAATAAAAGAGCCCGACTGACCATTTGATAGGTCAGTCGGGCTCTTTTTTTTATCTAAAAGTGTCCTTAACTTCAAGTAAGGTCTAGACCTGCCTCTAACCATGAGAGGTCAAGTGTCCATTGATGCTGAGACCTCTCCTCCCACTTACTAAAGACACTCTCGATGTAGAGCTCTAACTGTAAAGGGTGCTTGAACTCGTTGAGTACAGCTATCTTGTTAAGCACTTGCTCCTGAACCTCAGGTGACTCTACAGAGAGTGTCCTCCCTAGATGCTTTGCCTTATGGCAGGTGGGGCATAAAGAGATCAACCCCTTGAGGGTCTGTGTCTTTGTCCCATCATCATAATGCCATATCTCATGACACTCTACGGGGTGTGTGGGACCTTTTTCGGAGCATATCTCGCATCGGTATTGAGCGTTTCGATATGACTGCCTCCGTAATGTGTCCCATCTCTCTTTAGAGAGGTTGGCTTCAGTGCGTAGGTTGTTGCCCCATGACGTTGAAGGGACAAGTTCAATAGTGAGTTTCATAGTGACCTCGTGGTGTTGTGGTGTTCACTTGACTTATAGGATCATGGTCATGGGAGGTTGTATCTTATAAGTCAAGTGATGAACATTTGAAAGGCACATTGATATGAGACTAACAAAGATAGATACATGGGTAGACGAGCCAATCAATACAGACCATCCCTTACTGATCTCTAGTGTTGATTGGGCTCACACAGAGCTTGTAGATCGTGTGAATATCCCACTTGGCTCTAATGTCCAAGTGGGGTGCTCTTCTTCAGAGGAGTTGGACATTGAGGTGTGGCTAGAAGAAGCCGTTACCGAGGTCACCCGACAGACCTCAGTAGAAGGTATGGGTACTAGGACTTATCTTGAGCAAGAGACACAGATCAAAGTGTTGGGTACAACGATCAGATCAATTTCCCCTCGCCCTATTAGGGTCAAGAACCTTGATGATGACAAGCAGTACCTCCTAGTGACTTCAGATCACTTTAAGATCATAGAGATAGAGGGGGCATCCCTCACACTTGAGGAACAAGTAAAGCTGTACAGGGTGACACACGGACTGAGTAAGGATTTGCAAGGTATTAGCTTGTCTAACTGCAAGGTCCCCTTTGACCTTAGCGGGTGCGACTTGAGCGGTAGTTCATTTGATCAAGTGGACTTCTTAGGTGATCTAAGGGGAGCTAATCTATCAGGGACACACCTCACATATTGTGATTTAAAAGGGTTGAACATTGAAGGGGCTGACTTCAGCAACAGCACCCTTAATAGCGTTGACTTCTCCTGCTCTAGCTTAAAGGGTTCAACCTTTTTAGACGCGGATCTTGATAGCCCCCTCTTTGTAACGTGTTCACTTGAGGGGGTGGACTTCACAAAAGCCAGTTTTAATGGTGGTGACTTTACTTGTGCTCTTTGTGAGGGGGTGGACTTTAGTGGTCTTGAGTATAGTTATGACGAGAGCTTGTCTGATTGTCTCAACGGCTATCTTAATGACCCTAGGCTCTTGTTTAGTTGGGCGGATTTGAGGCGGGCTAAGTTTGATGGGTTGTCTTTGAACCATGCTCAGTTTAATGGTGCTACCTTGACGGGGGCAACATTTAAGGATTGTGATCTTAGTTCATCAGAAGACGACTACAGAGATGGTCGTTATGAATACTATTCAGAGGGCACGAACTTCAAGGGTGCAGAGCTAGGTCTAAAATTAAGGGTCACTTTAAGGGCTTATTTATAAAGATTTTTACCTCTCCCCCAAACTCCTATTCATATAAGTAGCTAAGAAACAACAACACCTAAAGGAGAAAAGATGTCAGATTATTGGCTTCAAGAGATGATTGAGACTGTAGGACGCCCCCTCACCGAGCGTGAGGCAGGGGTGATTTGGGATGAGGCTCTCTCCAGGAGCGGTGTGGCAGACCTTCGCGGGTATCGCCGCACATCGCTCCAGACCCTTGAGGGTCAGCTTTATGGTCTGAGGGCTTATATGGACAGGTCGGAGGCTGACCCGCGAGGGTACATGATCGGTATCTCTGACCGAGATAGTAGCTACTACGCGACACCCTATAGTCGCCTCATCGAGGCGATCAAGGAGGTAGCAAAGAACCCTCCTATTTGCCGCCCTGCACATCAGTTGGAGGTGGCTAGTGAGGAGTCTGCGGGCTTCCTTCTCACTGAAGAGGAGGCTAAAGACCTCCCTGAAGGTGCCCTATTCACGGGTACTAATGGTCAGTGGTACATCCGTCTCTGATCTTCTTAAAGGATCTGATCTTCTTAAAGGCTCTGTCTATCAGCAATGGTAGACAGAGCCTTTTTTTTTAATCTATGATTCATAGGGGAATGGAGGTGACACATGCGTTATTTAGTATCGAACCTTAAAGACCGATGGGGTAACTACGTTGAGATTACTCTGATCTCTAATGGAGCAGGGGTTGGTCAAGTTTGGGGCTATCATAACACTTATGAGAACTATATGGACTTCCATTGCGTCTCAGATTTGATTGCCCTCGCTAGTCGTAACCCTCGTGTATGGGAAGGAACTGCCATGCGTATAGCGGAGGTAGACCATAGCTCTTTAAATGCTTCTTTAAGAGGTAAGGGTCTTGGGGTACAGATGTACCTGAGATACGCAAGAGAACATTGGGACTTTAATGGAGGCAAGCCTTTCATCTTCATCCCGCAGTCTTGTAATGACCAAGAGGGGACTACCTCAGATATGGCATTAAACGTATGGAGGTCACTAGCTCGCAAGTACCCTTCATCGGGTGAATGTATCCTCATCAGCAAGCGACCTTAATATAAACCCCATCAGCCAACCTATCAAATAAGGAGAAAGCTGATGGCTAAGAGTTTTTCAAACGAAGCGGATGTCGTACACCACTTCAAATCATTATTAGAGGACGCCACAGGAGCTCACTTTCAGACCCTCTCATCAAACAAGGGTGAGAAGTCTACATGGGCAACTGATGGTGTGATTGAGTGGGACTCCCCCACTAAGACCTCAGTACGAGTTTTATTAGAGACTAAGTTCGGTACGGACTTGACCCGTGAGCAGGTACGCTCAAATGTACTCGCTCAGGCATTGTACTACTGCAAGAGGTTTGAGGGTAGGGGTGAGGACATCCCTAACGTGATCCTCATCGGCGATCAAGATCATTGTTTTGTGATTGGTTACGATGCGGTTAAGGAGTTCATGAGTGCGGAGGTAGATTGGAGTCGTAGACCTAGTTCACCTGACCCGAAGCTACATGTAGAGGTAGATGTTCACTTAGAGGGGACTCTAGCGGTGGACGGGGTTAAGATGAAGGAGATATGTGAGCAGCTTGCGGAGGGTTGTGTGATAAAGGTGAAGCCCTCACCTGAGAACATCTCTGCGATGTATCAGCATTGGGTGACGCACATTATTCCAGAGGGTAAGTATGAGCCAGTGGAGATGACGGACATCTTCTTTGGTTGTGTCTTATACTCTGAGTCTGATGATCACTATGCGGTAGTCCACCCTAAGAAGAAGGACACCTTGTTGATGGGAGGTAAGGAGTACCACGTCAAGGTATCCGCGATGAACGGCTTCTTCGAGCGTAGGCAACGTGGTTTGAGTGCAAAGGATGCGGAAGAGCTTCTGTCTATGAGGGATCGTATCATTGAGGATGACGCGAGGCGTAGGCAGGGTGCGTTTTACACCCCACGTTTATGGGTAGACGAGGCACATAGGGAGATGGAGAAGGTATTGGGTCATGATTGGAGGGATGAGTGTATTGTTTGGGATTGTTGTGCGGGTACAGGCAACCTTACGAGGGACTATGACTTTAAGAATCTTATTCTGTCTACGGCGGAGGCACCTGATGTGAAGGCGATTAAGCGAGAGGGGTTTAATGAGGGTGCTCATGTGTTTCAGTATGACTTTTTGAACCCAGAGGCACCGTCACCTTTTTTTGAGGAGGGAGACAACGTATTGCCTTTGAGGGTGAAGGAGTTATTGAGGTCAGGTGCTGAGCAGGGGAAGCGTTTGGTATTTTTCATTAATCCACCTTATGCGACAGCAGGGAACGCGGGTGCAAAGGGGACATCTAAGGCTGGGGTTGCGGGTACACTTGCGAACGCCGCTATGAAGAAGGATAAGTTAGGTGCTTGTTCACAACAGCTTTACGCTCAGTTCATGTATCAGTGTGAGCAGGTAGCTTCAGAGCATGGGTTCGAGAAGAAGAGCGTAGGCATCTTCTCACCTAGTTTGTTCATGGTGTCGGGGTCATTCGCAAAGTTCCGCCCTTTTTGGTACGAGCGATACTCTTATCAGTCGGGCTTCATGTTCCAAGCCTCGCAGTTTGCTGACGTGAGTGGTGCATGGGCTATCTCGTTTACAACTTGGAATGAGGGCAAGACCGATATCACTCAATATCTCCCAATCATGCTTAAGAGCAAGAGAGATGCAGAGGAGATTATCCCACTCTCAGAGAAGCTCCTTTATAATGCGAGGGGTAGAGAGGCATCTGTTTGGGTGCGGGGGTTTGTTAAGGGGGTCAAGGCATGTCCTGTGCCTAACATGTCTTCAGGATTGAAGTTGAAGGAAGGTAAGATCACGTTGTGTTCGGGTGCCCTCCTTTACATGGTGAATGATAGTAACGCACTTTGCTATTCTCTAAAAGATGTTTTTTTCATCTCAAGTGCTTCCACACGAGGGCACGGGCTCTCAGTTTTAGCTGGAGAGGCATGGAGGAGGGCGATATCTCACTATGGTGCTCGTAAACTCTCTGTAGACACATGGATGACACATAATGACGAGTACCTAGCACCAAGCACAGAGATTGAAGGCTATGACCAATGGGTAGATGACTGCCACATCTACGCTCTCTTAGAGAGCAAGAACAACATGACCTCTATGCGTGACGTAGAATACAAAGGCAAGAAGTGGAATATCCATAACCACTTCTTCTGGCTCACCCGCAAAGAAGCTCTCGACCTCTACGGCAACCACCCCGATACAAGGAAGCTCTACCAAGACGCTAAAAAGAACCCTATCCCATATGAGAAGGAAGAAGGTGTACTCGGTGAAGACCTTACCCCTCAATGGCGTAAAGACGGTGACCCCTACTTCGCACACATCTTGCCCACCCTTGATCTCTCTCCATTAGCTAATGAAATCCTAGATGATCTCAAAGCCCTTCATGTGGAGAGCTTTACTTTACGCTCAAAGACAACCTCAGTGTTGGAGAAGGGTAAGTCTATTGATCTTCACTTAGGTGCTTGGGACGCAGGTGTCTATCAGCACAAGAAGCTATGGGCTACAGAGCCTACCCTGAAGGCGAAGTGGGAAGCGATTAAAACTAAACATCGCACTCTTGCCCAGCAACTAGAGCATGGTGTGTATACCTATGGGTTCTTGATCAAATAAGGGAGGTCTTATGAGGGTTAGTTCTATCGGGGTTAAGAGCCTCTATACGGCTCAGGGAAATAAGGCTTCTGAGTGGGGTGAGAGAGCCTGTTAAGGGGGTTAAGACCATTAAAGGGGGACTAGGGTTAAGACTACGCTAGACTTCTGAGGTGCCTCTTAGGGGAGTTAGTGGTCGGGTTTCTCCTAGAAAATATGGGACGTTTTAACTATGCGTTTTCGGGTGCTTACTGACGGGTCGGGCTTGTAAGACGTTTCAGAAGTGGTATAATTGTTATAATAGAGGCGTAAGTGCTCACTTATACACCGTGACAATAGACCAAGAAAGACACATCTAGACTAATGATTGGGTCTAGAAGAAAGAGAAAAATATAGTATGACTAAGGCAGTGAAAACCGCTAAGCGTGGCAGAGGAGTGTCCCCAATATATCTAGATGAAGACGACCAAGCGAATCAGTCAAATGTTATTCACCCACGAGGTCGCAGACGAAAGAAAATAGTCTTCGGATGGTATGGCGGAAAGTTCTCTCATCTTGATTGGTTATTGCCTTTGCTACCCGAGTGTCATCACTACTGCGAACCCTTCTCAGGATCTGGTGCCGTGCTTATCAATCGTGATGCCTCGCCCGTTGAGACTTACAACGACATAGATGGTGACGTGGTGAATTTCTTCCGTGTGCTTCGTGACTCTCATGAAGAGCTGATTAGGGCAATTTCCTTGACGCCATTTTCACGCGAAGAATACCACCATGCGATCAGTGGCGACACAAGTGGTATCAGTGACGTGGAACGGGCAAGAAGGTTCTACATAAAGGCTCGCCAGACTCGCACAGGGCTTGCTCAGACCGCATCACTTGGTCGTTGGGCGAACTGCAAAAACACGAGCCGATCAGGGATGTCCGGTGTTGTCTCCCGATGGCTTGGTGGCGTGAATGCACTGGACGAGATCGCCGAGCGACTTATTCGGGTGCAAATCGAAAACAGACCCGCTGTTGATGTAATCCGTCTGTATGACAGCCCCAAGACGCTTTTCTATTGTGACCCGCCCTATCTCCACGCAACACGAGGTGACGCTAAGGCTTACGGGTTCGAGATGGACGAGAGTCAGCATCGGGAATTTGCCAAAGCGGTTAATGAGTGCAAAGGTATGGTAGCTGTGTCTGGGTATGACCACCCGCTGATGGACGATCTCTTCAAACCCGAACATTGGTTCAAGACCCAAGGTCCTGACAAAACGATCCACTCGACCAAGGGTAAAAGGTCAGAAGTCCTTTGGACAAACTATGACCCCAAGTTAAAACCATAGTTTGAATGCTATTCATTGTGTGGGGCTTTAGGTGAGAGCACTAATCTGATAGTGCCGAACTCACTTTATTGCCTTTTAAGTGTTTGCTGTAGTTTAATGTGTGCCAAACAGGTCGGGCAATGGAGACTATGTGCCCTTGACCACCATACCCTTCTTGGTAGGCTATGGCGTGGTGCTCCTGCTAGAAATCGAGGCGAGGGGAGAGCTGATCCCAACAGATATGGGAAGATACTCTTTGATGACCATAGCTGGGTGTTGAAAGAGGTCGAAGGGGCTCGGAGGGCTCTTCGTAGATATGCGAAGCTCTATGACCTTGAGCTTACGGACTTCTTTAAACGTCTAGGGGGGAGAGGTACTACCTACCCTCGTGACTTGAATCTATCAGGTGGGATTCAGAGTCCTGTGTTCACTCTATACGACCCCAACTTCCAAGACGACTTGGGATATTAACTCCCCTGCGAACGTATTCATATAATATAGGGAACACACGTTATAAGGAGAAACACATGAACCAAGCAAAGCAGATTATTGAGAAATTCCGCAAGAGCTATAAGCCTATTGCACCACCCGAAGACAGCGTTCTTTACCCTCTCTATGAGAGGCTGACCTCAAGAGGTTGGGTTGTCTCTTATGAGGAGGTTGCTCAAGGTCTCGCGGTGAACCCTGTACTGAAGTACACCACTGATCAGATCTTGAGTGATCCGTACTTAAAGATTGATGAAGAAGGTGAGTTGCACTTTAAGTACCCCGTATGGGCGGTCAAGGAGATCAGAGCAGCCCGTAGCGTATTGAGAGCTTACGCACGAAGGTACAAACTCGACTTCATTGATGACTTTGAGAACCTCCCCAATAACTTGGGCTTCAGCCGCACCCCAAGTATTGACAAGCCTGAGTTCTTCATCTCTATCCCTGATGATGGGAAGTCGGTTTGGAGACTTGAGAAGTATCTTAGGGAGAACACCTAAGATACTCACCCCCCCCAATCCATTGATGTAAGTATCCAACAACAACTTACATCAATGGATTTATATGTTTAATCTCTTTAACTACAGCAAGAGGGATCTCACCGCCGCCATTGCGGGGGTCAAAGCACTCACGGGTGCTAAGCTTCGTAATGCCCCACTAGGTGCGGTTGATCTCTCTTATGCAGATCTCTCTTATGCAGACCTAAGAGGAGCTGATCTCACAGGTGCGAACCTAACAGGTGCTAAGCTCACAATGGCTAGGCTCAAAGGAGCTGACCTCACGGGTGCTGACCTCACAGGGACTACTTTGAGTATGGTGAGAGCCCCTCAAGCGAACTTCACGGGGGCGTATGCTCCTTTGAGTGATCCTGCTCTCTTTAATGGTGCGGAGCTAACAGGAGCTATCTTTGAGAGGGCTCTTTTGGACTCATCACTCTTTAAGAGTGCCATTCTAAAGGATGTAAACTTTACTGAAGCCTCTCTCATCGAGGCGAACTTCAAGAAGGCAGAGTGTAAGGGGACAGACTTTGTATACGCCAACATGGAGCGTGTGAAGTTTGACTCGGCAGAGCTGACAGATGTGAGCTTCATCTCTGCGAACTTGAGTTATGCCGACTTTGAGGATGCCACCTTGACAGAGGTGGACTTCAGAGAGGCTACGACAACTAGAATTCGATTATTAGACGCGGTTATGTCCCGCATTGAGACAGACGAGGCGTAAATCAAAATGGATAACAAGACAGATATGAACAAGACAGATATGAACAAGACAGATGCGAACAAGACAGATATGGCGTTAGCCTTCGTGAGCGGGGGGTGGACATGGTTGAAGGATTCTACCTCCTCTCTACTAGGCTTCTTGTGGATGATCCTTAAAGAGATCGGCACACTGAAGATCTTCAAGTGGCTCTTGATGGGCGTGGTCGCCTTGATCATCGCATGGGCAGGTTGGAAGTACTACTCAGTCGAGACCTATGCCGTGTGCATTAAAATGGACGACAAGGGTAAGACCCAAGACATGACTAAGCCCATGAAGCTCAAGTCAAAAGCTCACGAGAAGATCGCGGCACAACTCACCGCTCAAGATTGGGTGTGTGAGGAGTACAAGGTGGACATGGAGATGATTGATCTATTGAACACCATGTACATCAGTCACACGGAGATCATGCGAAGCAAGCTAGGTTCAGAGTCAACCACCCCTTAAATTAAAAAAGAGCCCCTCTCTAGTAAACTGAACGACTAGAGAGGGGCTCTTTTTTTGTTGGGGGGGTTTGAGTGTTAGATCTTTTATAGTATGATATACAGGACACCTATACGGGAGGGCAACTATGGATAAGATAGCTCAATTAGAAGCACGCCTAGCACAACTTGAAAAGCAATCAGGACTCTTTGACTTCTTTAAGAAGAAGAAGACCCCAAGTATGAGTTCAACGGCATACATAGCTACTGAGATACTAGAGGCGTGTTTGGTTGATTTAAAAAAGAACAGGCTGGTTTTGGATTCGGAAAGAGTGACTGTAGAGGAAGACCTTGTCGTTTCCTCTATAGTCTCTACGAGTGTTGCAGTCATCGAGGACTCATATCTCAAAAAGACCGAGTACTATGATCTCATCTGTTATGTTAAAGAGGTCTCTCAGATAGAAGATCAATTCATAGTAACCATCGAGCTTGACCATGAGACTTTATATAAGGGGGTCTATAATCTCCGAGACCGCATGGTGAGTATCTCTAAGATGGTACTTAGGGAGTTTGCTTCCCGCGTCTAAAAAAATTTGAAGCCGGGGTGAGATGGTTGGTATAAGGGTGTTGCTCTTTGAAAAAACAGGTACTACACATCATTAATCTTATAAGGCTCTTACCACTCAACATGGAAGGAGCACTTATGATGCAACAATGGTGGATTTTCAATATTTCGGATGGTGAGGTGAACCGGATGGCGTTTGAGGAGCTTCCTCCTCGCCCATCAGACGCTCGTGAGCCTGAGAATGGCGACCCTTACACCCCTTGGTATGAGCTCTTAGAGCATTGGGATGACGAGCATATCCACATCAAGGCAGAGAGCTTAGAAATCGCAGAGATCAAAGCGAAGAACATCTTAGCTTTGAGAAAAGCGTGATAAGCGTATTGCTCTCCGATCCCGTGTCAAACGGGAAACTTATGTAGAGGTGTAGGTGGCTACACTCTGAGGGGTTCGACTCCCAACTTCTACGACACACACACACACAAGGAGACATTGATATGTCAGAGAAGAGCAGTAAGAATGGCTACGAGATTCGAGAGAATCTCCTCCACATGGCAGTTGGTATTCTTTCAGATCGTGACAACAAGGATCGTGAGAACGAGTATCTCAAGCCTGAAGGTCAACGTAAACCCATCAAAGGGTATGATCTTGAAGAGGTGCTTGCTACTGCGGAGAAGCTCTATAGCTTTGTAGGCAAGAAGTAAGTCATTCTTGAGGGCTGAACCCCTCACGCGACTATAGCTCAGTTGGTAGAGCATCGGTCTTACACACCGATGGTCACAGGTTCAAGTCCTGTTGGTCGCACTAGCCCTGCCCGTTAAAGGTGTTTCTCCTCCTCGTTGTTCCGTGAGGAGGGCTAAAACGGAACCTCTATGCCTACTTAGCTCAGTTGGTTAGAGCAACGGACTGTTAATCCGTAGGTCCAAGGTTCAAGTCCTTGAGTGGGCGGTCCCTTCCCCTTTGGTGCAGAGGGGTGTCAACACTTTATCATGTAGTGTGGGGAAGAACATGAGACGCCTGTAAAAACAGCCTTGTACTCCGTGAGGCGGGCATCAACGGAGGTTTATGTGGTCAGCCATATGGGGCTGCTTAACAGGTTCGATTCCTGTAGATCGCACTAGCCGCAGAAAGTTTGGTAAAAGCCAAGAGATTAAGCTCCTCAAAAACTTTAACCCCTTATTTGAAGCGGCTTTCACGGGATGTGGCGGAATTGGTAGACGCACTGGATTTAGGTTCCAGCGTTGTAAGACGTGGGGGTTCGACTCCCCCCATCCCGACTAAGGGCAGGTTTTTTTAACCTGCCCGTTTTTTTTATGTTTGCCTTGTATAATGCTCTGTGAGCTGATATAGGTTAGCTCGTTTGCTGGTGTAGCTCAATTGGTAGAGCACCTGTCTTGTAAACAGGGGGTTGGGGGTTCAAGTCCCTCCTCCAGCATTAGCCTCTTCCCTTTAAGGGTGATTCTCAACCTCGTTGTTCCGTGAGGTGGGCTAGAACGGAACCATGCAAGAATAACTCAATTGGTAGAGTATCTGCCTTCCAAGCAGAATGTTGCGGGTTCGAGTCCCGTTTCTTGCTCTCTCTCCTTTTGGAGGGGATAAGGGAAGCCCTTTCTCTGTGGGGTCAATCACAGAGAGTTTTGTTCTAGAGGGGTCTAAAGCCTTGACAGAACACTGACTACACTAAATAACATCCTAACTCACGATTTGAGCGTTGTCCGTTGGGCATATAGTGTAGTCATTTATGGGTAGGTGGCCGAGTGGTTAAAGGCATCAGGCTGTAAACCTGACCTCGATAGAGTACGGGGGTTCAAATCCCTCCCTGCCCATATAGGGGAGCTGACTTAGGTCGGCTCCCCTTTTTTTTTGTTTATTACCCACTCGGAGTATGTCGTTTCAAGTGAGGTATGACACATGAGTAAGTTCCAAGTAGACCCTAACATTGAGGGCTATGTCCCTAATATCAGTGCTGTAGTTTCGTTAAAGAAGAGAAACCCTGAGAAGGCAATTCATGCTGCGGGGCAGATGCTCTTATTTTTATCCGATTGGTCAGAGAAGTACCCAGAGGAGCTCACCACAGAATTCTTATTTGGGTCGATTGATGACATAAAGGAGCTCTTGAGGGTGATCGGTCAAGAAGGGTCTATGTATAGTTTTGGGCAGGTATTATTGACCCGTATGGTTTCTCTTTGTAAGCAAACCAAGAAGTCCGAAGAGTTGGTTAAGAGGGTCATGAAGAAGATAGATAAGTGGTTTTCTAAGGTCAACAATAATAGGACAAGGCTATCTAGCTACGATAAGGTTAGTCAAGACATAAAAATCACAATGAAGAAAGTTCGCCAATCCCGTATTATGACTCACTCGGACAAGGTTCGTTTGAGAGGTCGTCTTACTAAGCTTGGAGAATTGTTGGCTGAAAAAAAAGCCTTGAAGGTAGATAAGCAAATGAGGAAGGGTCGTATTCTTCTCAAAGAGATAGACCGAGCCCTCGACCTTGCGGAGATTGAGGATATAGATGATCAAAACATTCAAGCGATTAAGAAGATGTTTGATGAGGTGCAACTCTCATATGTATCTCATCTCTTAGAAGATGAGATAGACGAGGTATATAAGAGATTGAGTCCCTATCTATAAGAGCCTTTAATGTCTGCTTAAGTTATTGTATAATCTGTCAGATACTCAATGACATAAGGAAGACCAATGACTCGGCTAGTATGTATCTCAGACACGCACACTCACCACTCTAAGTTGGTCTTACCTGATGGGGACATCTTAGTTCACTCAGGTGACTTCTCAAAGACAGGTCGTGTGAGAGAGATGATCCCCTTCTTCAAGTGGTTTGCTTCACAGCCCCATAAGCATAAGGTGCTTGTAGCGGGGAACCATGATTTGACCCTTGATGAAGATCACTATAAATATGAATGGAGAAGGTGGCATCCTGTACCTGAAGACGATGTCTCTATTCGTGCATATTTAGCGAGGGAAGAAGGGATCACTTACCTGTTGGATAGGGAAGTGAACCTTGATGGTGTGCGTATTTATGGTAGTCCCTGGCAACCTGCTTTTGGCGGGTGGGGTTTCAACCTTGAGAGGGGTTCAAACGAGCTGAAGAGGGTATGGGCTAACATCCCTGAAGGTCTAGATGTGTTGGTCACGCACGGACCTCCGTATGGTATCCGAGATCAGTTAGATACGGGTGAGGCTGTAGGGTGTGAAGACTTGTTGGAGGCTGTAAAGAGAACGGCACCTAGAGTCCATGTTTTTGGGCATATTCATGAGGGGTACGGGATCACAGAGGGGGAGACAACCTTCATTAATGCGGCGAGCTGTAATGGTTGCTATCGCTTAGCGAACGCCCCATTGGTGTATGACTTATAGTGGTACTCTATGACCCACACTATGAAGGAGTCATATGAAGAGCCTAGAAGAGATCGCAAGAGAAGTAGCCCTGCTAGTTGAGGACAAGCAAGCTCAATATGGAGATGCCTTTGGCAAGTCCGAGCAGATACTCAAGGTGCTGTACCCTAATGGAGTAAAGCCAGAGGACTATCAAAACCTTCTCACGATCACCCGTATTGTAGACAAGCTGTTTCGTCTAGCTACGAACAATGGCAATGACAGAGAAGACCCATGGAGAGACATCTGTGGGTATTCCCTGTTATCTTTAAGGAGCAAGGAAGATGAGCACTAAGAGTACAATCACACATGGGGCATCTTATCATGTCTATCAAGAGATGTGTGTTACAGATAAGGTTTATATCCGAGTAGATAAGGAAAGCTCAGATGTACGGATAGGGGAGAGCACACAGACCTTCATCATATCCCCTGAGCTTATGGACGAGATTGCTAAGGGTTGGTTGGAGAAACGGGACAGATTTGATGAGGAGGAAAGTCTCTTCACACCCTAATGGATTTCTGTCTGGCGGTGCATCGGTAAGAACAAGACCGACAACACAAAGAGTAGTTGAAAAAACTTTGGCAATCCTTACTATAACAAAGGTATCCATTAACAGGGTGTCCTCGGGTGCCCCTCTACAAGGAAAGGGATCGTGATGAAGATCACATCCATCATGTTGAGCCTGATGGCTCTCCTCTTCACCACTAACGTGTCAGCAGAGGAGACTTGTTCAAGCTCTCCATACAAGCTCATTGACAACTCCTTCAAGTTTGGCATGACGAGAGCTCAAGCTGCCGAGTCCATTGTAAGGGCATACGGCTCCAAAGGCTTCATCGTGCCAAACAAGGACCTCGTCATCTTCAAGTTCACCAAGCCTGTGAAAAACCTTGAGGCTATCGCAGCTCTCATTGTTGGAGACAGGGTCGTTCGTATCATGTACACATATGATGAAAGCTTCATGCGTTCACTCGGTGGTGTGGTGCCTTCTTTCAAGCTCCTCTTTGGCAAGGTCACCGAGAAGTACGGAAGTCCTGACGGTACAAACCCTGATGAGGGTCGTGTGTGGTGGGCGAGACCTGGTATTGATCAGATGACGTTGATTGCTAAAGAGCCTCTGACCCTTCAGGTCCGCTTTGACTGCGATGTTCTTGAGTCTAACGTAAGGCAGAAGCAAGCAGAGACGGCTGAGTTCGGTATCTAATGAGCTTGTGTACCCATTAGGGTGCTCATAAAGACCCCCCCCAATCTACCCTGCACGGAGATTGGGGGGGTCTTTTTTATCTATTACCACACTAGGAAGGACATAGAGGTTTACTATTACTTGACCTCTAATACTCCACCACATCTCCCTTGATAGTCATATAAGAGAAAATAACTAGCAAGGAGAATAGAATGAAGATTGATTTTAAGAGCGGTGACCTTGTCATCCGCCGAGCCCAAAATGGGTTCGTAGTCTACTCGATGGGTGTTGACTCAGAGTATGACCTTTATGTGTATGAGTTTGAGGACAGCCCCCTCAAGAGCGATAGTGTGATTGAGGCAGATGCTGTACTCAAGTTGCTCGCAGACCACTTTGAGAGTTGCCTGAGGACGAAGCACCGAGGAGGACTCAGTGTAGAGGTGAAGGAGGATGGTCATGCCGTGGACTGAGATTGTAAAGGGGGAGCGGAGGGCTTTAAATGCCCATATGTCAAGCGGAGTGGTGATCGCAAACAACATAGAATACAAACTCACTAACGCATTTGTGTCCGCGATGTCTGAGCTTGGTTTTTCTCCTGACCTCCCTCTCAATGACCACCCTGGTTGGGAAGATGAGAGGCACGCCTTTGCAGAGGAGCTTGAAGACTTCTACAGGTTGGCAATTGACTTCAAACACAAAGCATTATGGAAGGGTTACAACCTCACCCTTAAAACGGAGATCGAGTATCCCCGTGATTATCGAGGTGCATCCGTATTGAATGTCTCCGCTCATTTTGAGAAGGAGGGTGACTTCTATTCATTTGAGACTCGATCAGAAGAAGTGGGTTCTTTCAGACATCTACTTGAGCTGTTGATGATGGAGTGTAGAGAGGTCTATAAGCTTCTATGAGATGGACTGAGATTGTAAATGGCAAGCGTCAGGCTGTTGAAGGGATGGCATTCGATTCAATAACAGGACATGTGATCGAAGGACATACCTTCACCAACTTGACCTATGCTCTATATGGAGCTTTGAGAGAGATGGGGTTTGATGAAGTGTACATTGGAGAGGGTAAGCTGCATGAAATTCACCCTCCTATTTTCGAGCACACCCGTCACGCCTTTTGCATAGAAACAGATTCACATGTTGAGATGAGAGGTTACTCTGTCCACCCGACCATATGGAAGGGCTACAAGCTCACACTTAACTTTTATATTTGCTACCCTAAGACCTCCGTAGGAGACTCAAGGGTTGAGCTGTCCATAAAGAAAGTAGATCAAAGAGACAGCGTTACCTACACCAAACCTACTTGGTATCTTGTATCCACCTTCACGGATATTCTTAACAAGGTTATAGATACGACCCGACAAGGGTTTTTAATGGAGAACTAATGTACAGCATTCAAATGATTGAAGATAACTCACAACACAACAAACACAAGATTTTCAAGGATCACTTGTGTAGAGGGCTGACAACCCTGAATATAGACCTCACTCGTGGTGGGGTTGATGTCCCCAAGAAGTTTTTAGCGGATAAGTCCATCACCTTGAACGTGTCGCTCTTCTTTGGGGGCGACCTTGTGTTCAGTGTAGACGGGGGTGTGACCGCAGTCTTAACTTTCTCAGGTGAAAAGTATCGCTGCCATATTCCTTGGTCAGCTATCTACATGATTTCGAGTAGTAGTGATCGAACCGCCTCGGCATTTAAACAAGATGCTCCACAATGGATGGAGGTTGACGAGGTATAATATAGACAAGGAGGTGGACTATGGAAGACACAACTATTGTCTATGAAGGTGATCTCCAAGAGGTCAACATCAAAATCCAAGCCCTTGATCGTATCTCAACCATGTACTACAACTTGATTGAGCGATATGAGAACGAAGACCCATATCCACCAGAGAGTGTAGCATGGGCTAAAGAGCAACATGCGAAGATCAATAATCAGATCGCAGAGCTCTTGACCCTTAAATCCAAGCTCGGTCTTCCCTTGTAATATTTTTGTTGCTTCTGTGTTTCTGTGTGGTACTAATGAAGGGTACCCCTCGCCACAGGAAGCACATCATGATAGCGACAAATGGATTTATCCTCATTAGCTTGATTGTCCTCCTCTCTAGCACCCTGAAGAATGGGTTGAGAGATGGGCTTGCCATGATGTCCCTAGCACAAGGCTTTTATATGGCTCTATGGGTGTGCTTGGTTGTGGCAACCCACTAAGGAAAGATAAATGAAAGAGAAGAAGGCAGCAGAGTTCCTCAAGAAGTTCCATGATCTCCAAAGAGAGTATGAGGTGGAGGTAGATGGTCCACTTGCACTATATACGAGAGAGGGAGTTCTCTTAGGAGACATTGAACAGAACTTCGATAGTATCGACTTGGTAGAGGATGGGATCGTTCAAGCAAGCTATTCTATTGAGAGGGACTCATAAGTTTTATATCTCTACCAACCATGCCGTTGTAAACAGCATGGAGTTCGGCTATGTGGTATGAAGTTAAGGGTCGAGAACGTATCGCTCAGGTAGGGTGCTCTTATGATGGGGACATGGTTTGGAACCCGCTCACTCATAAAAGCACCCCTATCAATGAAGCCCTCGTCTCCGCATTAGGAGAGTTAGGCTTTGTGCATGTGTCTAGCACAGATAAGATGGAGCTAGTGGACATTGAGGCTTTGGATAAAGCGGGGGTGACCTTTGTTGACCCCTCCTCTTTCATTCGTGAGGAGTTCTCAATCATCCGCAAAGGGGCAAAGGAAACCATAGTGGTTTACCCTGCTCCACGAGAGGATAGAATATTGTATGTGGTGTGTATGGGTGAGGAGCAACTGCTCTTTATCTCACATACGTTCACTTCATTCTTAAATGACTTTGTTGTAGGTTTTCGCCAATGGTGGTCACGCAAACACAGCGGCACCCAAGTTTTGACCTCTAGGGGGACAGAAGGTTGAGAAGGGTACGCCAAGTATAGGGTCTATGTCAGAGCCGCAGACAATAGCACCTGAAGCTACTCCTGGGCTCAAGAGTGAGATGCTAGGGGAAGCAATACGGGTAGCTGTTCGTGCGGAGGTCTGTATGACAGCAGAAGACATAGAGATCAAAGCCCCACCGACCATGTTGACCGTACCTGTAGGAGCGATGAACTTAAATCCGTCCATTGAGTGAGTGGCTACATTGGTACCTACAGTGTTTGTACTTTGACCTACACCTATGGTGGTTGTCTCAGTACCTGTAGCGATGGTCTTTGTGTTTGTAGTAGCCGTCAGGTAGATCTCTTCACGCCCACCATAGGCATTAGTGTAAGAGTCGCTCGGACCTCCTGGGTGACCTGTTACAGGGTTGGCTGCAATCGTCACTTTCTTAACGGGTCCATGTAAGGCATTAAAGGAAGGTGGTCCTGCTATGACTTCATCGTAAGAACCTGTAGAGGTCACCTTAACCCTATCACCCGCAAGGTTAAGCCCACTACCTGTAGACAGATCAAGCAGACTATTAGAGTTAAGGCGTATTTCACCTGCCTCTGAGAAGTCTACTATAGGTGCTTTAAAAGACAATGAGGTGCCCGATTGGAGAGCTACTCTTTTAGTTCCATTAATGAAGATAGAGGCTTCTCTACCATCCCCTTCTAGAGGTCCGCCTTCTCTTGAACCTTCCGCTTTGAGCGTGATGGTGTTTGACGAGATGTAGCTCTCGTTGGTAGTAAAGAGATTGATACTATCCGCCCCAAGTGTCAGTTCAGCTTCAGATGAGAGTTGAACTCCACCGAGGGCAGATACTCTAACGGCATCTGAAGCGGGGCTCGACACATGAGCTTTAAACTTACCTCCCTTAGTCCATGAGGCGAAGGCATCTCTCACGTTAGAGAGAACTGGAGACACCTTCAGTAGCGTAGCTGCATGGTCTTCAACCCTTGTCTCATCATCTGCGGCGACTATCTCTTGTTCTTGAGGTACAAGAGGTAGTCCATATAGGGGCTTACCTTGGTTTGAGAACGGATCATTACCTACAGGTGTTCCTAGTACCCATTCAATGAAGGGTGTGTTAGAATCGCCACCTCTCTCATTAGGTAGTTTGTCTGCATCGAAGCCATCTGTTTGTTCGGTGACAGGTAATGTCCCATCCGTTGTATGTGTGACTTCTATACGGTATTCAGTAAAGGCATTGCCCGTATCTGTAGCGTTATCGCCTTCAGTCCCCAACCTGAAGATAGACTTACCACCATAGGTGAGCCCCTCTAGTGTCTCATCAAAGAACTCCTCTCCTACAAGCCCTGCGTCATACAAGAACCGATAGGGATCCATAGGAGGCTCTACCTCTCCCTCAAAGGTTCGTGACCCCGTGATGTCTCCATCTTCATTAATAGTGGGGTTGTTTCTAACGAAGAGGGGGTGTGGTGAGAGTAGACCGGGTGTCTCCTCTCTGACTTCGTATTCATCGTCTAGAGGGTAGAGTGGTCTACCTTGTGTATCTAGTTGTATTGAGCTATCCCACTTGATGCCGTCAGAGAACATCTCTTTAGGTAGTGACCGTGCATCACGTTGGACCATACCTGCGTATACTCTTGCCCCCGACATGGCATGGAACTGCTGTAGTGACCTCAATACAATGGCTTGGTCTTGATCTCGGAGTAGTATCTCGTTCGATCTACGATTGGAGAGAAGGACACTCTCATCAAGCACAAGGTCAGAACCTTGTGATGAGCTTGCACCTACGTTACCTGGTTGATAGTGTCTTAGTTTGTTCCTTACTCTAGAGTAATGGCTCTCAATCTCTTGGCGTCTCTTATTGGAGTCAAATCCTTCACCTGGTTTGAAGGATTGAGTGGGCAACCAATCATGTCCCAAGTAAGTAGCTTGAGGCCACCATGCAAGGATAGCGGGGGTCTTCCCATTAGCAGGACCTTTGGAGTCCCCGACAAACCAACCTACGACACATTTATCTCCGATCTCAGGTATGGCACCCATGAAGTGTCTACTACCAATAGAGGGTAAGAGTATCTCCACACCACTCAAGGGGTATGAGAGGTCGCCTTCTCCGTGTATGATCTGAAGAGTACACTTCAGCTCCGCCGCATGAATCTCTAAGACTTTAGCGATGCTCAGACCTAGTGATGCCCACCCTGTAGAGGGGTCACCATCTTTACGGGCTAAGTCTTCGATCATATTCTGTGATGTCTTCATGAGTTCTCACCCCTTTTGGTCTTAGCCTTAATGAACTGAGTCAGGTCATCGGTAGCTTCTACGATTTGATCTACTTGTTGACCCCACTCAGCAATTTCCTTCTCAAGAAGTTTACCGACTCGATTCGCTCGATTAGCTCCCGCGATGGGAGAGCCCCTCAACGCCTTTTGATGCTCTTCCCATGTTTGCTTGTTCTCTCTAGACTTTCTAAGAGACCTAGCGATCAAGGGGTTCTCTATCTCTACAATGGTGTTCTCAAGATCAAGTGCAGAGTAAAGGAGATCAGCTTCAGAAGTATTACCCTTACAGGAGCACATCGCTTCTGATCGTGTGGGTGGTCTGATCTCAGATAGTGCTTTAGGGGTATTCGTAATGACCTGTTCATCTGACCTCGACATCATTAAGTTGATAATCCCCTCATGTCTTAGACCAGGGTCGAACTGAACTGACTGATCATCTATGTTCAAACCATAAGCTGCATATATCCTAGAGACTGCCTCTTTATCCGTAGACATGATCTCATCCATCCTAGACCTTAACGTGTCCCTCAACTCCTCATTGAACGCATCTATACTCTCATAAGAGGAGAGGCTCTCTCTTAGATCAGCGATCTGTCTTTGAGTTAGAATACCTAGCGGGTCTTGTCTTAAAAGGATGTCAAATAGAGTCTTACGGGCGGGCTTCAAACCTCTCCCGTATTGATACGCCCCAAACACCTCATATCCTTGATCATCAGACACAGGGAACACAGGGGCGAACATCTTTCCTTTTTTGAACCTACGGCGAACTTCCTTGCGAGATCTACCCTTGTAAAACCCGCCCTTGATAGAGGGTACAAATGCCTTTTGCACATCGGATAGAATTTTAATGATTGCTTGAGTTCTCGCTTGAGCTGTGCCTGTCCATTTTTGATATAGCTCAGGGTAGTACCCTTTTAGCTTTGCCTCCAATGCGAAGGCTGTCTCAGTGGCGAGGACGGCAGCAACTTGAGCTTTGTTATTGTTCCCGAAGGGGAGGTCTTTAAGTCTAGTGTTTGGGTCTAAGGCTGACCCGTATATCAACCTAGATGGGAACTGCCTTGAGTTAGCATAGTCAAATCTAAACAGAGCCTCATTGAGAGTGTTCACTGTGGTAGTGGGCTTGTACTTCTTTATGATGGTTGCCTTGATGACATTCACAATGTTCTGTCGTAGTGCTCTACCAAACCCGCTCTCTGTTTCCCATTTAGATGGGTCGAAGGTGAGTCCTACTTCTACGGTATCTTCGGTGATGGTGTAGTTGGTAGAGAACGTGAGTGTCTTAATGTCTTTCGTAGGGACTACTTCAAAGCCTCTTGTAAACAGAGTCCTTGCAAAGATACCTCGAACAACAGAACCCCGACGCTGTTCAAACTCAACCACATCACCACCGAGCTCAGGGTCAGGATAGACAATATTAAGATCACTCACGGTAGCTGAACCTGCGGGTTCAAAATAAAGTTGAGCCATATCATCTTCACCTTCAGGTGGCTTTACTGAAGGCACAGGAGGTCCCTGATGTTCGGGAGAGGGATGAGAGGATGAGAAGTATCTATAGTAGCCAGGTAGGTGAGGTGCAAAACTACTCTTCTTGTTCTCAAGCAACCTCAAGATGTTTGAGGTCTTCAATGTTCCGTCATCAACCTCTGTCTTTCGCTGTTCACGGATAGCGAGGATCAAGTCGTAGATGGTGAAAGTAGTAGAGCCTTGAGGAGACCTTAATTGCTCTATTGCTTCTTCAAGTGTGCGTTGAGCTGTCTCACGGAGTTGCTTAGCCTCATCTATTCGAGACCCTGAAGCATATTTAGACCTACCTGCTAGTTTAGATGCTCTCTCATCGGCTTTGACCTTCTCATAGGTAGCCTTCTCTAGAGCGGACTCACCGAGGATAACATTACGTTGAGATATGGTTCTCCTTGAGAGTTTAGAATATGAGTATCTACCTCTACTGTCTTTTCTTAAATACTGAGTACCTTCCTTCTCAAGACCGAGTACACCCTCTTGATCACCAATCTTGATCTTCCAAGGACCATTAAAGAGATCACCGCCTTCATCTGTTTGGATGATGCCGTACTTCTTACCTTCCATGAGGAGCATATTGCGATATGCTTCACGGACTTCGCTCCCGATTCTGCCCATAGACTGATAGTCGAGGCTATACGTTAAGAAGCTAGGGTCCATCTTATAGGGGTCAAGAGCCATCACCACATTGGGGAAGCCCTGTAGTTTCTTTGTTTGGAAGGTATCCCCATTAACATCATTAGCGGTAGCTCTACGATAGAGATACTTCTTAGGCATTGAAGGGTCACCTAAGTCCACCGCACGGGCAGGGTCTTCATTATACTTGATGTCGGGATCTCCAGGTGGGAAGAACTTTTTCCGCTGACATGTGAGCGATAGAGTGGTGGTGCAATCACCTCCAAAGCTGAAGGAGTGATCAACTTGCTCTACATAGTAGAAGCAGTCATTTTCCTCAACATAGATGGGATAGCCTGGTTTGATCTCAGGTCTTAGAGGGATTGTGATAGAGCATGTCTCTGTTGATTTATTAGCTGAATCGAGGGCTACGACCGCAGCGTAAAAAGCCTTCCTTGCGGTGTTGTAGTATGTCGTATCAAAGGACATCTCTTTCCACCCGTACTTGGCAACCAACTTATAGTCCACATACATGCCCTTGATACCCCATTCACCCTCAACAGATGAGACTTTAATATTCCTGAAGGGTCCACCACTACATACGACATAGGTGTACTCAGGTTCAGCGTGTTCAAAGCTGATATCTAGCGTATGTCTACGCTCAATCCTGTAGACTCTATCACCGCTGGTGTTCATGTTGTACATGGGGGGTTTGAATACGAGGTTGCCATCAAAGTCTTGATAGAACTCATACCCGACCCTCTCCGCCACTTTATCAGCTAGAGACTTCTTGGAGCTATAGTTCGATTGGAAGAAGTTGACTTGCCCAAGAGCACCAAGATCAGTGATGAACTCTTGTAGGGAAAGGACATTGACAGGGTCTTCTTTTTTGCCCTCAATCGAGGGGAGCTGACGTACATCAAGACCTCTTACAAGACGACCACCTGCATCTTGAGCGACAAACCCTGCTTTCATAAGGTTGCTCAATACCGACCTTGAGTTCCTCCTTGAGATCGTGTGTTGCTTGAGTTGACCTTTAACAACAGACTTAAACTCGTTGTCTTTGCCGTAAGGGGTGGTATCTACAAGGATAGCTTGTTCTAGTGAGTTGTACATACGCCCACTCACCCCAAACATCTTCAACCCATAGAGTCCATTTTCCCACCTGTTCTCAAGATAGCGTAGATACATAGAGTAGAACTGCTGACCTGTAGAGACTTTGCCAAGTAGGTTTGACTTCTGTTGAAGTACGAAGTTAGTACCTTGTGCCGTACCCCCCGCATCTCTAAAGAGATCATAGATGATTTGGTGAGCAGTCATGTTGGTGTACACATGACCTTGCAGGTTGATGTTGCCCCTTGCTTCTTTAGGGTCGGCGGCGAAGTAGCCTTGTTTCTCATTTACGAACTGATTGTCCCATAGGGAGATCATAGGTCTTGCAGAGATGGATACCTTATAGGCGTTCTCAGAATAGTTGACTGACACTCCACTGATGAAACCATGGAACACAGGGTAGTAAGGTCTTGCCTCAACCTCATTAAGCATGATGGTCTCTGAGCCACCTCCTTCAAGTTGTAGTTCAATCTCATCACCAGGTGCAGTAAGCTCAGCCGTCTTGAAGAATCCCCTGTAGTAGACGTTGATCTCAATCCCTGTAGTAAGGATAAACTCGCCGTCTTTGTAAACAAGATCGCCGTATGATTTTGGAACGGTGAAGTTAATACTACAGGAGGGGACCCCATTTACGGAGCATCCCGTGTTTACGCTATTGATGAAGGAGCTGAAGTCGATCCTGTTTTTACACTCAGGACAACCTGGCAAGGTAGTGTCACCATTAAACTGAACGATTGCGTCAGGAGTCCATGACTCAACAGTTCTATGCTTTTGTTGGAACTCACTTGACCATGTTCCTGCGTAGGGTCTTTGATCTGTCTTCATTGAGATTACCCTCTTGAGTTGGGTGCGAACATTTGGAACAACTGACTCTTAGCTTCAAAGTCTTGTTCATAGTGACGATACACCTCGAAGGTCATATCAAAATCAATGTTCCCGTTTTGGTTGTCCTCACCAATAGTGAAGTTCAGACCCTTAATCCTACCTTGCCACCTTTGACCATCATAATAGATGCTATGTGTTCCAACGTCATGGTACGCCCTTGATCTACCTAGTGTATCTGCAAGAGCAGCCCCATTACGATATGAAGCGAGGATGTTCATTAGCTGTCTCCACCCAGCAGAGTCTCTCCTTGAGGCAAACTGAAGCCCTGAGATACCACTGAGGTTGCCATGTATGTCAGGTACCTCTCGGTTAGCTCTCCCGGATATGAATGAACCGATAGTGCAGTTGATGGATATCTCTGTCAGCTCCTCTCCCCAACGATAAAAGACAAAGCCGTACCTACTCGTGTCTGTATAGCTTTGTTTTGACCCATAAGTGAAACCCATCTCTTTAGGGTTGATGAGAAAAACGATAGGAGGTGTAGCACTCAATACTCTATGCTGATAAGCCATACTCACCAACTGATCCCTATCCACCATACCCGCTTCTTCTCTTCTCTGTTGACCTTCTACCCTTGTACCTCTAATCGGCTCCTTAGCGTAGGTGCTAATCTTTGGGCTAAATTTGAGCGTTTGATAGTCAATGGTATTAGCCATATTAGGTGAGCTTGGTAAACGGCTTCTAAAGGGTCTTGCGGTGGTTGATTTGACGTAGTTGCCTATAGATGGAGGGTCTATGGCGAGGATAAAAGGAGACATGGACCTCAAGTGCTGTTGGTTGGTGGGGTCGAGAGGTATTGTTCCTGGGTTGGGGTCAGGGAAGAGGAAGAACTCTTCCGTAGTGGGTAGCCTTAAAAATGGTTTGGTGTCTATTGTGCCTCTCATGTTTAACCCCTGTATATGTCTTGAGTGCGTACCCCATGGTATTCCCTCTCAACTTGCATAGCGAGACTCACTTTGAACTGATACGGGTTCTCCGCACTATCTGTGACTGAGAAGGATTGGAACCAACCAAACCATGTCCCACCATCAAAGGTCATTTTGATCTTGCCTTGTAGGATCACTTGACCGATGTCGTCATAGATTGACCCGTTACAATGGAAGAGGGCGAGGAGGTCTAGATACTTATCATAGGTGATTGTATCTCTACGAGTGCCACCGATAGTGGAGCCATACGTCTCACCGTTGATCGTGGAGGGACCTGTCGTAGCGGTAAGTCCTGTAAAGGGTCTTATGAACGCACCTGAGCTTGCTTCAAAGGAGATCGTAGAGGGATTATCTCCCCAATAGTATTCAATCCACCCATTCAGGGTATTTGTGATGTTGCGTTGCTTCTCATACTTGTACTCCACCTGATTAGGATTAGCGTGGAGTACCATTTTGAGGTTATCAGGCAACATGGAGGTTACTCCATCGGGAGCCATGATGTCGAAAACAAAGGGTCGTATTCCGAGTCGGGCGTCTTCTATGTTTTCAGAGATGTGTGACTTGATCATCTGCTACCTCCTCTAGTGGACTTAACCCAGTTTTCAAGTTGGCGGACAACTTCTTTAGCTTGTTGCTCACCACCACCATTGATATGGAAGGTGGCATTAAAGGTAGTCCCTCCTCCACCGCCTCCCATCACGCGATCTACAGCCCCACCTGGCTTTGAAGCGAGGACATCATCTTTGCTGTCGAGCTTATAGGCACGACCTTTAGAGATATAGAGGTCACTCACGGGCATTGGGCTTGAGATGCCCGCTGCTTCTAGGAACTCACGACTAAACCCTAAAGGAGGGCTCTCCGCTCTCCTGGCAACAATCAAATCCCTCAGTGTCTCATTGTCAAAGCCCTTGATTTTCTCATTGAAGCCGAGTTCATCTGCAATCGCTAATAGCTTAGTTCTTTGTTCTTCTTTGACCATCGCTTTGGCGATGTTCTCAGCTTGTTTTTCATCTCGCTTTTTAGTGGATGGACTCTTGTTGACAGCGTCTTGCTTCTTGACCTCGGTTTTTGTTTCCTCAGACTCACTTGAGGGTGTTAATAGCCCTATCATCTCCTCAAATGCCTGTTCAAGTAGACCTTGATCGTCCTTTGCCGCTAGTTCTGAGTACCTTGATCTTAGCTCTTTTGAAGGACCTTCCTCGGTTCCTTCTGCTAACCTTAATTCTTTGGAGACTCTAACGAACTCATCTTGCTTGGCACCTAACATACCAGGGAAAACTTTCCCCACTGCACGACCACCTGCTTCTCTACGGAGTTGCTCTGCTGTATAGTCGTCATCCCCGAATTGTATGCCTTCAGCATCGTTGAAGATGCCCCGATTGAGTTCCCTCAACTGACCTTTCCTTAGTTCAGTCCTCTTACGGTTGAAGGTCAGTTGCTCTTTTATCTTTTTAGCCTCTTCCTCCAAGTAAGTCTTTTGGCTACCCTTTGCTGTGGATATCTTTATTTTGTTTGTTGCTAGTTTGTCTTCTAGTGCTCTCCTAGCACTGAGGTCTGATTGTATCTCATCCTCGATCTCCTTCTTGACAATCTCTTTTTGTTTTTTAGTCTCCTCTGATTCGGACTGCCCTGTGAAGTATCCGAGCAAGTCCATAATGCTAGATGAAATGGTTTGCAAGTAACCACCCAAGTGGTTATTGATCTGATCAGCAATCGTCATCGTAGCCGTGACGTTTTGCTGAAGGAGATCCGTCTGAGTGGGCTGCTCCTCCCCTGATTTAGCAAGGGTTTCACCTTGTGCCAAAATGAAGTCCGTTAGGTTCTCAACCGCCACACCCGTCTTAGACATCTGAAGTTTACCCTCCACAGACTCAAGTCCCATTTTCTCAAGCTGCTCTCCGGTAAGTTTCCCACTCTTAGCAAGTTCAAACTGACCCTTCATTTGATCTTGCACCTTGGCGTAACCCTCAATCTGCTCTTTGCTGAGATCGGTGAACTGCATCATAGCTTTTTTCTGTATGTCCGAGAGCTCCGAGACATCCCGACCCTTTAGGAAGGTCTCCGCACGGGCATATTGCATGGCAAGACTACCACTTGTGCCCATCTGATCCATCGCCCTCGAACGATCTGTCCTCGATGCTCCTTCCGCAGCCCCTCTCGCTATGTCAATCACCTTAGCAAGCTCTCGTCCAAGACCTGCCGTATCATCACTCATACTGAGCTTACCTAAGACGGCTTGCCTATCTTCGGCCGAGAGTGCTTGCAAAGATTTGATCATATTGTCTCTACTGGAGGTGTCAATCTTAGCCTGCCCCAACATGTCGAAACCCGCACTACCCTCGAACGTATCAAGGAATGCTTGAGACGACCTCTTAGCTTCAGTCTGAATAATCTTGCGTGTGCTCTTGCTATTGGTGAGCATCTGCCTCTTAATCTGATCTAGATAGTCCTCTCCTTTAAGGCCACTAGCTAATGAAGACAAGAAGCCTGAGACACCTTGAGGTCCGACCACACGACCCAATCGGATGAATAGAGCACCCGCTTCTTTAGTGCGGAGGTTCATATTGTCGAGCTGACCTACGAGGTCGGTTATTTGCTTGTAAAAATTGGCTGTTGAGTAGGTTGACTGTACAGCCATGTCTCTGATGTCACCCATGTAGTCTGCCATAGATCTGAAGGCAGCACCATTACTTGCGGAGACACCGATCTGATACGCAAAACGCTCAGCCGCCGTCACAGCCTCATTCATGTCAATACCGAGGGCAAGTGACATCTCTTTGAGAGCGAACATGCCATCTTTCATGTTTTGAATGCCCTGCTCCCCACCACCAAGAGCTTTAAAGCCTAGATTGGCATTGTTGAGCGTTCCAACTAGAGCCATCACATCATCATTGAGCATCCCAAGTGAGTTACTGAATGAACCATCTGTAAACGTAAGTCTAACCTTCTCTAAGTTCTTTTGAGCATCACCTGCACGAACGGCGAGTAGATCAGTGAAAGAGGTGCTCTCAAGGATCTTCTTATTCATATCCTTAACGGCACCCTCAGCCATTGTGAACAGCTTAACAACGAGGGCGAGTCCTGCACCTACAGCCAGCACCGTCTTGGCGAGTCCTGCAAACGTACCCGCCAACTTCATTAACCCTAGACCCTCTTCTTTGGAGCCTGCTTCCTCAGACTTTTTGGCGTACTCTATAGACTTGGCGTTTAAGCCCTCAGAGATTTTACTAGCAATATTGGTAGGTATCTCAGAGAGGTCTGCCACCCCTTGTTTGAGGGTGTCGATTCCTGTCTCTAGTCTTTTTAAGAAATTCCTCTCAATGGCTTCACCGAGTTCACCGATCTCTTTAGCTCGATCTTTTCTGTTTCTCTCAAGACCTTCATAAGCCTCCTTTGCACCTTCGATTGACTTGTTGAAGTTATCAATGTCTTGAACAAACTTTTTGGCTGATGTCGCTTGTGCATCTAGGGTGGTTTTGATGTTCTGTGCGGCTCTCTGAGCAGCCCCGACAAGAGCATCATTACCTTCGGACTGACCTTTGATGATCTGTTCTTGAGTGAACATGACGCTCTTGTAAGATTGCTTCATCTGTTCGGATAGCTGGTCAATTGTATTCTTTAGCTCTCTACGTTGGAAGCGATTAGCCGTAGTCATCTTAGATTGAGCTACTTGAATCTGTTTACCTATCTCATTGATACTGGTAACAGAACCCTGTAGTACCTGTGAGGTGACTTGTTTTTTGAGGTCTTGGAGAGCCTTCTCCATCGCGGTGATGTCTTTACTGCCTCCAATCATATCAACCTCCTATGGTTGGCTTTCTCTTGGCTACTTGATCCATCAAAGAAGGTGCAGTCCCACTCGTCACCTCACGGGCGGCGAGATATTTACTCTTTAAGAAGTCATCGTACTCATGACCCTCATCTATGACGATGGTCTTCTTGCCTTGAAGAAGTTGACCAAGCTCTTCATCTGTATACGCCTTCATTGGTGAGAGCATAGATAAACTATTTAGGTCTTCCTCCATCTCCTGCGTCTGACGTTGATTGCGTGAGACCATAGAGCGACCATTGTTAATGAACTTCTGAAGGTTCTCTTTATATTCACGCACCACGCGGTCGTGGTGGTCTTCCTCACCATCTACCCAACTCTTGTACTCTTTTTGGAGGTCTTCAATCGTCTTGCCTTTGATAGCTCTCTCATGTGATTCTTCCTCATTAGTCTCACCCCTACGAGCACGCTCAATGGTCTCTTGCCTATACTTACTCTCCTTCTCTTTCCTGCTGTCCCACTTCTTCTGGACTTGATCTACACCCTTTGGGTTCATTGAGGACGCTTGGAAGAACGTGCGACTCCATGCATCGTCAAGTTCTTCTTTCCTGTCTTCAGTCTGATTGTAGATCACCCAACTCAGTTGAATCTCATTCAACACACCCCTGAGACCATCTATGGGAGCATTGACACGCAAGGAGTGCTTCCACCTTGACCATAGGCTTCTAGAGAGGTCAGTGTAACAGAACGCCTCAAAGTATTTGTATTGCTCTTGGCTGTTCTTGATCGCTTTCCAAAAGAACGGAGCAAGTCTAGGTGTTATCCTTGGAGTGTTCTTAAAGAACTGTAGGAGATCATATTCATGTCCATCAACATGAAACCCTCCAACTGAGTGGAGGGAGAGAGCCAAGATATATGCCTCTTGTTCTCTCTCACCACCACCATAAGAGATACATCGCTCATAGTCTGTGGGGTTAGGTGCTCTAAAAGACAACACCCTCCCTTTGACTTTGAGTGAGAGTATCACCCCACCTGTGCGGATGAAGTTATATAGGTACTCACTGAACTGATTGTTCATCTGCGTTTGTAGCTTTCGAGAGTTCATCAAGACCTGAAGGTCTCTTTAAGGCTTCAACGCGACCTTCAAGGTTCTCGATCTCTGCCTCTGTGCTCTCTACGTTGAGCTTCAAACTTTCATCCATGTTCTTTTCGATCTCCTCTGTGAGCACAATGTAGTGTTCATAGAGCTTTGAGATCACAGGACGTGACCAATCATCAATCAGTTGAGACACCGCCTCGATACGGCTCATCTTAATGTGTTTACCGTTAGCGAGGGTCTCACTTGTCTCTACATGTTCTTGGTCACGAAGATCAACACCATTGATAGCCACGATAGCTCTTGCGAGTGTCTCCTTACGGAACACATCTGCAAACTCTAAAGCGGCAGCGGGACTACCTGTCACATCTGGGAGGAGCTTTTGGACTTCTGTCTCTTCAAGAGGGGTGAGGGACTTGAGTGTGACTTGCACACCACCGAGTTCTACGGTCTTCTCAAGTTTACACAGACCCTCAAGAGGAGACATAAGCTCCTTGAGTTGGGCGAAGTTGATTGTCATGTTAATCCTGTCCGTTTAGTTGAAGGGTACGGCTACCCTTTTATACCGAGCTTAGTCGAGTTGGACGACACCTGAGTCAGCTTCTGGGTCAGCTTCTGGGTCAGCTTCACCCGCCACCGTAACACCAAAACTCCTACTAGCAGAAACACTATCAAGAAGTGGGTCCGCACCATAGTTGCTATAGAGGATAGAAGCACCTTGACCAATCGTTGGGTCATTACCTGTAGCCATGAACTCACCATAGGTTGAGTAGAGATCATGTACGTCTGTAACCTTAGCTTGGATGCTTTGAGAGATGATCCCGCCATCGGCACTAAAGTCACCAAAGGGCATGTCAGTGATCCAACAGCCCTCATAGTAAGTGATGAGTGCTTTGTGCTTCGCTTTTGAGTTCCCCTGTTCATCTACATACTGATCACTACCTGTAGCATTCTGACCTGAGAAGTCTACATCCTTAAGACCAAGTGCGGTAGAGCCATTAGACTCTACATCTGCTAGGGTTGAGAACACCATCTGTTGTTCAACATCGAAAGGCCACCTGTGTTGCTGAAGGGTACGAACAGGTCCGTCAATACCACCAGCATAACCGAACGCTTGATGTCCATTAGAGAGATAGAGCAAAGCACGCTCAGCCGTGAACGAGTGCTCGCCTGTCACACTAGGTACGAGCTCCGCGATCTGATCACCGAAGCCGATACCTCTAATCGCAGTGGCATCGCGAGCTGATGAACCAGGTGCAAAGCTACTCACCACACCAATCTGATAAAGGAGACCCTCTTCCCCACCGTATGCGGGTGTTAGGATACGCACCTTTTGAGAGACAACAGCTCTTGTGTTAGGTGAGCTATTGTGCTTGTAAAGGGAGCTAGTCCCCTGTACCCCATTTTGGGGGTTTAGATCATTGTTCGCCATGTTGTCCTCCTTAGAGAGCCAATAGTCCATTTATGAGCAACTGATAAAGAAACTATTAACGAGGACTTAGACGATGGCATTCACCACACTTGAGAAGTCATACGGGGGCTATTCCACCCACTCCGTGAGGAACGCTGAACCCAATAAAGACAGGAATGTCCCGAAGTATGTCACAGACAAGGCTGATCACTTCGTGGATGACAAGGGCTATGATGAGAGCAAAGCATGGGCGGTAGCTTGGTCTATATACTGCAAGTACAAAGAGCCAGGTTCAAAGCATTGCAAAAAGGAGAAGGGCGAGTACTTCAAGAATAGGAAAGCCTATCCCAACAAGAAAGAATATGAGAGAGCCAAGAGACAAGCAAAGTACATTAGTGGAATCATGCACAAGAAGATTTCAAGGTTGTTGATCGCCGTCTACTCTATGCTTGAAGATTACCCTGAGCGTATTCAAGACATTGTGATGTGGAAGTGGACTAGAGGGGTGTACCCTCAATCCTTCAACACAAAATCTATGATCCCTAAGTATGTGGGTCAAGTATCTCACCTTATGAATGAGGAGATGAGACCTTCAGGTGTCACTAAAGAAGAGAACCACAAGGCAAATAAGATACTATGGGAGATATTTAAGTTCATCAATGACAAGTGGTCAGATCATCTCTACGCTTCATTGTCAGATAAGTTTGAAGGTTTCCTCTGCTTCCAAATACGCATGGAGATTTTAGCCCCTGCGAACAGGATCATGTTTGCGATACCTTACTCTAGGATACTCTTAGAGCTCTTCCCTGACTCCCTCTTTCCACCTTCATAAGAGTTGGTCGAGTTCTTTACTCATTGTATAACTCCCTTACTAGCAATAAGGAGACACTATGAGTGAAGAAAAACTATTGAAGACAATTGAACGACTAAGAGAGATCAGGGCTAAAGAGGACTTGAACCCACCTCCCTCAAAAATCTTGAGGTCACATCTCCCTAATGGGGTAGAACTGAAGCTACGTCAGTATCAGATACAGGGTATCTTACACTTGATCGCCATGCCACGCTTTGTTTTGGGAGACGACACTGGGTTGGGGAAGTGCGTTACGGGAGACACCCTCATCTCTACAGATAAGGGGTTACTCCCAATTGCTTCTTTAAATCCTGGAGTGTCTGAACCTGACACATTCGTCCCTTTTGATGGCGATGCTCAAGTTGTTGTGAGAGGCGAAACCCGTAGGATAAGAAGCTTCTACTATGGTGGGCTTAAGCCTACAGTTAAGATCCGCACCCGCAGAGGATATGAGATTGAAGGGTCTCACATCCACCCCTTACTTGTTAGGGGTGAAGATGGCTCTGAGGATTGGGTGAAGATGTCTGATCTTAAAGAGGGCGACACCCTTTGTTTAAATCGAAGCTCTTATGTAAGTGAGTGCCACACAGTTAAACTCGTCCAAATACCTCAAGGACAACCTGGTGAAAAAAAATATCGTGTACCACAGGTGCTTGATAGCAGACTAGCACGACTCTTTGGGTACCTTGTTTCTGAGGGTTGGTTCAACCATGACTATCATTTCAACGTGGCACAATGCTTGGAGAAGAACCCCGAAGTCTGTCGTGACATTGAGGACTGTTTTACGGCACTCTCTGACTATAAACCTAGATATGCAGATGGTGTCTACTCTATATCAAGCAGTTACCTCATACGCTTTTTAGAGGCACAAGGATTGACTAAAGGAGTCGCTAAAGATAAGGCGGTGCCTTTTTGTGTGTTAAGGGCAAACCCTTCTCTCCAAGCAGAGTTTTTAAAAGCCCTGTTTGAGGCTGAGGGACATGTATCTCAAGAGACGATTGAGATCAGTTCCGCTTCATCGACACTCCTAAAGCAAGTTCAAACTATGCTTCTTAGCTTTGGGGTGCTCTCTACGAGAAGGGAAAAATATGTCAAAGGATACGACCACACATATTGGAGGCTAACCATTACGGGAGCGGACACTAAGTGCTTCATGTCTCAAATTGGTATGGTTAGCTCTCGTAAGATAGAGGCTCTTAAAAACATATGTTCTAAGATAGGTGGTAACACCAATCTAGATACTGTACCTCACACGAAGGAGCTATTTGAGAGGTATCGGCTCAAAGTCGCACACCCTACAAAACATGGCAACTCTTTTGTAGGGACTCTTGGTCATATCAGAGCAGAGAGACGCAATCCGAGCTACGACTTCATTCGCAAATGTGTCCGTGACATTCATGTTGACGGAGAACTTCAGGACATTCTAGCTAACAACTACTTCTATGACCCGATTGTGGAGGTCACCTATGGTGAGGCAGAGGTTTTCGACATTGAGGTCGATCACCCAGAGCACTCATTTGTTGGGAACGGATTCGTATGTCACAACACATTGCAGTCCATCGCAGCCCTCTCATATATTTGGGATAAGAACCCATCTATCCCCGCTCTCATCTGCACAACAAAGTCCGCCGTAGGGCAATGGGAATCCGAGTTCGATAAGTTCACTCATGGGGTCAAGGTCTTTAAATGCCTCGGCACTAAAAAGAAGCGTGAAAAGATCCATAACGAGTTCAACCTCGCTGAAGGTCCAAAAGTGATCATCATGGGATACCGCACCGCTGTGCAAGACTTCCAATACATTCAACACATGGTAGGGCATGTTGTCATCTTTGATGAAGCTACCGCTTTTAAAAATGACACCTCTCAAGTCCATCAGGTGTGTAAGCACATGGCAGGGTCTGCCGAGCGTGTATGGTCTCTATCTGCGACCATCATCAAGAATAGGCTCATGGAAGCATGGGCTATCTACAAAGTCACAGTCCCTCACTTATTTGGTGCAAAGACACACTTCATGCGTGAGTATTGCATCACCCGTGATCAAACTATACCTGGCTCTCGCCGCCGTATTCAGATTGTGGTGGGTCACAGGAAGCGTGACATCCAAGCCTTCCGTGAGCACATTGATGCTTATTTCTTAGGTCGCCCTAAACATGAGGTTGCTCAAGAGCTACCACCTCTCACAACTAAGATCATTGAATGTGAACTCTCTAAGGCTCAGAAGAACAAGTATGCAGAAGCCCTTCAAGGGTTACTTGAGTACCTAGACCCTGAGACAGGGGAGCTTGCCGAGCGTGAAGTAAGTAAGCTCACCGCAGTCACCGTCTGCCAACAGATTGTGAACCACCCCGCCCTTGTAGATTGTGAGGGAGATAGCGGGAAGCTCGATACCCTCTTAGACTTGGTGACTAATGAACTTGAAGGTGAGAAGGTGATTGTGTTCTCTCGCTTCAGGGGTATGGTTGACATCTTAGAGGCGGAGCTCAATGGTAAGGGTATTCAGACCTGTCGTATCACGGGAGCTGAGTCGGGTGATGAGCGTTTAGCCTCTCAGAAGGCGTTTCAAGACCCTGAGAGTGAGACAAAGGTATGCCTCATCACAATGGCTGCCGCAGAGGGTGTAAATCTACAACTCGCTAAGGCGGTTATCTTTTATGATACCCCTTGGTCAGCAGGAGACTACCTTCAAATCGTAGGTCGTATGATCCGTATTGGGTCTATCCATGACAAGGTGTTCAGCTATCACATCTGTGCCCCTAAGACCATTGATGATAGAGTGATGAAAACCCTCAAAGCTAAGATGGGTCTTATCGAAGCGGTACTCGGTAAGAGGCTAAAGGAAGATGGTGAGTCAGACGCTATCGTAGAGGTAGGTCAATCTGAGCTGGCGGACATCTTTGACGGGCTTCTTGAGGATGCCCAAGAGATCATTAAGGTGAAGTGAGTCCTAGTTGGACAACACTCCAACAAAAAAGCCCCCTCGTCCTGTCTTGAACGAGGGGGCTTTTTATTAGCCTTCGGTGGGGATGATGACCGCATACCGACCTCGCCATTCGGAGGTCTTAGGCACATTAGGATCACCAGGAAACGCTGTGTATACACTCATTAGTTTTCCCTCTGACAACGCTGTCATGAGGAGGGGTTCTTCAATGACATCACGAGGGAGAAACTCTTTGCTTGCAGGACCAACGATTATGGTGACCTCGTCCGTCTCAAAGCTCTTTAGAGGGGCTGTCGTTTTAACCGCCACTACGGAGATCCTCCGCCCATCCTCTTCCTTGACGACCCATGTCAAGCTCGCACTAGGTAACTTGAGGGCTTCCTTCATAGGGAGTACGAGATGGTATCCCACATTAGGCTTTTTAATTGTAAAGAACTGAACACCCTGATCGGACTTAACCTTCAAACCCTTCACAAGTGACTCAATGTCACTCTCTGATAGAGCCCTTGAAAACACTGACCCCGTGCCAATTTTGTTGTGTATTTGGATGTGCTTAACCACCGCTTCGGGGAGTACAAGCACACCGCCATCATCTGTTGGGAAAACTCTTGTTGTCATATGGATACCCCTTAGTGAGTATAGGCGTGGATACGTCTAACGATAACAGGGTCGGAGAGGGATTCTCCTGTTTGGGCGGCACTGATAAGTGCGTAGAGAGCCTCTTGAGCCCATGAAGGGAGTAAGGCTTTTGCTTGGAGTTCAAGGTCTTGAAGGATAGGATACCACTCCCGATTTGTCATGGTAAGGGGGCGGTATTTAAGTGTACCTCCCCTGCCGTCATCGCTGACGTAGCATACGGCAACATCGCCATGCCTTAATGTTGCTGTCCACTCGACCCATCCGTTTTGAGCAGAGGGGGTCATCTTTACATCGGTCACAGTCAGTTCTTCGAGTCTCATCATATCTCCTTTTTGAGTTAATGGGTTATAGTGTGGTTATAGTATATTGAGTACAAACCCATTAGAGTTTAAAGAGGTTAAGTTATGTACATGATCCATGATTTGATGACGGGTAAACCACTCTATCCTATTTTACGCGGTAAGATAGAGAAGGCTTATTTTGTTCGTAGTGATGCGGTTAAAGACGCTGAAAAAGAGAGCGTTGCAAATCTCTCGATGAGAGTAGACGTGGTGGAGATCAGCCCTCACGCCAAGCTATGGATGGAAAACCAAGCAAGGATGCAGAATGCAGTACACTCATATCAACCCCGAAACGAAGAAGAGAGAGTGCCTCAGAGTAAGACCTGAGTGTACCTTCCAAGAGTACATTGAGCAGGTCTTGAAAGAGGCGGGATTCAGGGTAGAGGAGAGAGACCCACTCTATAACAGAGTACACCTAAAGGGGTGTCTCGACATCGTCGTATTTTGGAAGGTGGGCTCAATGCAATTGTTTGAGTCTAGGGAATTCCTACTCTTCCTTTCAGACATCACATGGGAAGGGTGGCACTTCCATCGACTAGGTGACAGTATCCTTGAGACGTTAAGGGCTCAGTGGAAGCACCACAACGCCTAAGATTTAGCGGATCTTCTCTTATTACGTTCTTTCCTGCGAGCTACTTCATCAGGTTCAAAGTAACCGATAGTGAGCCTTATGTCATAGAGGCACTTAGCACACATACCCGTGCCGTCATACCAGTTCAAACCCCACCCTAATAGGGTCTCAGGTAGTTTACCCCCGCAAGAAGTACAGTGTCCAATATAACGTGCTTTAAAGTGTTTGTGCTTCTCTACGGGGATCTTCTTCATGGCTTACTCTTTATTGTATGGTGCGGGGTCTATGTCCTCTACAGACAACACATTATACCCTCGAACTAGAGGCTTGCCCTTGATGCGGTATCTATCAGCAGCTGACCAACCTTCCCCATAACCTGTAGGTGAGATGATACCTCCAAGTACAAGTGAATCTTGGATCACCTCATCGGGTGAACGGGTGTTACCATCAATACAATGAGTGAGGATAATGAGCTGAACCTCATCTCCTCTAGTGAGTGTTTGTCCATTAAAAGACTCCTCACCGCAACGAACGAGCATCGCCCTACAAGCAAGGACACTACCTTTAAGGGTAGGCTTCAAGCTCTCGGCAAAGGAGGCTACGAGGAAGCTGAAGGGAGAACCAGGCACATTACCTGAAGCACCCATGACGGCACCTGAACCTCTTGTAAGAGAGAATAGGTTTGTAGCCTCCGCAAGAGGAGCTACTTGGGAAAGGTCTCCACTTGTGAGTTGGATCACGTCCCCCGCAGTTCCGAGTATCCGAGTGTAGGGTTGACCATTAGGGCTTACGGGAACACTTGTAGAGAGGGTACTCAAGTTACCCGTGCGAGAGAACAAGAAGCTAGACTTATCGTTGAGTACATCTTCACAAAGGAAGTCGGTGTCTCTGACCATAGACCCTAGTGGGAGTCTTGTGGTCACACCCACCATAGAGATGGGTGTTTCACCATTACCTGCATTAGCAGGGTTGGTTCTCGTGGGGGTTGAGAAGTCTACTACATACTCGGTTCGATTAGTCAGCCCGATTAAATCCTCCTCTCTACTTCTCGTGAGTGAAGCAGAGTAGAACTTGAATGCCATAGGTGCTTCTTTAACGCCCTCGAACAACTGAATATCCCTACCTAGAGCAAACGATCTGTACCCACTAAAGCCGAGAGATGAGTTGTCCGTGGCGTAAGGCTCTTGGATCACAAGACCATAGAAAGACTCATCTTGAGGTGTGATGCCATAGTGTTGGTATGAGGTGTACCCTTCTAGTTGTAGAGCTCTTTGCATGTCCATAATGAGCTCTTCTAAGGTTGTTTGAATGGTTGTGTTGATAGAGTAGCTGAAAGACCCTCTTGAGTTACGGATGCTTAGGTAGGCTCCATTGAACTCCGCGAAGGATGACGTGAACATATAGAGGGTTGCAAACCCGCCTTGATCGGGCTTATCCGTAAAAGCAGATGTGAGGACATAAGGGTATTGGAGAGGGTGGTTAGACATATCCCTAGATGTCGGGTAGAAGGCGTAACCTACATCTGTGATAGTGGAGGGGTATATGGCACCCCCAATCTTACCTGTGCCAAGTGTCGTATAGAAGTCCATTGACGCAAGGACTTCAAAGTCACGTCTGTTATTGAGTTCTACGGTATCTTGATCACGGGTACCTATCTCAAGGTCACTTGCTGACTTACGACCATAAGGGATTGTAGAGTCTGAGTCCTCAAGAAGAGTAACGCTCTTTGTATGGTAGGGGTCTCCTTGATAGGCACCTCTCTGATAAGAGATAGCTATCTTTGTTCCCGCAGGAGGGGCGAAGGGGATGACAGAGTCAATGTAAACCTTAGAGGTTTCATCAGAGGCTCTTTGAGTACCTGCTCCGTTGTAGCTGCGAACAAGTACGTTACGATTAGAGCTAATAAACCCGTTAGCAAATCCAAAGACCACCGCTTCAACCACATACTCAAAGTCGCTGAATACTGAGTTAGAACTATAACCTGGAGCTCTAGAGATGTCGATAGCGTGCTCTGTTAGAACATAAGTGTGAGCTTCGTTGAATGTCGTATCGTTGATGTCCTCATTACCACCATATTTATTGATAAAGAGTGTGAAGCGGTCTGTATCAGTTCTCAAGAGGTTAGGGCAATCGCCATTAACGACTGCATCTAGAGGGTTGGTTCTTGTGGCGTCATGAGCACTAGTATTACCCGCACCGATGATGTGGGTGAGGTATGCGTTACGCTCATACACACCATAAATACGAGCTACACCGAAGAAGGGAGGTAGCTCAATACCCTGTAGATATGTGCCGAAGTCGGTTGTGGGTGCATAGATAGCATCTTCACGAGTACCTACAGTTCCACCATTAAATCTCTTGCGAACACCAATGGCGTTGACACCTGAGAGACTCAGAGCCCACTCTCCATAAGTGGCGTTGGTGTCAAACAAGACGGGTTCTACATTTTGGTTCCCGTTATTGGAGACACCCCCAATGATGTTGAATACGCTGTCAGTGTTGGAGACACGATCTACAAAGATATGGTTCAAACCACTCATGAAAGCGTCACTCGTAGAGGTACGAGTGTGCATGGGGATGTCTTGTCTACCAAAACGAGGCATGAGGGCTTCAGGTAGGACATAAGCACCAAGACGGTCACTCAAAAAGAACGCACCTCCATCAACAGCATGACCTGCATCGTAGACAGAGGGGATAAGGGCGGAGACTTCTTGATGTTGATGGAGGATTACTTGCTTACGCTGATAAGGGCGAATAACAATCGTCTTTGAACCCTCGTCCTTAAAGACCTCCATCTCCCTATCAAGTTCCCCATTGACAATGGCTCCGCCGAGCTTCCTAGAGTCCGCAATACCAATAGGGAAGTTTGAACAGGGGAGCCTATTCCATAGTGACACATGACCTTGTGTGGGCAAGTTGATGTCACCATTAATGAGGGGGATTAAGTTAGCGTTGGTGGTATCAAGGTCGGAAGCCGCGTTGCGTAAGAAGTGATCTCTGTTAGGGGCTTGGAGGCTGACCTTATGGATGTTCTCAGCATTGTTTGCGGTAGCACCCGCATTAGGAGGGTAGAGGATAGACACTCCGAGTTGGAAGTCTTGTTCAATATAGAGCCTAGAACTACCTGATGAGTTAGAAGTCACGGCTATGGCAATCTCGGTGTCCTCTACGGTGATCTGTTGGCTTCTAAACTCAACCGTCATCTCAAGACCATCGGTGAAGAGTCCTTCCCTAGTGCCTGCTTCATCAATGGGCTCAAGGATGACGTAGTTGAAGAGTGTACCTGATGGGACCCAAGCGTCCTCATTGGTGTTCAAGAAGTAGTTGACTGTTTGGTTGTAAGGACCGAAGGAGATCACCTTATAGGTGCCATTATTCTTTCGAGTACCATCAACATCGCCATAGACAACAGCATAGAGGTTACCCCTAAGCATCAAGCCGAGTTCATTCACCCCAAAGGGGAACGAGGAGAGCTCAAGTGCAATGACCTCCTCAAAGAGGTTAGGTGTTGTGTTGACAGAAGAACTTGGCAGTCCTGCATTAGACCCGTTCTTCTTGTAGATCACCGTATAGTTGTGGTCGTTCTTAGAAGCACCTGCGACATCAATCGTGAAGGGCTCACTTGCTCGATTGCGACCTAAGACAATAAAGGGCTTCTCATAGTTGTACGCCTTCTCAGGGTAAGAGAAGAACCCATGAGAAGAACCTAACTCTTCAATCGTAAATGGAGGGGCTTTGTCTTCATCCATATCCCTCGGAGCAATGAATCTTACGCCCTTGGATTCTAGGTCAACACCCTTTAGACCATAAGCTAGATTATCGAGTGTATCATCAAGGCTCATGAATAAGACAGCACCCATTTTAAAGGGGGCGGTGCTACCACTATCGAGCAAGAACGCTGAAGGGTTCAAGTCAGGACCGAGATCCCAGTTCGTTTGGTCTGTCACATTCAAGTTAGTAGTAGACATCCCGTTCACATCAGTAGCTACATTAGGATCGAGATACATTGTCAGACCCATCTGTGGAACCGCCGCATCAGACCAAGTGTCCCTAAAGCCATTAGGGGCGTCCATCTGATGGACACGATTAGCAGAAGTTGCACTCAAGTAAGACACCTCCTCGTAGGAGACACCCTTACAATAAGCGTTAACTGAGTTCTGCTTGTATGAAGACCTCATACGACCAAAGAGAACATCTGAGACAGCCCCCTCAAGCATGGACTGATAGTCCCATTGACCAAGAGTGACCGCATGTCTCATGTCTAGCAGATCCTTCTCATGGATCTGATCTGCATAAAGTCCATCAGGTCTACCATTGAAGAGTGACACCGGCTCTCCTGTCTCATGTCTCTTTGCCTGTGTACCTGCGACACCTCTCTCAGAGATCGTAACCACACCTGTGCTTGGGTTAACAGCGGACACCTTGACGACCTCTCGACCAAGACCACTTCCAATTACGAAGAACCGATCACCCGCCAAGAAGAGGTCTGGGTCGTCAAGCCCGGACCCCGCAAGGTCATCAATGTTGATGAAAGGCGTATTCGTAGATGCAAACCCTGCGTTAAGGGTAGGGTTCGTGAGAGCCGAGGCTTCGTTAGCGAGTGTAATCGAAGGTCTCCTATTAATCGCTCCATTTTGGTTAGGTCCACCTGAGCTAGAAACCGCTACATAAGGAGCAGAGTTCCTGCGGAACACCATAGCTAGAGGGATAGCGTAAATAGAGTCCTCTGCGAGGAGGTCATTTACAACATTGGCAACCCATAATCCTGAGTCACCTTCTACAGGAGTGAAGGTAGCTGTAGTACCTCCAACGACAGGTCCATTGGCTTTGACAAGATTACTTGAGATACCTTCAGGGTGATATTTCAAGTCAATATCGGAGACAACTCGCACTTGATATTGAACCTGCACACGCTTAGTGGTCTCAAACCCAACTTGAGGGTCAACCATCTCATCACTCACACCACTACCTGCGACATTGCCATTAGAATAGACGGTGGTGCTTGTCGGCTTGTTGGTGAGAGGGTCACCTGAGTTGTCTGAGCTAATGATACTCTTCCAAATCTCAAGGAATACGAAATCTCCACGGGTACCCGAACTTGGAGGAGGTGGTAGTTTAACCTCTAGTTCTTCTACGTTGACGAGATGACCTTTAATGAGAGCCTTGAAGGGTTTGATCTTAAAGTAGTTAGACCACAAGGGGTTGAACACAAAGTCACGCTCACAAGAAGTGGGGCTGATAAGAGCTCCGCTATGTGCTTGAGATGTGATGAGTTCAGCCATGTTGCTAGATGAGAGCTGACCCATGAGGTTAAGCTCGCTATCTAGAGGAGGCTTGCCCGCTTGCCATATTACATTGGTGTATTGGCGGTTCTCAGTGGTGAGTGTGCGTGTAGGGTATTTGAAGTCGTCTGCCATGTTGACCTGCCTTATGCTGTCAGTACATCAGAGTGTATGAGAGGAGATGGACATCCACGTTAGTGGGGTTAACAAACGCTAAACGAATAGACGTTTGTGCTACAGTGTAAGTCACCCTTTGGAGCTTAGTGATCTCCTGATAGGTGTTCCCATTATCGTTGGAGATATATGCTCTAATGAAACCGCTCGTGTCATAGTGCAGATTACCCGCACGATCAAGTGACCCGACATTCGCACTTGTGCCAGATAAATCAGTGCTGTCCTTCGTAAACACCTTGAGACAATCATGGAAGTCAATCAGGAACTCTCTGCGACCTAAGCCGTCTGAAGTATGGGCGGTGATGTCAATCGGGTTGGTGATGAGACAATGGTTGCTTGCAGATGTGATGTCCGTGACCCTGACTCCACCTTCAACCATGTTCTGTTGAGGGAACCTGCCTCTAATAGCAAGGGTATGAGGTGTATCTCCTGCTTTAAAGCTCGTAGTGAGGAATGCACCTGCATCTACAGAGGGGAAACTAGCGGAGGTGTCAAAGAGTAATGTGAAATCTGCATATGTCTCAAGGTAGTTAGCGTCACAGACCTCATACCCAAAGACACTTAGGTATCTCTCACGGATAAGGTTGACGAGGGCGGTCTTTGTTGCGGGGATGTCGGACACATCGAGGTTCTGCATGTCACGGGTGAAGTCAAACCCTTCAGGGAAGTCTAGGCTATAAAGCCCCTTCATCTGTATGGGTTGGTTTCGTAGTGAGTAGGTGGGTAGATATTGAACAAGTCGATCATCTGACCGATTCAAAATAAAGGGCATTAGCCTTCTCCTTTAAGGGGCTTCTTGAACTCATCACCGAGTTCTCTTGCTGAGTGTTCACCATAAGTATAAGTCGCCTTATTGGTCAGACTTGAAGTCTCCTTCAAGTAGCTCTCAAACAGCCCCCCATTAGTAGAGCGAGCATAATAGAGAGTCGGGTTAGCATACAGATCAAGAGAGGTGTATGAGGGGCGTTCTATCGCCACATCCCTATCATAGTTTGTACCATCTGGACGGAGAACCTCAATCCCCATCAATCCCCTACGAGCCCATAGAGGTGCTCGATCATCAGGAGGGAAAGAGTGTCCTCGATATGACTTCATCGGAGTCGGGTGGATGTCTATAATCGTTTCATTAGCGGGTGTGTCGTTAGCTATATCAGCAACCTCTAAGGTGAGATTGTTGATGTCATTAACATCTACGAGCTTAGTTGCATCACCTGGATGCCTCTCATACTTAGGGTAGTCGGGGTGACTTAAGAGCACCTTGACTAAGATGGGAGCTTGGAAGTTGTTACTTGCACCTGCCACCTCGGGGTCGATACCTCTTGTGTCTCTCGTATATGTTTTATCTATGAGGCAGTTGTCTACTCTGATGTCCTGTTTAAGACCGAGATATTCATCTACGCTTAGATTAGCGTCCGCCGCTGAGGGGTCGAAGGGATCGTAATAATTCCCGTCTGGGTTGAAAGCGGGGACAATCCCAAGATTAAGGTCAAGGTCAACACACACAACACCTTCATCTACTAGGTACTTCTCGTGATAAGATGTACAACACCCTGCTCCATCTACAAGAGTTGAAGCCTTATCGTTTGTAGGTCCATTAGGGTCTAGTAAACCCGCATCGACATCTGTCTTGTCGCCAATGAAGTGACGGTATGACTCTCCGTATTCACCATCCATAACACCGACATCGAGCCATGTGGTGAGCCCTGGTACTTTGACATAGACCCTCATGACTCTCTTTCGCATGAGATACCTTGCCCCATTAATAGTGTGGACAAGACCATCTCTTCTTTGGAGTGGGAACTGAGGGTCGATATAAGAGATCATGTCCCAATCAACACCTACGAGGCGTAGCTTAACAGGAGCAAACTGAACTTGTCCTGTTTCGTCTTTTGTGGCTCGAACCCAACCCTGCTCAATAAGTCCATAGTTTTGTGCTTCTCTTGCCGAGTGGTAAACCTCACCGCCTTCAGGGGGGAGTTCATACCAATCTTTGTTCCAATAGGGAGCTTGGGGGGTGAGTACCGGGTTGCCCCCGAAGTTCACATCGAACGCTCTCAAATAACCGACATCAGGGTAGTCCATAGGGTCCGCGATTTCATTAAGAAGAGCGGATGTCTCATAGTTAGGTTGAGCGTGACGTAGTTTGGGACTTGTTGCGACCACATCATCATCAATCCAATCATCTCCCTCACGGTCATCTCCTGTGTTTTTACCTGTGTTAGGTAAGTGATAACCCTTTGAAGAGGCAATGAGAGGGTTAGTAGTTAGGTCTTGACCTTCAAGTGTGGAGTTGGTATTCCCATCAAAGTCCCAATAGGGATAGACCAAAACCCCTCTTGGTGGAGTTCCGTATTTACCTCCAGTGAGGTGATTACGGGCGAGGTCGGGGAGACCCATGACTTGAGCTTCTCTCCAATCAGGTGTGTTGGGGTCTGAAGAGAAGAAGGCTCTTCGGGCGTGCCAGCTATTTCTTAAATAGCCAGCTCCACCATGTCCCGCAGTGGCTTGGAATACTTGAGGTCTACCAAAGGTAACATAGCTATCAAAGGCTTTTGCAGTCAGTGTGCTTATATCACGCACGGGAACAGCGATATAGCCTCCGTTCACACCTTCTGAGGGGTTGGGTAGACCTGGACCACTTAGGTTGTCTTTAATGAGTGTATTTGTATTCCCTAAGATGAAGGCTTCAGTGAGGGAGTTGTTATCTGTATTTGAATATCGGATAGAAGTCTCAGGGTCGGTAGGGTCTTTAAAGAGGTGATAGAGAGTAGACTCTATTCTGTAAGACTCATCAAGGAACCTCTCTTGGGTGTCTTTACGAAGGGTAAAGAGTGACCTTAAAGGGATGCGAGTATTGTTGACGGGGGCAACAGCATGTATTTGGTCCTCCGAGTAGAAGGGTTCATTACCTAACCCGCTGACTGTGATGTACCCTCTTAGGTCTTGAGTAAAGTTGCCGTATTCAGGGAGTTCCCTGTTTCCTGTCGGGGGGACTTCAATCCACACAATCCCGTAGTTAATATATCCATTATGGTCGAGAGAAGGGCGAGGATGCGGATGAGTCGGGGAGTCATAGAGCACTAACTCCTCGGAGGAAAGCTCAAACTCAAATGCTCTGACAAAAGATACATACCCAACATTGGCTACGGGGTCTGTATCAAAAGGAGCTATGGCGGGGTCCATATCTTGACCGAGCCATTCGCACTGACCTGTAGGGATACCATGTAAGTTAGCATAGAGCTCTAGATAGAAACCTTGAACCCAAATGTCTACCGGATTTTGTTCTAAAGCAAAGCCAAGTAGAAGGTCGGGTTTCCCTGTAGCCCCTAGACTGAGAATGGATTCATTAACAGAGTTTTCGTCTAGAGTGCTTGGGTCAGTTAAAGGGACTGATGAATAGCACTCGACATAGTACTCGACACCCTTGACCATGAGGAACTTAGCGGAGGCGAATACATCAAGAAATGTAAGATCGGAAGAGGTAGGTCTATAGACAGGTCGATCACTTGGGTACTGATATCCTTCAGGTGTCTCAACATCAGCATCATTTTCATCAACTCTATTCCAACCTGAGCATAGCTCTAGAGCATAACCATTACTTTCTGAACCTGCTATTGGGAGGAGGGTGAGAGGTTGATAGACCTTATAACCCTCTTCATCATAGCGATAAATGGAGAACGATTGACCCGCTCTACGAGGAGAAGTAGTCGTTGTGATATGAGCGGGGTCCGTGCTTTCAATCGTGTTCTGCCAACCCGCAAAGAGATACACCTCTAAGAAGTTGTGATTGAAGTCCCCATAAGGGGCTTCTTGATTTCCGCTCAAGGTGTAATAGTCAGACATCTGTGTGATGTTTGAACTTGATGACGTTGTACGAACCTCACCAACAGGTGATAACCTTCTGCCGTATAGCTCAAGTAAAGACAGCTTACGGGCGGAGTGGTAGAGCAACTTAGCATTATTACCTGTGGTGGCTTCTACATCATCAAGGACTACCTCTACTCCTACGTTGTCAAGATGCCTATGAGGTTTATTAACAAGGATAGATGTCCTTGTGGCAGAGGTTGAGAAGGTACAGAAGCCGTCCTTTTTATCCCATTCTTCAAGTAGAGAAACAGGCTTAACTGAGTCCCCCTTAGCGTAGACTACAAGTGTCCCCATCTCACCCTCAAGCCATGTGCTTTGGTGTTTAACACCACCCTCACCCGAGTGTATAATCGAGAGGTTATCAGTTGCAGTGAGTGAACTTGTTAAAACTTGTGCAAGAGGGCGTACAGAAGCATAAGGTTGATTAGATGTCGCCTCCGTGTACTTCCACTCTGAATAGGAATCGTCTGTTCGTGCATCGAACTCAACATCAAGCCGTACACGCAGGTTTCTCTGTTCTTCCACTCTAACAGGGTCTGGCACACCTCCCCTTTTAGAGATGTGTCCGTCATAAGAGAAGGGTGAAGTGGGGTGGACATAGATAACACCTGAGATGAAACTGAAGTAGGTGTTGTACCTTTGAAGTTTACCCCTATTGAGGTTGTCTTCGTAAGAATGTAAGAACTCAACCCTACTTGAAGTCTCAATAGAACCTGACCCATAATAGGGCGTGGTGTGCTTCATCTCAAAGTTCACGTTAGGCCTGAATAGACTTAGGTTTTGTACTCCCGTAAACCCTTCAGCACTACTGACAACACCTAGATCGTTGTTCGAGCCTATAGATTGACCTATATTGTTTGCGGGGTCTGAGTAGTCAATGAGGTTGACGCTATATACCTCCTCGTTAGAGGGTGCGATACCATCTCTAACGAGCCTTTCAAATGAAGCCTCTGTCTTGAAATGTACGAGAGCAAAAGATCCGAAGTTGTACTCTAGGTGGGTTGAGTCAGATGAGAGTGCCGGATAGGTGTCACTCGCCAAGTCCATCAAGTCTACACAGTGCCTATATCGAGCTACCTGAGCTGTAGGTTTATCCTCTCCAAACGTGACGTAACCTCCTGCACTCTCAAAGTAAGGAGAGTAACCCACCTTTTCTTGGTCCTTGTTAGGTAGGTTCTTGGTGAAGAACCTCTCCCTATCTTCTACAGGTATGGAAAGAGCATTAGCCGTATAGTCTTTGAGCATAGGCATACGGTAAGAGAGGAAGTTTCGTTCTTCTCTTACTACGGCTGTCTCTAAGCTTCTCATGAACTCATATGGCGAGAAGAGGACAGGGATACCTAGAGAGTAGGTGTTATCTTGAACATTGAAAGCTAAGGGGTCTTTGAGCAGACGTACCTGCCCTCTATGGAACCCCGGATCTGACACATTATGGTTAGCTCCTGTACGGGAGTAGTGGGGAGGATAGTTCCCAGTGTGTAGTTCATAAAGGTCAAACTGCCCTGCCTCCCTTGAAGGGAAAGCCCCTTCGCTACCTTCCGAGAAGATACCCCCAGGCAAACCATCATTAGGACCGATCCCTTGACCTAGGTTAATGGCGGCAACACATCTATTTAAAACTTCGGTAGCATCTTGAGCCATTCCGTTGAAGCCTGTTGAGATATCGAACTCCTCCGAAGAGAACCGAATAAGAGCTACGACACCTCTATCGGCAGGGTAGAGGACACCGCTAATGACAAGACCTAAGTCATCAGGGTCACCTGCTAAGGTTTCTGAAACGAAGGGGTTATAAGTCTGAGTAGAGTAAGGGGTCAGGCTCAACGAGGGTGTAATCGTAGAGGTATCTCCATTAAGGTTTTTGAACCCTAAAGTGGCGGATCCCTGTCCTGCTGAAAACCCTACGCTCTTGGTGTGTGTTGAGTTGAACAGGTCACCCTCATTTTCGCTGAAATAAGAGGGTTTATAGAGGAAGGGGTAGACCTGCTCAGGGTCGAGCTGTCTAAGGGCTTCACGGGGTACGGATTGAGCTATTAGGGTTGACCCACCATGTGTGTATTGGTCATCTCCGAATCCGAAGTAGCTTGTAGTCTCAGCATCGCGGTAGTTGAGATTGATGGTGTCATATAAGCCACCTTCATTAACCCACTTAACTTCATCAAGGGTGATAGGGTTAAATAGAGACCCATACCCATAGTGAGGCATTTGTCTCTTCTCTGCCCACACCCTAGAAGGTTGAATCCATGGGTTGGGGTCAATGACTTTAAGAAAACCCCAATCGGGTCTACCGTCATGGCTTACAGTGATGTTGCCATGCTGATACGAGAGAGGAGCTTGACCGAGGCGTGGAGGGTTAGATGCACCACCCACAAGACTATCTAGGTTATCCTGTACGTTCGTATCAAGGAAGCCCTCACCTGTAGACAGCACTTGACTTGCGTTAGGTGAGGGTGAGGAGGGGGCTAGTGGGTTGTAAGAGTTCTTATAGTCTGACCCTTGAGTTGAACTGACTCTAGTGTCCCCATTGTTAATCGTTCTCTTTGGCATGGATCACTCCCCAAGAAGTAGAAGGTTGCGTGTGCGATAGACGCAAGCAACGACAAGATTAGTGTTGCTATCTGTAGTCATGTCTACTGCTACAGATTGACCCCATGTATTAGTCTTGACAAAGACAACTAAGAGAACCTCACCACGTCTATACAAGTCATGTTCATCAGTGACCACTTTCATTAAACAAGGCACAGCCGTCTTGTAGTCACGGGTGAAATTGGTCATGTTCTTTGCAAACGTAGCTGGGACATAAGACCCATCACCCATCGCAGGGTAGACCACACGGTTGAACCCGTCTTTCTGGGGGGGTGTCGTCAAAGACCCAAGCACGAGATTAACGGAACTAGCCAACGACACAAATGAAGGGAGATCAACGGCACCTGTGTTGATCCCAAGATCATCTAAGAACACTTCATTAGTGTTCATGACGAGGTACTCATCATAACCATTAGCTTCACCGAGAGGAGATGACCCAAGCTCATAGGTGGGGTTGCTAAAGGGGTATGTGAAACTCGACCTCATAAAGCCACTGACCTTGTCACCCATAGCTAGTGGTTCTAACTCTAGGTTGTAGGGGACTACACCACCATTATTGGTGCTGATTTGAGCCTGTGCGAGAGGAAAGTCGGACCCACATGTTTGAGGAGCTTGGCGGTTGTAATAGACGAGCATGGTTGCAGCGGTAGGGGCGACTAAAGGATAGCAGTCTATTTGGATGTTCCTCTGACCTGCTCCCCATACTTCATTCCATGCGATCTTGGGTTCTGAGTGACCAAACTGACACTCGGCTTCGTTCAGTGTGAGGGGTACGGGGTTGAGTGCATCTGACACATCTGTGACGGTGATTGTAGAGGTATCTCCATAGACTCTAAAGGGCAAATAAGTAAACGACTGACCCCTTGAGACACAAGAGTGGGATACAACATTGCCGATCTCCTCCAGAGTCACATCTTGCTTAGCTTCTCGCATGGTGACAATCGGCTTAGGTCTGCTGTTGCCCACCCCTACATTGATGTCTGTGACCCACATGGATTGACCACCTACTTGAACACCCACCCCAAAAGGATAGACACCCGTATCCGCATCGGGAACTTGAGCGACGGGAGCGGTCAGCCCATAGTTCCCTGAAGGGTACTCTACGATGAACTCAACAAAGAGAGCACGGCGACTACCATCAACAAGTGGATCATTAGAGACTAAGGGGTAGTCCGCACCTCCGCTGAGCCCTCCATTACAGACTTGAGCATTAGCACCTAGAGTGAGGGTCAATATGTTTGTCCCTAAACCTTGAGCACTCGTGTAGAAGGCATCTTGTGTAACGTCATTGACGTAGTGACCCTCGTCATGCCAACACATTCCAACATCAATGATTTTTGTACCTACAGGGAACCGATCAGCCGGGGCATCAAACCCTAGATTTGCGGTGTACCAATCGTGACGACTACCCACTTGCATTGCGGTCAAGTCAAACTCAACCACATCACCTTCATGCCAACCCTCTTGCGTAGGATCTGCGGGTACTTGTGTGACACCAGGTACATTTGGGTTCGGTGATAAATCTGTTCGTGGGTATACGGGAACGAAGAACCTCTCGATAGTAGGCTCATTAGAGAACCTCCTCACGATGTGGTCAAATGTCCTCTTATACTCACCTGCGTTGAAGACATAGGAGGGGTCCCCAAAAGCATCGCACATAAGTGGTGTGTGACTCACCCCTGCCGTACCATTACCCGTATCCGCTAAGTTGTGTGCTTCCGCAACCCATGTCTTATTACGGGTGTCGAGAAGCTCATGGAACTGGCGAGCAAGTTCTGAAGAGTAATCAACACCATAAGGGAACACACGACGCCTCATATCAAGTACGTCTTCTTGAGTCACTTCATCTGAGAAATGCCCATCTGGTCGGTCTGACAAGGTCGCAGGAACATTGTCTACATAGGTACTTGGGAGCAGTGATGTGCCATCGTGGTCATGTAAAGCCCCTGTATTGAACCTTGCGAAAGCATCGAATCCTTGTGTACCACCACGAGGTTGATTACGCCTGTAGACAAAAGCAACAGGCATGGCATACACATAACCATCAACCGTCCCAAGTTCATTAGCTAATGTTTCAGAGCCATCACCTGCGACCCATAGACCATTATCTGAGGAGTGTCTGATGAAAGTGGCACTAGCATGTGGGGCGGACAAAGAACCTTGAGCAAAGAGATCAGGGTAGTTGAACCCGAAGATGTGATCGGACACACTATAGTTCAACATAGGATGTGCTCTTAAGCGGTATTGAACTTGAACCCTGCGACTAGAGGAGACTTCAAGAGTTGGGTCTTGTATGTCATCTACGAGCCACAAGTCACTATGTGAGTCTACGTTGCCCGAATAGTACACATGATTGGCATCAGGCTTACCTTCCCCATCTGAGCCACCACTAGGTTGATCTACAACTACGACTCCAGAGCTTGAAGATGAAATCGTGTAGTTAGGGTAGTTACCGTCTAACCCACCTGTCAGAGAGAGGAACACATAACGGGTACCTCTCGTCTCCGCTGTGACAGTGACAGAACCTAGAGTCAACCCGAGTCCTGGACCATCATAGTCGTTGATTGCGTCCGCGATATTTCTTGCAGTCTCAGGTTGAGAGGCGGAGACTTGGTAATCAACACCTGCGGTGAGGGTGATACCATCGCCTGGGATATTGAAAGAGAGTAAATCACCATTAAGGGGGCTTGAGACTCTGATACGAGCTTTAGCACCCATGCTAGGGGTGACTTCACGCCGCCATACCTCTAAGAACACGAAGTCCACGAGTCTACCTGACTCTTCGGGTGTAGAGAGAGTGACCTTATTGAGCAATGGGTCTGTTGAGTTAGTGCCTTTTACCTCTACCTTCATGCCATTCACGTTGGCGGTGAAGCTACGCATATAGAGTGTGTTGGGTGTGAAGTCAGGGTTCAGCACTTTGTTAGGATATGAACCCGTATAGGGCTTTACAAATAGGAACTCACCGTGAGTGGGGTTCACGGGGTGCTGTGAGACCATACCTGAAGGTGTGTTCAGACGTTGCTTGAGGATGTCTTGAGACAGGTTGAGTTCACTATCGAGGAGTGGTCTGCCGAACTGATGAACAACAGAATCCCAAGCGTAGTCAGCAACCTCTAGGTTGCGGCTAGTGGAGGATAAATATTTAGTCATTGGTGAGCCTCTCTATCAGAACGTCAAACGCCATGTGATTGCGAGGACAGCCCCATTAGGTTTATTGATGACAGGAAAGGTCAAGTAGTTGACCAGTACATCGTAGTCCCGCACGTCCAAAGTCTCGTCACGCTCGTTGGGGAAGTTATTAGGGTTTGAGACGAAGGTGTTAGGGGCGTTGTTTGTATTGACAGCGGAGAGCAAGCCCATCTCATTTAGAGCACCAACGGCTTCACTAGCTTCAAAGGTTGTAGTGAAGTCTACGATGTTTGTAGGCACGGAGCTGAGAGAACCTTCTGCTGTCCTATAGGTGACACTTGAGAAGGTCTTCTTATAGAGGGGTGTATTGAGTGTCCTTTGTTGATAGTCAGGTGTATCTGGACTTTGTGCTGTGCCTGAAGCACCCGTACCTACGGAGAGCATATTGATGTGTCTACTGTTCCCTTGACCGATGTGGTTGGAGAAAAGTAGAGCTGCGAGGATGCCACCATCAAGCGTATAGATATTGGATTGATCAATGACGACCTCTTCGTGATTGTCATAAGAGAGGACACCAAAGACATCTCCCTTAACGCGGATTGAGGGTTGCTCAATGAACCCAAGTCCAAAGTTAAGGGCGGTAGTTGAGGGGGGTGAAATCTTAGATTTAATCATGCTATCCTCCATGCTCTTGGGGCACAGAGGTTAGCTGATAGAACAACTAAAAAAACGACCCTCTGTACCTTACGCTTGGAACGTAAGAGTGTAAGTGATGGTCAGTGTACCATCATCAGTCTTCGTGATGGTGTTCGTAAGGTGACGGCGGGCAAAGAGCCTCATGTTCGTGCTCGTAGCTGGCTGAGGACCCCCTGTAAAGCAGTCCGCATCTGCGTTGTCTCCCGCAGTCCAAATACCGATCTCTGCGATACCATCAGCGAGGTTTCCCTCAGTAGTGTCAAACTCAGCGGTGAACTGAATCTTGTTGGGCTCAGGGAAAGTGACTGAGTTGATCACTTTGCAATAGATGGGGGTGACGCTCACAGGGTTGAAGTTACCATCAACCATGGTAGTGAGCTGAGATGAGTTCGCCACATCGGTGTTCTGAGAAGCATTGACAGGAGATACGGTATTTGTCCCTAGTCCGTCATTGAGGTTGCTGCCGACAGCAATGAAAGAGATGCGGTTACGACCAAAGACATCAAGGGCATTACCCGTAGCCATGTCAGGACCGATGTAGTCAGGTCCATTAGGGTATGCCGTACCATCAGCCGCCATGCCGAGCTGAGCCGCACGATCAGGGGCGGCGAGCGGGGTAATCCCGTCACTTGCGTAAATACGAGAGATGATCTGATCCATCAAGATGTTGTTGGACATCTTGACAACGGTGTTGGGACCCTCTGACTCTTGGATCACGTTGCCCTGTGCATCCTTGAGGACAGCATGGACGTAGCCTTTGATATTGAACATAGTAGAACTCCTTGTGTGTCTATGAAGACACTCCATAAAAGATTTATTAAGCCGCACCACCATCGGTCTCCCAAATGATGAACCCGTCACGCCTCATTGTGAAGAAGTAATTCCATTGGAATTTATTGCCGTCAGTGTTCTGTATGAGCTCCATGTAGGGGAGAACACTTGAGGCGTTGTACACGGTAGTCGCACTCGATCCTCCATCATCTGCCCTCACCTCAAAGTACACCTCTACATCAGTAGCGTCACCTTGAACCTCTAGTTGAAGCTGATGTCTCGTACCTAGTTGGAGCAACCAACTCGCCTGTGCTTCATTATCGGGGTTGAGCTTAGTTCCACCAGGGAACTGCACATACCCGCCATCAACATAGACATAGGTGTAGTTTGCATCATGGAGATCAGGCTCAAGCCACCCTGTGAAGTCGGTAGACCCATCCGTTCCATTAGGAGATAGGACTGAAGAGTTATCAGGGGCTGGGCGGAGTCTCATCAAATCCGCATCATCACCCGCATCTGTGTATGTGTACTTGATGTACGCATACAGACGCACGGTCTCCGTCTTGTTGAAGTCAAAGTGTTGTTCACCATTAAAGGCAAACTTCACCGACTTGGTTAACGATTCAGGTGTGATCGTGTGGAGGTGATAGAGAGGTAGTGTATCAGCAGGTCCAGGGAATAGCTCCACATAGCTCTCACCCTTCAAGTACTGATAGGGTGACTCATTACTACCTCCGATCTTGAACGCAAGCTCCATGTCAGGGGGGCTCGTGTCATCAGATTCTGTAGAAGCATAGAGTTGATAGTCTCTGTCCCAGACAAGAGGTCCAATCTTAAAGAACGCATCATTATTAGGGTTGTTGTACCCCGCAGTCAGCGTGGGGTGGACGGACAAGTCATTAGAGTCTCCTGTGATGACCTCTACAGGGACAGCACCTTGACTATCGGGCATTAAAGTGGTGATGGCGGGATAGTTGAGTGTATTCAGTTGACCCTCATAGATACTGAACAGCTCTTCATCATTCACCGAGTTGGAGTTGTACCTCACCCCAATGTAGATATAAGGGTCTATGAGCACCTCAGTCTCGGTAGATGTGTCTGTTTGAGTAGGTAGTGAGTCCTCCATAACTAACGTCAAAGAGGTGGTTGTCTCATCTGTAGGTGATGGGACATTGAATTCACCTTGGCTCAAAAAGACCATCGAAGTAGTGACCTCGTCATCAATGACGTTGAGGGTATCCTCTTGTACGCTCTCAGCTACAACATCTCCAGCTAAGTGAGCATCAAGGATCAGAGGTAAGGTGTCTTCTAGGTTGATTGGGTCATACGAGTAAGTGTATGCCACCTCGTCAGTCATATTTAAGACATCATCAGAGGGGGTAAGGGTGAGGTTATATGTAGACTCATCTGTTACTTGAGCAAGGAACTCAGTTGCACTTGAAGGTGCTAGTAAGAGAGATGTGCTGTGATCATCAGACAGATTGTCAACCAAGTCTTCAGACGCAAGGCTCATAGTGAAAGAAGCATCGTCAATGACGAGTGCGGATGAGGACTCTTGTGTGCTGATTATGTCTAGAGTCGTAGTGTGTGTATCAACTACAGGCTCTATAGTGGAGCTCACTCTATAGGTGGAGATATAAGCGGTGTGTGTGTCAGTTGTCTGAGAGAGCATGTCAGTCTGTATAGAGTCATTCAAGTATGACCCAACTGAAAGCTCTTCTTTGATGGTGGGTATTAAGTCTTCAAAGTTCTGGGGTGTGTACTCATAGGTGTGTGTCTCTAGGGCGATCACTACAGGGACAAGATCATTAAAGGTATTCGCAGAGGCAAGTACTTGCTCCTCTTGTGTGAGAGGGAGTGTGTCCCCAACACTGAGAGACTGAGCTATGGACACTTGATCTGAGATCAATCCTGTTTGAGACTCAGAATATGATGACCATAGAGCTTGTGAGCTAGAACCAATCAATGGGATGATGTCATCTATTTGTGCAGACATCCTCAATGAGTATTCAAGATCATCTTCAACGGTAGCGGCGGGCTCGCTGATATTCGAGGGGAGGAGTAAGAGAGAGGCATCACTAACTGAGCCGACTAGCGGTACTTCATCCGTATAAGTTCTGTTGCTTGAATAGCTATGCTCATCAGTGATCGGGGCATTTGAGTCTTCTAGCTGTGCTTCCCATGGTGCGATAAAGGGCAAGGCATCGGGAGCGAAGTTGAGAGCCTTAACGCCATAGAGAGGTTCACTAGGGATGTACGCCCCTACTTGTATAGTGACTACAGCACCAACATCCTCTTCATCTTTAATGGCGGTGGGGTTGGGGTCTGTGATCTGTTCAAAGGTGACTACTTCACCTGGGTTGGTTGCGAACGTGACGGCATATAAGAGGTTACCATCTCCACCGAACTCCTCATCTAATCTATATGTCTCTGCGGAGGTGTCCCATGAGGTATTCAATACATAAGGTGCGTTAGTCCCGCTTGAGAAGAAGTACCATGAGTCCGCCCCGCCTCCATCTTCCTCCATCGTGACTTCAATGTAGTAGGTCTGATAAGGGATGTGGTTAAAGGAAGCTGTGACTTCCGCTTCGTAGTTATTAGAGAAGTCCCCGTTGGAGTAGTTGTAAGCAAAACCCCCGCCCCCTCCTTCATCTTGCAGCTTGTACGCTATAGGAGCCCCATTAGGAGGTACAATCTCTTGGAGTGCGGTAAAGCCATCTCCATTAGCTACGGGTGTAAGTGTTTGATAGTATTTAACTCCATCAACCCCTACCCTATAGATTGAGAAGTAGTACCCGTCACCACCTAGATCGTTTAAGAACGTGTAGTTGAAGAACAGGTGGGTGGGGATCGTGTTGAAGGTCGTAGTCTCAAGAGCTGAAAGTGGACCTAAGAGGTATAGTGTGGGGTCTTGATAGAGTAGGGTGTCCTCTTGGGGCTTATTGAGATCATGCAAAAAGCCAAGATTAGACCCTGAGATAGAGAGGCTAGAGAAGGAGTCCTCAAAGAATGAGAGTTCGCCTCTTACACCTGTAGAGGAGAGTTGTCTCTTGGCATAGATACGTCTATCAGCATCCTCACCATTGACATCAAGTCCAAGCGGGTTTTCGATGAGTTCTTCAGGGGTTGACTCAGATATGTTGGGTAAGACATCAACATCAGTATATTGTAAAAAAGCCTGACCTTCTGCAAGAGTCTCTCCTTTGAACCATGACCCTTCGTAGGTAAGTGGGGTTGTTGAGAGTGCAGTAATGGTGAGGGTGGTGTGTCCACTCAAGTCTTTAACAAGAACACCTTGTTCTTGGATTGAGAAGGTGTAAGAGTTCCCTTGGTCGTCTACGATTGATGAGATGTAGGAGGGGAAGAATCCAAGCTCAGTGTAAAGGATAAGAGAGTAGCTGGTTGATACGATAGCGACCGCAGGTCCTGAGACATTTGAAGGGTCGATGTCTTGACCAAGTGAAGCATTATTAAGGGTGAACCCTGAGTTGAGAACTTGGTTCTTTGTATGGATGATGTCCGAGGAGCTCACCGAGTAGGTTGATCTCTTCTCCTCTGTTGAATAGGGGCTTACGGGCGTAGCTGTATTCAACACATATGACATGGGGTTGGTGAGAACAGCTAGATTGTTATTGGGCTCACCTCTGCCACTGAGACTGACAGATCTTGTGGGTCTTGAAGCGTTAAGAGTGAACTGCGTATCATTCAGTTCACTCAAGACCTTGATCTCTGATTTGGTCACCGGGTAAGTCAGGCTGACAACATCTCCGACTTGAAAGGCAACGCCATCAGAACTAAGTGTCCCTTGATCTGCATCATAGAATATATCACCTATATTGAGTGGTGTCCCCGCACGAGTGACTTCGACATTTAAGTCTGACCCCACGATAGGGAGTAAGCGATAAGACTTACGAATGAGGTCTGTGAAGTAAGAAGGGAGCTGTATATCGCCAGCTGTTTCATTAACAAAGGTGAGTGGCTCTCTTGTGAAGTCCTCACTAACTCTCCATGGGGAGCTTTGTCTAGTAAATAATACGATCCCTTGTTGAGCCACCTTAGAGTCAACTCGTACTACTTGAGCCGCGAGTCTAGTAGTCCCACCCAATAGAGTAGGGAAGTAGACTTTGCTGTCCGTGCTTAATAATAGTGGCTCACCATCGCCCACATAAGTCTGTGTTGGTTCTACAGAGAGGATGCCATTCGTCAAGGTGAAGTCTGAGCTAAAAGTAGTTTCCCCCACAGAGCGTATGAAGGTGAAGGATTCACCCGCTTGTGACACATCAGGAGGTAATGACTCATTAACGCTAATGACTCTAAGCCTCTGTGTATAGTACACCCCATCTTCTACCCATCGTGCGATGAGCTCATCAGTCGTGTTGAGATTAGTGCGGAACAGCCTGACCTCATTACCATTCACATACCCGTAGAAGGTGTCCTCCCACACCCCCACTCTTGCTTTCCTCATGTCTTCTTGGTAGAGACTGCCAAGACCTAATGAGATAGAGTCGAGTCCATCTATAGAGTCGGTCTCATTAGGTGCGATCCGATCAACTTCTTGAAGGATCGAAGAGACAGAGCCCGTCTTAATATGGGCAGGCTTGATGACTTCAAAGACCTGTCTCAAGTTGTGTTGCAATCTCAAGATGTCTTGGGGCAAACCAAAGTAGACTTCGTGTGTGTGACTCACCCCTTCAGAGTTGGTGTGTGGTTGAACAACACCATCAATAATCTCATGTGTGTGGAGGTCATCACCCCACCTGTAGTCTAGTGGTTTTAGTGTAGAACCTAGACCTGTAGCGGGGGCAAATGCGTAGTGTTTATGTTCGGGGATCACACCATCGGTATTGAACTCAGTCGTAGCGAGAATAGAAGTCCTGATCTGAGCGATGTACCCGTTCACTTCAGATGTGACGTTAGAGTTGGTAATGCCATTAAGGGTCTGATCTATTGATGTCTTAGTAGCACCCTCAAGTAGTCCCGCGTATACGCTTAAGAGCAACTCTAAGAGCTCACCTGTTTGGGTTGTTTGGGGAGCTGTACTCTCATCTAAAAAAAGAACGTAGAGTAGACGTGTAGACAGAAATTCCGCACGGAGCTGGCTGAGCTCCATATCATCAATATTATCTACGGAATCAACGAGGATACTTGAGAGGAGGCGAGCCACCCCTTCCATTAAAATCCTGTGGTTAGACCCATAGGCTTGGGTGAGATAGTTAGAGGCGGTGCCACTAGCCATTGTGGTGACGATCTGCTCGGTTAGGATGTCTTCTAAGAGCCTCCTCGAAGATGACCTAGTGTCCGTACCTTCTCTATTGAGTCTAGGGTCGTAGTCAAAGATCATTAGTTCACCTCCTCATACACGAAGCTGAAGTCTCCAGAGGTGAGGTAAGATAGAGAGTTGAGTTCAATCTGATTGACGAACCCAGAGCCATCACCTACCCTGTAGTTCATCTCGATCTTGTAATCATTAGGTGTCTTACCTAATGGGAGTGAGACTAACACCCTCCTGCTGACACCACTGATGAGGGTGTATACTCCGTCTAAGGTGAGATAGAAGTCCTCCTCACCCACGATGGTCGCACAGGTTGTGTTCCAATTTGTAGTCAAGGTACGTTGGTTCACACTCAAAATAGGTATCTCCTCACCATCTAAGAAAACCCTTGCTGAGTCGCCGCCAGCGGGTTGAGGGTTATGAGAGATAACGTGATCGCAAACCCACACTTGATGTGAAGAGGACACAACCTCTGTCAATGCGGTTGGAGCTGTGTTAGAGACAAGCTCCCTTAGAACATCGGTACCTTGTGAAAGGGTGAGTTGAGTGAGGGGTACTTGTACATGGCTCACACCCGTGACGGCATCAAGCTCTCTGATCACATCAGAAGGGTAGAGGCGACCACCTTGACCTTCAGCTTCTATTCTTGTAGCGAGGTTGGCACGAACCACATTATCAACAGTAGAGGGGTTAGAACCTCTCTCAAGATAGATGACCGCCTTCACATCTACAGGAGCGGGCAAGACTTCCTTGACGATGACATCCGCACCCATGTGCTTCTCTTCCTCTATGGTATCTTGGAGTGTTGAGAGCACTAGGTTTGTAGTGTAAGTGACAATCGTGTTCTCTAGATGATCATAGGAACACCCAATAGACGAGCCTTCAGGGATAGTGCTCGTTGAGGTACGCCTTACATAAGTCGTCCCTTGTGAGTCTGTATAGACTTCAAAGTCAGGAGTCTGTGATTTGAGTGAGCTTGCATATTCAACAAGTGTGGTGAGGTCGTATAGAGATACGGAGGTGATGTCTACACCCTTGTAGTTAAGTGCTTCAGGGTATGTTTGGTTGAACACTAGCTCCTCAGAGAAGGAGCTTAACCGATCACCTTCTCTGTTATTGATCTGAATATAGTCTTGAGCGGCTGTGCTGTACCCATTAACGAGGGGGTCTTCATTCTTGTAGAACGTATAGTCAGTGATCTCAGTGCCATCTGCGGTAGCTACTGAGATGACCTCACGGACAGGTTGTCGAGTAAGTATAATCTTCTCTGAAGTCTCAGTGCGGTAGTCACCTACGATGATGTCAGTGAACCTGTATGATGGTTGTAAGATTGTGGCATCTAGGGTGATGACTGCACCTTCACTGATGACAGCACCTGTGAGGTCAAAGAACTCACCACTAGTCTTGTTGTAGAGCCCATAGGAACCTTCCCTATCAATCATGGCAAATAGAGGGTTCTCAGAGGTTGCTGAAGAGGCTTTAAATACATATGAGCCCTCGCTATAGAGAGGGATGAAGCGATCACCTCTGATGGCATTGTAGGTGGGTGCTATGACATCAGTGACCTCATTAAGCACTTCGCCCTTAACCCATATATCTACCTTGCCTCCGAGTCCATTATCACGGATCATATACTGATCGCCCGCACCAACAATGAAGTAGCTTTCAACCCTAGCGGATTCAGCGGCGAGCCTTGAATACCCTGCTCTTGTCCCATTATCTACTGAGCTGATGTACGAGAGAGCACGGGCGGAGAGTTGTCCATTAGTCTCTTCATCAAGACCACCAAAGGTGGGAGCTGTATTGGTGACCCTTAACCCACTTGGAGCCCCGCGTGTAATCTTGTTAGAGGTGAGATTACCCGCACTACCTGTGGTAGTGGCTTCTATGGGGACAGTGACTTCATACCTCTTGGTGAAGGGGTTGTAGTAGAGGTTTGAGTTGACGACGGGGATGCCATCACCTCGTGTTGTTCTGAAGCTAACAGACCCTGAAGATAGTATAGTCCCTGCGGGCACATCTAAGTTAAAGGTGGGGGCGGTGGTTGTATAGAAGACAACCTCACCAACAGACTTGGTTCCTCTTTTACGGGTAATTCCTAGATTGGAGGCGAGGCGATCAAAGCATTGGTTAATGAGCCCTTGAAGCTGTGTCTCACTCGTCATGAACAGAGCGTCTTGAAGTGTCTGTTTATAGCTTGAGTTGGCTACGGAGATAGAGGTACCCGTGTTAAGTGGGTCATCTATGCCGAGTAAGCTAATGAAGTTGGTTGTCCTATATGTGAAGTCTAAGATAAATCGAGTGCGAGATATCTCTGACACCATTGGATCAATGAACATGTCTCTTATAGCAGACCCTGCTGCGACATTAGCATCGGGATCTGCTTGATATACTGCGGAGATCAACTCAGTTGTAAGTGCCTCATCAGAGACTGTCGGAAGCCCTAGATTTGATCTATTGATGTCTATAGGTGCGGCGACTGCTTCAACGCTGAACTCGCTCTCAAGGGCAACACCATCAACCACCTTCACCGAAGTCGCCACATAGTAGAGTGGTGTAGTTGTGGGTAGCGTTGAGAACTCACCTATTTGAAAGGTAGGGGGTTGAGAGTTTGGGGTGTTATTCCTGTTATGTGTGAAGGAGACCCTTGTGATGAGCTCCGTGGTGTAGACTTCACCTTTGATTCTTAGTCGGGTAGCTCCTTCAGGCACTTCTAAGCTACCTATAGTTGACGTGGTGAGGTCACTTTGGTTGCTAAGTATCTCTACGATAAGAGGGTCTGCTTCTTCTGCGGGGAGGTCAGATGTGACAGAGCCTACTAGGTTTGCTTGTTCTTCCGAAGAACCATACGCAACAGGACTTAACGGGATAGCGTTGACTCTAACATACCCATTAGCTCCACCTCCTGATGTTTGAGATGCATAGATGTTGTAAGAGCTGACATCGGGGTCCGAGTGCAACCATGAGATTTCAACGGAGTTAGCACCTCGTGTAGCCTTAATGTTTAATGGGGGGCTTGGAGGGTTAAGGTTGAGGTCTTGAGGAAGTGAGACGATGAGAGTGATGGAGTTTTGGTTTCCTTGATCATCGGTGGCGGTAAGGAGGAACTCATTTGCCCCTTGTGAGAGCTCATACCCTTGTTCGTTATTAGGGAATACCCATGAACCATCTTCATTGATGGTGATTTCAGGAGCTTCTCCAGCGGAGCTGTATGTGATGCCCTCGGATGAGACATCAATTTGTGAGTAGCCCTCAACAAGCCCGTATATGAAGTGTTCATCTTGACCTACGGAATAGGTTGTGCTTGTAGAGGAGGAGACACCATCGGGTCTTACGATTTTAAAGTAGCTCATGTTAACTCACCATTCAGTTGGATTGAACCAGGTACAGAGAATACTAGGTTCACGCTCACGGGCTGACCCGAAGCACTTCGGACCACTATATTACAGATGTACGCCGTCTGATCATCACCTACTTGACTTGCGGTAATCGACTCAATACGGAGCAGGGTCTCTTCTAAAGAGATGGGTTGCAGTTGCTTCTGTATACGCTGTTGAGATTGGAACTTACTCAAAGCGGAGGTCACCGTCTCCCTAATCACAGACGAGACATTAGGACTAGACTTTCTACCGATGAGATCGAATACCCTTGAACCATAGAAGGGGTGAAAGGGATTAGAGCCTAGTTTAGTGAGTACCACCTTAGCGATGTTCTGATAGAGAAGATCAGCTCCTTCAGCAATCTCCATTGTTCCTTGTTCATCCCATCGAAGATCATTCTCGACACCCGTACTCGCACATCTTCGACAGTATCTCTTATCTGTCGTGTATGTCACCTCAAGTAGCCCTTCAGGTGTGAGTGTCTTTGAAAACACCACATCGTACCCATCTATTCTCCTAATAAGACTCCAAGAGGGTGTTACCTTACGAGGTCGCACACTAACCTTATCTCGATTAAATCCGAGTGCTCTCAAGAGTGTCCCTGAGAGAGAGAAGCCAACCCCCATGAGGTTGTCTGTGAACTTGATTGATTTACCCTCCTCAACGAGGAGGATCACTCCGAGCTTCTTGTTAAAGAAGGACACCATCTCAGATGACTTGTACGTCTTAGATGGGAGCGTATAGGTGTAGCTATCACCCGCAGTTGTCTTTAGGGTTAAAGTGTTGGAGTTGGACTTAACTCGATAAGGAGAAGCTTGAGGTGCATAGAGATATGCTTCACTTGTGTTCCCGCTTTGTGATAGAAGGACACCATCTCTCTTGATCTCAAGTAGACCTTGACCACTGATTGGGGATCTAGGCGATAAGAGCACACCATTAGTCAAGTTGACCCTCTCATTACGAATGAGATGGGGACAAGCATATGCAATTTTTATATCGTAGCTCATGTCACCTCGTCTGTGTATATTGTCTCACAGACGAGGTGTGTCTATAAAGGGATTATTGGGGAGCGACCTTGATCCCCGCTCCTTTGAGTGTGTCTTTAACTTCAGAGATAACCTCATCAACAACCACGTCTGAAGTCAAGTCTCTGACCGCATCAACGATAGGCTTGGGAATGTCGAGTAGGTTCCTCAAGGTCTGTCCACATGTGATGTAGTTATTAGTGGTGAGTTCCTTCTCGAACTTCTTTGGAAGTACAAGTTGTATGAGCCTCATTCTTGTAGCTTCTGCCATCGGTACGGCAATGATAGACTCTAGGTATTTTTTGTCCTTCTCTTTAAAGAGACCCTTACAATAGCTCCTGAACCTGATGTCGGGGTCAACATTTATATCAAGCTTTAAGTCTTGATACTTCATGGTGTACTTGAGCATGGTCTCCTTGAACTTTGTACGATCAAGCATCATAGACTCAACAGGCATATATCCATTAACAGCACTCCACAAAGTGTCGATGACATGCTCTGGGTTCTCTGCTGTATTGACAATGTTGCGGATCATGGTTGACCATGCAGTAGGACCACCATGTAAAGACCCCTCAAGTACAACGCTTCTACCTCCTGAAGTGACCGTAAAAGGACCATTAACAGCTAGGAAGAGATTGACCCATTGGGGGACGGACTTCTCGTACTTCCTAAGTCTCTTGAAGTAGATGGTCTTACCTGCTCTCTTCTCACCAAAGTATCGGTGATTAGGGTCTATACAATCCTCTACGAAGTCTACGAGATTCTTGAGTTGAGGTAGGGTGAGGCGACTGAACCTCTTGATGACGAGAGGGGCGAGCTTAGAACTTGACACCTCTGAGCAGATCTCAGCGATTTGTTGTACGAGTTCATCATTCCATTTAAGACCTACGATGAACATCCAATCCTCATCAACCATACGATTGACCTCAATACCGAGGTTGTACTTGATGTGGTTGATATAGTCGGGGTCCATAGGGTCAATGTCTGTAGGGATAAGACCCTTACGACCCTCAACAATCAAGTCCTCCATCTCATCTCGGTAGTCATTGGGGGCGGCGAGAGAGTCCATCTCATCGCCCTTGAAGTCTTCAGGTGCGAACCCACTTACAAGTGCTTGATCCACTTGGTTACCTGGTTTGGTCTTAACTTTGCGTACTCCCTTTGGGTTGTGTTGGCTGTTGATATAACCCATCACAGAACCGATGGCGGTGGCAATGCTTGAGAAGATACCTGGGTTCTTATGGAGACGATACCATACACCACCCTTAAGCTGTGAAGGGGACAGACCCATCGAGGTACGGGGTGGGTCAGGTGTGGCACTGTTTTGTGAGTGCGGTGTCAGGAAGTACCTGACATAAATCTCGGTTCCGAAGTCTTGGTGATCTGGAGCACCCCTATAGATGTAAGCACCCTTCTTGAGTAGCTTACCCCATGCCTTACCACCTTCACCTTTCCACTCTTGCATGATCTTGCTATGGGCTTCACGATCTTGAGCTTTGAGTTGCTTTTGAAGATTGTCGTAGTTACTAGGGTTTGTAGAAGGGGAAGGGACAGCGGAGGTCTCCCCAAGAGCATGGAGTGCCGCCCAAGCGGTGTAGTAATACTGAGACTCCGTATGTTGCTTATTCTGAACAAGGTAGCCACCAAAAGCTGTCTTGACCCATGCTTGACAAGCGAACTTGATCACTGAGCTCTTATTCGATGCTCTTTTTGAGTTGAAGAAGAGCCACTCGCTCGCCATCTTTAATTGTTTTGAACCCATAGGACTACTCTCCCCCATGTCATTATTGATGTATGTAAAGGATAAAGAAACTATAACAGTGACTTGACACGAGTTTACCATTAGTGTAAGGTGACTTACGACCACGATCCGTCATAACGTGACATCATCCAGGTCGTATATAAACCCTTACGAGGAGTACCAATGCTAAGACTAAAGAACCTTAAGGCGACTACCGTCATTGATGAGATGAACCACCTCACCAAGATGGAGACCGCAAAGATTGATCTCCTAACAGAGATGAAGCGTGTGATGAAGTCCCCACGACCTTCTAGGCGGGCTGACCCCACCGCCGCGTGGAACGCCACACAGCGTTGGCTGTATGATGGCAAAGCGGAGAACTACGAGAAGCTCCGCAAACTCTGTCTCCGCCGTATTGAGGGTGACGAGTCAGCGGGTGATCTTGGTGACCAGCTCTATGAGGATTACTTCATGGATTGGATTGCTGACATCACCCGTAAAGACACACTTGACGAGAAGATCGAGAAGGGCGAGAAGATCAACTTCAACGCTCTCTATTGGTGGTATCGTCAGTTCGTCCAACGTGCCTCGATGAAGGCTGCCCAAGATGCACACAGCCGAGCACGAGGTGCTAAGACCCAAAGTGAACTGAGCCTCAACCGCCCTCACCTCCATGACCTTGACAAGATGGAGGGTACAGGTTTCGCTACTGCTAACGTAGTGTATAACCTAGATGCTGAAACAGGTGCTCAAATCGGTGAGCCTGACTACTACATTGAGGAGTACGAAAGTCCCGTGGAGCAAGAGCTCCACATGGAGAGTGTATACGCCCAAGTCAAGAACCTCCTCACCAATCGACATGGCGAGGAGGAGGGTGGCTCAAGGTACAAGCTCTTTGAGCAGATGATGGAAGGTAAGGGGGGCTTCCAAAACAAAGACGAGTGGGCAGCCTCTTGGGGGGTCTCCCGCTCTGTACTCAACAAGCGTATTGAAGCGGTTGAGAAGCTCCTCCAACGCAACAAGAGCCTCTTTTACCCTTAAAGGTACTTGATGCTCTCAGCGTCGTAGAAGAACGCCTCTATGCTACTTTTGATCTGCTTAAAGTGGCGAGCGATAATGCGGGCTCTCCTTGCACCTTGTGGCAAGAGGAACATAGACCTCCTATCAAGGCTGATCTCAGCGATGATGGAGGGGTCATATTGGGTCCCCGCTTTAATCACCATGATCTGAGTGCCAGAGATTAAGACTTCATAATCCACATGAGATAATCCAACCTGCTTATCAAGCACCATTCTTGCAATGCCAAGAGTGGTGCTTTTTTTTGTCTTGGTCCTACGCATAGAATCGTACATGACGAGATCATAGCGGGGGTCTATCCCTTTGGTGTGGTGACGAAACTGTGAGATATAGTCTATCAGCATATCAGATGACCTTCACCTTGTAACCCTTACGCATGAGATACTTAACAACACGCTCCTTAAGAGCCTTCATGTGGGTTTTATGCTGGGTCAAGCTGTCTTTGTAGATGTTTCCGGTGACTGAGATCGTTTGCTTAGAAAGCATGACCCACAGTATAGATGGCGGATAACTAAACGCCTTGTTCGCCAATATGAACCCAAAATGATTATTTGCATCTGAGAGCTCAAGCACACCTCCCTGTAGGGCTTTTTTTGCATGAAGATCATCAATAGCCTTATAAATAGCACCCTCTTGACCCAAGGAGGGCTGCCAACGTGAGCTAGGGTCAAACCCGTTGCGTACCCTGACCATATAAGGGGAGGACAACTTTGAGACAGTCTTCTCATAAGGCGAAGGACCAAAGAAACCTGCGGTCTTTTTGACTGAAGAGACACGGAGGGCTTTCTTTAGGGTGAATGCCATGTCTTTGAAAGAGTTAAGGGACGCCTCTTTGGATACCTTAAACTCATATTTTTCCATGAGCCTTATAACTGCGACAGATAAGTTGCCTCGATTTAACCAAACTGCCCCATTTGTATATTCAATGCTATAGGGCAGTCCCTCGTTAACCGTTGATTGAGGAGCAACCTTAATAAGGTACCTTATTGCGTCCACTCCCCTTAGCCCCCTTTTATCAATGTCCTTATCTGGACTAGGGACGTAAATGACCTCATATACAGGTAGGTCACCAAGCGTGCTCTCAATATTCTCTTTTCTTCCAAAGATCGCCTCTTTCTCAAGCTCTGCGATACGAGTTTCAAGTTGGGCGATTTTCTGACTTGCTGTTAAGTGTCTCATGTGTACTCCTTCTATGTCTGTACCATGTGTAAACAAGAAGATAAAAGGAGTACAACATTATGGGTGCAGGTATCATGGTGAGATGCGGAGGTGAGGTTCTAATTCTCAAGAGAGCAAACTACAAAGAGGACAAGTATGCGGGCTATTGGAACTTCCCCGGTGGCACAGCAGATGAAGGTGAGACCCCATATGAAACCGCAGTCAGGGAGACTAGGGAAGAGATCGGGGTCTCCACCCCATATATCAAGATCGTTGACCATATAGGAGATCGCATCTACACGATGTTCATCGGGCACGTCCCTATTAAGTTCAAACCAATCATAGATCATGAGCACACTGATTGGAGGTGGATACCAATCTCAGAAGTTAGTCATATCGAGAATTTCCACCCCAAGGATAAGAGGCTCTTTGAGAGACTTAACGTGAGTTTCTGAGCCTATGCTTAGCGATCTCTCTTGCGTTGTTGTCCATCTCATGTGAGGTGGGTCCCCCCTCGGTTGTAAAGGGAAAAGATAATATCAGACCAACTACTGAACCGAGCTGACCTGAGCCAAGAAGGAGACCAATGCTACCTGTTACAGTGACGAGGATTGCAATAATGGCTATCACCGCTATGGTCGCATTACTTAGTTTAAAGGTTTGTCGTAGCGAGAAATAGAAGTGGTCCCAAAGTTTTTTAAATGATGATCTCTTGGGTGCCTCCTCTAGGATCTGCATGAACTTCTCATCTTTTCGGAGTTGCTTGATCTGCCTAGCTATATCCTCCTCCCTCGCTCCTTGAGCGACCTCCACCACCGACCGAGGTATCGAGCTCAGCACTTTAGGTAGCTCCTTCAGAAGGCTGAAAATCGCCTCTTTTTCCATTTGAGCAACCTTAGCATGGGCGACTCTTTGTATCATTGCTTGTCTATTCATCTTGCACCTCCATATAGGACATATACATGGCAAGAGACATATAAAAAAAAATCTACTAAATTACCATGCTTGGAAGTGAAGCCCTATAGACCATGTGTTAGACCCATCTGACCCATACACCCAACCCACACCCGGAGCTACATTCAATGCCTTCCCTGCAAACATCATATGATAAGTCCCCATCACCCCTAAGTAGGGAACGCCCACCGTCAAGATCACGTTAGCCCCTAGTCGATACTTGCCTTCAACCGCATTGACCAATGAAGCACCTACACTCAAACCGAACCCTGTGCTCTGATAGGTTGAACCGATTAGTAAAGAAGGCTCAAAGAGCTTAAGACCCCTCCCCGTTTGACTAGGGTCTACCTTTGGAGTGTAAGTGAATGACCCTTGTAAGTTGGGGTCTCCCTCTAACAGGGTCTGCTCTGCAATCGAGACAAAGCCTTTTTCAGGGTCTACATAGCCTGCATAGATGTGAACCCCTTGATTTTGAGCAGCTCCTGAGCCGAGCTTGTTAGGGTCTTCACTATATCCTATCGTGACGACCTTGAAGGCAAGGTTGAGGTCAAGAGCATACTGACCCTCCCATAGATTAGGGGTCGAAAAGCGAGCAAGGGGTGAGCCATTGACCTTGTAAGGGCTCTCCCAACTAAACTCAAAAGGCTCACAACGCTCAGGATGATCCGCACACCTGACTTGGTCTTGCTTAGATACACCTTTCCATGTGCTTGGAGGAGGGGGCGTCTTAGCTCTATCTACTTTGCCTCCGATGCGGCGGATGCCTTCATTAAGGCGAGTCTCCATGTGTGTGAAGCGTACACCAATACTGTCTATACGAGCATTTGTCTGATCAAGGAAGCGGTCAAGCTCTCTGCGTGTACTCTCATCAAGACCTTCCATAACTTCACGGGTACGATTGATCACCTCAGCTTGAGTGACCATGCGGCTCTCGACCTGGTTGAGTTGAGTATTGAGCTGAGAGATGACGCGGGCTTGCTCAGATAGCTTACCCTCAAGCTGCTCCTTGATCGTTTGGTTGAGGCTTTGAGACTTGTAGTTTGTCCACCATGTGGAGCCGAGGTTAAGGATGACTAGAGTGGCGAGGGCATAAAGACCTCGATTAAAAAGCATAGTGGGTTCCATGATTTATCTCCATCTTAGGGTTGGTCTACTGAGATTACCATAGCCTTGAAGGGTAGGCTTACTATAAAGTAGACAACTATCATTTAACGGAGCACAGACATGAACTTCTTAGACGCATTGACACAAGTCAATCGACCCAACATCAGCCCTAAGCCTTGGATGGCAGAGTGCGAGCTTATTTTCGGAACAAGAGACAACCTCGACAAGTGCATTGACGAGTGTATCAACTCTCCTACAGGCTTCTATGGTCTTGACACCGAGACTACAGGTCTTGACACGCGAGTATTCAACGGAAAGACAAGAGACACCATCGTGGGCATCTGTCTCGCCCCGACCAAAGACAAGGGCTACTACTTCCCTGTCGCCCATAAAGAGGGAGTAGAGCACAACATTCCATGGAGGATCATGGGTCCTGCCCTTGAGCGTCTGTTTGATGTGTCTGTTAAGGCTATCCCTATCTTCCACAACAGCTCTTTTGATATGGAGGTGTTGGAGTTCAACGGATTCACCAAGCAACGTCTAGGTGAGAAGCGTTGGGACTCTCAGGCAGGGTGGCACGACACCTATATCTTGCAGTATCTCCTCAACCCTCGTGAGAAGGGCGGGCGTGGTCTTAAGCACTTGACGAACGTCCACCTCAAGAGGGAGATGATCGAGCTCTATGAGTTGTTTGGCATGGATAAGAAGGGTAGTAACTTGAACTACTCTCAACTAGACCCCTCATGGGAGCCTTGTGTGTGGTACGCCGCGAGTGATGCCATGTGTACGCTTGGGCTCTTTGAGATCCTCTATGCCGAGTATACAAGTAAGCCTGAGCATACCAACTTCATCTATGCGTTGGAGAAGTCCTGTGCTTCCGCTACGCGGTGGATGCACCGCAACAGGGTCTACATTGATAGGGACACCGCCCTGAGCTATGCCCAATCGGGTCAGAAGCTGTGGTTTGACTCTCTCGTAGAGGTCTACGAGGGTGCGTCAGAGATCCTTGGGCGTAATATTATGCCCAACTATGTACGCATCTTGAAGGGAGAGCTGAAGGGTATGAACCGCTTCAATCCCGATGAGGTCGAGGGTATGAGCTACAAGGTACGCCTCGATGAAGCTCGTAAAGAGGCATTACGCTTACACCCTGACCCTACAGAGGTGCTCACTAAGTCTGTCCCATACATTGACCGAGATGCAGGTACGGAGAGTGTTGAGTTCCCCTTAGTCTATGACATCATGTCACCACAGCAGTTCGGTCTGCTTTTGAGAGAGTTGGGTGTACCTGGCTTGAAGGCATCTGAGAAGTCGGGTCAAGTGGTCACGTCTAAAGATGTGATTGAAGTCGTGATCAAAGAGGCGAGTGAGACTTTCCCCTTCATGAAGAAGGTTAAGACCTTCCGTGAGCTAGGTAAGGCTATGGGTCAATACCTCATCCCCTTCGTGGAGGATGTGGGTCCCGATGGGACACTCAAGCCCAAGTTTGATCAGTTCGCTGCCGATACGGGTCGCTTCTCATGTAAGACAAACAGCAAGCCTTGGAAGGTGCTTGATGGTGGCTGTCGTGTACCCTTTCAAGGTATTCCTGCGACCTATGATCCTAACAAGCCCGAAGCTATCGCCAAGATGCGTAAGTGTGTAGCTGTTAGAAACCCTGACTATTGGCTCGCGGCGATTGACTACGCAGGTGTAGAGTTAAGGCTCGTCACCAACTTGAGCGGTGAACCTCTATGGGAAGATGCCTTCTTCCGTTGTTCGGAGTGTGGTAAGGATTACCCTAAAGACATTCAAGAGGATGGATTTGCGGAAGCCCCTCCTGCGATCTGCTCATGTGGGTCGGATAAGATCGGTGATCTCCACACGATCACGGCGGTAGCCTTTTATGGAGAGGGAGCTAAGAAGCAAGACGATTGGAAGAAGCTCCGTGGTAACGGCAAGTCCTGTAACTTTGCTCTCTCTTATGGAGGTACGGGCAAGGCGGTACAGAGGTCTATTAAGGGTTGCTCAGCAGAGGAGGGTGAGGAGAAGTACAAGCTCTTTACCAAGACGTACAAGACGTTGACTGCGTGGTGGGCTCAGCAACACGCTTTTGGGCGTAAGCATGGTTTTGTAAAGACGGGCTTAGGTAGGGTTCAGCCCCTCCCTGACATCAACAACAAGAAGGAGTTTGGTCTCCGTTCTAAAGATGAGCGTAAGGCAGTTAATGGACCTGTACAGGGTACGAGTGCCGACATTACTAAGCTCGCCATGAGTCTGATCTACAAAGCGGTCAAGGAGCGTGGTTGGGAAAACAAGCTCATGATGATCTTGACGGTACACGATGAGATTGTGTTTGAGATTCACAAGGACATCTTGAAGGAGGGTATTGAGCTACTCTGTGAGTTGATGACCCGTAATGAGGCGGTCAAGCGTATGAAGTGGCCTGTACCTTTGCTCGTAGACGTAGAGCTAGGTAAGGATTGGACAGTCCCTTACGACCTCAAAGAGATCAGAGAGGGCGAGGGGGATCCTGAGCTAGTCAAAATCTTTGGTGGTGTAAAGCCTTCGGAGAAGCCTGTTGAGGAGGAAGCTCCTAAGCAGGAGAAGCCGAAGGTGGACACACTTGAGATTGACGAGTTGACTGCGGATAGTGCGGTCAAGGTGGCGATGTGGGTTAGGGAGAGAGAGGGAGAGTGGGACGTGATCTATAGTGGGAGATCAGTCAAGGCACTACTCGTTTAAATGAAAATCCCATCCAACCTCCTGACGTTGGTTTTGTTTTGGAGTTCACGTTTTAACTCACGAGCAACTCTCTTAGGATTTGAGGCATAAGTGAGTTGCAACCAATCAACCCTGATTGAAAATGAAGGGTCATTCCTACCAATGACTTCAACTTGCATATCAGCTTCTCTCCCCTGACTGTCAGTCAGCTCATATTTGACGTAGTAACCTCCGTGGGAATAAGAGTTCTTAAGGTTTATCTGCTCAACCTTATAACCTTCGTCCTCAAACACCTTCTCAATATCCTTTAAATATCTTAGGGGGTGTGCTTTTTTCTCAAGACGAGCGATACGGGATTCGAGGTGGGCGATTTTCTGACTGGCTGTTAGGTGTCTCATGAACATCCTCCTTTAGATTGGTTATGACTTGGGTACGATAAAAGAACTATCAAAGGAGTGGACAACATGAGACCTAACAAAGACCTATATATGGAGTGCAACGATCAAGGCACTCTATCAGCTAAAGACTTTGAGGACACCTTCTGCAAAGTCTGCAAGAATAGAGAGTGTGTACGCTCAGGGTGGGCTTTCAGCACATGGGATAAACGTATCCTTACCCAAGTAGACCGACTACTCGTCAACCCCAACATCGTTGATCAAAACGAGTCTATGGATTGGAGAGAGATCGCCAACTTCGAGGTCTTCCAAGAGCCTGAGAAGATTGAGGTGTGGGGTGGCTCTCCTCCTCCACAAGCTATCATCATATCAGAACCCCCTCCTCCCAAAGAAGAGACAAAATCTGAGCCCGTAGCCCCCCAAACACCCCCTCAAGAGCCAACCTATGAGCCCTTGAACTCAAGCCCCCCCTCTTTCAACACTTCAAGCCATGAGATCATACTTGGGTCAGGTCCACTACCACCACCAACCCCTCAAGCAGACCCTTGGGCAGTCACCAACACGGTGAAGGTTGGTGGTAAGTTCAAGATGGGAGGGTGATATGTCTTATAGGAGACCTGTCACACCTTCATCCGTCTTACCGCCTGACTTAATACGGGGGTATTACAACCGAGACGAACAAGCTATGTTAGAGGTCAGGTCATGGGTAGACAGGAATGGACTGATACTTCTTTTCACCTTTGGTAAGGTTAGGGGTGATGAGAGAGTTATCGTTGATGAACAAGGGGGCATCTATGTCGAGTGGGAGGCTCTACCTAAGAAGAAGGACTTATGTAGATGGCTTGGTGACATCTCAGTAGATACCTTGAGAGAAGCACTCACTCAAGAGTGGACTCGCAAACAGATGTTTGACGAGATAATTAAGACACCAATTACTGCACCCAATGGTATAAGGGGTTGAGGGACTTGATCCCACTAACCCATTCATTTAGGAGTAATGCCATGAGCATTCAGACTCGTATCGCAGCACTTAAGGATGTCATCGCCGCACTTGAGGCAGACGCAATCAAGACCGACAATGGTAACAAGTCAGCGGGCACTCGTGTCCGTAAGGCACTCCAAGAGGTTGTCAACACCTCTAAGGAGATCCGCAAGGAGGTTCTTGAGGCACGCAATGAGGAGAACGCTAACTAAGAGTTAGCTCTTCTTCCTTAAGAAGCTGTTAAAGCCCCGCTACTCTCAACACAGAGGTGGCGGGGCTTTTTTATGGTCGTTTAAGGATGGCTATGCAGTGATAGTTACTTTATATCTCCACCTCAACCAACACAACCCATAAAGGAGATGTCCATGAGACACCTAACAGCTAGTCAGAAAATCGCTCAGCTTGAAAACCGTATCGCCCACCTAGAGAAGCAAGCCTTCCTAGAAGGCATCCAACAAAAAGTCTCAGCTTGGATTGAAGCCAAGCTACCCTATAAGAGAGAAGTGAAGAAGGCAGTTCTTTCTGAGTACTCTATCAGGGACATGAAGAGTGCTGAAAAAGCAGCTAAATATGTGGTGAGGGATCTTAAAGATCCTCATCACATGACCGCCCTCAGCATGATTGTGAAGTCCGAGTCTACGTTCAAGGGTCGAGTGGAGATGGCTCTCAATATTAAGAATCACCCTGAGATGTTTGAGGGGCGTACAGCGTCAGCGTTTGCTGTTGCCGCGTTGAGCGTAACAGCGTTACTTGTGGGTGTTGTTTGGACCTCGATTAAGCAGGTGTTCCGCCTTGCGTCACACAATAAGCAAGGCGGAATTCCCGTGATCGTGGGTGTCATCATCTCCATTTTGGGAGGTGTCGCTTTTCATGAGCTTCTTCTGACTCCTGAGAAAAAAACAAAAGAGATTGGGCACGCCATCTCAAGGGGTTTGATCGGTGAGCTCCCCGGAATTAAATCAATAGAGAAGGTCTCAGAGAACATGGATGAGGTGGTCATAAAACTTGAGATTGCAGACACAGCAATGAAATACCCTACCGACATAGCTACTTTTTATCTCACCTTTGATACAACAAAGGATTATGTTTTCGTTGAAAACAGCTACATCAACGGGATAGCAGGGACATATGAAAATGTTTTAAAGAAGCTAGAGTCTCCAAGAGTTGAGGCTGAGTTGAGAGAAAAAATTAAGATTTGGGAAGATGACGATATTTTTCTTGGGCGAGATGACGATGACATGTCCATATAGTATGAGAACTTAATAGGTCGCCTTGTCCAGTGAGTCCTCTAGACTCTTCATTGAGAACCCGTACTCTCCATACAAGCGATGGAGCTCCATCACACCTGCTTCAGTAGGTGCAACTAGGTGTGATGAGTCCATGCCAAACACATGAGCTCTCACAAAGGTGTTATCTTTTTGGCAGATGTCCATTAAGGTACACCATCCTTGTTGGGCAGGTTGTACATCCCAATGGTTCACTTCATAGAGTACACCCTGTACTACATTTTCAAAGCGGCTTGGTGTGATTGAAGCCACCCCCACCTTATTAGAGGGGTCTGTAAAGATCAGACGATAACCTCGGATACTGCCTTGACCTTTCACCCTTGCAGAGGGGTACTTAGCTATCATTGTAGTGGGGTTCATATCGAGTCCGTATGCGAAGATAAGTGCTTTCATAGTTGTATTCTTTCGTATGTGTTCGCCCGTCCAACCTGAACAGGTTTGGTTGGGTCTTGTAAGGCATTGAGCCCCCCTCGACTTTGAAAGCTGCCTACCGCAGTATTTACAGACGTAGTCGGGCTCCATTAATACCCGCCTGTATTGAACCAACCAGGACCTTTAAGGACGAAGCTCGTCCCACCGACTTGTCTCTCGGTGGGACCTTCACACTTCTTGCATGGAGGGAGAGGGTCTTCAAACTTCTGCATCTTAGTTGTGACTTCTTTACATTCAGGGTTTTTACACTCGAAGTTATAGATAGGCATAGGTCATTGTCCTTTCTTTTTGTTGGTGGTGTCTCCACGCACTTTGCTTTGACGCTCCTCACGAGCTTTATTTTGGAGGGTGTTAAGGAGAGCTTGTAGGTCACGCCTGATCTTTTTAGCCATCATGTGTACATCTTCATCTGCCCATCCATCAGGGTCACGATTGCAACAAGAGATGATTGAGTTGATGTTGTCTAAGCAAGAGCCCGCTTTATCCATAGCGGAGCGAGCTGATCTGAGTGGTCTCATAGGTTTTTCTCCTTCATGGGTGTTATACCGATAGATCATTTATGGGTCAATGTGAGTTGAACTCATCGTGCTGGAGCATATCAGATGGCAAGAACTGACTCCGAGAAAAGAGACATCTACAAGAAGTGGCATGAGCTGATCAACATGAGTGAAACGGCTCTTAAGTCATGGGCAGAAGATGATGACAGGCTTCTTGCGTCTATCAATAGGCAAGAGGCAAAGTCTGAAGGGGGTATCCAATCGGGCTATGATTCCTTCCATCGCATAAAAAGGCGTAAAAAAAAGCCTTTTAAGGAATGGTCGGACTCGGATTTCGATAATGCTAATCAAGAGATAGGCTTCAACTCACGGATGCTAGGAGGCACCCCTGGGAAACCTGTGTCCAATTCAGGGCGATCTAAATGGGAGATCAGTCTTAGGAATTGGGGACACGATCCTTCGTTGAAGTCAAGCCCCGCACATAATAAATGGAAGTCATGGAAGAAGAAGCAAGAGGAAACCAACATGAAGAAGTCACACCAAGTCCGCGTCCTGAAGAGGGCGATTATAGCCACGAGAAACCGCCCTGACCTAGCCCCACAGAGGGAGGAGTACATCCGCCTTTTGAAAGCTCATAATAGCAGGGTAGCTTCGGGTGACCCTAATAAAGAGTTAGAGAAGCCAGCTAAGAAGCTTGGTTTGTCTAGGAAAGATATGTACGAGGCATGGCTTCCACTTTTAAAAAAAGTATCGGGTCTTATCAAGCCTGAGTATCAGGTTCAGATTTCCAAGTTCATTTCGAGTTATGGTCTTTTGGGATTCTTCAATGGGCTCTACAAGGACACCATGAAGGGTACAATCAAGCCCTCAAATCCCGTTGAAAAATTCCTTGCCTCGATCTTCAAAGGCTTGAGTATCTCAAAGACCGCCGAGATGACCATCCGTGTCCTCCAAGCGGAGTCCTTGGATGATATTGCCGAGGTCGGTAGAGCACAAGGTCGGGATATGTTGGGAGAGTGGGGTCTAGGAGACGCTAAACTCAAAAAGCGTATGTATGAGAATAAAGTGGGACGTAACGTCACTTGGGAGGAGTTCGCTGAACAAGTCGAAGATAAAAGGTTGTACACCATGTTGGTGAAGTATCTAACCTATATTGAGGATTCTAAAATCTTTGGGGTTAAGCTCTTGTTCACCATTGTCAAAGGTGCAGGTGTTGCTTGGTTATTAGGAGGCACTCTCGCAGGGATTACTTTCGGCGTGGTTGCATTCCTTAAGTTCATTTTTGCTTTGGCGGTGTGCTTCGGTTGGCGTAATGCAGCTCAGTTTCTTCGTAAGACAGGGATTATGCTCACCGCACTCGCCCCTTCAGTGCTCATAGACCTTGGGAGGGTCTTAGGACTCCCGTTTGATATATTCCATGGCATTGTAAACAAAGTGAGTCAAGCCACAGATGCCGTCGTTAACTTCTTCTCGAAGAAGGCGGTACAAGAAATCCGTATGCTACTTAGAGAGGACATGGACTTCCGCAGGGAGTTCTTGATCACTCAAAAACGCAGACACATCTAATAATCTTTTAATAAGAGCACCCCTCTCGGAGCACCAATCTGAGAGGGGTCTGTTATATGGATAAGAAAGCATGTGTCATAGGGGTCACCCATATCAATGGGAAGAAGTACATCTTTAAAAACAGGGACAGGAACTATATCCCTGAGATTAAAGTCTATCATGTGCTGAGCGAGAATGGTACAGAGATACTCTACTTCAAAGACGAGATATCAGGGTGGGTTGAAGGGATCAATGAGCACGGCATCGTAGTAGCTAATGCCGCCCTCATGGTCTTGGAAGATGAAAAGGCGGGGCTTAAGAAGGGTAAGAAGGTTAGATTCTCTAAAGATGCTCACCGTATGATCTATGCACTCGACACCAACTCATTGATGGAAGCCCTACATAGGGTCACCCACTTCAAAACAGGAGTCAAGGGTCATACAACAGTGTCCAACGCTGAACACACCTACGTCATCGAGCGTACAAGTAAACATGATCCAAAGGTCGAGCTCGTCAATGAACCCCACTTCGTAAGAACCAATCATGGCGTCCACTACCCAGATGCAGGTTATCAAGTAGGTGCTGATAAAGAGTCCTCACACACCCGTTATGAGACCGCTATGTCGGTTATGGAGTCAAGGAATAGAAGCCCTTACGACATCGTCAAGAAGTTCTTTAACAAGAGATTGAAAGATGTACCCAATCCCAATAATGTAGTCCGTAAGACGGACAATATGTTCACCTCTAATCAGTTCATATTTGAACCCGCTAAGAGGAGGATGAATATGATATTGATCGAGGACGATTGCGTATTCCTCGGATACGAAAAGCACTTCTCTAAACCCGCTAAGTGCTCCTTCTCTGTGCGTAAAGTCAAGCCTGGTAAAGACGGGAAAGCCATGCTTGAAAAGATTGAAGCAAAGCCCATCCAAGTAACACTCCCACCCCCTAATGAGAACGTACTTAGAGTCTTTGCGTATGGCTCGCTCATGTATGAGCCTGAGCTACCTGATCTAATCTGCGGTCAGAAGGTCTGTCACTTGAACGGTATGAGGCGTGTCTTTAATATTTACTCTCCATCAAGGAAGCATTCAGTCTTGGGTACTTGCCCTGGCGGTGCCATGCAGGGACTACTCCTTGAGTACCCTATCGAGAACGCTGAAGAAGTCATCAAGGCTCTTGATAAGCGTGAAGGGTTTAAGGAAGGTGACTCAAACAGCCTATACTTGAGAGAAGTTCGTAGAGCTTACTCCACCGAACACCCTCAAGGTGTTCCTTGTATCGTATACATCACTAATGAAGAACATGACTCATATGTTGGTCCTCGTGACGATCTGATTCAAGAGACAGTAGAATCTGAAGACCTGCAAGGATACCTAAGAGGTTGTTCAAGGTCGATGACAAGCCATGGTGTTGAGGACAAGTACCTTGATCGAATCATACTCAAACTGAAGGAAGACCATAAGGTAAGGATATGATACAACTCCTCGCTAAGTTGTTAGGGATTAGAGAGGTCATCGTACCTTCTCCCATCTTCCACCACCATGTAGATGAGCCCCGTAAGTCAGGTCATACATTCTCAACCACCATTGAAGATACATACATGGAGTGGGACGTTGAGACCCTGTGGACACATAGCGAGAGCCTACCTGTTACCCAATGGGAGATACCCGACAGCTTCCTTGAAGAATGGAACTGGGGGTCAGATCACCCTTCTGAGCATATTGAGAGATGTCTTGAAGCCGACCTCTGTTATCCCATTCTCGTATGGGATGGGATCATCGTAGATGGCTGCCACCGAGCGGTCAAGTCTATTGCTCTAGGGTTTTCAACGATACCTTGTAAGGTCATTAACACCATGCCTCCCACCAATCACGACATCCATCCCCATGAGGAAGAGGAAAGCACGGGTAAGTGGACCCACGATGACATGGTTAAGATTTTAAGGGTTGTCTTAGATCAAACCCTCACCCCAAAAGATAAGTAGGGGTTTGTCCCCCTTGCGGGAGATGCGGTACTCTGAGACATTGTGGATGGTGAAGCTAACCTTCCCGGACTTGTCTTTTAGAACCACTCCCTCCAAGAGAGTCAACTCACCTTCAATCAAGTAGGCTTTCTCTACCTCAACCTTGATTGAGGTGATGACCCTGTGTCTATCTCGATTGAAGGTAATTAGGTAAGTTGTATCCTTGGTTGTGACCATATCCAAGAGTACCTCAACTTGACCGCCTTTACGGGTTAAGGTAGCCCCTTTGATCTGATTATAAGAAGGATCGAGGCAGCCCTCTACAGGGCTTGCCATACAAGGTGTGTTAAGCACCATCAACATTAAAAGAGCTCTGATCATTGTGTTAGTCTCCAATACATTTTCTGCACGGTTGATTTTTTACGATTTAACTTTTCTGAGATGTCCTTCCAAGACAACCCATCTTCCTTCATCTTGAGGAGTTCATCTTTCTCCTCATCTGTCCACTTCTTTGTCTTTGTCTTTGTCTCAAGCATCAGGTCGTAAGCCTTTTTCCTACAAGCAGTAGCGGTCTTACCTAATGCTTCACCGATGTCTGACCAACTCAAGCCATCTTCAATGAGTGCCTCTAGTTGTTCTACCTGCTCATCTTTCCAACCTCTAGGGTTTAAGGTGAGCCCTAGTCTTGAGGCTTTGCTCTTAACAGCGGAATGTGTCTTACCTAGCTTGTTAGCAATACGCACTCCGCTCATACACCACCTTCGGCTTCGCAAGTAGGCAAGTTCTTCATCAGTCCATGTATTGCTTCGGTCAACTACAATGAAATCCCGTTCTTCTCTCAAACGGATGCCGAGCTTCAGGAGCCGACCTTTAACGGAATATTCGGAACGGTTGAGCCTCTCTGCGAGTTCTTTAGTAGTGCAAAAAGAAGCCATCGTTTTGAGGATCAAGTCCTCTTCTTTCGTCCATCTTTTGTAGGTCATATAAGTGCCTCTCTAATCAGTATGTTATAGAGGCACTTATATGTTTCAGTGCATACTACCCCTGAGCATCTTGAGCACCTTGACTATTTTTGACACATCTGCCGCACGGAACGAACTCTCTAACTCATTATACTTTGTACGCAAGGGTTTGCGAGCCTTCTTAATGAGTCCATCAATCGTCTTGATCGCGGGCTGTGATCTACGGTCTTTGAATTCGAGGAGGAAAGACCTCAGAGCTTCAAGGGGGCGAGGGTCAAGTTCAAGCCCTGCCTGGGTAAGACCAACCATAGGCTGTATACGATCAATCCAGTAGTCAAGCTCTTTAGCTTTGAAGAGTGTCCTATCACCCTTAAAGGCTTTTGGGTTCGTGTCTATGGGATACTTTCCATAGAGCACCTGACCTCCTCTATGAGGTCCTCTTTTACTGAAGATTGAGAAGTACCCTTGATGCACACGCTCTTTGATCTCCTCATGAAGAAACTGCATCGCTTCACTCTCTGTGTAGAACCGATGTGACTTCTTAACAGACATGCTGGGTGAAGATTCTAAGACTTGTATCTCGTTGCCCTTGACCACAGCCTCATATTTCCTCCACTTCTTATGGGGGAAGAACAAGGCTACTGCGATTTGGTCTTTCAAGAGGTCGCCCTCATGATAAACCTTAGTGCCCTTTGGCATCTTCAAAGTGGGGGTTTCAAACGCTCTCTTTAACATGACATCACACCTTTATCAATCGTTGGTGATAGAGCAACGATAAATCATCTATCAGAGAGCCGTGAACTCCTCCTCACCTGTAGGGGCATCGTCCAAGAGACACTGATAAAGGGTCGTCGGAGGTCTGATCCCCTTATGACTATTGAAGTCAGGCACGAACACCCCATCTCTTTCAAGGGGGTTGTAGTACTCTAAGTCTATGTTCGTAACGATGTGGCTCAAGTGATTAGAATCAAGCATGATTGAAGGATCAAAGTCCTCAAGAACCAAAACCGAACCTGAGAGAGCATTGACTAGTAGCTCGTCCCTCTCTCGGATAAGTTGCTCTCTCAAGTCACAGAGCTTCAGTATCCTCGCTTCAAGGTTATTCCTCAAGTGGCTGATCTCTTGAGCAAAGACCTTCTTTACCTTGCGTATCTGACCACCGATCTGATCAGCTTCTGGGAAGATGTTGGCTTCATTAGAACCGAGCTTACGAGGAGGGTATTTCCATAAGGGCAACCACCCACTCGTATCAACACCTTCAAACTCATCATTAGACTCAGGGTACACAACCCCCCCATAAGGCTGTGTCTCTAAAACCCTGAACTCCCCTACTCTCCTCGTGTCATCATCAAAACGACCTTCTGTAAGGTCTTCGATGAAACGAAATGAGTCAGGGTGGAGGAACATAGAGATGTCAAAGGGGTTACCTCCTTGTGCAATATACGCACGCATGAGCTTCCCTAGTGATGTGTTAGGATCAACGACAAATCCGTCCCTTGCCTCGGTGCAGGAGTCCCCCTCCACCTTGTAGGCAATAGACACATTACCTATACGAGCAAGTTCAGCGTTAATCAACGCAACCCTTGAAGGAGTGTTCTGTCTCTGTAGAAGAACGAACCTTCTAAACTCTAACCATGACCCATGACGAAACATACAAGTCCATCCGAAGCTCATATCAATCTCCTAACAAGGCTTTGAAGAGGTCTATCAGCGTGGTCGGTAAACCTCCCGCAACAACCATCGCTCCTGTGCCGTACCCGTTGTTGATAGGGGGCTTGTTCTGAGCTCCCATGATAGAGGTTACAAGACCTGCCGTACCATCTGAGATATGGTAAGTGGCGTAGATCCCTTCAGGGAGTCTGAAGTTTAAAATGGCATCTATGATAGCTTTGATCTTAGCTATAAACTGCTGTAGTTGAGCGAGGCGTACTTGAAGCCTTTGTATGAACTTAACGACCTCACCCACAATCGTGTCTAAGCCTGCTACCAAACCCTTCAAGAACAACTTAGTCTCATCCATGAAGCTCAAAAACCCTGCAAGGTCAGTCTCGTAGAAGGGTCGGTAGTTAATCCAATCACCTCTGTTCTCCTCACTGACCCCGACAGCAAGTATGCCAAAGCCATTGGTGATTACATCTGCTATGCCTGGTAGATCAAGAACAACTTTCTGTACGGCATTGTCGGTAAGCACAAGGCGGAGATATGGGCTCTCATAGTACAGCCCACTACTAATGAACTTGCGAGAATTAGGCAGCCCGTAATCCTGCTGTTGATCCTCCCATGTGAAGCCGTTGTCCCGCCCATGAGAGAAGCTATAGATGACACCCTCATAATGAACCCCGCCCGAGGTTCCCGTCTTGAAGTATCCGTCTGCGTCATCTCCCTCTTTTGTCTTCTCAAGTATCTCATAGAGGTTGTACCTATAGTCGTTGATAGCCTCCACCATTGAAGATACACTCGAAAGTGATGAAGGTGTGGTGGTGTTGAACACCGCTTTGTCTACTAAATAAATAACCCTACTTGCGAAGCTCTCCCTTGAGAGATCAGCTCTAGCATAGAGATATTTACCACACTCCATGTACCCACTAAATCCCATCTTGTTGTAGATTGAGGCGATGTCACTACCATAGTCTGCAAACTCACCTAAAAGTTTATTATTCGCAGCGGTGTCCCCTACACGACACAACAAGAACGCAGCATAGAAGTTCCTCAGTGCCTTGTAGTACTCATTGAGTCTATTAGTAGGGAAGGTGAAGGTTGTCTCCCCAGACCCTAAAGTCAACCCCTTGACTTTAGTCTTGACTTCGGGAACTACATCTATCGTGTATTCAACTAAGCCCTTAGTATTCAGCACCCTCTGCATACCATGTTGAGTAGTCGTATAGACGGCATCTTGTTCCGCTTCGAGACCATAGATGTTGACATAATATGAGTCTTGGAGGACACCTCCCACTTTTAATGCCTCTGATGGGATCTCCATACGGAACTCTGAGTCATCTGTGAAGGAGGCTAAGAGTGAAGAGTTGTCATACAAGAAGGTTCGGTAAACCTCCGATACATCTTGACCCTCTATCTTGGAGGTGTATATATCATTGTCCCCATAGACCAATAGAGGGGAGTCATTGAAGTCAGGGGTAGGTGTCAAGTCCTTCATCAACCCCTTCTCGACACTACCTGAAGATGGCGAGTACTTTGTATCTGAGTCTAACATCACGCTGTATAGATGAGCAGGTACGGGATCAGGGGTTGAGAGTATCTTAGGCTCTATTACTTGAGGTTTTCCATACTCGTCATACTCAGCAGGTGTCGATGCCCTTAACACTCCTACACCTAGCTTTTCGTTCCTACTCCTAGATGACACACAAACCAAGAAGTAAGGTGGTGCAAGGCTCTCACGCAATCTTGTAGGCACACTTGAAGAAGGGGAGGAGCACTTCCATCGCACTACAACCCCATCCGCCTCTTGACCTGGCAGTCTTGGGTTTGCGGGCGTGGTCACCCCGCCAATCTTGCGGTAGTAGCCTATAGTCACTTGTGTGGGAGGTGGCGTTGAAGGTTGACTATCTTCACCTAAGAACACCTTCAAGAGCTTTTTGATGGGGAGGATGACATCCTTATAGATACGAGCGACCCCATCTGTACCCACACCCGCAAAGAAGTTCAACGCAAAAACCTTCGTATTCTGTGTGAACGCAGGTCTTGTAGGGTCTTGCCTATTTGTCAACCTCTTGATCGCCCTCTGCTCGTATGCGGGGTAGCCCCCTTTTAAGAGTTGGAGAGGATCTCTCAGTTGCTCTCTATCGTAAGTGAAGTAAAACCCCGCGTTCCTGAAGTCCTCAATCAAGGAGTCCAAGAACGAGATGATTGCTTGAACAACCACTTTTAACGGGTCAGCTACGTCTAACAAGAAAGAAGACATCAAGTCGAGCACGCCATTGACCAACCTGAAGGTCAAGTTCAACGCTTCAAAGAAAGCGTCACTACTCTGCTTCGCAGAGATGAGTGCGTCATAGATCTCATTCTCTGCGGGGATGCCAACATGACCCCATGAGTCTCTTGATGGAGACAGACTCCCATCTCTTGGATTAGGCTCAGCCATTGGGGTCTACCTTCCTGTTGGCTTGTTGCTCTTTGAGCTGTGTCTGAACTCTCTCAAGGGCATGTATCTGAGACTGAACTTGACGAGCTTCCTTCTCATAGTAGTCCTTGAGAGCAATCAAGTTGCTCACAAAGTCCCCTAGCTGAGTACCCTCAAGGTTTGGTCTCTCTGACTCACTCTTCCAATCACTCATATGATGTCCTCCAACGCTGTTAGGTCAGGGTTTTGATAGTCGATCCTATCCATGCGAGGTAAAGTACCTGTCACTCGGTTCGTCCTCGTATTAATCCATGCATACCTCTTACTCCTCATACCCATAGAAGAGATACCATTCCCTATGAGCGTAACCATACCCTCAAAGAGTGTATGCCCTTGAGCCTCAAGCTGAGGGTCTTCAACAAGTAGCCTACGATCCGTTAAAGACAGCATTGTGTCCGTGTAAGGGTACGGAGGCTCATGCGGCGTCAAAACCCCAAAAATCAGGTCATTAGATGGGTGTGTGGGGTCGTTCTCACCTACAAGGTAAATAGAGTCTGTCTGCTCATACGCAGCCCATGTCAAAGGTAGAGGCACAAGTTGATTAAACAGCCTTACCCTCTCAGACCATGACAATACTCTCTCCCTGAAAAACAACACAACCTCCGCTAAGTTTCGATCAAGCAAGTCTCTCCTCTTAAGGATGCGATAAGAGAAGGGCTCTATGCTGTCTGAGCTTGTAGTGTATGTCCCATTGTCGATAGGAGAAGTCACCCTCAAAGGGTTCGAGGTGTCCCCATCTACAGAAGGTAGGAATATCTCATGTGGGTTTGAACTACCTGAGATAAACTCAACCGTCAAAGATGACCCGTCAACACTAATGACCCTATAGGATCCCCTGTTGTCATCTAAGGTGTTCGGCTGACCCACACCTAATGGTCCATCGCCTTGTGCAGGAGCACCCCTCTCTAATGGGGCACCCTCAAGAGCTCCTTGAGGGTCTATCACGAGATAATAATCTGAAGGTGTACCCGTGATTAGCTCAGAGAAGTCTACACTAGTGTCTTCAAGAGTATTCTCCGTAGGCACACGAGCTGTGGAACTATAGATGAGATCAAAACCATGCTCAAGGAACTCGTTGAAGCTCTGCTCTTGGGGGATCAAGTGTGTTCTTGTAGTCACCTTGAAAGATACCATGTCACCATTAGGGTCACCCGATAATGAGATGCCTTTAGCTGAACCTGGTGTAGCCTCAACAATCTTCATCTTGAAGACCTCATCACTTGAGCTGTCGTACATAGTGATGTAGTCACCAACCTTCAAGGCTTCATCAAAGTCACCCACTTGAGTGTCCTTGCCCCCTAGTGCCTCTACACCAAAGACATCAACCTTCTTAGAGGTGAGTGTATAGACGCCATCTGTGAAACTAAGATGGTCAACCAAACCTACCTTCTGCTCATAGAGGTTTTTGAGACCAAGTAGTGAGTTCAACATCTCAAGCATGATGCGAGAGAACCTCCTGAGCCTACGCACCTTGATCGTACTCACCTCTGTGAATGTCCAAGCAGGTAAGTTACCTAACCCAACTTCATCAGCAAGTGATCTTACTTGAGAAGTCCCATCATTAAACACCTTTGGTGTCGTACCCCTATAGTCTCTCATTAAGCGAGGGAATGCTCGATCAAGATGGATCGCTGCTTCCGCCGTGATGGTCAGAGTAAAGCTATCATTAGGCGTTAAGAACCCTTGCCCATAGGTGTTCCCTTGAGGCGTGTCTTCTATCGTAGGGAAGATAGACTCCCATGAACCGCCTACTAAATTAGATGGGAGTAAGAGAGCTCTCATGATGCCCTCCTCATCCCTCTCAATATAACTCTCATCTACCGTGACGGATACGGACAAACCACCCGCTAAGGTGAGGTCAATGGTTAATGGACTAGCTAATGAAGTTGGGACTTCATAAGGGAGCAAGCCTGTAGCCAAGAAGTTAAAAGGAACCTTGTGGATGCCACAAACGACTTGACCACCTGACCCAATAACACTGTTCATCTGTTGGTAGGTGAGCTCCTCTACCTGGTTAGAGTCTACGTTGCCATAAGTGGGGTTCTCAGTGCCATTGGCGGATGAGAAGGTGAACGTCATCGAACCGCCATTGATCGAGTCATACTTCAAGCGGATGTAAGACCGATAGAACACTTCATCGAAGCTATTGTTCTGTGTAGACGCAGGCTGAGTCAGGTAGTTGTCATTCAAGAGGATGATGGCTTCCATCAAGCCCGACCCATTGTAGTAAAGACTCAAGTCGCTGCTGTCTGTCACAAGCGTACCTGTACCATCACCATTATCGAGTACCTCCACTACAGTGGGGAACACTACAGGCAAGATATCGCTAGAACCAATCTGCTCTGTGTATGTGGCACTTAACGCTGAAGGGGTTATCCTCTTGACTCGATGAACACCCGCGTTGTGACCTCGCTCAATATAGACCAAGTCACCCTCTTCAACATTAGCTAATGAACCTTCAAAAGACACAAGGTTCGTCAACTCAGCCGGGGCGGAGTCTGTTGTACCTGTTGGGTCAATCCTGCCATATTCACCTGAACCAATGAAGATGACCTCTCCATCTCGAACCTCAGCACCTACAAACAAAGACATAGGATCGTTGGTTCGCTCAATGTCAAAGAGACTCCTTACCCTCAAGGTGTTGGCGTCAATCACATCCCATGCCTCACCTAGTCGAATATGAGAGTATCCGAAACGACTAAAGGCGTTAGCATAAGACTCAATAAGCTGTGTTCCTATGCCCCCATACTGCCATACGTTCATTAGTGACCCGTAGACATAGAATAGTGGTGTCACATCTAATGGGGCGACACCACCTCCCGCTGCCAATAACACAGAGGGGTCGGTGTCTGATTGTATCCATGTTGTGAAATCAGCATCTGCATCATAGAAGCTCAACCTGTCCGAGAGGACATACGAGTTAGTATTCAACCCGAACCTCATGTCGATGCGATAGTTCAAGAAGAAGTCAATAGAGAGCGTCCTCGTGTTTACCCCAATATCCGCAGTCACATCGAGGTCGATGAGGTCTGTCCATAACGTGTTAGTGATCCATGTCTCATAACCATTAAAAGGCCACTGAGGTTCCTCAGCTAAGGTCAACACATTAGGGATAGGTTGTTGGAGTACGCCAATCGAGGTGGCGGAATAAGACACCGTCAAAATGTTAGTCGCAACCTCAACCACACCCGTAGGTGAAGTCGTTGAGACAATCCATGACGCCCCGTCATACCTGAACGTGATCTTGTAATGGAACTCATAAGTGGTTGGGGCATACACATGAAGGATGAACGTGCCATTAGTGTTGAACACCTTGTCCATGATGTCCCCTACGGGAAAGCCATTACTGAACTCAAACTCCACCAACGACTGATCCCATTCAGAAGTAGCCACGTTGAAGATGAGCGTCTCTTGGAACGTCACACCCGACCCTAGACCCGAAGGCAACATGTGTACTTGAGCGTTCAAAACCTCATATGAAGCACCATCACTCGGTGTCTCAAAGAAAGGTGGACTCAACTGAGCCCCATCTATAGACATGAGCTCCATGATGCCCGTTGCCCCACTACCATCTACCCCACTGTCATCTGGACGAAGTAGAATCAAGTCCCCCTGTCTAGGGGTCTGTTCAATGAAGCCATTAAGGTTAGAGAAATCCTCAGATGTCACAAGATGACCACCCGTGATCTGTGTCAGATCATCACGAACCTCATCTGGGTACTCGTACTCTAGCTCACCTGAATACAAGTTCAACGTCTGTGCTGACCCCGCTTCAAAGTTGGGTTGTATCCCCTCTAATACCTCACGCTCCCCTAGCGTATTCAAGTAAGGGAGATCATGGTCTCCTGCGTCACATACATCAAGACCCTTGAGAGCAGGATACTCAAAAGGAGAGGTGTTCGTATTGTTGAACGTCACAATACCCTGTAGGGGAGCATACGCTTCCGGTACGTTCTGACCCGTCAGCTCTTGAAGGGGCCAACTTGGTTCACTCAAGCTCGGTAATGAGATGTCATAAAGCTCCCCCGTTGCTGTGTTCAACCCTACATCAACTCCGATGCGGAACGTAGAAGGTTGAGCATCAGACTCATCAAGGTCTGCTCTGTAGGAAAGAGCAAGTGTATCCCCCCTCTTGGGTACATATGTGTAAAGGTCATCCCCGTTGATCGAATACGAGGAAGGCACTCCATTAAGCACCACAAGACACCCTTGATATATCGCACCCACCCTAGCTGTCTTATATGCTGAAGCACCATCGTAAACAGCCAACTCCGCCTTGTTCAAAAGATCATGGAATACACCATCCACGCTGATCTTCAGCTTATCACCGACACTCAACCCTCCAAAAACATGACTAGGGTCACCCGTCAATACATCAGGCGTATCTCCACCGTAAGTGATGAACTGAGAGACATCAGGATAACCTGTAGTAGAGTCTATCGGAAAGCTCTGTAGTTCCACCGCAGATAAAATGAACGTAGGCTTACCCGCTGACAATGGCTCAAAGTCCGCAAAGCCATCTCGTGAGTAGTTTACAATCCTGAATCGAGCGGGGCGGCGGGCTAACGTAAGTGAGGTGATGTCTGTAATCCGACCTTGTGCGTCATTCCCAACAAGGGCGATCACGCTGCCATTAGTCGTTGAGTCTAAGTCACCTGGTACTCGGTAGGTGTAGTACTCTGTCCGCTCATTAAACAAGCGACTATAAATACTAGGCTCTGAAGCCCTCGCCCAACGAGCAACATAAGGGGAGACAGGCACTCCCGTAGTGAAGTCAAACACCCTAGACCTGTCCCAACCTACCATCAAGTAGTCGTCTATCTCGTTCTCCACCAATGAACCCTGATCTTCCATCAAGGCTGTAAGCTCTCTCACATCATTGACCGACATGGGATCACTAGGCAACATATACCCTTGCTCTAAAGCACGAGCCGCCAACACTACATAACGAGGATACACCTCCATCGTTAATGGATCCTCAAAACCCGCTCCTCCCCAATCACCTGCTATCGGAAGCTCAAACTTGAACTGACCATCATAGTCCCCAACCAAGCTCCCTGTTGCTGTTGAAAGCACACTATCTAAAGGTCTCAAGTACCCGTCATACTCCCGTATGCGATCTCTCGCCACAAAGTCATCCGCCAACAAGTCATACAGACCAAGCCCCACCCCCTTAAAGGTCTGTTCCGTAGCTACGCTCTTACCACTCGTAGTCCTTGACCTCAAAGACTCCGCCTTCAAGCGACTCGCCACAATAGACCCATATACACCCTTGTCCATAATCGTCACTTGGAACGTGTCCGGTGACTCAACTACACAACCTGCCGTCACGGGCAACCCCGTATAATCCGTAGGTACCCTCCTCTCCGTATAGCTCACACTATATCTAGGATAACTGACACGACCCCCCGCCACTTGAATAGGACTCAATACACCCCTTGCTGTGTGAAGGAAGTAATACTGATCACCTCCTACTACACCATCTACCAGCTCAACCTCACCCTCCCTTAACTCATAGTCACGACCCTCGATGAGTAGCGTAGCTACCCCTCCACGGTACCTAAGCAACTTGTAATCAATACCCACCACAGAGGTCGATAGGCTCAAGACCTTGTCTCCCTCAAAATAAGACGCCCTCAAGCTCACCAATAGACGAGTACCCGATGAGGTGTATGAGTGTGCCCTCACCTGACCCTCTGCAACCAAGATCGTCACACCCTCCTCTACCCTGACCGTAGACACCCTGTAACACACACCATCCGTGATCACTAATGAGCCCGATCCCATTAACGGACTCAAGTCACCACTCAATCTCAACTCCGTACCCCGTGCTACCGACTCTACACGCACCCCCTCAACCTGTCTAAATGATGAACGGAGCTCATACCCGTCATACACTACAACAGGTACGTTCAGCACATCAAAGCTCTCTGCCTCTAATGAACTCAGCGGCGTTGGACTCAAACCAACTTCACTCGCAGTAACGGAAGTCACAAAGAACTTTGAGAACCCTATAGAGATCAAATCACCCACTGACACTCTGTCTCTCACGTCTACAGGACAAGTCATCGTTGACACACCACTCGACAACGAGAACTTCGGAACCTCAACTCCCGAAGACAACCTCAACACACTCTCACCACCTAATGAACTCGTCACAAAGTAGCTCACATACACATTAGAACCCGTCACATCACTCGTGAACGTGACCTCCTCGTTGGTGAAGCTATACCCACTAGCTAATGAAGCCCCCACATATACGGCGAGGTCTCCAATAACTTCACGACCCTCACCATTGTAAGACCACTTGTACCCATTGATGGACTCCGCTGGCTCATCCACAATCGAGAACAACAACGTCTCCGTAACACGCTCATCAGATCCCAACGGAAAATAACTCGCCTCTACCCCAACACCACTCCTTAAAGGCTCCCTAAACCTTATCACCCCTCGGCTCGCCTCATACCTGATGTCACTAACCTCCTCTACAAGCTCATCATAAACACCCGTTAGAGAAGCCCCGTTGATGTCACACTCCGCATGATCTAACCCCGCTAAGGGAAGACGCCTCAAGAGAACTACACCTACCCAACTAGAGTCCTCTATCCCATCTAACTTAAATACCACATACCCATCTACCACCTCGAAACTCTGACCACCTTGAGCTACTCCCTCTGTGTACTCCATATCATCTATCAAAAGCACATATGAACCACCCAACACATGTGCGTCACCACCCACATAGTACGGGGCTTCAATACGCTCATCCTTCAACACCACTAATGGAACTAATGAACCCCCTGAAACCCTCACACTCAACGTGTCTAAACTAGACACCAAACCTAAGTCTAAATCCCCGTCTATACCATAGACCTTGTAGACCTTCAATGCGTCTCCCGCACTCACCTTCTCAAATACCTCCCCTACTAAACGGGTCATGTCAGGTGTCTCCTCCGCTACATAACCCTCTCGATAACCCCTATACGCTTCCCAACTAGAACCCGACTCTAGTGTACCCCCCGACACCACAACACTCAACCCCAATACAGACTCGATACGCACATACGACTCTCCATCCGTCAACCAATCCCCTGAACGTAGCCCTTCTACCTCTACATCTAACTCTACAGACCTCTCCCCCGTCACCACAAAAACCTCCCCTCCACCTAACCTCTCTCCATATACACTCTGTAGACTCAACACTCCACCAACGCCCACCTCATAGTCCCGACCCTCCACCAAAGTCTGAGACCCCGCTCCCTCTACATACACACTCAAGGTACTCGTACCCGATAACACACCCGGTGAACTACTCAAGAGACTCGTAGCCTCCTTCACGTCACCCTCTAACGTACCCGAACCTATCCACTCAAAACCATTCGGCACCTCTCCAAACCTGTAGCTAACCTCAACCCCCTCTACAAGATCCCTGTCCCCAACCTTGAAGTGCTTACCATACCCATATACACCCACCATGTCTAAACGAGGCTCAAAGTTCAATACCTGATATGTCGAGACACCACTCACCTGACCCACAGCCTCATCGTCAAATGAATAGTAACCCACCACCGAAGGACTCGTTAAGTCCAACCTTAAACCCAACTCCGTGTGCGGCACTAAACCCAACTCTCCTAACACAACCCTCTCCCCTATCGTAGGATAACTCACCTCCGCTCCCACTACCAAATGACCCCTCGTGTCTATATACGCATCTCCTCCAACCACTACCCCATCTAACAACTCCACCATCGACCCATTGACCAACCTAAATGAACCACTCACTTGACCCACTGGTAACAACGAAACCAATGGATTCATATACACACAACCCACTGAACTACCCACCGCACCCACTTCCAATGACTCCTCATAGTCCCCCTCCCCATTAACTAACCAACCCGTGCGGTCACTTAACGCCCACACTAAACCACTACCATTCGGTCTCTCCCCCGTTGCCTCCCCAATAGGCTCAATACCACTACCATCAGGTACTGAGATACGCTCCACTAACCCTACACTATCCTCCCCCAACACAAGACCCTCATACTCATAAATAACACCCTCCTCCCCAAGCAACTCACCCGTCAATAAATCTACTTGTACCTCTCCCCTACGCACAGCTCCAAACGAACCCTCTACATACACTACATCTACATAGCCCTTACCCTTCTCTCTCAAGAGAAGATACTCATGACGTAAAGGCACTGGGCTTAACCTATCCCCACTCACCACACTCTCAACCCCTAAGAGCTCATCACTCACATAGATGGCACTACCCGATAACCCCTTTAAAATGCCCCCCTCCACATAAGCCACTACTCCCGAACTCTCTTCTAATGGTACATCCTCACTCCCTATCAAGTACACCCCATCTAACGTGTGTAACTCCCCACTCGTACCCACCTCGTCCCCATTAGATACCTCCACTCCCTTACCACCACCCTTCAAAACCCAACGACCTCCCTTGTACTCGAACCTTGTACGCACCGCGTCATTCTGAGTCCACCAAAAACCCATACGCCCTATCGTAGCCACCGCACTACTCAAGCCCGCTTGATCACTCTCAATCACCGTACCCCCATACAAAATACGCAACGCTCCCGTTACACTCTCTACTACACCATCCCTTAAACCCGTAGCATAGTAATAGAGACCTCCCACCTCCTCTATGTACGTCAACGTGATCTCCCTCTCCCCACTCCATACTGAACCATCACCCTTAGCTATCCATAAGACATCTCCAAGAGATCCTATCTCATACGCTACTCGACCCCTCACCTCTCCACCACCCACCACTCGGTTGTCTATACGCCTTAACGCAAGACCTGTCTCCTTGTCGTTCTTCTCCCCACTACGGACATCAAGTAATACTTTGCTCATATCTCTAGCTCCACTCAGATGGTCAGACCATAGACTACCACCCACATAGATAAAATATCTCAGAACACCGATAACGATAACGGACTACTCAACGCAGCTCCACTACCCGCTCCCGCTATCACACCACTCACCGATACACCACTCATACCCAACCATATACCCCTACCTATACCACTCGCTAAATCCCAAGCTCGCTCACCCCTCACCCCCTCACTTATCAATGAACCCCATATCAAGTCTTCTAAGTCACTCGATGTACCCAATATACCAACCCCTACAAAACTACCCACCACCGCACTCTCACCCACTACATCGTACACACCCGCAACAGCCTCTCCAATAGCCCTAGAAAGAACGTTTACACCCATATCCTCACCTACCCCTAGACCCGCTCCTTTAAGGCTTAAAATGAGCTGTTCTGTTAAAGGTGGAACTATGAAGCTACCCTGAGCATATCCTGTACCCGCTACTCCCGTTGCTATGACAGGTACTACCACTAAGCTACGCAGCCAATGATACAACCCCTTCTCTACACCTAAAGCAATCGCCCTAGGATAAGGAAGTCCTACCACCTCTGCCGTGATCGTGAGGTTCAACTCTATTCTCGATGATAAGGCTCCGTCTATTAGCATATGCTCTCACCTAACCCCATAGATGGTTCGTAAATAAAGTCTACCAAGTGCCCCCCCCCTACCCTCACTGACACTTAAATAGTTGTTGACACACCCACACACGAAGATGTGGTGGTATGTCGGTGTCTACAGGGTGACATACGCTTCGAGTATAAAAAGACTATTGAGAGTTAAACCGACACGAAAAATGAGAGCGTTGAGTTGAGTTGGGTTCTAAGGGTAGGTATTGGGTCAGTAGGTTATTTATATGCGTATGGTGTGTAGCCCCTTAGAACTATTGAGGAGAGAGAGATGGCTAAACACGCAGAGAGAGAGATGGGCTTATTGCCTATCATGAATCCGCTATACAACTTGAGAGAGATCTCGAAGCAGATGGCGTTATTGGAGGATCACTTGAATCACCCTCGCAAGAGGTGTCCTGATTGTATTAGGAAGCACTTCTTGACGATAGAGGCATTATTTGAGGAGGCGGTATCCTTGGACAAGGAGGGTAAGTATGTGGAGTTGCTTGATGGCAAGGCACAGGAGATGAGAGATTTACAGGGGGCGTGGCTTGACGGCAGGGATGGTAGGGATGCGGACAAGGTATATATGGTAATAGCTCAGGGTATCCGTGCGATGCGTAAGGAGTTTGCCCCTATGTGTTTTGATGTGCGTAAGTTGGCTTCGTTGAGGGTAGCGAGCAGGTATCTTCTTAGGCGGAGGTGAGTGGGGTTTCTTAGTATCTTCTTCTTAGGCGAGAATCCTGACGGCTGAACCCTTTAGGGAGGGTAGCACCTGTGAGATCAGCTCCACTGAGGTCTGCTCCACTGAGGCCAGCGTGACTGAGGCCAGCGTGACTGAGGTCTGCTCCACTGATTTTAGCGTATTCAAGGTCAGCGTGACTGAGGTTAGCATCATTGAGTTTAGCCCCATTGAGTTCAGCACCATTGAGTTTAGCCCCATTGAGTTCAGCCCCATCGAGTTTAGCCCCTTTGAGGTTAGCTTCACTGAGGTTAGCTTCAATGAGCTGAGCATCATAGAGTTTAGCTTTAGTGAGGTTAGCACCATTGAGATAAGCTCCTGTGAGATCAGCATAACTGAGGTCAGCCCCACTGAGGTCAGCTCCTGCGAGTTTAGCTTTAGTGAGGTTAGACCCCATGAGGTAAGCCTTAGTGAGCTTAGCCTTAGTGAGGTTCGCCCCTGTGAGTTTAAACCTAACGAGGTTAGTTCCACTGAGGTCAGCGTGACTGAGGTTCGCCCCATTGAGTTCAGCCTCATAGAGTTTAGCCCCTGTGAGTTTAGCCCCTGTGAGATCAGCATCTGTGAGATCAGCCCCCTCAAGGTTGGCTCCACTGAGGTCAGCCTTACTGAGATCTGCATCTGTGAGGTCAGCCTTTCTGAGATCAGCACCCTTGAGGTTAGCGTTATTGAGCTCAGCATCTGTGAGATCAGCTTCAGTGAGGTTAGCCCCACTGAGATCAGCCTTACTGAGCTTAGCTCCTATTAGGTCAGCCCCTCTGAGATCAGCATCTGTGAGATCAGCCTTACTGAGATCAGCGTTATTGAGATAAGCATCTGTGAGATCAGCCCCTCTGAGATCAGCACCCTTGAGGTTAGCGTTATTGAGCTCAGCGACAGTGAGATCTGCATCAGTGAGATCTGCATCAGTGAGGTCAGCCTTTGTGAGGTTAGCCCCTCTGAGGTTAGCCCCTCTGAGCTTAGCCCCAATGAGCTTAGCCCCAATGAGATCAGCCTTACTGAGCTCAGCCTCACTGAGATCAGTCCAACTGAGATCAACACCACTGAGATCAGTCCAACTGAGGTCAAGACCACTGAGGTCTTGACCTGAGAAGTCTTTCTCCCCCTTAGCGAGTGCCTCCACTAGGGACTCCCTAGTGTGCTTAAGATTGCCCTTTAGGGAGGCTTGCTTCTCTAGATGAGAGATACGGTTTTCGATTTGAGCGATTTTTTGACTGGTTGTTAAGTGTCTCATGAGTGAGTCCTTTCTTAGTTGAGTTGGTTAAGGTATAGATAAATTAAAAAGGCGACCCGCTTCCTTGACTAGGAAGAGGTCTGTTTTAGTCCGCGTGGGTGATCTTTACGTTGTAGTCACCGCCCATGTCGTATGAAGGGATATGTAGGGTCATCCCCTCCCATGTGACGAGGCGGGGGTCAGTATAAACAAAGAGAGCATCCTCAGCATCCTCCTCATCACAGAGATGCTCAGGGCAGATAAGGAGAATGCCTGATTGAAGATAGAGGGTATCACCTGTAGACAGATGATAGTGACCGACCCCCAACCTAATGGCTACTAGAGGTGTGTGCCCGCCGACATAGAACAGATTAGCTTGACCTTTGTTGGGGGTATTCTCCAATAGAGTCTCGATATGTTCCTCAGCAATAGCGTGTATGGGGTCTCCGAGATAGCACTTCATTAGTTTAATCCTTCTTAAGGAACTTGACTTGGTGGGTTGCAGGCTTGTTAGGCAACCTGTTGAGGAGTTGGTCCACCTCAGCTTGAGGGGCTTCCTTATAGAGAGCCCATCTGAGGTTGCGGCTCTCGGCAATGTACTTCTCATAGAGATCAATGCCGAGTGCTTCAATGAGTTGATCCCTTGACAGCCCCTCTAGGGAGACCGAGGGTCGTTGAGGTACAACGAGAGCCTTTGAGCGGATACCATTAAAGGTAATGGTCTCTTGTCCGTCACCTGTGTGGTCAATGAGCTCTTGTTTAAAGTCCCGTACAATGTCTTGAGCGAGGTGGCTGAGATACCACAGCTTAGAAGCGGCATCAATGCGGTGCTCAAGAGGTGCGTTCGTGTCTTGCACGATGTCAAAGAGATAGTTCATGTCACCACCTCCCACTCATGGTACCACCTTGTCCTTGAAGTGCGATTTGTTGTCGCTGCGACCACAGGACCAAGTGATAGGGTAACCTCATACTGAGCCCCACTCTTAGCCCCTTTGATAGTGACCTTCGAGCCCACGGGGATCGTCTCTAAGTTGTCAAAGAACGCCTTGACTGAGGCGAGTTCATTTTTTTCAGGGATGCGGTACTTGAGCTTTTTGAGCTCAACACGCCGCGTGTGTTTTGCAGGTTGGTTAGGGTGCCCTAAAACAACTAGGTCATCTTCCTTATGGAGAATGAAGAAGTCCATACCCTTGAGGTACCCACTCGTCACAGAGACAGGTGTACCTACTTCAAGGGGTAGATTCTTGTAGTAGTCCTTAATCTCTTTGACCACCTTCCTCACAGGCTTGGGGTCATGGTAGGTGGTAGCCACATCAAGGCTGATACCACACAGAGGTTGCTCAACTAAGTCAATGTCATATCCATCAGGGTTGGTGCCGTTCATGGCGTAGTAGTTGATGCAGATCTGCTCCGCGAGGAGCTTGTTCTTGTTAAAGTCCATTATGACACCACCTCCAGCTCACAGGTGAGCCGATGAGGTCCCCATGTAGCATCCTTATCCTCAGCGACTCGAACATACAAGTTGTTCGGCTCAACCTCAATAACCCACCTTAACCCATCGAACGAAGGTGAGGTCACCTTGTCACCGACAGAGATATCTTTATGTTGGTACTCGACCTCGTCCTTGTTAAGAGGGCGAGACCTGAGCTGAGAGATCTTAACCCATGTGGTTGACACATAGGAGGTGAGGGGGCTCTCAGACTTTGGGTAGTCAAATGAGACCAAAGCATTGTCGCCCAAGACTTTTAAGATAATAGCCTGAGCCCCCTTGTACCTCCCCGACTTTGGCACAACAGTAGTACCTACCTCAAGGGGTAGGTTCTTGTAGTAGTCCTTGATCTCCTTGATCATCTTCTTAGCGACACTAGGTGTGCTGTAGGTGGTAGCCACATCAAGGCTGATACCACAAAGGGGGTAACCCACTAAGTCAATGTCATATCCATCAGGGAAGGTACCATGCATGGCGAAGTAGTTGATGCAGATCTGCTCCGCGAGACGGCGGTTGGCATCTTTGAATGGGTAGTCAATCATGAGAGCACCTTGAGTTCCTCAGTTAAGAAGGTGAGACCGTATAAAGCTTTGGGGTCGGGGCTGACGATGACTTTAAGTCCTTCAACTTTAATCACAAACATCACCTCACCCAACACATCCACCTTCGTACCAACCGCAGGAGGTGTCTTGGGGATCCAAAAGGTCTCCCCTCTAACGAGCGGGCGAGCCTTTACCTTCGCTGCCTTAACCCACACATACGACATGTAATCAAATTTCTGCCCAACATATGGGTCGAGGGTCACCAAGAGATGTCCATTTGACTTAATGATGACGTTTCCATTCCTGAAGCCACCATACATACGACCTGCATTGTAGGTAACAGCAAGACCCTCTGTGATGGGGAGATTCTTGTAGTAAATATTAATCTCCTTGACCACCTTACGCACCTCTGTGATTGGGGCATAATCCTCGACCTCCTTGAGGTTCATTCCACATAATGCTGTAGTAGATAAGGTGGGGTCATACCCATCAGGGTTGGTGCCGTGCATGGCGAAGTAGTTGGCACTAATGGTTTCAGAGAGTTGTAAATTCTTGTTAAAATCCATGTTCATTCTCCTTATGCGTTGCGGTAGTCAAGGACAAGAGCAAGGACATCAGACTGAGCCCAACCCATTGAAGGGATGAATGTAGCCTGCTCACCTTGCTTGATGATGTCACCTGACAAGACACAGGTGACATCACACTTGACCTCGTGGACGGTTGCAGTTGAGAGCCCCGCTGAACGAGGGATCTTGATCTTCTTGAGATCTACCCCCCTGTCCTGCCCCATCTTGATGATTTCCGCCTTCACCTTGCGAGCCTCCTTGCGAGCCTCCTTGATCTCCTCCTTCTCACCTAAGCAGGCGGAGCGGAGGGGACACCCCTGACATACAGGGTCTGTCTTAACCCCCTTAGTGAAGCAAGGGGTAGCCCTCATCATCAAAGCCATAGTGGTAGGGCATGAGGGGTCATAGAGGCTAGAGACAGCCTCGTTTGTTGCGTTCTCGATTTGCTTGTACTCGTTCATCATGATGATGTTCTCCTTTTCAATCACATGTCAATGGGGGTAGGGGCGTCAACACTCTGCTCGTTGACAACGTCTGAGCTGAGGTAGGTGTCGATAGCACCCTGTAAGGCATCACGGTTGTGGTCCTCCATGAGGTGACCAACCACGCTCTCAAAGGTGTCCTTGAGAGCGTGGTTGAAGGTGTCTGCAAGACCCTCTGCGAGCCAATCAAGTGCGAGGCGACCCCACATCTTTGCTTGACGCAGCGTGACCTCGATACCCATGCGATCCTCGTGGCTTACACGGCGAACCGCACGAATACAATCAGAGAGGGTTTGCACCTCAAGCTCTGTGAGGACAGGGAAGGCAGCGGCGATCACCTTCTTCTCAAACGCTTGGGTGTGAGGTGGGACCATCACCGCTGAGAGGCGTGAAAGGAAGCTCGCATCCTTCGGGCGGGTGATGTTGCCACGACCCCCATCCCCATCAGCACCTGAATTGGAGGTGAGGATAACGCGAGTACCCTTGAGGACAGGGAACATCTTACCCGTCACAGGGTGGGCGATCTTCTCCTTGTCAAGCTCAGTCGTTTGGCGGAGGAACTCGACCTGCTCAGGGGTGGCTCGGTCATAATCACTAAAGAGGATGATTGAGGGGACGGTGATCTTGAGAAGCCCCTTGTCGTCAAGCCTCTCCACCTTGTAGTTCTCCTCCTCCATCTGCTTGATGAGATCCTCACGAACCTCACTCTCAAGAGAGGAGAGATCACGCACACAGCTCACACCGCGTGTCGCACGGAGGAGATCACCATCAGTGACCTTCGTCACCGAAGCTCCGCGAACCTCAACGAGCTCAACACGAGCAAGGTAGTCAGCAGGGTTGACGCCCACCTTGAAGGCGAAGCGGGCGAGGGGGCGGTTGGTGGCATGGGCGAGGGCATCTGTCCACACCTCCTTACCCGTGCCCGCCGTGCCGTTCACTACGAGGTGGCTCTTCTTCTGAAAGAATGTGGCGAGGCGGAGAGGGTTCTTGCTTGTGGAGGTGTCCTCCACATAGTCATCAGCTCGCTCGCCTGGTAGGTAGCCTGCGTCGATGATCTCCTGCTCGGTGAGAGGGGATACGACTCGCTTGATGCCGAAGAACGACACCGTCTGAAGTTTATTAAAGTTAGGTGCTGAACGCATCTATAGTTTCCTTTGTGTTAGGTGTTAGTGGTAGAGGCGATCAGTGCCTCTCTTGCTTACTTATATAAAGTAGAGATCGGGGGGGAGTAGTTTAAGTCCCCCCCGTACACTCTTTCATATAAATATGTACATGAGGAGACGCACAGTGTGTCTCCTACTCAATGACAGGAGACACATGAAAACTGACAAAGACAAAGACTACACGAAGCGTGACCCTCTCGCCTTCGCACAAGGGGCGTTTAAGGGTATCCTTAGCCACCTCCCACCAGGTGTACAGGTGAGACGGGGTGGTAATACATTTGCGATTGGGGCTAGGTTCCCTTGGCTCTGCTTCGCCTCCGCCATGAGCAGGGGCTCATCTCGGATCAGCGAAATATACTCCAACGCTGAGTACTATTACAGGAGGGGGTCGGAGAGTGTGGTGCTCTACCTCCCTGCCCCCTCCGCCGCAGGGGTGAGCACCATCAATGCCTCCGCAGCGGTGGGTGGTGGAATGCACGAGGCGGGGCATGGTATCTGTGATTGTGCAAACGACCCAATGCCGACCCTTCAGGAGTTTAAGAACAAGGTGGGCAAGCACATCCGAGCGGATGTGAACTACATGAAGGCTGAGATCTTCAAGTGGACGAACGTCTACGCGGACATTCGCCTTGAGAACGGAATGGCTAAGCTCTTCCCCCTCACGAAGGTTCGCTTCTTCGCTATTCAGAAGTGGATCCACACCCTTGAGTCTAAGGGTCGTGGTAAGACCTTCGCGGGAGACTTCCTCATGGCTCTTAGAGATAAGGGCAAGGGGTGGGTCAACGAGGAGAGCGAGGCGGTCTATCAAGAGTACTCACAAGATGCCCGTGACCTAGTAGACGAGATGGAGGAGTACATCAAGATGGTTCTCCCCAAGACCACCGATTGGACTACGACTGCACACACGCCGTTGCTCGCGGCGATCTTGACCATCAACAAGCTCCATGACATGAAGCAAGAGCAAGAGAAGGAGCAAGAGAAGGAGCAACAGGAGCAGAGTCAACAGGAGCAGAGTCAACAGGAGCAGAGTCAACCTGACGATCAGTCTCAAGGTAGTGGTGACTCACAAGGTGAGGGTCAAAGCTCTCAGCAAGAGTGTGATCAATCTCAAGGTGGTCAGGGTGGTCAAGAGAGTGGTGGTCAAGAGAGTGGTGGTCAAGAGAGTGGTGATCAAGAGAGTGGTGATCAAGAGAGTGGTGGTCAAGAGAGTGGTGATCAAGAGAGTGGTGGTCAAGAGAGTGGTGATCAAGAGAGTGGTGGTCAAGGTGATCAAGAGAGTGGTGGTCAAGGTGATCAAGAGAGTGGTGGTCAAGCTCAAGGCGGTCAAGGAGGGCTAGACGACCTGCTCAACTCAAACAGAGGTGACCTCATGGACACTGCCAAGAAGTCACTAAGTGACCTCTCCAATGACCGCCTCTCAGATGGTATGAGAGACCTCCTTAATGAGAAGGTAGATGAGGCTCTTGAGGAGGTTGAAAAATACCTTCAAGGAGACAAGGATGCTCTCAGTGATCTTACTCAGATGGAGAAGCTCATATACATTCATGCCCTTGAGATGATCAAAGACGCTCTAGAGAGTGGTGACGATGAGGCTCTTGAGGAGGCACTCAAGAAGTTACTCCAACAACAGGGCGAGGGCGAGGAGAAGGGTACAGAGGCAGGTAAGGAAGAGACCCAATGGATTGACATCGACAGCCTCCTTGATGGTCAGGGTGAAGTCCTCGACCCCTCATCAGCCATGAAGAAGGACTTTAAGGCTCAAGAGGCACTCCTTGACCACAAGGTCTATGTGCCAAATGGCATCCCCATGATTCGCTCTAAGGTCAACCCCCGTATCCGCTAATCACACCCACACACAAACCCCTAAAGGAGGGAACACATGACACAACGTAAAACAAAAGAACTCATCGCTAAGATGAACAAGAGCGTCAACAAGCTACGCCGCGAGCTTGAGGTGCAGAACCTCGCAGAGGGTACTCACTACATGGGCACACAGCTCAACCGATCAGCCCTCGTCAAGGGCGTGGTTCAAGCTAAGGTTCATATGCAACCCCGCGACCTCTACCACAAGGTCTACCGTGACCCTGATGTCGATGCCGCCTTCTCCTTTGCAATCGACAGCTCAAGCTCGATGCATTGGAACTACACCCCAGAAGGCACTGACTATTGGAAGGAGTGTCACTACCTACTAGACGCACTCCACCTCACGCTTGATCGTATCGGCATCAAGACCGCCTCTGCCTCTGCGGGCTACTCAGGGAGTTATTATGAAAAAGGGGCTACGGGTGCTTCCACATCACTCACACCTGTCGCAAAGGTCTACAAGGAGTTCCATGAGAGATGGACTCCAAGTAGCTACAAGAAGTTCACCCTCAAGGCGAACAGCGGAACGTGCATCATCTCATGGGCGGAGGTTGCATGGCAACTCGCTCGTGAGAGCGATGCTCAATACCGCATGGCGTTCTTCCTCACTGATGGAGAGGATATTGGAGCACGACCTTACCTTGAGAGTATGAGGGTTCAAGCCCTCTCTGAGGGTATCATCCTTGTAGGTATCGGACTTGGAATGAGCGGGGTCGGATTACCAAATGGTATCAGCGGTCTAAATGCTGAGCAGATTTCCGCACATATGCTCGATCACTTGTATAAGATCATCAAGGCAGGTGGTCAAGCATCTGTCGAGACCAAAGTGGGCTGACCATTGGGGTCGCCCCCTTAACCATTGGAGTTCCATTATGGACACTTCTAAAAGCAAGCTCCTTCTCCTCTCCTCTCTCAAGCTTCAAGGACCTCTCACGGCGATTGAGGCGGCCGAGACCCTCGGTGGTGACTACTCCTCTGTGTACTCACAGCTTCAGTCCCTCACCATCGCGGGCATGATCCGCAAGGTCGGCACTCGCAAGAACGCCACCTACGAGCTCGTGGAGAACTTCTCTATCTCTCCCTCAGAGGGCATCGCCCTCATGGAGCACCTCAAGGCTAACACCGACGAGGTCAACCGCCTGGAGCTGATCGTGAAGCACAAGAAGGCTGAGCTTGAGGTCACCCGTGACGCTATCAAGTCGATGATCGAGGATCACCTCAACTGATAGAACCGCTCACAACGTGACCGCTCCCTGAGCCCCCCTCTCTCCCACACGCCCCCTCAAGGGCAGGGTTGAGAGGGGGGCTCTTTTTTTTTCATTAAGCCCCTCCGCCCACTAATGAAATCAGATAATGGAGACACAACACACACATGACACAAGGACAGCACACATGCAGAAGTACACACAAGTCAAACTCTCCAATCAGGACAAGGGCTACACCTTCACTCTCGATTACACCATCCCTTACCGCCAGGTACTCCTTGAGCGAGTACGCCGCCTTGAGTGGTTCATCAACAACAACTCATTAGAGCAGGCTACAAGCCTCATCCAAGAGGTTTTGGGCGACAGGGCTACCATCACCACCAAAGAGGTTGATAAGGCTCTTAGAGGACAGAAGGGGATGCTCACGAGTCACTACCTCTCACTTGAGGGTAAGAACAACCTCGGACCTCGCAACCTCCCACTCACTCGTCACGAGGGTACACCCATCATGACCGATGCTGAAGGCGGTGAGTGGGTGCGTGGTGTCGTGGTTGACGGGCGTGTACCCCGCCTCCGTAACGTCACTAACAGCCTCTCTATGATTCGACTCATCGTTGAAGCCAAACTTGAGCTGCCCATCTACACCAGGTGGCGGCTCCAATCAGGCGATGAGACCGTTGACCGCAACCCTATCAACTAAGGAACACTACACATGGCACTCACCAAAGACACGTTCAAGACACCCCTCAAGCGTATCGTCACAGGCACAATCGACCTTGACGGCTTCACTCTCCATCAGGTAGCCATCACCCAAGACGACTACCAAGCACTCATCGAGTTCACCAAGGTCGCATCTAACGTCACCCTCGTAGACTCCCCCGCTGTGCTTGAGGTCGGGGATACCATCATCACACCAACTACGCTCACTCAGCTCATCAAGGAGAACACCTAATGGCTAACCTCTTTGCAACCATCATGCGTGACAACATCACCTTCGTCCTCCAAGACAGGACGCTGAAGAAGAAGGACATCCTCACTGAGTACTGCACCCACCAAGGCGTCGCTGACAAGGAAGCGTTCGGACACCTACCCTCTGGCGGTAGCCTCCTTGAGTCCAATGCCACCAATACGCTTACATGGCTCATCAAGGCGGGTACGATCAAGTCACCTAAGCGAGGCGTCTATCAGATGGTCGAGGGGGTCGCTCCTGCAACTGCCTTTACAAAGCACGCTCTCAACGAAGAGACACACGATGACGCAGAGACCTCTCAAGAGACCCTACCAAGCCTTGAGGAGTACCTAGAGGAGCAACCCCTCCACACCCTTGAGCATGAGCTCATGTCTACTCTTGAGTTCCACCCTCTCCATCTCAAGTACACGCTCCAAAGCGGCGAGGTCGTTGAAGGCAAGTTCATGGTGTCACGCACACCCGATGCCTTCGTCATCACTCAGAAGGGGCGTAAGGACTCTGTCCTCGTACCCGTCAATGACCTCGTCAGTACTGACCCTGAGATCCAAGCCTTCGCGGACACCGTCAAGAATGACTTCGACCACGCAGGCTCTCACAAGGGGGCTGCCAACCGACTGCTCAAGATGCTGCTCATCTGTGGACTCAAGCATGAGCACGAAGACCCCCTCGCAGGCTTCGTGGCTCCATGCCCTGACCTCTGCCCCATCCAAGAGCTGTGGGCAGGTAAGGCTCAGATCATCAAGGAGAGCATCTGATGAAGCACCTCATCGGCATGAACCTCACCCAAGCTAAAGAGGCTCTCAAGCGTGAACAGGGCGTCAAGAGGATGGGGGAGAACCGCTTCCAAGCACTCCTCAACAAGGCAATCTCTATGGGTCAGATCGCCCTTCAAGGTGACCTCATCACTGCACCCTCAGCATCCATCTTCGGGGAGACACCCTCCACTGAGACACCCAAGCCCAAGAGTGATGAGGGTACTAACCCCCTCCCTGTCAGAGCACCCCTCCCTAATGAGCTCTCTGTCGATCACCTCATCGCCCCTCGCTCATGTCCAACCACCATCACCGATGACATCCACAAGGTCAACGCATGGCTCAAGGACATCAGCGAGGAGGCAAGGTGGCACGGGATCACCAACTTCCATGCTACCGCCACTCACCCTGAACACCCTCAAGGTGGTGGGTCGGTGTCCTTCACTCAAGACGATTCACACCCTGTCAACACCCTCAACGCTCACGCTCTCGCTCTTCTCGGTCTCACTGATCAAGCCGTACCCGACCTCTCAGAGCTACCCCGCCTCGGTGACCTCTACCACTACCGCACCTATCAAGGAAACATCGTTCAAGGTGAGGTGCTCGGTGTCTACTGCTTCATGGAGGTTGCCAACCCTGACGGCTCCTATCAAACCGTGAGCCTCACTGAGGCGGCGGTCAAGAAGAACAAGACACCCAAGCCATACAGCCTCACTACATACCTCAGCGACAACCGCAAGCTCACCGCTGAGCGTGACCGACTGCTCAAAGAGATCGAGGAGCTCAAGGCTCTTAAGGAGGGGCTCTCTTGATGATCGACCTACTCACCGCCACCAAGTACTCATGGAGCTTCACGGGCGTCCTCGTTGCCCTCGTCATCGCCCTCACCATCTCGACCTACAACGACCTACAAGACAAAGTCGAAGCCCCCCTCCTCCGTGTCACTGGCTACGCTGTCACCCTCAGCCTCGTGCTCTCTATGAGCTACCTGATCGTGTCTCTGTCTAGGTGGGCTCTATCTTGAGCGGGCGTAGCCCCTCGCCCTGCGGTCGGGCGTAGCCCCCCTCGCCCCTGCGGTCGGGCTCGATCTGCCAGAACCGCGTTAAAAAACGCGGGGTTGATGGCGGGGGTCCCAAATTGCCATATTGAAAACGCATTGAAAATGTGACCCCGAATTTGGAACCATGTTTATAAAGAGGGTTGAAAGGACACACACATGACACTATCAAGAATACACAACGGAAGAAGAGAGTGGACACCACTAGCCAAACTGAGACTTAAGAGAGAGGGGGGGAGTATCTCTCCTAGCTTTGGTCAAGAGTTATTAGTTGAGCTAGAGTCCTGTAGCTTTGAAAATTATGGTCAAGCGGCATTTATGAAAGACGACTCAGGAGTATGGCTTAAGTATCATGGACCTAGTAATGGGGTGATACTCTATTGTCGCAACACACAGAAGTCAATGACATACAAAGAGATGGGTGACCTCATTAACTTATGGGGAGACATCCGTACCTTGTGGAGAGAGAGTAAAGGTTAAGCCTCTCAGGGAGGGGGGGTCTTATATATGAGCCGTTTCCGTGTTCAAGGGTGAGGTGGGCTTGCCTCGTATATTATTTGGGTTTGGTTTTTTGAGGGTTGATTTCAAACCCCATATCAGTTGTCGTTCTATAATCGTGTTAGGAACACACACATAAAGGAGAGCCAAATGGCGAAGAAGTTACCGAAGAGTTATGTAGAGAAGATGAAGATCCTAGACATGTTGAAGTCTAGGTCATTGAATAGTCTCCGTAAGGAGTGGATTGTGGCGGCGGCTAAGAATCGTCATTTACCTAAAGAGGTGAAGGCGGGGTTACGTTTGCATTTAAAGCGAAGGGCTAAGATAGAGGAGTTAGAAGATGCTCAGAGGTTACTTAGTCGAGAGGTAGGTAGGATGAGTGCGGAGGAGTACGAGAGGAGTGTTGTCTCTTTGGATGCTGAGATTGCGGGGGTGGTGAAGAAGGTAGAAGAGGTATTGAAGAGTGTAGAGGTGACCTACAAGGGTAAGAGGGGGAAGATATATGGTTACCTCAAGAGAGGGAGTAGTCCAGGTTATGTGCTTAATGTGGATTTGATGATAGGGCAGTTTGAGCGTAACTATTGGGGTCGTGCGGGTACGTTCATGGCTCGTGGGACAATGGTTTCACTATTGAGTGAGGATGAGAGTGAGGAGTTACGGGCAGAGGTGAGTAAAGAGTTAAGGCGTAAGATGGAGAGGGCAGGTATGGAGGGCAAGTTGCTTGAGACGAGTAGCTTGATTTATGGGGCGGGTTGGTATTTGACGAAGCAACAGGTATTGAACTATTTAGCGGGGGGGTGAGTTCAATAAAGCCTTTATTAGTGTGTATGGAGCATGAAGTCCCGCATAGAGAGGATCATGTGACATGGATACACTAGTTAAGCTTGCCACCTTAGAAGAGAGATTTGGGTTAGAGAGCAAGGGGGGTTCTTTAGAAGCCAGGATAGCGAGTCTTGAGAGTTTTGCCGTAACTAAGTTAGCGGGGCGTGTTGCGATAGAGGTGGGGAAGAAGGTTCCGAGTGAGGTGCAAGGTGTTTTGGGGAAGGGTTTAAGGGATGAGTTTGGTGTGAGTAGCTTAGATGGTTTAGCATCTAATCTAGAAGCAATCCGCATTGGCTTACAGGACTCTAAGAACAAAGAGGTAGCGGACTATGTGAGGAAGCAGAGTAATACTTTAAGGGGTCAGGTAGAGCTATTACTTGAGTTGAAGAGTTCGGACAGGGTGGGCAGTTTTAAGAACTATTTCTTTGGTTTCTCAATACCTTTAGTGATCATGCTTTTGGTCATGTCGTTGTTTTCTCAGATGACGTTCTTCCAGTTGCTTTTAAGTTTTGGGGGTCACATTGTAGAGAACTTTTTTGTGATCGTAGTGGGTGGGGTATGTGTGGTAAAGGTAGCTCAGTTCTTAATGTGGGTCTCGGACAAGATCGAAAAGTTTGAAAAGGCTGTCTTTGGATTTTGGAAGCCAAAACCAAAGAAGAAGAGGAGGAGGAGGAGGGCTACCAAAGAGGCGAGGGCGTTAGAGACCTTGAACAAGGTGGTGGAGTTCTTACCGTTGGTGAGCCGTTTGAAGGGAGCGGGTAAGGAGCTTTTACGTTTAGTGGGTAGTTCATTTCAGGACTTGGTGAGCACGTTTGAGCTAATGGTAAGGAAGGACAAGTGGAAGATACTTGAGGCGTTGAAGAAGAACTTTGACTCTCAGATGTCGAATGCTTTTCAGACATTTACGTCAGTGAAGGAGCCTCCGAAGTTGAAGGAGATAAACTTTGAGAAGCTTTTAGACTCGGTGTATGAGCATAAGGGGGAGAAGTTCAAGTTGAGGGAGTTATTGGAGGCGGATTCGATAGTGGGTCAGGGGGCATATACGACGTACAATAGTTGGGTAATGGAGTACGGGTATATCTTAGATCATGCTTTGGGTCGTCCTGCGAAGATGACGGGTAAGCAAGAGAGGGATTTATTAAAGAAGGGTGCGAGTGCTTTGAAGAGAGCATCGAACACATTCTACAGGTTCTTAGGTTTATGGTTGAAGGCAACTTCGCAGTCGGCGTTGGTGACTTCATTGTGGGTATCCGTAACGGCGATGTCATTAGCTTATGGTGGGAAGGTCATATTAAGGAAGCTGGTAGACATGTTTAACTCAAAGGTGACGGAGGAGATTAAGGAAGACAAGGGTGGTCCGATGTCTGAGTTATTCACGCCATCAAGAGTAGCGAGTAGGGGAGGTCATACGTTAGTGTTAGTGAATGAGTATCTTGAGTGTTTGAACTACATAGAGGGTAGGGTCTAGGTTTATCTTTTCTTCTTGTTTGAGGGCTTCTTCTTGGTCGAGGGCTTCTTTGGAGTATTCTTTTTGAGCTCTTTAGGGATAGCTTTAACTACGGGGTCTTGTGTTCCGAGTTGGGTTTCAGCTTGGACTACCGCACCATCTACGAGCATTTGTGGTCCAGAGAGCATCTTGTATAGCCCTTTGCCGATCATATGCAAAAACTTAAGGACCATCTTAAGAGGTGTTTCCACGAAGAGCTTACCGGGTAGTCGTTGAGTTTTGAACACACCCCATGAGATAAGCATGAGGACATAGTAAATGACGACAGCAACACCTAAGAATTTCAGGGTTGTGAAAAAGGAGATATGACCTCCGAGCCAACCAAGAAGTGTCATGATTGCGGAACCTATAGCGTTAATAGCAGTGAACAAACCTCCCCACGCCAAACCTACCGCCTTAGCCATTCCAATATATGCCGCATTGGAAGTGATTGATGTGGGTAGTATGAAGTTAAAGAGCCACCCTGCTCCCACACCAATGTAATAAACAATTTGTGTGGCAATCCATCCGGACCACCCAAGTGCCGAAACCATATATGCCCATAGGATGTTAGAGGACTTCTCCATAGAGCCTGTCTTCATAAACTCAGGCATCACCCCTGTCTTATTGACCCACAGTGATTTATCATCGCGGACGTACCATAGTAGAACAACGGTCATCGTTTCGGGGGCGACATCTACAATCTTCGCCATCTCTTCAATTTTCTTATTCTTGAAGGCTACTTGGAACGAACCTACGATGTTGCTCGCCTCTTCGGGTGTTTTTACTTTTGAGAGCCTATCACTCAACATCTTCTGTATAGGGTCGTCTCGATCAACCTTAGCTTTGGTCATTTGAGAGAGGCTCATTTTATGAGAAGAGAAGAGGTCTTGGATGCCTTTGAGGGCGGTCCCCGAAATACCTTTTCTTATCTTTAGTGCTTCATTAACAACGACAGCCTTAGTGACCTTCTCCTTAAGATCATCAACTATGCCTGCTCGCTTTTGCATCTTAGCGAGATGTAGACTTGCGACACGTTTTGAGTTAGCCATGTTCTTACTCCTCTAGATTATGTATGACTACAGGGGTTTAATAAACAATCTATAGCTCTCACCTACCTATACGCATGGAGGTAAGAACATGGAACATAGAATCGCATCATTAGAGAGAAGACTTGGGGTCACACCCTCAAGAGGTGCAAGCCTTAATGTGAGACTTGCAAACCTTGAGGAGTTAGCCACTGATAAGGCATCTAATCAGATAGAGCGTATCGCTCAGAAGAAGTTGCCCACTGAGGCTAAGAGAGTGGCTCAAATCGTTTTGGGTAAAGAGATGGGCATTACAAGCTATGCGGGCTTCAAATCGAAGGCAGCACAGATTTACAAAGAGGTGCAGAAAGCTGAGACAAAGAAGATTGGGCAGAGGATCATCAGGGCACACCCGAACGATTTAAAGGCTCAGTTCCGTATGGCGATTGGTCTCAATCTCTCAGAGGGCAAGCAGGCGGGCTTTGGGAGCAACTTTGTCTTAGGGGTTACAGTTACAGCGGTGCTGTTGTATCTAGTAATGGTTGCCATTGCGGACACGATTACTGCCTTTGGTCTAATATGGCTTCTCCCTAATATTCTTGGAGAGATGTCACTCTTACTCCTTGCTGGAGGCTTGGTTTTTGGGGTGATGGGTTCCGTGTTCTCATGGCTCATCAACTTGAAAAAAAGCCGTCAAGCTTCGCTCAAGTTGATGGGTCAAGAAGTCGTGACGAGGAAGAAGTCTCTAGGTAAAGAGCTTTTAGAGACTTTATTCGATCTACTCTCATAAGAGAGTTTGGGGGGGGCTTGAGTGTGTACACGAGCATCGTAAAAGGCAAAAGGGTATGGCTTGAAAGCACGATAGGTCTGTATGAAGGAGTTGATGAAAGAAGTCGATTTGACTTGATCTCAAAAGGGCTCTTAGAGGCCAACTGTGTGTTGGAGAATGAGCTCGAAGACCCTTTACCTCCTGTGATAAGGATGAACACATACAAGATAGGCGGTAAGCTCGTGTTCTTCTTGTATCTTGTAGAGATACAGGGGTCGTTTAAATGTTGTTTTAAGGTGGGTAAGGGTGACATAAAAGTTCAAGGCGTATATCGTCTTGAGGCAGATACGATCTTCAAAGACATAAGAGAAGAGTGGAAGTCCTCATTTTCATAGGCTTTTTATAGTCAATCCGTTTGGGTGTAAAGGAGGTCTGCTATGCCAGGAGACACATCAAAAATGACCGAGCTTGGCTTCAAGCTCTTGTCAGGTCTTATCATTCCTGTGGGGATCTACATCATCAATATGAGCACCAATGTTAAGTTGCTTGAACAGAAGGTAGAGACACAGGAGACAAGGATACAAGAGCTCAAAGACCATTCAGAACGAATGGTCGAGAATCTTAAAGAGTACGAGGTTAAGATCAACGCCTTCTGGCGAGCATTAGACTCCAACAACAAAGACATCCTCTTGATCAAAGACTCAGTCAAGCTACAGAGTGAGATGGTCAAAGATGTATACGAATACATCCTCAAGCAACAAGGACGTACCCCATGAAAAGTCTAATCGTAGTGCTAGCGAGCTCTTTTTTGTTCTATCTTGTAGCAATGGCATCGACCACTGAGAAGAAGGTCGAAGAGCCCAAAGAGAAGACGAGTACTCCACTTAAACCAAAAAGTATGACCGCGTGTGCTCCTCGCTTGGTAGAAGATACTGTCCTTTCAAACAGAGCAGAGACCTTGGGTGAACTCAAGACAACCTCTAATGAGCTTCTAGAGGACACTATCCTTTTACACCAAGCCATCTTGGAGGGCTATCATGTCAACAACCAACACACAATCAGTAGGCAACCTTAACGAGGAAGAGACTCAAGCCATTGCTCGTCATCGTCAGATTGCGAATGAGATCCTCGGACAGATCGGTCAGATCGAGGTCCGTAAGGCTCGTCTCCTCGCACTTGTCGAGCGTAATGAGGCTCAGGCTCAACAAGTCCTTAAGGATGTGGCAACACGCCTTGAGATCGCAGAGGGTTCTACATGGCAGGTTCAGCCTGACGGCTCTGTTGTTGTCAGTACTGAGAGTGAGACAACCACCGAGGGTTAAACAACCAAACTCTTGAGAGTGATCTAAAAGAGGGGTTTCCTTGAAAGAGGCAACTCCTCTTTTTTTATCTCTTTATATTCATATTCTCATAGGACATCTATGGGAGGAAAACCTCATGGCTCACGGTTGGTATGACAGACGTTCAGCGTGGCCGTTGCCACCGCAAAACACAACAGCCGTGTCCCCCTTCCTGAAAGGGGAGATAGATGTACGATGGGACGACCCTTCATTACAACATGGGAATGAAGGGTGGATCATTAGGGGGGTTAATATCTATCGGTCATCGAACTCAGATCGAGGTCCCTATAGGAGAGTTAACATAGTCCCTGTAGGTGGCTCCTTCTATCGTGATCGAATAGCCACTTGGACTGTCCATGAAGAAGAGGTTCAACCATATCAATGGTTCTCTAAGGGAGACCATACAGAAGACCCCTATAAGTTTAAGACGAAGTACCCCATTGCTAAGTTGAATAGCCACACCGACCCAGGTGACTCTCCCAAAGATGTGGTGGTCACTGTAGATGGTCAAACCTTCCCCGTTACAAGAGTTATAGGTCAACTAGGCGAAGTCACTCTAGCATATAGAGCAAGACCTGCTGATGAAGCCATCACGATGAGGGACGGTTTATTCCCTGAGATCACAGACACCTCTGTAGTTAAGGTAAGCTACCTTGCCTATGACATGAGTAGTCGTTTAAGGGTAGGTCCTGATAAGAGAGACTTTTATCGCGTGACTACAGTAGCGTCTGACCCTCTTACTGATAAGCTATATGAGACACCACTTGATCAATGTAAGCCTTTCTCTGATAGGGAGATAGAGCAAGTGGACTACATGTGGAGAGAGGGCATCCGTAGGAACAATTGGATACTTGAGCAAGGTGGTGAGAGAGTGAAATTATTCACCCGCCGTATTGCGGGTGAACCATGTTTCTGTACGGCTTTCAATCCTGAGACACTTGTGAACTCAAAGCATCCAGATAGTCTTTGCAAGATATGCTTTGGTGTGGGTATCAAGGGGGGTTATGACGGACCTTTTGATATAATCATCGGACCTGATGATGCGGAGAAGAGGGTGAGCCAATCTGATCGAGGTCGAAAGAAGGAACACTCGTATGAGGTATGGATAGGACCTAGTCCTATTGTATCTCAAAGGGACTTCATAGTTAAGATGAACAATGACCGCTACTCTATTGGTGCGGTTAGATACCCCTCTAATAGAGGTAACATCTTACAGCAACACTTCAACATAGGCTACTTAGACTCAGGGGACATCAGGTATAAGTTCCCCTTAGAGGGAGTGCCTGTCACATGGGACAAAACCCAATATGGATATTGGTCACAAAGAGACACATACAGTGCTAGGTCTGATGCTCAATATCCTATAATAGAAGATAGAGGCTATCCTCAACAAACCCAAAAAACAACCACGAGTGATGCCCTTGAGAAGAAGGGTCGTACAGCAACGTGGGAGAACCAAAACTACTAAGGAGGTGCTCACATGAGCATGATTAAACGTGTCGCAGCTGCACATATGAAAAAGCCCCGCAACCTTGAGGAAGCACTACAGCCTTGGATCCCAGGAATCAAGCTAGAGAGACTTGAGGAGACTGCTACCTTTGAGATCATCTCAGGTAAAGTTGATGATGGCGAGGAGCATGAAGACACACGCTTTGATTACTCTTACGGGAGCATTAATGGGGTGCATGGGAGGGTGTACACCACTAAGCAGTCTAGCATTAATGGGAAGTTCCACCTTTGCCTTGATCCTTCACAGGTAGGTCTGAAACTAGGGAGGATTACCCGAAAGCAATCAAACCAAGCGTTGGTCTACTTGAAGCCATACATTGATGATCTAATTGATGAGGTCTATTATGACGCGATCAGTGATGTCCTCTATGATGAAGAGTGGTACGGAGATGGTCACTATGCTTCAATGGACATTACGGGAGTATTCATAAAGAGAGGGAAGCTCTGTCTATCCTTGAAAGGCTATCTCGAAGCGTCTGAGCCTGTAGAGGTTGAAGACGATTTTGATTACTACCCATGAAGTTCGATCCACGCAAAGCCCGTAATCAGAGGTCTGCTTCTAGGGGTGAGTGGGATCTCCGTAATGTGAAGATACAGAAGAGCTTCATGGGAAACAACAACCTCAAGATTACAACTCAGCTATTGGACATCTTTGGTGAGGAGATCATCAAGGGTATTCAGTATGAAGCGGCTAAGGCTGCTCGTATCTCTAGTGCGATACCCTCTACTCGTAAATTCATTAACTCCTTCTACTATGAGATTACGGAAAAAGGGGCATTGAAGATCACGTCAACGTGGCCGTGGGTTAAGAAGTACTTGAACCGCAAGTACGACTACCCGATGAAATGGTTGACCCGTGCTCGTGGAGCTAAGAGAGTCATCGCCCTCAGATCAAAGAACGGAAACGTAATCTTCAGGAACGCCCCTCTACAGTTAAACCAAGCATGGGTACACCCATCTGTAGCTCGGTTCGACTTCATTGAAAAAGGCATCAATAGGGGTAAGCAAAAGGCTCTTTTGAGAATACGTCAGATGGGTGCCATGAACTTGCTTGGTAATGATTAAGACAACCCATAACAAGGAGGTCTTATGAAGACTACCGATCCGATGGAACACGTCAAGGTACACCTAAACAACGAGACTCCCAAGAGCACATGGTCAGACTTCTCTTTAGAAGATGAAGTCTTTAAGGGTGTTACCTTAGTTGACTCTAAGGGCAACGTGCTTCGCTTTGAGGGTGACTACACCATGACTAAGAATAAGCAAGGTGGTCTAGACATCAAGGCTTGTTAGTTTGTTTATAGCTACAGTCCACCGCTAACTGAAAGGACTATAGCTATGAAGAATCTACTTACTATTGTAATCTGCCTCTCACTTGTCGCTTGTGAAGAGGAGAAGACTGAGACCACACCCTGCGGTGGCGAAGCCGTTGCAGGAACACCCGTACCTGCCGTTGTTGGTGGCGAGATTGCAGGTGTGCCCATGACATCAGGCGTTGACGCAGGTGAGGAGCCTGTGGCAGAGGGCGAGCCTGTCGCGGGTACACCTATGGGCGGTGAGGATGTCGCGGGTGTTGAGGCTGACATGATGGCAGGTGAGCCTGTTGAAGCTGACATGGGTGCTGAAGGTGGTATGCCTGTTGAGGCGGACATGGAGATGATTGGTGGTGTCGAAGGTTAATGGTTTTTCTATAATGGGAGTATGACACACACAAGGAGTACTCCCATTATGATTAACCGATACGCTAATTTCCCTTCAACAGGCATCGCCGTCTACCCTGGACAAGCAGATTTGAAGGGTATGTTGATCAGATTAAAGACAGACCACATCCATCAGGTCTATCGAAGACTCGATATACCTGGTGGGGGATATGAAGAGAAGCTCGTGACACTCCATCTTAAGAGAGGTACTACCTTAAGGGTCTCCCAACTTAATATATATGGGTTCATCTTTGAGATAGAAGCCGCCAAATACGGTCATCTACATACGGCAGAGGGAGTTACTCGCTTCCGTATAAGCACAACCATGCGAGATAAGATGGGGAGGGATGCGATTTGGGTTTGGACCCCCTTCAGCATTTTTTATGCTGACGTGAAGATTGACCAACGCTTCATCAAGATCTTAAAAGATCACCATTCACGCCTTCAGTGATTAGCGGTTATCCCCACTACCGCCAATCACACCACGAGCCTTGCGGTCTAAGAGCTTGTCCATATTGTCCTCTGCGATCTGAGAGAGACTAAGACCAAGCTCATCTGCAAGGCGAGCAAGATACCAAAGCACATCACCCATCTCAGATGCCATCATCTGAACCCACTCCTCAGATGGATTATTAGGGTCTGCATCTCGGATGAGCTTCTTGAGCTTACCTGCTACCTCACCTGCCTCGGATGTAAGACCGAGAGTGAGGTACTCAACAGCCTTGTCCTTTGGGTACTTGGCAGTTTGAGCTGTTGCCTCTTGATACTCACGAAAGGACTCGTCTGAGTAATGATCCCAACCTTGAGCATTGATGAAGTCCTCAACATTGTCCTCACCGACTAAGTGAATGAGTTCATCATGTGTCACCACTACGAGGACAATGTCACCATTCACCTCTTCGTACCTAGAATACTTCTTACTCATCGTTAGACTCCAAGTATTGAGCTGACCAATCATGGAGGGCATTGCCCCATGCTCTTGGAAGGAAAGGCATGAGGGGATGAGCTACGCAGTTATGCAAGACAGAGCCGAGCCAAGACTTCATAGGTAGTCCGTTTCCGCGATGTCCTTCTTAGCCTCATCCTCTGGGTCAGGCTCAGGAGTGAGGTCAGGTCGCCAAGAACCGTTACGCTCAACCTCCTCAGAGAAGTAGAAGATGTCGGGTGAGCGGAGGTGATACTTCATCTCTGCGGTCTTCTCATCTTCTGAACCACCGATAAAGCAGAGCTGATGGTCGAGGAGAGCCTTCTTTTGATCGGGGTCGAGTTGATTCCAACAATCTGCACCAAGCTCGATAACGAACTTGTAATCAGCCTCCCCAAGAACAGAGAGGATAGCGGGTGCTTTAGAGGTTTTACCGAGGATGGGGGTGTTACCCTTGCGTGAGCACTTATCTTTGAAAATAACCACAATCTCGTCAGCGATATCTGCAAGATGAGGGTGTGCCTCACCGATGAGTGTGTTGATCATGAGCTGGATCTCGTCCCCAGCCTTCCACTTGTCGCTCATAATGAGCCTCCTGTGTCTTAAAGGTTAAAATCGAACATGACCTTTATACAAGGGCTCAGCGTGGAGTCAATCATTTTTAGAGAAGAAGCCCCACAGGTAGTGAAAGAACCCCTCTATAAGTAAGACGGATTTAAGCATAAAGCTAGGGTCAGAACAGAGCATCATACGCATACTCATCTCTAATTGCTTAGGGTTCTGAGCAACCTTTTTTTCATTCATTAAGACGGACACATCACCATCTTCGTGGACGACAACGACGACATTACCTTGTAAGAGTTCATCTAATAGTTCAGGCTCAATAGGATCCATGTAGCACCTCCTTGTGTTATAAAGTGTGGGGCTCATAAAGGGCTTACTGATTACATCCCTTGTATAAACACGACAATACAGACAAAGGAGCATATACATATGTCATTAGACACAAAATACAGACCTTCCAAGTACAGCGATGTACTCGGTCAACATGAATCAAAGCAGTCTCTTAAGGGCTTCATTAAAGCGGGAGCGGGGTGGAGGCAATCATATTTATTTGCCGGACCTTACGGATCAGGTAAGACAACGCTTGGTCGCATCCTAGCAAGGGCTCTACTCTGTCAGAACCCACAAGAGGGTGAGCCTTGTGACGAGTGCCCCTCTTGTAAGTCTATGCTTGAGGGTAGCCATGACTCCTTTGTCGAGGTTGATGCGGCTACTAATAGCGGTAAAGCTGATGTGAAGAAGCTGTTAGACGAGTTGAGCTATGCTTCATTTAGTGGGAGTAAGAAGCTCTACCTATTCGATGAGAGCCATTCCCTAAGCCCCTCGGCACTTGATGCCCTTTTAAAACCGATGGAGGAGAATGACAGGGGAAGCTTTGACAAGAGACTAGTCTGTATCTTCGCCACTACTGAACCTGAGAAGATGAGGCAAACCGTTCTCTCTCGTTGTGCCCCTGCTTTTATTATTAAACCTGTGGATTCAGAAGAGATCGCAGATCGACTTGCTTGGGTCTGTGACCAAGAGGGGTTCAGCTATGAGAGAGAAGCTCTTGTTCTGATTGCTCAGTTTACAGAGGGTCACATTCGAGACGCATTGAAAGCGATTGAGGGTGTGGCTAGTTCTAATGAGGGTCTAGTTGGATTAGTCGGAGTTCGCAAGTATCTCCATGTAGACCGCAACGATGTGATTTGTAACATCTTACTAAAAGAAAACACCGAAGCACTTGGTCTAGTAGATGACTTGTTACAATCTACTCCTGTAGGCATCGCGTATGATCGGTTATTAGATGCGAGCATGATGGCTGTGTCTCTCGGTATGGGTGCCTCTAATCCACCACCTTATTGGAACAAGGGTTCACTACAAAGCATTTGGGATAGATATGGTATGAGTCTTCTTACCTTGTCTGATAGCTTAGCGTCACGCCCTTTGAGACCTACGTCATCTATGTTTAAGTGTGATGTGTTGAAGTGGAAAGTGGGAGGGCTACCCTCTCTAAATGTGACACAATCGGTAACTCCAACAGTGGCGATTGAACACACACAGCCTAATGTTTCTATCCCTGAGCCTACACAAAGAGAGCCACAAGCACAGCTTCTCTCGATTTCAGCGTGGAGCAGCATGGTAAAAAGGTACTTAGAAACATGACGTAGTAAGGAGTACCTATGAGAGAAGACTCTTGGGTGATATTAGAGATTTCATCTAAAGGGGAGAAGGAAGCTCGTGCGGGGACTCTATTGGACAGGATAATAGAGTGTTCTTCCTTCAAAAAGGAAGACATATTTGTCCCATTGATTAGAGGAGGGGTGAAGCCCCTATGGTTAATGGAAGGGTATATTTTCATCAAGTCGGGCTATAGTGCCTCAGATTATTACGACTTGAAGAGGACGTACCTCATTAACAGGGTGTTGAGCCAGGTAGACCCTAAAACGGGATTGATCTCAAAAGGGGTGATCAAAAACTCAGAGCTTGAGGAGATGATCAAGAAGGCGGATGATCTAGGTGGTAAGTTTGAGTTGGGTACGGAAGTCAGTTTGATAGATGGGGCTTTCAAGGGGTTTGATGGGGTCTTGGTTGACTCATGGAAAGAGAACAATCTTAGGTATTATTCAGTTCTCATAAAGATGAGAAGTGTAGAGATACTCACTAAGGTTAGCTGCCTATCAATAGAGGGGTGACATATGGATTCAAAGCTAATGGAAGAGCTGTTCTCAAATGACCATGTCTTAGGTAACTATGATCTTGGTGGTTCCACCTATGTGTCAGACGAAACAAAGAAGGCGGTTCAAGACTCACTTGAGCACATGAGTAGAATCTCTCCTGTTGAAGCTGACATGGTTGAGCTACATCTTCTTAAAGGTGTAAGCCAAGCTCTGTTAGGGAAGATTTTTGGATACACACAACCTAACATCCACTACAGGATTAACAGGGGGATTCAAAGACTGCGTGTGTACTTGACGATCAACATTTACACAGAAGAAGAACTCCGTGAAAGGTTGAGTGGGTTCTTCTCTTGTAAAAAAGACATAGATGTCATGGTGTACCTGTACATGTACTCTAGTCAGAGTCATGTGGCTAGGATGCTTGGAGATACACAAGGGAAGATCAGGTACCGGTACTTAAAATGCATTAAGTCTTTATCACACGCACCTAATTTAAAGGACATCTATGAGTCGATGAAGATCATCGGAGACAATCTAACTCTGCTTAGAGTTGGTCGAGAGGACTTCACCGAGAAGAGAGCTATCGTATGACGGATAAAATATTGCCGAAGACTCTCGTGGACAAGTGGATCGAAGAAGTGATGCAATATGAGTACACAATCACAATCCACGCTAAAGATCAAGCATTCCCTGAGAAGATGATAAGAGCGTTGCAACGCGAACAATGGTCATTTAAAACCCAAAGTGACTCCAAGATCATTGTGACACATAATGACCCTGTGGCTCTTGCTGCTTTGAGCATCAAGATTAAGAAACAAGGGTTTCTCGTAGAGGAGTGAGTACATGTCTTTCACACACACGAATATGGGGAAGCGTGTCTGTAGTGACCCTCCCGATGGGGTCGATGAACTCACGTTCATAATCGGCATCATCAAAGAGGCGGGTTTTCTAGAACACGAAGATCGGTACACTTACTACCACAAGTATGATGGAGACTTGACGGTAGCTTTGTTTGTCTCAGGTGAGAAGGTGGATTGTGTGGTCGAGTATAAAGACCAGACTGCGGTGATCTCATATTATGGGGGTGAGTCACTCAGGGTCTTTGGGGATGACTTGTTTGAGCTAATTAGGGCGGTGTGGCGATCTGTATATTGACGAGCTTTAGGGCTTTCATTATATAAGAGGAGCGACCACAGAGTGTGTCTGTGGATTGTTTAACCATTTAGGAGTACATCAATGGCGAAGTCAAAAGCGTCATCTAAGGTCTCAACCGCTATTAAGGGTGCAGACCTCCAATCAATTTTAAAAGATGCAGAGAAGGGTCAAAAGGATAGCTCCCTTGTTGAGCTCGACTCTGATTCTCTCAGCCAATCAATGCCCCACATTTCCACAGGCTCCGTTGCACTCGACTATCTCATCGGTGGTAAGGAGAACGCTCAAGGTGTTCGTCCATGCCCTGGCATCCCTCGTGGTCGCATCACGAACATTTATGGTCTTGCTGGTGCAGGTAAAACTACCATCGCACTTCAGACCGCCGCCTCCATCTGTGCAGAGAAGGGTGGTACTTGTGTCTACATCGACTGGGAGAATGAGGTTGAGCCTCGTTACGCTCAAATGCTCGGTGTCCCTGTGACCGATAAGAGCAAGTTCATGCTCCTCCAACCTGAAACTCTTGAGCAAGGCTTCAAGCTCATGGTGAAGTTCGCCGCCGCAGGCGTTGACCTCATTGTGGTTGACTCAGTAGGTGCGGGTGTGCCTGAGAAGATGTTTGCAAAAGAGGCAGGTGATCAAGCGGCTGTCGGTCTTCTTGCTCGTCAGTGGTCTCAGTTCCTCCCCCTCTTCAAGCGTGTCATCGCTGACTCAAATACCGCTGTCATCGGCATCTCACAGCTCCGTGAGTCAATCGGTGGTATGGGTGGCTTCGGTGGCGGTCCTACTCGTAAGCCTCAAGGCGGTCAAGCATGGACTTACTACTCAACCCTTAAGATGATGCTTCGTGTTGTAGGCAAGGATAAGGGTAAAGAGTGGGATGGTCTTCAGAACAAGATGATCGAGAAGGTTCGTGGCAACATCGTCCGTGCGACACTCGATAAGTGTAAGGTCTCAGACTCTTACAAGCATGAAGCGGACTTCTACCTTATGAATGGTATCGGTGTGGACAATGAGCGTACCGTCCTTGACCTTGCAATCACCGTAGGTGTCGTCAAGAAGGGTGGTGCATGGTACACATGGACTGACCCTACGAGCGGTCAAGAGTACAAGGGTCAAGGCATGGATGGGTTCCGCAACTTGCTTCCTGAGACATGGCTCGGTGCTATGTTCAACCAAGTTAAGCCCTTCCTCACCTCTAAGACTAAAGATGGAGCCTCGTTAGAGGACATTGCAGAGAGCGATGAGATGAGCGATGATGCCCTCTCCGCTATTGGCGAGCTTGATGCCCTCTTGGGCAACGACTAAGCCGCACTAATCTGTAGTTAAAAAAGCCCTCATCAGACATCAAGGGTCTGATGAGGGCTTTTTTATCTCATCGCACGGGTGAGGGCTTTGAACTGAATAGGGGAGAGTCTCAGCTTCAAGGCTTTGTACACCATTGTCAAGGCTTTACCATACTCGCCTGAGAAGTTCCTCCCTATAGGTGGAATCTGATCGACCAAGTCCAAGAGCTTAGGGTCACCAACGAAGTTGGCGAGTGCTTCGAGAGCCTCAATATGTTTCCCTCTGTTAGTGAGTTGTCTAACACGCAGAGTTAGAGCATTGACAGCGAGGGTCTCCATCTTTGTCTCTAGGTACTCAAGGAAGTTCTCGACTTCCCTCTTGGCTGCTCTTGTGGGTGCTAATCTAAGAGCGGCTTGGAAGTCACCACCTTGTAGTGCATCATAGAAGGGCATCTCTTCAACATCATCTCCACAGGTGATGAGGAAGTTGGGGAGGTACTCATCAAGTGTGTCTTGAAGGGTGTCTTTAACTTGACCAGCAGTCTTCCACAGGCTTGCCTTTTTGCGATTACTCATAGTGGGTTCTCCTAATGTATCTTGGAGAACACCTCTTATAAAGGAACTATAGTATAAGACCATACAGGAGGTCAGACACCATGCAAGTCACCATTCAGAATTTCCAATCTATCAAAAATGTCAGCTTTGAAGTCAAAGGACTCACCGTCATCACAGGTCCAAACAACACAGGCAAATCTGCGTGTGCAAGAGCACTAGCGGGTGTGTTCTCAAATCCAAGAGGTCACTCATATGTCCGTCAAGGAGAGAAGCATACCTCTGTGGAAGTCCTATTCGATGACGGCAATAAGGTCAAATGGGAGAAGGGGAAAGGGGTCAACCGATATGAGATTAACGGCAACGCTATTGCTAAGGTAGGTTCTAAAGCACCTGATGAGTTGGAAGAGATTGGGGTACTCCCTGTTGATGTAGATGGTAAAGAAGTATGGCCTCAAGTAGCACGTCAGTTTGAACAGGTGTTCTTACTCGATATGCCACCAAGTGTACTCTCCTCAGCTCTATCCGATGTAGATACGATCCAAGCCTTAGAACAAGCCTCTTCAATGGCTCGATCTGATGTTAAGGCTATCAAGAGCAGGATGAAGGTTAAGCATGAAGACCTCGATCACGAGAAGGCTCGTATTCAGTCGTTCTTTGACCTAGAGGATGCCGAGGTACTCACCAACAAAGTAAAAGCCCTTGAGGACAATATTGAGCAGGTATCTCAAAAGATAGAGTCACTCCAAAAAGTGTCTGCTAAGAGAGATGACCTGCTCAGGCAAGTAGAGACACTCTCAAGTGTCTCTAGCGTTGAACTCCCGATGGTTAAAGCGGGCATTGAAGAAGAGATCGAAGAGTTGATTAAGACCTTACGTCAACGGAACAAGCATAACATGGAGATTGGCATGATTGGGGTAGGACTTGAGTCTTACCCAACAATGCCTGATATGAGCACTGCCCCTGACCCGACACCTTGGATTAAGGTTTATGATAAGAGAGCCTCCTTACTAGAGAGTATATCCCTCTTATCACAGATTGAGGTAGACCTCCCATCGGTAGATGTCTCTCTAGATGAGAACATCAAGCTCTGTGAGGAAGCCCTTAACCTGAAGGAATCAGTCTCCCATATAGAGAGGGAAGCCAATGAGGTCACGGAGGAGGTTGATCATCTCAAGCAACATATTGGGGACTCATGCCCTCTATGTGAGAGTGCCCTCTCTTAATGGGTCTCCATGTAACCTATGAAGTGCAGGATGTGCAGGACGTAAAGACTCAAGAAGAGCAAGTAGGCGGAGAAGCCCTTTAGATCTTTATCGTTGTAGAAGAAGGTTGCTTGGAACACGAAGAACCAAGCCGTATGTATGAGAGTGAAAAAGAGTGGAGCCCCCATCTTGTCCTCACTTGAAGTTTAGGTCTACGAATCCATCTGCACCTTTAACAGGGTCAGGGAGAGATTTGTCTACCTTTACAATGCCCCTTTTTGCGGCGTTGTGCTTCTTCTGTTCTTGCCTCTCTGGGCAGATGTTCTCGAACTTACAAATCCTACAATGCTTGGGCATAGGATTGGGTTCAAAGACACCTTTGTGAATGACACGGTTTGTCTCAATAGCTTCCTTACCTAGACGTTGGATGTCATCTTCTGTGATGGAGACTTCGACAAACCCGTCCCACTCCTTGTTAGGGTCGGCATGGTGCGTAGATGGGGGGTTTGAGGTAGGGTATCGGAAGTAGAAGAACCCTAGTCGATCAGGGTTGACTCCATATTGGAGTCTAAAACAAAGAGCATACCAACGGAGCTGATCTTCATCTTCGTACTTCATAGGGGTAGAGGCGTTCTTCCCATCAAGGATGTGGACTTTACCTTCTTTGTCTCGATACACGAGGTCCGCGATACCACAGACCTTGAAGTACTTGTTCATCTCAGGAGTCATACGAAGCTCTGACTTAGCATAGGGGCCGAGGAAGCGGTGTTCCTTCATGATCTCTAGGAAGTTCCTAGCACCTTGAAGGCAGATGTCGAGTGCTTGGTCGCGGGTCATATATGTCCATAAGACGTAATGACGCTGCTCTGCTTCAGTGAACTCGGTGCGAGCGATTTCAAGGGCTTTTTCCATTAGCGTTGAAGGCTCTCTATAGAGTTCTAAGTTATAGATGTCTTCAACGACCTTAGAGAGAACAGTACCCATGAGCTGATGGTGTTCTGATTCTCTCTTCTCTTCAGGTAATGGCATTGGTTTCCCGTAACCTGCACCGAGGTCATGGTCGGGGTGTCCTTTATGCCACAGATATTGACGGGGGCAAGCCCTCATCATCTTGAGGTGAGACCAATAGATATTCCGCATTTTATGACTGCCTAGTGTGTTGGTTGATGTCTCCATCATACCCTCTCTTTCGTAACTGGTTAATAAGAGAGTTATATGAAGGACTAGGCGGTCATAATCTTTAGCGGTTGATGTCCCTCTTGAGGCTCTCGATCTCGTCTTGTAGTTCATTGACTAGGAGGCGAGCTTCCTTGAGTCTTGCCTTTTTACCTAGACCGAAGAAGCTCTTGATACGACCCATGAAAGAGGTTCTATCTTTAGCGTCTTCAACCACCTTATCAAGAGACTTTGTTTCAGACTTTAGGTTGGCTATGGCTTCAGGTGGGGTTTCTCTTTGAACCTTCTCGATCACGGGAGTGAGTTTGACGAGGTCTTCTTCAGTCTTAACGGCTTTGAGTTTAGTCTCAAGAGCCTTGAGTTTAGCTTTAGCCTCGGCTTCTGCTTTAGCTTTAGCCTCGGCTTCTGCTTTAGCTCTAGCCTCGGCTTCTGCTTTAGCCTCGGCTTCTGCTTTAGCTCTTGCCTCGGCTTCTGCTTTAGCTCTAGCCTCGGCTTCTGCTTTAGCTCTAGCCTTTATCATGGCATTATAGTCTTTACCACCAACGAATAGCTTAGTCGTATCATCATGGATTGACTCATTATAGTTAGCCGGTAGCGTGCTGTACGCAATATCATTATCAGTCACTACTGTTATGGTCCGACCAAACCTAACTTCAGCACCCCTGAGATCAGCACCCGTGAGGTCGTCCTTCTCCCCACCATAGATATAGAGGGTACTCCCCTTTAGTGAGCTTCCTTTAAGCACGCAAATATCCGTAGAAATCACGGAGTCATGGAGAATGCTGTTATAAACAAAAACACGACACTCCCTAAAGTTACACTTTTTAAAGGTGTTGCGGTTGTTCCCATTGATTACCATCCCCTTCAGAAAATTACAATCCTCAAGAGTACAACCCTTGACCCATAAGTAGCCACTTCTACCCCCATCAAGGTCAAAGGTGCAGTTCTTGAAAGTCGCGGACTCCACTGCTTCCTCATCCATACTTGGTTGTCTGAATGTGACATTTGTGAGTGTTGCACCTTTAAAAGACCCACTGGCGTAACTCCATATTAGGTTTTTGAAAGTGGCCCCATCAAAGTTTGCCCCTCTCAAGTCCTCTGGTCTGAGGTTGAAGATACTACCCCCACTGAAGGTTGCGTTACTGAAATCAGTTTCAGGTGATACATAACATTGTCTCAGGTTTGCGTTATTAAACTTACACCCCTTAAAGCTCGTTTTCATAACCCAGCAGCCATCAAGGGATGCACCTGAGAAGTCAATACCACTCAGGTCAAGACCTCTCAGGTCTGCCTTTTGGATGACCTTTGTCCCCTTGAGGACCTCTTTGACCTCATCGACAGTGAGGATTGTATGTGAACTTGCTTTTCTTTGACGCATGGTAGTCTCCTACGTTTAGTGATTGTAGGAGACTACCACGATCAAAAAACTATTAAAGGAGGTCAGCCGCGATGTCAGAGAGACTTGACCTCTCAGACTTATGGAGTGACATACACCCGAAGATTGATTGACCCATCATCCTTTCAATGACGTAGACAAGACCATTAGACCTCTCATTTAAGTACGGATGATCAATCTGATATGGGTCACCAAGCAAGACTACCTTAGTCCCCTCCGCCGCACGAGTGATGATGCTCTTGATCTCATGCTTCGTGAGGTTCTGAGCCTCGTCAATGATCATAAAAGACTGCTTAAGAGAGCGACCTCGGATTGAGTGGATAGGCTGTATCTCAATGTTGTTCTTCTCAAGGAATATCTCTTGAGCTCCCTGGTCAGCACCCATAGGGGAAACATCCCACATAGGGTTGAGCTGATCAAGGTTATCGAAGAAGGACTGCATCCATGGCTCCATCTTCTCTGCCATTGACCCAGGTAGGAAACCGATACCATTACCGACATCGACCACAGGCTTACTGAGCAAGATTTTGTGGTATGAGGAGGCTTGCTCAAGAGCAGCGGCGAGAGCAAGGAAGGTCTTACCCGTGCCTGCTTTACCGAGCAGGCATACGAGTTCAACATCGGGATCGAGGAGAAGGTCAAGAGCAGCACGTTGTTCAAAGTTTCGGGGCTTAGCCTTCTCGGTATAGACCTTGTCTACAGGGAAGAGGGTATTCTCTTTGTGTTGGAACAGGTGTCTCTTTTGGTTACTGTCCATGAACCAAACGTATTGGTTCTCATTAATGGGTGTCTCAAAGGATACGGGTAGGCGAGCAGGACCCCTCCAGTAAGACTCGATAAGTTCAGTAGTGAATGCGTGGTCAGGGACGATCTCTTTAAGACCTACGTCTTCATAGGCTTTATTCTCAGTGCCTGTGAGGAGTTCTTTAGCTGGGATACCTGCTGTCTCTGTGATGATGCGGAGGTTAACATCATTAGAGTAGAGGGTGAGTGAGTACATCTCTTTGTAGAAGATAGCGGTCTGCAAGATGAGCAGGTCAACGTATCTGATTTGGGCGGCTCTATCGAGAGCCTTAATGTTGACCGCCCCTTCATGGGAGACAACTTCAAGAGTCCCCGCTTGTTGCATCTCAAGGATGAGCTTTGATGCTTGACGGGCGAGGTGAGATACATGGCTCTTATCTCGGTTCTTTGAGTCCTTAAGGACATCCAACTCCATGATCACGAAGATCGGGATGAGTACCTTAATGTCATCTTCAAAAGAGGAGATGGACATAGGGTCATGGATGAGGACACTGGTGTCTAGGATTACTGCCTGCTGCATAGGTGTGACTCCCTGTGGTAATATGGGGGAAGTCCTCCTCCCCCATCTACATGGGGTTCTCTATCTAACCTTTATTAAGGAGCCCCTCTGCCATGAAGCCAAAACATCTCGAACTCAGAAAAAAACAATGTGACCTCATAGCGGAAGCGAGTTCATGTTGTAGGCGGAAGGTTGGTGCTTTGATCATTGACCCAAGCACGAATGCACTTATTAGTGAGGGGTATAACGGACCACCACGAGGTGCGGTTGGTAGTTTATGTGGAGGTCAGGTATGTCATAGAACTGAGAAGAATGTAGAGAGTGGGACTCAGAATGATGTGGGTTGCCACCATGCTGAGATCAATGCGATTTTGAACGCATCAAGAGTGGGTCAGGCAACAGACAACAAGTGGATGTTCTCAAGCTGTGACCCATGTCTGATGTGTGCAAAGGCTATCCATCATGCGGGTATTGTTAAGGTTTATTGCCCGATGACTTCTAAGGAGCATAGGGAGGGGGTTCTGTACTTGATGGGCAACTCGGTTCTCATAGAGCGTATGTGATAGTTCATTTATGCTCCTTGTAAGTATCTAACAACCTACAAGGAGCATATGACATGAACAAGTCAGCCGCCTTTACTTCCGATGCCGCTGCTTTTGCAGTGTGGGCTAAACTCAGCAATCCAAGTGGCATGACCGCTAATGAGATTCAAACCTTCCTCACCTCAAATGGTGTGACCGTATTCACTGATTCTTCTAGCAAGCCATCTTCTAAGAGAGGTCCTCTTCAGAAGGGTGAGATTGTCTATGTGGATGCGAGCAAGTGTCTCGCACCTGAGAACGTGCAGAACTGCAAGAAGCTCACACTTGACCCGAACAATGAGATCTTCTGTGTTGTGTCAGACATCATCTGCCCTCAAGACCTTGCGGAGATGTGTACGATCCGCCTCTCTGCGATCAATCCTGTGACGGGTCGAGTGGGGAATAAGAAGTATGACTTCAAGGCTGTATACCCCACCCGCATTGCAGGTCTTACTAAGAAGCTCAATAAGGCTGAGGCTAAGGGTGATGATGCAACGAAGAATAAGGTACTCCAAGAGCTTCGTGATAAATCACTAGCACCCCATAATGGGGTTGGTATCTACCGCAGTCGCTATTCAAGTCTCAAGGCTTACAAGGAAGCTCTAGTTGCTGAGCCCCCCTCAGAGACATTTGTAGTTGTCTATGAGAGGGGTGGTAATACACCTACCCCTGAGATCCGTAAGATGTATGCGGAGAAGAAGAACGCGGAGCTTGCTTTGAAGTCTCTCATGGAAGATGATTTCGCGGATCTTGTAGATGAGGACTTTGAGAAGCAGGCTTCAACCTACTATGAGGGTGAGATCCATTGGGGGGCATTTAACAAGAAGGGTGAGTTCTACTTCAAGATGCTTGCTCATGGTGTGGATACATATGTGAACCCAAGTGTGGGTAGGATTTACTACATTGCTAGTGTTAGGAATCTACCTTCAATAAGTGCTTGGACTGATGATCTCAAGGCTCGTTTGAAGGCTCAGGTTGAGGCTAATATTGGAGAGAAGATTTAATAGCTTATTTATCAGCCCATCTTTCCCATGATGTGGATAGAGAGGGCTACAGATGAGTATTGCTAACCCAAAGAAGGTCGCACAGAGGTATATGACAGCCTCTGATAAACCTAGTGGTCGAGTTAAGACCGCAGGTGAAGTCCGTTTCATTAAGGATCACGGAGATGATTCTTCTGCATGGGCTTGGGGTCAACACCCTCCAGCAGCTAGACAGATGGACCCCAATCATGTGCTCAATAAGAAGATGACTAAGACTATGGGTCAAGTCCTTAAGTCCACACTATCTTCTTTGGGTCATGCCATGAGTGCCTATAGTACCTTCGCTAAGATGAAGTCTCGTGACATGTCTCCCGATGGCAATCTAGGTGGTCGAGGGTACATCATGGAGATCAAAGCAATGAGACGTCAGTACATGAACATCGTAGAAGCTCTCTCGGCTCTGTCCGATACCCTCTATGATGAGCTCACCGCTGATCATTGGAAAGAGGTTCAAGAGAAGGTTATGAAGAACATGATGGAGGACATCGAAGAGATCAAAGATGACCCTGAAGCATGGGCGATTGAGAAAGAGGAAGAGGACGAGAAAGACTCTGAAGGGAAGGTCATCCCTAAGAGGGACTTACTAACTAAGCGTGATCGTGAGATAGAGAAATGAGCAAAAGCAATCTACCTAACGGAGGGTACACCCTCACACAAGGCTCTAACTATATGCTTGACGGCTTTCACTTTGATACCGAATACAATGGAGGTGTTGAAGATAGAGCCCGTCTCCCTGAAGCCAAGGGGCTCTCCTCTCTACCTTCAGGCATGATCCCTATGGATAGCGAAGGTCACACCTCACTCCCTGATGGTGTTGAGATGGAGCATGATCTCAATCTAGGTGAACTAACCAAAGATGCCTCACAAGATATCAATCTAGTCGATCACTCTTGGTTAGCCTCAGAGCCTAAACCAAACCTCGAAGGCGAGAAGCGAATGGAGGCTATCTATGCTGACCTCGAAAGAGGTCAATCAGAGAGCCCTGAGTCTCAAATGGTAATCGAGCTTCAAGACGCATGGGGGTCTACGAGCACGGATGGTATCAGTATCGTCCCTAATAGTGCTCGTGATCAAAAGCCTGTTAAACAAGATAAGAGCCTCTCAAGTCTACCCACAGGGGACAAGAAGGCACTCTATCGTAAGTTGGCTTATGGAGAGCCTCTTAAGGACGTACTTATGTCTTCAGGTCTAGAGGGTGATGCCCTCTTGAACATGAAGTCTAAGATGGCGACTGAGTATGGTTTGCATGGCAGGGTCTATATCAAAGAGGAGTACTTCCCAGGACTCTTCAATGGTCGTTGGGATGAGGTGATCAACAAGAGATGTGCTACAGCTATGTATATCATTCCTAAGAGTCCTGACTGTGCCTACGACAGGTTCTTGGGTATGCAAGTAGTCAACAAAGTCCCTTACAAGAAAGCGGCTAAAGCATTACTCCCTAAGCTCGACTCTTATGGTGTGAAGGTCGCATCTGATCTTGACTCTAAAGGTAAGCTAAAGAAGGCTTTCATTGACCTCATCGAGGGTCGTGTACAAAGAGCGAGTTCAACATCTACATGGTTTCAGACCCACACCGACAACTCCGATCTCATCTCATTAGACCATGCTCGTAGGGTCTTAGAAGCAAGTGAGCAAGAACTAGAGGTAGTTCCTTCTTGCGAGGAAATTGAAGCTGCTAAGGGTGAAAAGAAGCTCGCAAGGATTGCAAGCAAGCTCATCAAAGGTGGCTTCCTAGAGGCTGAGCAAGTAGATGCTGTGGTGACACTTAATACTCCTGTAGAGGCTCGTATTGAGAGGTTACATAAACTTGCTACGATGCCTAAAGAAAAGGCTCAGTTTAGCACCTTTGGTAAGGAAGCCTCTCTACACAATATGACTCAGTATGGAGGTGATGTTGACCCACATGCTAAGTTTGATTCTAAGGCTCAAAGGCTTAACGCGATTGAGGCTAAGAGAGCACAAGATAAGGTGGCTAATCTTGTGAAGGCAGGACTAGTCACTATCACAGAAATAGAGAAGGTGGCTAAAGGTAAAACCGCCGCTGAGAAGGCCCAAGCGGTTCTGAAATACGCCTCTAAGAAGAGTAGCGGGTGCAAAGTAGCTCAGTATCAAGGTCAAGTTGATATGTTTGAGCATAGGTCTTCTTCTGAAGATTTAGCACAGCAACAACAAGCCCACTTTGAGGCACTTGAAGCACAGAGTAAGAAGGCATACCAAAAAGAGGTGCTTACAGAGATCAACCGCATGGTTCAATTAGGTGTCGTTTCAATGGAGCAGTTTGAGGGGATTGTGAAGAAGCACGCATCACTTGATGCGAGACTTAATGCCATAACCCAACTCATTAACAAGCCACTTCACACTAAGAAGGCTTCGGGACATGTTGCTCACGTCTTAGGTAATAACAAGCAAGCGGATGCCTTGAACGAGACAGAAATAAAGGTCGCTACTTGGGTTCGCCAGAAGATGTCGGAAGGTGAGGTGGGTGAGAGCCTTGATGCCCTAATCAGCTTGAGGTTCAACGCTAATGTGAGACAGGCTAATCAAGACAGGATTGCTTCTTTAAGGGAAGCCCATGAAGGTCTCTCAGGTCATGCTTATGTGGACTCAGAAGCGTACCCTAACTGTGAGAAGGGTGCTTTGATTCACCGTGCTAATACTATCCCTTCAGTGTTGAAGTCTGCTAAGTGTCAATCATGTGTGTTCAACTCTCAAGGGACTTGTCAGAAGTACGCAAAGGTACTTGTCGCATCACCTGAAGAGATCGTTGAAGATGTGGGTGAGTACAAGAAGAAGATGATATGGGCGAGTAAAGCAAACGATGCTGAGCTTACCGCAGACATGTTCAATAACTATGACCCTCAAGAGTTCAGCCTAACCTCATCCGAAGAGATTTCATTAGAAGAAGCTCCTAGCACGGAGACACTCGGTGAAGTTTTATTCGGTGGATTTGAAGTGTAAGGAGCGTTATGTTTTCAAGTCAAACTCATAGAGTGGTGACCTCACCTAAGTTCAAGATGCTGGTGGCTCACCCACGCAGACCTTCTGACCCATCTAAGGGTGAGGTGGGTAACCCTGAACCCGTCCGTCAAGTGTTTGAGACTCAAGTTATCACCACAAATACAGGTGTTGGGAAGATGGGCGTAGCCTCTTCAAGACCTACCGTGTTAAGGATCATCGTCAACAGCACTGACTTCGCGGATCGAAACGTCAACCCACAGCCTGCACTCCCTCATAAGATACAAGACCATCTTCAAGTTCTAGGACATGGGTTCCTCGATGTAGATCAAATCGTATCTCTAAGGGCGGGGACCCACTTTGCAGGAGGAGAGGGCGAAGGGGGTGGCGATGAGGCTACTGTTGCGTCTGAGCTTGCGTCTATTTTAAATGACCTTAAAGCGGGTTTGAAGGCTGAAATAGACCCCTTGAATAATACACATGTCCTAGTACAAGCAGAGGCTATCCTAGACACCTTATTCATTCGGGTTTACTCTTACGCATATCTTCTTTTGGGTGGAGACCCGCCCTTCATCATTGAAGATGGTGATGGTAATACTATCTATGACCCTACTCTTACGGGTGAGGCTTCAAAGGTAGCACTGATAAGAGCTAATGGGTTGTTGCCAATGCAAGAAAACTAAGGAGTAAGACATGAGTAATATCCCAATCCCCGCAGGTGCAACTAGAGTTCAAGTCGAAGATGACATGGGGAAATTGATATGGAGACGACCCAGTGATGTGCGACCTACAGACACCGTCCAAATCAACACCAAAACGGGAGAACCTTATGTCATGTATGGGTCACCTGGCTCGCCCTCCTCAAACCCCAAAAACTCACCTCCCCCTCCACCACCTTCTCAAAACAACACGTTCAACAACTTGAACCAACTCCAACAGAGGAGGGTTAGTAAAGTAGGGTCTGATGAGGTTCTTGATTCAACTAAGAAGAACCCTGACTCAGAGAACGTGTTAACTAAAGTCCTAGTAGGTCTAGCTGAGGAGTCCGCTTCTTTAGCTTTTGAGCGTGAAGAAGCGGAACGTAGGGGGGAACCCACTAGTCAGATCTCAGTCCGTAGGGTTAATGCTCTCAAAGCTGTGGGTGATACATGGATCAAGAAGAAGGAGATGCTGTCATCTAAGTCCCTTGATCTTGAGTCAAAGGCTTTTAAGCGGGTCTTTGGCTTCATTGCCGAAACCTTCCGCAAAGCCTGTGATGAAGCGGGTGTTCGACCCGAACAGGCTGAGAGTGTATTCGCATCTTTCGGTAAGATGGTTGATGAACCTGATTGGTTAGCTGACGCTAAAAAGTCAATGGAGGAGGATAAGTGAGCTTCTCCTCTGTTGCCATCAGTGCGTCAGCACGAGCAGGTAAGCAATCGGACAAAGACGTAGACATCATCGAATTCGTTGAGGCACCATGGGGTCTTAAGATGACCTTGTTTCCTGTACAGAGGGTTATCTTAAAAGCCCACTACGGACTAGAGCTCGATGATGAAAAAACCTTCACGGTGTCTGATTGGACTCGTACAAAGGTTGAGACGCATACAGAGAAGTCATACCTCAAGAAGTTATACGACGAGGGTAGATGTAACGTAGGTGAGGTGATACCAGGTAAGCAAAGACGAGAGATGATCCTCTCCATTGGTCGCCGTTCAGGTAAGACCACCATCTCTGCTTGTATCGCCGCTTATGAGACATACAAGCTGATCAAGAAGGGCGACCCTCAGAAGTACTACGGGCTACCTGCTTCCAATAATATCCAAATCATCTCGGTAGCTACAGATAAAGATCAGGCGGGGTTGTTGTATCAAGAGGTATCAGGACACTATCGCTCTTGTGCATTCTTTGGACCATACACCGCTAATAACACACTCAGCTATGCACGCTTCCAAACACCTAAAGATGTCGAGAAATATGGTAGGTATATAGAAGACCCCTCCGCTAAGGCAACCCTTAAAATCACGTTCCGATCTTGTGTTGCTAAGGGGCTTCGTGGTGCGGGTAACATTTGTGTTATTCTTGACGAGGTTGCTCACTTTACAGAGAGTGGGCAATCGGGTGCTGAAGAAGTCTACAATGCGGTTGTACCTTCGACATCAGCCTATTCTCCAAAAGACCCTGATAATCCTACAGTCCCTATAGGTGAGGTGGAAGGTCGTGTTATCCTTATCTCGTCACCATTAGGTAGACAGGGTCTCTTCTATAACCTTTTCCAAATCGGTATGGGTGGTGGCAAGGCGGGTGATAACATCCTAGCCGTACAAGCCCCGACATGGGAAGTGAATCCAACCGTACCTGCTCAAGAGTTTGAAAAGCATTACCTGAAGAACCCTGCGGTGTTCTACACAGAGTATGGTGGCGAGTTCACGGACCGTACAAGAGGTTGGATCGAGAGTGAAGAAGACCTACTTGCTTGTGTAGACCCTAAGCTAAGACCTAAGCAGTCAGCTCCTGCTCGTCAACCGCACTTCATTGGAATAGACTTAGCGTTGGTAGGTGACGGTACGGCTATCGCTATTGGACACTTAGAAGATGAAGAGATCGTGGTTGATCTAGTAGAACAGATCAAAGCGGGTGAGGGTAAGTATGCCGATAAAGAGCGTCTTGAGTTTGATGACGTAGCCGATTGGGTGTTGTCCTTCACTAAGAGGTTCTACATTGTAGAGGGTATCTTTGACCAATGGGCAGGAATCCCCTTCCAACAAGCTCTTGAGAAGAGAGGACTCAAACAGCTCACTTCTGTGAACATGACTAAGCAGATCACATCGCAGATGTTCCAGAACTTCAAGGACATGATGTGGGACAAGAAGCTGAGACTCTACAATAGCTCGAACCCTGTTGAAGAAGGGCATGAGCCATATATTATGGAGCTATTGGAGCTTCAGCAGACCGTACACTCCAAGCACTTGATTACGGTAGAAGCACCTCAGACACAAGGGAAGCATGATGACATGTCAGATGCCTTAGTGCGTATGGTATGGCTTGCTTCTAACAATGTGGGTAAGACAAGGTACTTCGCATCAGGTAAAGGTAAGGGTAGTGGTAGACATCCATTAGCGGGGAAAGTGTTTGCGGGTGAGGGTCGCTATATGGGTAGAGGTGGAAGTGACCCTAAGCGTATTGCACCAAAGCCTTCAAGAACTAGTTTGAGAGATGCGATTAACAGCAGATATGGTAAAGGATGATGTCCCCCTTCACATAAGGTGAGTATGTTCAAAGGAGGAACACATGAATAACAAACAAGCAAAGAAAATCCTTGTGGACCTTGCATACGCGAGGGTCACGAACACCACCCGCAACCTTGAGGGTCTTAATCAAAGAGCTCGCATAACCATTGACGAGTGTGCAACACCTTCTCAAAAGAAGGACATGAAGTACCTCTTTCAGGAAGATGAGTACGAGAACAAGCTCTCTTACATCTTGGGTATCTTCTCCCCCGTTTAACTCACCCTATGGGTGGTATTGATATAAGTACTTAGAAACAATAACTAAAGAGATTACAAGATGCCTCAGAAGATCGTTAAAAGCTACAAGTCCTTCAACTTCCTCCGCCCTCAGCTCGCTAAAACCGCCACAGACAAGGTGATCACCTCTGCCGAGGGATCCACTAAGTGGGTAGCGGAGATGAAGCTCGATGGGCACCGCCTCCTGCTCGGAGACGGTGTTGCGTGGAGTCGCATCGGTAAAGATGTGGCGAACATGGGGTCATTAGGCTCCGTGATCCCAGAGGGTGTATTGCTCGATGGTGAGCTTCTCCCTCTTGATGGGGAAGAGGGTAGCCACTTGGTATCAACCCTCCGTGCGGATGACCCAGAGGCGTTGAAGTTTGTCGCTTTCGACATTCTCTACAACGAGGGTGTCTATGTAGGCGACAAGACTTGGACTGAGAGGCGTGAGCTTCTAAAGAGCGTAGTAGAGTCAGTTGAGAGCCCTCGCCTTCAGCTGAGTGTAATCTACTCACTCAATGAGACCTCAGTAGAGGATTTGATGAACCTCGCCGCTGAGAGGGGTCACGAGGGCATTATGCTCAAGAAGGTGGATGCCCCGTACAAGGAGAACAGCCGTTCTGCATGGGTTAAACACAAGTTCACAGACACGCACGATGTCGTGATCGTGGACTGTGACGCTAAGCCCTCTGAGTGGCGAGTCCGACCTGGCGAGGTCGGTACTGATGGTGTCCTTTACCCAAATGGTCTCCACACCGACCCTTGGGCAAAGGGTTATGTGGGGCTCAACTACGGGTTCTACGACAAGCAAGGAAACCTTCGGATTGTCGGTTCACTTGGAGAGACGGGTCCCCGTGAGGAGATGGAGCAACACGTTGGGAAGGTAGCGGAGATCAAGGGGTATGGTCAGTACCCAACGGGTGCGATTCGCCACCCTGTCCTCCTCTGTTGGCGTGAGGACAAGTTGCCCGAGGATTGTGTATTTGACTTCTGAGACTTAACTCTCAGACCCTATAGAGGGAGAGATGGCTTCGGCTATCTCTCCCTTTTTTTTTGCTTTCGACTCTATAGTGTTTGACCGCTGCACCAATGATCGTTAGGTAGGTGGCGGCGGTGGCTGAACCCATTAAAACTGCTAGTAAATCCATGACTTGTACTCCTGACTCTAGTATGTATCGTGGGCGGGTCTTACACACAGAGTATGGTGGAGTCAAGTCTATATGAGGAAGATGCTTTAAATTGTGACTAGTGGACACAGAGTGCCGCTCGCTCAAGATACCCACCCTCCTCTCAATAGACGTTTTATATAAGAGGCTTAGTCAACGACAACGAAGGAGTATGCCATGCTAATCAAAGATAATATCAAAGATAGAGACCTTTCGGGGCAGAGTTTTGATACAATGGGCGGGGGGTTTTCAAACTGTAGCTTGGAAGGTTGTACTATCACCTTGAAAGGTCGTAGTAATGTATTCGAGAACTGCAATCTTAAGGGGGCTAAGTTTAGTGGCAAGGGTTTAATGGTTTTAACCAATTCTGTAGCGGACAACATCATTGTAGAATCTTCCTCACTAGAGTCTATCCATGTCACATGTTACAGTGGGTCTATAGTTAAAGGTCGCTTCGTAGATGTATTGGTCAAAGATAGAATTATAGGTGATGCTAGCGATTCTATTTGGACTAACTGTGATTTCAACAAGGCATATACATCTGCCGCTAAGTGGGACGGGGCGGACTTAACCACATGTCGAAACATACGAGATAAGAACAATATGAGTGGGGCTCTCTTTACTTGGAACCCTAGAGGTTTTGATCCTTTCAAAGCCACTCCTGAAGAGTACGCTAAGTGGAAGGTCGAGATGAAAGAAAAAAGGGAGAAGCGTATAGAAGAACTCCGCCTACAAAAAGAGAGGGAGGAAGAAGAACTCCGCCTACAAAAAGAGAGGGAGGAAGAAGAGCGTAGGAATATCGCTCGGAAGATTGAAGAAGAGCGTGAGCGTGAAGCTCAGCGTCTTGAAAGAGAGGGGATGGGTCTTGTCTATAGCACCTTGAAGGAGCTAGTCCGTGAGAGTAAAAAAGACCTCACCACAAAAGAAGTAACTCAACTTCTAACAAGGGCTTACGAGCTATCCACTATACTTGAAACATTAACTAACCACCCTCAATACACACAAATGGTCAGGGCTCAAAATAAAGTTATCCGTCACATCCGTAGTCAATATAGTTGGTTCGCAAAAGCTCAGATGCCTAGAACAATTTGGAATGACTTTAAAGTAGAAGTGAAGGACTACCTGAAAGAGGTAGGCTTGATGAAGAAGGGTTCTCTTTCAAGATCAAGTAAAATCAAGATAGCAAGGGCATTATGCGATGAGCTGCATGAAGAGATAAAGAGCTTGAAAGACGACCTCTAAGTCTGTCCCTATGACCCCCTTGACAGGAGAAAACGTATTTATTACCATCTTGAGGATGATACAAGGAGACTATATTGAAAACTTTAATAAGTTTGTTTTCAGGGGCGGGGGGCATGGATATTGGATTTCATTCAGCAGGCTTTCAGACTCTTGTAGCTGTAGAAATAGATCACTCTTGTTGTGAAACACTAAGGCTGAATATGCCAAATGTGCCTGTTATAGAAGGAGATATATCAAAGATCACGACTGAAGAGATTTTAAAGACAGCAGGAGTAAAGCCTCTCGAAATAGACGTAGTTATAGGTGGTCCTCCCTGCCAAAGCTTTAGCTTAGCAGGAAAACGAATGGGAATGGATGATCCTAGGGGACTTCTTGTATTAGAGTATATTCGAGTGGTTAGAGAAGCTTTACCAAAGGTGTTTGTAATGGAGAATGTTAAAGGAATGATGAATTGGTCAAAAGGTAGAGCAATGAACGCAATCTTAAGTGAGATAAGCGAGCCAATATTGCATGATGGCATTGAGTATAGTTATGACCTGTGTTTCCAAGTTTTAAACTCCGCACATTTTGGGGCACCACAGTTCCGTGAAAGAATTTTTATTGTTGGCAATAGGATAAATCAGGCTTTTGAGTTCCCAAAGGCTACACATGGTATTGTAGAATCGTGTGAAATGACGAAACCTGAGCAAATGGCACTTTTTAAGGATGAAACAAAAAGTGACCTTTTACCCTATGTGACAGTAGGGAGTGTTCTTGACCCCTTGCCTGCTGCTAACCCTCCCTCTGACAAGGCATTGAGGGTTTCTAAGACGATCAAAGATAGGATTAAAAAACATGGATACTAAGCTCAAAAACCACGAGCAGACCGCTCACGCCCCTAGTACGATAAAAAAGATCAAACTTGTAGAGCAAGGGAAAAAGCTTTCAGAAATTACAAAATCTTTCGGGTCTACATATAGACGATTAGATCCAGAGAAGCCTTCTCCTACTGTCACTAGAAGTGGATACAGAGACTTCATCCATCCTCACTACGATAGGATGCTTACAGTCCGCGAGTTGGCTTGTTTACAAACATTCCCATTGGACTGGGAGTTTACAGGAACACGCCTAGACTCATATAGTAGCAAAAGACAAATTTCGATGACTCAATTTGGGCAAGTTGGTAACGCAGTACCTCCTATCCTTGCTCATGCCGTTGCAAGATCTGTCCTAGATATTTTAACTAAGGACGATGAAATTCAAGTCCAGCACTCATCTCCACCTAAAGATTTACGATAGAGAGAAGACTCTGTGAAGGCAGCCTAATAACCCGTTTATACCCTAACTCCTTCAACGTGTTTAACCGAAGGAGTTATGAGCTATGAACAGACACACTAAAGTAACCCATCAGAGGAAGATCGCCCATCTTGAAGCTCGATTTGCTCGCCTAGAGAGGCAGGCGGGGCTCATGAGTGTGGTGAAGGGTCTTGGAGATCTAATCAAGAAGGCTATTAATGTCCCTGTTAATTTCATTAAGAACCTAGCTATGGCGATGAAGGACATCTCAACCTCATTTAAGGCGGAGACTGACAAGATATTAGCAGAAAGAGTAAATAAGGTGGGGTTACTATTGGGTACCCGTATATGGAGAGCCTTGGTAGGACCTTCAGGTGTCTCAACCTCAAGCATCCCTCAGATTGTGAGTTTTAATACCAAGAAGCCCATAGACTCTATTTTCACAGGCGGTTTGGCTGACGACCGTAAAATGCCTTTGAGTAAACTAGTGACTCTATACAGCTCTGAAGAACAGAAGAAGATTAAGGGAGCTTTCCTGTCATGGTATGCGGATTGGAAGTATGTTGTCCACCCTGAGAAGTTTTCACCTTCAAAGTTCAAAGAGCTTTTGAACAAGATTAAGAGGTGGTCGAAGCTCCTATATAGAGTTTTCTCTGTTGTGGCTGCGATGCTCGCAGTTCAGAATCTATTGTTCTTCCCTAGTATCGAAGCCTTGTGGCAGAGATTTTGGTTGATCTTTGCCGTAGGTGAGGGGATGCAACCTATCATCAAGGGGGCAATAGAAGCAGGCAAAATGGGTGCAGATATTACATTCAGTGACCCAGGCCTCTTGACTGAGCTCAGAGCGTATTCGTTAGAAGGTGTTGCAGTAACTACAGCCTTGACCTTCATTGAACGTGCCTTCTACAAGTGGGGTGTTAATGAAGAAGAGTTTAATGAGATGGCTAAGGGTAAGACCGCTTCTCTAGGGAAGAACCCAAGAGCGAAGTTCTTTGTAAATCACTTTGAAGCAACCTACGCATAAGGAGACTGAACCATGAACAGACACGCAAGAGTAATCCAACAGAGGAAAATTGCCCACCTTGAAGCTCGCCTTGCACGCTTAGAGCGTGAGGCAGGTGCTCTAGACACCTTCATTACAATCTCAAAGAACATTGGCAAGGCCGTCATCAACATCCCAAAGAACATCTTCCATAAAATCATGGACGCTTTTAAGGACGCTCACTCATTCTCAAGGTTTAACTTTAGTAAGGCAAGGGAAGTCCAACTTGATGCTGCGGCGATGGCTCTATCAGGACGCATCCATAGAGCTCGTATGGGTGTTATGGGAGTTAGCACGGTAGGCTATCTCAAGATGGTAAAGTTTGATGAGAAGAACCCAATCAAATCCCTCTTTACAGGTGATCTACTTGGGGACAAGAAGTCTACACTTGGTGATGCGATGTACCTTTATGGGGCAGAAGAGCAAAAGAAGATCAAGGTTGCGTTTCAGTCATGGTACTCAGATTACAAGAGTCTCTTTTCAACCAAGCTCAATCAAAGTGGGTTCAAAAAGTTCTTGGGCTTCTTGAAGAGGTCTTTCAAGTTTTTGTACCGCCTCATTACGGCTCTCCTACCTTTCTTCACTCTTGGTACCCTCCTGACCGCTCCGTGGGCGTTTTTAATGCACGAGCTCGCTCTTTATTATTTGAGGAACTCTAAAGTAGGGATCATGTTTAATGAGGACGTGATGTATGCGGTTAGAGGGGTACAAGAACCTGTGTATCTGACGAACACAAAAGAAGACGTAATCGCAATCTTCAAAGATGATCTAGGTTTGGGGGGTATCATCCTCCCTGCACTTGCTCTTCTTGAGAAGGCTTTCTACAAGTGGGGTGTCAATACAGACATGTTTGATGAGATGGAAGCTCAAGGTAAAACCGCTTCTTATCACAGAAGGGTCGCTTCTACGAGCTACCCTCGTACCGCCTCTATCATCAACTATCTAGAGGCTCAAGCTGTTTAATAACCCGTTTATACCCTAACTCCTTCAACGTGTTTAACCGAAGGAGTTATGGACTATGAACAGACACGCAAGAGTAATCCAGCAGAGGAAGATTGCCCACCTTGAAGCTCGCCTTGCACGCCTAGAGCGTGAGGCAGGGCTCATTGATGACTTTGTTGGTGGTGTGAAGAGTTTGGGTCGTAAGATTATCAACATCCCTAAGAACTATGTTTTGAGCTTGGGTCATGCACTCAACGACGCCCTACAGACAGTTGCGGTTGATATGGAGAAAGATGCAAATACCCGTAAGGAATCTGCGGGTATGCTACTGGCAGCTCGTATTCATAGAGCTATGGTTGGCGTTATGGGGGTGTCTACGGCAGACATCCCCACCATCTATAAGTTTGATAAAGCCAACCCCATCAAGTCTCTCTTTGTAGGGGGACCTGCGGGAAGCAAACCAACCCCCTTGAGTGTACTTGCGAATATGTACGAAGGTGAAGAGCAAAAGAGGATCAAGGGAGCTTTCCAATCATGGTTCGCTGACTACAAGAGCGTATTCGGGGCTCCGAAGTCTAACGGGTTTAAGCTATTCCTTGAGTATGTCAAGAAGTACAGCAAGACCCTCTATCGCCTCTTTACAGCACTCTTGAAGGTTGCTTTACCTGTTGAGATTATGAACCTCCCATGGCGTATGGCGGCTAGTTCTATTGGGTCTATTTTTTCGGACTACACAGAGTATGTAGACCTCTTCGGTTCCGATCTCACCTATGCGAATAAACTCGACTTCATTGGTGGGGTTGGCGGGGCGACCTTAAAGGAGACCTTAGTCTCCTTGAGCCCTAGTTACCTAACTTCTTACATCCAAATGGCTCTTGCTCTTCTTGAGAAGGCTTTCTACAAGTGGGGTGTCAAGACTGACATGTTTGATGAGATGGAAGCTCAAGGTAAAACCGCTTCTTATCACAGAAGGGTCGCTTCTACGAGCTACCCCCGCATCGCTTCTGTTATCAACTACCTAGAGGCTCAAGCAGTCCAATAAGTCGGGAGGGCTTGGAGCCTATTCGGGGAAGCCTCATCAAGAAGATCACCTTTTGAGTTTATCGGATCGTGCTCCAACCTGAGTCCACATCAAGAGACTTATAGGCGACCCTAAAGTCTCTAGGGTTCTTGAGCTGGGCACGAGCTTGACGGGCATCCTCACGAGTAAGGTACACCTTCTTAGTGAGAATCTGACCCTCTTTATTTACAAGTGTGTAGACACGAACAGACATGGTAGGTCTCCTTTTAAGAGCTAAAGGTTTAGACCTACCATTATACTCAACTACAGGCTTGCCTCAACAAGTAAATGTTAGTGTCATGGGCACTCGCCATACTCATGATGAAGTCATCCATACCTAGTGACATAGACCCGCTCTTCTTAAGGACATCATAAGCAACCTTAAATACCTTCTGCAAGACCTCCTCTACAGCTAACGCTCTTTGAAGAGGGCTCAGCGAAGGGTCTATAACAGGTAAGAGCTTATTAGCCATAAGTTGGGCTTGCTCAACAGGTTGGATAGCTTCAGACCCATAAGTTCCGATGATCTTCTCCGCAAGAGTATCAATCTCATCAACCATGCCCTCATATACCCTTTGTAAGAGAAGGTGGTTGCCATAGAAGTTGGAACCCTTGACTTGCCAATGCGAATTCCAATGGAACCAATGAGCACCTCTAAGGATAGCGAGCAAGAGCTGTAGGACATTCAAGGGTGTGACTTGAATGCCGTGTGCTTTACGATAGCGACCCGTGTTGTTAGTACGGGCGAGTGTCCTAAGTATCTGATTGATCATGGTTGACCCTTTCTTCTTATTGCGAGTCTCTCGGTCTCGCTTTGTTTTCTGTTTGGTTGTACTGACCCCTCCACCATCAAGTCGCTTAAAGCGAGAAGGGTTTTTGCGATAGATAGCCTGATACTTGCGAGCTCTAGATTTAACACCTCCTTTGTTTGAGGCGTACTCCATCTTCTTCTTGCGAAGATAAGCTCTATACTTAGGTCCTTGGTCCACCTTCCATCTTTGGTACTTCCTCTTTTGACCACCTTGTTGTTTACGCTGATGCTTCCTCGGAGCTCGGACAGGTTTAAAGGCAACTTTTACAAGTTCCCCGTCCTCATCGAGATCCCAATGTGTGCTGATAACAGGGGATACCATCTCCTTGTACATAGCGGCTTGAGGCTCATGCTTAGCATCCACCCTCCTCTTCAAACCTGTAGAGGTGGACTGATCTATGTACGGATGACCATATTCATCACCTGGTATGCCACTAGAACGGGGTCTCTCATGAAGTGCTTTGCCATCGGGGTGGTCACTGAGAGCGGAGGGGTCTTTTGGCTTTCTTGAGACACCACCTTGACCGCTTGAATCTGGTGGGCTATTGACTACTGGAGGACCCGCTCGATATTCTGTACGACCTTCAGGATGCCCACTAGGTAGAGGGAGTACCCTATCACGTTGTGGCTTACCATCATCAGAATCAGCCCTTGAGGGTTCAGGTGCCGACTTGTCCTTTTGTATCTGATCTTGGTTGTTCTTATCGACCCATGTCTTCACACCTGCAAGATCTTGTGCAGGTTGAGCGTGACCTGCCCTCTTAACTACCTCCTTTGCATCCTCTGAGAAGGTAGGTGTCATCACAGGCTTCTTACCTCTACTACCCTTCTCTTGCCTCCTCTTATTTTTAGCGAGTTGGGCTCTCTCCTTTTTGGGCATATCCCATGCCTTCTCTCTAGGCATACACTTTAATGGGTTCTTTCCATTAGAGGTGATCTCTGCCCACTCAGGTTCTTTAGAGATGCCACATGGACCTACAATGTCCCCTGCTTCATACTCTTTAGTTGAGCCATCTTGTCTTTTTACTTTGTTCTTCACAGGAGTCACGGCGACCCAATCACCCCATGTAGACCTATCATCAGGATCACCTCCACCATGACCCGCGAACCATGTATCAAGACCGCCCTTACCTGTGTTCTTCATCTTAGGGTCATCTCGCTTAGCACTATAACGCTCAGCAACCCTCATGGCAGATTTACTATAGCAGTTCTTATATGGACGGCATGATGCCTTCTCGGAGAAGCCCATATCATCACAGGATTTAGACTCGCAGTGTTCTTTGTCCCATTTGCGGGGCATCTTGTAGTCCTCAGAGGCTTCTTTTTTCCATTTGCCCCCTAGTCTCTTGTACTGAGCGAGAGCCCACCCGTTACTATTTCCAGTAATGGTGATGTGCCCGTTTTGTCTCATGACCCATGTACCTTCTGTAGTCTCAGGACACCACACGGGCATATCACCAACATGTTCAATTGAAGTTCCGTTTGTGGGGAAGTAGTTTTTACTATTTACAGTAAAAACTGAAAGCTCTTGCTTACACCCATAAGAAGGTGTCCCATACTCTCTTAATGCTCTGCGAACCCTCCTCCCCGTCAAGAAGGCGGCAAGCTCAAAAGCATCCGCATGGTGTTTGTCTTTTTGAGAAAAACCATATGTCAACTTACCCTTGTTCTGCCAACCATCACACATAACACAGCCCGCAAAGAAGGACTCTAGTTGGTCTAAGTCCATACTTAAAATATCAATTATCCAGCTACCCTTGTTCTTGTCAGAGAAATTGAAATCTCCTTCTATAGGTTCAAGGTATGGGGCACTCGCTAAGATTTTCCCCCTGCCCGATTTTAGATACAAGCTGTCCGTAGGACAGAGATGCCACCCCTTCTTGTATTTTACCTTGTCAAGCATTTCATCATAAGTGGATGATTGTTTGAACTTATCCCACCAATGCTGAAAAGATTTAAGGTCGTTTTTAATCACAGCAGATAGCTTGGATGACCCACATTTAACGCTCTGTATAAGACTCCAAATGTGTTCCATTTTGGAATGGTCTAGCTGATCTTCTTCAAAGCCTGTTTTTGTATGGACCCATTTATGATTCATGGTACACTCAAGATTTAAAGACTGCTTGTGTAAACGAACTACACTCGAAGACTCAAAAAAATGAATGTCCAGCACAGACCCCCAAACTAAGCCTTTTCGTTCAAACGAGTAGGTGAGGATATTGTCACCAACATTTAACTTGTCATAAGTCACCCAACCTCTTTGTGTGAGGGCTTCTGAATGTAAAGGCACACAATAAGCAGAGGGGTATTTTTGAAATCCCTTACCATCCCTAACAGGGTTCACAACCTCTCCATTACGACTAACGGGCTTAGATGACTTCCCTCTAGCAAGGTCGAGTATCTCTTCCCATAGCTTTGGGTTAGTAGGTATATTCTTACTCATAGGGCTGTTAGCCTTTCGTTGAACCTTTTGGCGTGATAAGCTCCTCCTTTAACGCAACATAAAAGAACTAACACCACCCAAGAACAGCAGTTCAAGACCTTGTGGGGACAACTCAACAAATGACTAGCTTATAGCTCGCTCTCCGCCTTCTCTAAATCATACATGATATAGAAGTCGTCCCCGTAATCACCACCCTTTAAAGGTCTCTTAAAGAGTGCGGAGTTGAACATGCTGAACGGAAGTATCTTCCCTGAATTGATCTTCACAGGAGTGTTCCACTTCACCTCTTCCTTCCACCCCGCTGTAGGCTTAGTGCTTGTCTTAAATACGAGGAGTACTTTGTCATCCCTCATCTTCATGTGTCTATTGACTTGCGTGCGGGGTACAAATGACCCCCATTTCAAAGAGATTGCATAAGCCCCTTTAACGGATAACTCACTGTGGTGGTTAGGGTATAGGACACCATCTCTTAAGATAGACTCAGCTCTGTCTCTGCTCGTAATATGCACGAAAACATCATTCTCTACAGACATGATGAACATCTGCATATATTGGGGATCTTGAAGAGGGTAAGGATAAGTCAAATGTCTCATGAGAGAGCCTTGCTTCAAATGGTTAGGTATGACACGAGCACTACCAGAGCCACTATTGTCAACATAACCAAAGTCCTGTTGCTCCGCAGGAGCTCTACCATACGACTCCGCTCTATCAAGGTTCTTACTTTTTAATGAGGGTGAGTCTACACTTGGTCTCCCGTAGTCTTGTGCCACATCTCCCGTTGGTAAAGATGAACCACCTTGACCTCTTGTGTTAGTGTCTTTTGTCACAGAACCATTAGAGTAAGAGCTGAGTGAGTCAGGGGGAGTGACTTCACGGAAGAACTCAGCTAGTTTGAGTCGGGCAACCCTCTCTACCGAGGGGATGTATCTTCCGTGTTCATCTCGATCATTTCTAAAGAACACCGCATTGGAATAATGTTCATACAAGGGTGGGGTACGCACCCCGTGCCACCCCGTGTAGTTACCTCTATGTAAAATCTGAGAGATGTCCTCTGCTAAATTTCTCCAACCATTTGGATTGTGCATAACGTACCCATCCCATCCCACGAGTTCATCGGGGACATAGATAGTGAGTATCTTCTTTCCTTGGGGTCCTTCAAGGGCGACCCTTCTACTAGTTGCGATCTTGTGAGCGATTCTATTCTGAGAGAGATAATCTACGAGAAGGCTATATACACGCAAAACATCCTCTACGGTTTTGCCTTGTATAGAGAGTTTCATACCATTCCGATGACTACGACCTGGTGATGGAATGTCATATCGAGAGGTACCACCTCTTATGAGTTGTTCAAAGAAGCTAGGTATTTTGGACATAGATACACCTCCTGTGCGATAGAGGTTTACTATAAAGGAGCTATGACAAACATGAATAGAGTAGCATTAATCATTGCCCTGCTTATGGCGGGCATCTTTTTTTCAAACTACCCCAAGACGATTGACGTAGTGCTATGCAGTAAGGACAAGAAAGTCACCTATATCCAAGACACTAGGTACTTTGACCCTAATAAGGTGAAGGGTACTTGTAGGGTTATTGAAGGCGTAGACCGAGATAAGTACAACAATGCAATCAGGAGCGTACTAGGTGAGCAAAAGAGCAGATAGGATCAAGGAGCGGGTTCCAATCCTTGATGTACTCTCAAAGTATGGTTATGACGTACATAGCTATAATAGAGAGCAACAGTTCAAGTGTGACTTACATGGTGACGGGTCCGACAATGCCCCTTCAGCCCGTGTCTACCCTGAGACAGGTTCTTGGTTCTGCTTTGCTTGCGGTAAAGCGAGGGACGTGATCTCTACTGTGATGGAGAAGGAGGGGCTTGATTTTTCATCCGCCTGTCGAGCGATAGAGTTGAAGTATGGGTTAGAAGAGTGGAAGGTCACACCTAAGAAAGACATCTTTGCCGATGCCCCTGTAGAGCAAGTTGGGGATGTTGAGGCAATGCAAAGGAGGGTGCGGGTTAGGTTGGAAGACAGGTTAAGGGAGAGGGTTTCGTTAGAGGAGTCTTTGAAGTATTGGGAGGCGTATAATATGCTATCAAGCATAGATGCTACTGCGGCACAATGGCTCAAGTTATATCGGATGGTTCAATAGTACTTATATCTCTTGGTAGCGTATAGGAGGAATAGCCCTATGATGCCTAGAGAACATAAGCAAGCTGATCATCGTGTGATCGCTCGTATTCTTCAGTTGAGCCATGGACAGAACACACCTCACGAGTCTTTACTTGAGAGGATTTCAAAGATATATTCTGCGAGGGGTGGGTCATGGGTACTATTCTTTGAAGGTCACCCTGACCATAACAAGCTCTTAAAAAGAGTGATCAAAGCGGTTGTTAACAAGAAGAGGAAGCTACATGAGCAACGAAGAAGACGATCTGAAGGGAAGACCCGTCGCTAAGGTGAAGCCCCGGTCTAAGGCTCAGACACGACCCCTCAACCCGAACCAAATGAAGTCTAGGGTGAAGGTCGCTATGACAACAGGTGGGACAGCACTAGGAAGTGGTGGTAACTTCTACTCACCTGAGTTGAGTACTGACTTCCTTGAGCTACCCCAAAGCCAAGACGAACAAAGGAACTATTTTAGGTTCTTCTACCGCACTGACCCCTTTGTCGGACAAGCGGTAGACCTACACACAGAGCTCCCATTGTCGAAGATCAGACTCGGTTTACCTAAAGCTCGAAACCGAGACATGGCATATGAAGCACTTAGGTTCTGTGAGAAGTGGGCTAAAAGGGTAGGTCTCCTCCATAGGCTCATAGAGATACTACATGAGTACAATCTACTCGGTGAGGTTTTTGTGTTCTGTGAAGATGCAAACCCTGACATGCCTAAAGAGGTTACACACTCTAAGAAGAACGTCTTAAATGAAGGTGGGGAGGCGGTCACTGAATGGGAGGAATATGAGGATGCTTATGACCGTGCGTACAAGTGGTTGAAGAAGAACTACAAGGGGTGGACAGGTATTCGTATATTACCCCCTGAGCAAGTTCACATGGAGAGCTTCCCGTTCACTTCAGAGAAGATCATCCAACTCATCCCTGATAGCAAGACGAAGGACGTGATTGAGAGGGCTTCGATGCTCGACCCTTCCGCCATGAGAATTGTAGACACCATGCCAGATGATGTGGTGGAGTCAATCAGAGAGGGTCGAAACATCGACTTGAACACCGATCCTGATGCGGGTTCGTTCTGCTATTATATGGCTCGTAAGAAGTCTCAATATGAGCCTCGTGGTCACTCTATGTTAGAGAGATGTCTTCGTATCTTGGTTTATCGAGACAAGCTGCGTCAGGCACAGACCTCTATTGCTTCTAGGCACATGACCCCTATTCGTCTTGTCTATGCAGAGGATATGGATGCAGCGGACACTGAGGCGTTGAGAGATCAAGTTGATCTAGCTCTCCAAGACCCTGATTACTCAATCATCGCCAATTTCCAAGTCTCTTGGGAGGAGATGGGTGCAGATCAACGTCTGTTGGACTTGAGTAGCGAATACGACATGACAGACCGTCAGATGTATGCGGGGCTTGGGGTCACGGAGTCTTTGTTGAGTGGTGAGTCAAGTTATAGTGGAGATAGGATCAACCTTGAGGTGATCAACACACGCTATATGCTCATGCGTGAGGTTTTGCAAGACATGGTAGAGGAGCATATCTTGAAGCCTATGTGTAAGCGTATGGGCTTTGTGGAGGAAGATGAAGATGGTGAGGAGGTTGTTGTCCATCCCACCCTCAGCTTCACCCGTCTTGGTTTGAGAGACAACCAAGACACCTTTGATGCACTCTTCAATCTCTACCAAAAGGGATCACTTGACATTGATGTCATCCTTGAGCTTCTCAACGTAGACCCACAAACCACTAAGGCTAAGTTGGAGAGGGACTTATGGTCTTTGAATGACTCTCAGTTCAATGAGGTCTTGAGAGGTATCTATGGTGAGGCGGGTAGAGCACTCGCTGAGAACTCAGATGTACTCGAAAAGATCGCTAAGAATCTAGACCTCAAGTATGAGAAGTCTGAAGAGGAGGGTGGTCGTTTCTAATCCTTTTATAATGTCTCTTGCATAAATAGGAGGCATTATGAAACGACATGCGTCTAGAGAAGACTTACTAGCTCTCTCCTCTGAGATACCGTTAGAATATGGCATCACAGGGAGGCTAAAGATCATACCATTGGACAGAGTACCTGGTTGGACGGGGTTCCCTGAAAAGAGGGGGTATGGTTGGTTCTTAGTCTTCAAGACATACAAGCATTTAAAGTTAGCGATACGTTTGTCGGTTGCGAAGAGGCTTCAAGAATATCTTGGTGGTGGAGCATTCAAGCCTAATGGGAAACAGAGGACTATGCTCCTCAAGTATTCTAAAGTTAGAGCCCCTCGGAAGATCATAGCGTACTTAGACAAGAAATACGACTTGAAAAAGCCCCCTCATGGTTTTGAGGTACTCTCAGCTACAGGTCGCATCTCTACCTACAAAGAGATCGTGAAACAAGCGAACAGGCTTAAAGAGAAGTATTGGGTTCAATCACTGAGGGATCTCAAGGGTAAACCTGACTTTGAAAAACATAGGGCGTGGGTGGCAAGTGAGATTAGAGCGGCTAGGGTTGAGTATAACCGAGAGGTGAGAGCCGACATTCTTGAGGCTTTAATGGAAGGATATTCACCTAGGATGCTTGAGGTCACGGAAGAGATTTTGAGGTATGAGGTCTCTCACTTCTATCGGCAAGGGTGGATGAGTATAGAAATAAAGAAGGCACTTGAGGTGCTAAGTAAAGATGCCCATATGTACCTTGGTACACCCAAGAGAGTCCGTGGATATTTTGTTTATCACTATCGACCCTCTACCCTTAGAGGTGATGACCTACTAAAAAACTTACCCCTAGTGGTAGCCAATGAGATGAGGTGAGAGATGAAGAAAAGAAGAGTACCAAGCCCACTTGAGAGATTAGCTTTTAGGGCTAGAAGATCACTCCGTATCGAAAAGGGTCTCACAGACCTTGATCTTGATAACATGAAGAGACTCACACCCGCCCCCTCATCACCTAATGCTATGGTGTCTCAGCTCAGGTTTTATGAGATGGATAGTCGTCTACCGGGACCTATCTTTGTCTTGAACCAGATTGAGAAGTTAGGTCACCCCAAGAACAAAGTAAGGGCATTCCTGGAAGGCTCTAAGGGTTCTGACTTTTATGATTACTCAAGGGCGTTCTTGATGTACATGTCATCAGGATTGGGTGATGAGACAGCTGAGTTTAAGAAGTTAGTCTTGAAGCAAGAAGAACCCTCTGTGAGCTTCAAGGAGAAGATACTTGTGCTGTATCTCCTATTGAGAGAGATCAGCCTAGATCACTTCGTAGAGACACTCAAGTTGCTTCAATATGCTGAAGCAGAGATCAAGAAGAAAGCGGGCTTTGAGACTCTTAAGGCACTAGGATACTTCTTCAGTGGTAATTCGGATCTTGTTAAAAGGTTCGTCAAAGACCTTACTAACCATGCTGACCTTCTATTGGCGAGTGAGAGTGATAGAATATATAGAGCACTTAGGGACAAGTTTGAGCTTACTATCTCAGATGTGTTGTTTGAGATAGAGGTCTCGTATGCAGAAGGAATAGTCGAGCTATCTCGTGCGAAACTAGTTGAGTTCAATGCTAATGAGCCCATACACTCCACCTTTAAAGCAGAGGGTAGCACTATGAGCTTAGTTCAAATAATGAAGGCTACAAAAGAGTACCCAAGCGTCCATCGTCGCCTCTTGAGTGCGTTTAACCATTGGATGGAAGAATACTACCCTCTTATCCGTGTCGTGAGAGGGGAGAAACCTGAGAAGGTAGGTAAGGGTTGGAGTGGTGTTCAGAATAAGGCGTTCTTCATTATTAAGAACATTGTCGGAGATGGCATCGCTCGTGCTCTGATAAGCTTCTTAGGTAAGGCAGGGGCGTTGATAGGGTTCTCTGTTATCGTGGTAGCGTTGAGCCTCATTCGTGATGTACGCAGTCTAATAAAATGGGTCATCTCTAAAGTAGAATCCCTCTTATCTAGAGGGAAAAAAGCAAGTAGACCAGGTCAAGTACTCCTAGCATGGCATAGGAGTCAGATAGCATGAAACGCGAAGCACTATTCTTCCGTAAGAAGAAAAATGAGCCTAAAATGACTTCGATCATTATCGAGTACCCCTTAGCAATCGACATGATCCAATCGGGGGTTTCCCTCTACGAGATGAAATCGGCTTTGAAAATGAGGGGGGTCGTTAAAGACATGAAGTTCATGGGTGTTGATTTCAGAACTATGATAGATATGGACTATAACAAGAAGACCATATCCTTTAAGATTAGCTATGACCCTATGACCTCTTCAGAGAGAGATATAGACAGGGTCATAAAAGAGTTCAAAAAAAGGATTGCCCAAGAGAGTGGCTATCAAGGTATGCGTAAAAATGCAAACCAAGCTGCCGCTCTCATTAAAGACATGAAGGCAATAGGGGCATCTGATCGAAGGATTATTGTGACCCTTGTAGACAAAATGGACATAGACCCCCTAAATGCTAGAAGTCTCCTCCTCCGATATAAATGAGGATAGGGTACAAGCCATCGAGATCATACCTTTGGTTGCGGCAGTAGCCCCCTCTGCTTCTACTCGCATCTTACCATCTCGTAAATAGATGCGTGTGATGTAGAAGGGCTCAACAACAGTCTTTTCTTGTAGATGATATGATATCTCCGAAAGGAGCAAGTCAATCAAGAGCAAGTAGGTGGTTGGTGCTTCTATGTATGCACATGTTGAGACACCTTGATCGTCACTAAAAAGATCCTTGTGCTTAGCCATCATCTGCTCATGGTTCATTTGACACTCCTATAGTGAACTTGAAGCCCTTGTCCATTAAGGATGATTTCCTCTACAAAGGGATACTTATCCTTGACCTCTTGCAGATGTGAAAGGTGTATAGAAGGACTATAGACGGGGTTGAATTTCAAGACACTATCACCCATATGATCTAGGGTCCACCTTTCCCCTGTATGTAGAGCGTCTTCATGTGTACCAACATGGTAAGTCACATGTTCGATGAGACTATCTAAGTCGGCTTCTACTTGTGGTTTCTGAAGATCGAGGGTTCTTTTGAAGGAGTCCCATGACCACCCGTGTACAACCTCGCCTCTTAAGATGGCGATGAAGTACTCCATGTATGACGCCGCGAAGCGATCAAGGTCTTTGAAGTCCTGTTCTGACCCTTCAAAAGAGAACCGCTGAGCCAACATGAAGTATTCATTGATTGCTTTCTCAAGCTCTTCGAGGATTGCTTTTTTGTGTCTCTCTTGAATTGGGAAGATCATTGACCATCTCTCCTTGTAACAGCTTTATACTTTATACTCACATAGAGCCAAACAGGAGCATACCATGTTTCATAATCTGACCCTTGCCGTTCGTGATCGGATGATCCGAGAACTAAAAGACTATTGGGCTGACCACCCTCGTTATGAAGATCTCTCGTCATTCATACAAGGGAAGTATTCATTTGAAGAGCGACCCCAGTTCGGCATGGTAGTTAAAACATCAGGTGCGACTAATGTCGTACTTTCACCTGATAACTTCATAGGAACGCTCAAGGGGTATGTCTCTCTAGCAAAGGTTGTCGGGAAGAAGGGGGTTTCATTTGAGTGGGTTAAGGAGAACCCTTCAACCAAACCTGAGCCAGGTGTGTATCACTTCCAAGTTCAAGATAACCCCTTCGACCCTGACCCTAACTCTTTCCAAGTGGTTTATCAAAGGTATGTCCGAAGGGACGAACCGAGTCTCCTATTCACGGATGACACACACATAGAGCTCAGTTATGAACCTGTTGAAAACTCATTAAGGATAGTGGAGGCACCAAGTGGGAGGTCTCTCACGTTAGATGAGTATTCAATAGAGGGGTCTACAATCACGCTCACAGAAGCACTACCTAAAGGTTTAAGTTTAAGTGCCTACTACACAAGCAAAGATGAGTTCCTTGTCGGACCCTTTGTCGTCAAACCTGATACCGCATACCATGAGATCATACCCGGTGTAGTAATAGCGGTAGGAAGATGGATCGAGGTCGGTGACGAACTCGTCATCATTGTTGAAGACACACAGCAAGTGGTGGCACATGAATATGGTGGTAGATGGGATGTCTCTGTAGACATTGAGCTGATAGCAAGAGATGCTCATTCTCAAGCGGACATAGCGGACAGGACTGTGGTGTGGATGTGGGCTCAACTGAGACCACGACTTGCTAATCTCGGCATGTCCTTGAACGATGTCTCTTTAGGTGGTGAGAGTGAGGAAGTCTACGATGAGAATGGAGATGACTACTTTTATATGGCGAGCATATCTGCGACTATCCAAACAGATTGGTTTATCCACTTCCCATTAGTGAGCCCCATTAAGGGTATTGGTCTTGACATCAAAGAGATTGAAGGTCCTGTTGTGGGGATAGGCTCATCGCCTAGCTTCATACAGAGGCTACTATAATAGTTCTTTTATCTGAGAAGCTACATAGACTCACTATGAGAGGTAGCGATGCCAATACTAAAGTTTCAATGTCACGAGTGTGGGCTCTCTCAAAGGAAGAGGGTAAACAAGGGTGTTGAGAACATCACTTGTACTTGTGGGTCGGAAGCATTAGTCGAAGGGTCAACACCTTCATCTTCTATCGGCTTCACAGCTCCGATCAAGAACTCAATGAAAGTCCAAGACACAGGTGCTGAGTCACTTGATTTAGACTTTGATCGAGTGATTGGGGAGGATGCTAAGAAGAAGTGGGACACCATCTACCGAAGACATAGGGACAAAGTCTCTTTGCTTGAGGACAGTAATGGCACCAAAGGTGATGACATTATGAGACTACCTGACGGGACTTATCATATGACCCCTACAACAGCTAGAGCATATAGAGAAGACCGTGAGGACGGAAATAATCTACTCAGATCACAACGAGCCAAGGAGAAATAACTATGGCAATTCAAGGCGGATACGCACCACCTGGTGTCTACACAAGCACTACGCTTGAGACCCTTAATCAAACACAACCCACCATTCGTGGTAGGGTTCCAACTCTTATTGGTACTGGACGACAGACCGTAGAGAATAAGGGCGTTGCCCTTGTCAGAGGTTCTTCTGCTACCATTGACCAACGTATCGTGGGTGAAGACCCCACAGGTCGTATGGTATCAGGTCAAAACCCAGATGGGTCTTACAATCTAGCTGACTTTGATGGTGCTCTCAACCAACTAAAAGTGAGACACCTCCCCGTTGTCAGTGGTGATGGCTCAGGCACGATCACCAATAACCCATCAAGCGTAGTGGCTACCATTAATGGAAATGCCGTTGTCGTACTTGCTGTAAATGGCACTGATGGGATCATCACCCTCGCTGAAGCACCCACTCAAGGTGATGATGTTCGTGTCTCTTACTACTTCAACCGTATGGACACCCTCGTAGAGAACGAAGACGTATCCGCTCAGGTAAGTTCAAATGTTAGTGAACTGTACGCCTCTAGCGGTACGTTTGTTATCTCCTCTACTACTAACACTCTGTCAATCTCCGCAGATGGTGTCAGTGGTGTGATCACCCTCCCCCAAGCTACCGCTGCTGAGAGAGCAGTTTCTATTCAGAGAGTTGTAGCTCAAATCAATGACGCGGGCATTGGTTCACTTGAAGCGGACACCTATGTTGATAGCAATGGGGAAGAAAACCTCTACCTCACAGCTAATGGATCAATCACCATCGGCAACGGGTCTGCTAATCAAGCTCTCGGTCTTTTCCAAGGTATGACAGGTACTGTTCGCACCCGTACCTTCTTCACTACTAATGGACCTATCGTAGATGGCTCTAATAGTGGTGTGGTCACGACTGACGTGAACCTTGTTAGCGTTCGTGTTAATGGCAATCTCGTCACACCTGTTGCTGTTGATGGTGCTAATAACTCGGTGACACTCTCAGAAGCTCCCGTTGTTGGTTCTTCTGTGACAATCACCTATTACCACAACACCTTCCGCAATCAGTTCGACTACCTGCCTGGTTCAAACATTCGCTCTATTGATCGCGTGGCTCTTACTTATGGTTCAGGTGGCCTAAGCGGTACCTATACTCAAGGTGTTGACTTCATCCTTCAAGATGACAAGATCATTTGGGGTACAGCGGCTTCTTCATCTGCGGGACTCGTACAAAATGGAGAGGTGTCCTTCGGGTCAAATCAAGTTGCTGTAGGTCTCCGTGATGAGAGAGCGTACAACATTGAGTGTACTCGTGTACTCAACACTAATGCTTCTGTGGTCACAAATAAGGCTCAGCTCCCCTTTGTAGCTGTAGATGGCACAGGTACCGGCACAGCTACAACTAACCCTGCTATGGTGACGGCTATCTCAGGTGTGTCTCTTGCTGACGCACTTGAGAGCAACTCTCCTCTGACCATCACCCGTGTAGAGACTAATGGTCAGATTACGTTCGCTGAGAGCGTACCTAGTAACCATAAGGTTTTTGCTAGTTTCTACTACAGCAACATTCAAGATAACTTCAATGACAATGCGTATACCCTTGAGGTGCTCAGTGTCGGTGCTTCAGGTGCAGGTACTTATTCAGTAAGTACCCCTGCTCGATCCCTCTACAATGTGTCCTATGAAGGCAAGGGTACTGATCTCACTGAGATCGCAATCTCTTTCCCAAGTGGTTCTGAGGCTAACCCTGAAGTTCGTGTCAGTGGTGGGTCTCCTGTAGAGGAGAACGTCACCCTTCAGATTGAGAACTTTGCAGAGACCCCTGCTGTTCTCTTTGCGGAAGGTTCGGAGAGTTACTTCCCTGTGGCAGGGTCTTCCTCTGACCTCCAAGCTACGATTGACAATCAGGCTATTACGGTGGACTTTGATGCTCCTATGGGAGCGGGTCGCATCTCTGCAATTGCCAACCTTGTTGGTGATGTAATCCCTTATGATTCACTCACTAACGGGACTAACTACGGAAACACCGCTACCACACGCTCAATGAACCTCACCGTAGATGGTGTCGCTTTCAACCCTGTGCTGATCAACCAAGTTGGTGATGATGTTGACTCATGGGTCAGTGAGATCAATGCAGAGGCGAGTGTTAACGTACCTACTTACACCTCGATGGGTCAGTTCTCTTCTTGGGAGGCAATGAACAACACCTATAAGAGCTTCAAGTTCTCATACAAGGGTGATGTCAATGGTCGCAGTATCGTAGCCACAGCTACCTTGACTGAGGCAGTCTACCTAACCCCCTCCAACCTCGCCTCTGAGGTGACAGATAGACTTGCTGACGCAGTTGCTACGATTGTGGCTGCCGATGCTGATATGAATGGTCTTGCTATTAGCTGTGAGGCTGACAACGATGGTCGTCTTGTGTTCTCCCTTGACAGCCTCCCTGTTGCTAATGATGCATACGGCTTCATTGAGTTCATTGCTGACGATGACACGTCCTTCTTGACCCTTGCGGGTGTTGACTACGACTCAGAGGCACGCACTCTTGTAGACAATGGCGATCAGACTAAGTGGGGTTATCTACCCGTTGCCGCTAAGTCACGCACCACACTCTCTACGGGTGAACTTCGTGATCGCCTCATCCTCAAGAACAGAACCCTCATGGGTAATAACTACTACGCTCCTGTGGATCTCGGTGTTGAGATTAATAGTGGTGTGCTCCTCAGTGACGCAGGGTTCGCGGCGGGTGATGTTGCACACGCCCTCCGTACCTCTGTCATTGACGCCCCTACTCTTGTTCTTACTCTCGGTTGGACAGAGGTAGACGCTAGCGGTATCCCCGCTAAGACTCTTTATGATGGGACTGGTGCTGAGGATGCAAACGATACCCTTGTGTTTGAGGTTGATGGTACTACCGTTAACATCCCCTTGACATCTAGCACCAATGGTACTCTCGTGCCTATCACCGGTATCCTGTCAGACATCAACTTCGCCCTTACAAATGCAGGGCTTGTTGCAGAGGGTCACATTGAAGGTGCTACCATCCGTATTGTGGTCAGTAGTGCTAACCTATCTTCATACATCAAGGTAGGAGCAGGGCTCGCTAATGACACCTTCCAAATCGTTGAGGGTACAACTTCTTCAGCACAGGGTGTCTCTGCTCAAGCGATGGTTTCAGCACTGATGAGCCACAGCGTAGACGGTGGTTCATTTGATACGACACTCTTCTCAGAGCAACCTGCTTCAATCTCGGCGGCAGGGTTCTTCACAGAGAAGGCGGTTGCCTTTGTCGCAACGGAAGTGGAGACAGGTAAGAACTATCTCGGTATGGAGTCTCTCTCAGCAGGTAACGCATCAGTGATTAACATCACAGGTGGCGACATCTTGCGTAGGGGTGTGGGTCTACGTCTTACTACAGACAGCATCGCTACAGGTGAGGCAGCATACCAAGGCTTCTTCGTGACTTCGGATAGCCTCAATGGTTCAGGTTCTGCTAACACCTCTGTCTTGAATGATGGGCTCGGTGCGGATGGTGTGATTGGACAAACGTATGTAGATGAGGTGACAGGTCTTACAATCAACCTCCTCCCTCGCACCAATGGTCTTGGATATCCTACGGGGGCCAACTCAACCTTGAGCTTCAAGGTGAGCACCACCTTCACATCAGATGCAAACATCCCTGTTGTTTCGATTCCAGGTGTGTCAATGGTTGTCTCAAACACTACGGGTACCGCTGTAGGTGACACCGCTGTTGTGGAGACCTTCCTCTCTAACGATCAAGAGAAGGAGCCTACTCTAGGTCAGACATACTATGTTGACTACACCATTGATCGCAACTTGTACAACACCCGTGTGTTTACTAACCTCAGTGATGTCATCAAGACTTATGGTCCCATCAGCCCTGAGAACAGCTTGAGTCTTGGAGCGTACCTTGCCTTCATCAATGGAGCTGTCAGCGTGGCTTGTAAGCAAGTTCAGTTGGCGGATGGTCAGACTACTTTGACCGAGGAGCAGGTCCTCCAAGCTATCCAAGACATTGAAGGTGAGATCCAACCTGGTCTCTCACCTTCTGTGATCACACCTCTCGTACCAATGACCTCCACTATCATTGCTGAGCTCAGCAACCATTGCGACCTTCAGTCAAGCCTCCGCTATCGTTCGGAGCGTAGGGCGGTGGTCGGTGTCGCATCAGGTACGCAACCCCGCGAGGTTCAGAATCTAGCTCGTGCTGTGGGTAACTCTCGTGTATGCATTGTCTACCCTGACCTTGCTTATGTGTCTTTCACTGACGATGTGGGAGTTAATCAGAGGTATCTCGTAGGTGGTGAGTTTGTAGCGGTTGCTGTTGCTAACGCTACGTCTAACACTTCTCTAGATGCAGCTACTCCTTGGACGGGTCGTACCATCAACGGGTTCTCCGGACTTGCCCGTAACCTTGACGAGGTGGACGCTAACGCAACCGCAAACGCGGGTGTTACGGTGCTCCATCAGAGTGTTGACGGCATCAAGGTACGTCATGGTCTTACAACTAACATGACCTCTGTCCTTACCAAGACACCTACTGTGGTTCAGATTGCTGACCATGTGCAGGTTCGTGCTAGGGCTCTCCTTGAGAGGTACATCGGTGTCAAGTATGTCCCACAGACTATTCAGCAGATTGAGGGTCGTGTAAACGCTTTCTTCAAGCAACTCGTTCGTGATCAGATCATCTCTACATACACGGGGCTTAACGTGAGTCGTGATGCCAACGACCCCACACAACTCAACATCGAGGTCTTCTACAAGCCTGTGTACCCACTCCTCTACATCCAATTCAGCTTCACCATTCAAGGTGGCTAATCTAGACGTTTAGGACATAGCACCTAAAGCCCTTGAGTGACCCATGTTGCTCAAGGGCTTTTTTGTTTTTAAATGTCTCAACTGATGAAGACCATGTCTCATCAAAGGAGGTCGTTGATGAACCTAAGATATAGGATAGCCCATCTTGAGCGTAGACTCGCTCAACTAGAGGGATCGGGAGCACCCCATGAGGAGGGGAGGTTCTTTGACAACCCCACCAAAAAGAGTGTTCGTGAGTTTGCAGAGTCGAAAGCCATATCTAATGATCTTGAGGTAGCTAAAGAGTCTCCATGTACTCAGATGGAAGCTCCACAGGTAGCACTAGCAGCCCCACCCACACCTAAAGAGATTGAGCAAAAGCCTGGTGGTAAAGAGTTCAAAACTCTTAATCAGTTCGTTGTAGATACAGAGGAACCCGTAAGAGGAGTACCTCAAGGATATGACGAGATAGAGAAGTCTAAGTGCATAGAGACCCCCGAAGAATCTATGGTAAAGAATCTCAAAGAGAGAGTCGCACCTAAGTCTGAGAAGGTGAAGGCTGTCAAAGAAGTGATGCAGAGAAAGGGATATAGATATGTCTACTAAGCTAAACGAAGCGTATGCAGATGACCTAGTAATCATGATCAAGGGGGACAGGTTCCCTGTCACCGCAGGACCTGTATTAAGGAGACAGAAGTGGGTAGCGGGTCAATGGGTCAAGTATGTCCCTAATGAAAACTCTGCCTCCGAGTTTACGGTAGAGAAGTCAGAGGGTGTCTACGCCACTGGCTTCTTATTTGAGAGTAGCGAAGATTACCGACTCAACTCTAACTACAGGAACTACACCTCTTACCAAAACGCAACACCGCTTGGTGGGGCTTCAGGTGCTTCTGTTATCACTATGATAGCAGGCGGTGGTCGCTTCCTGTTTGCCAACTACGAGACAACCGCATTAGATGCAGGTGGTGTCCGTCAAGGTGGTGCGACGACATATAACCTTAACGAGTCTCTATACATTAGTGAAAATGGACTACTCTGTAATGACCCGCCCGCAAGACTATTGCTCGCAACGGGCGGAGCTAGAGCTCTTGAAGTAGGTGTCTGCTGTAAAACACCTGAAGATGATGGGAAGATTGGACTCGATCTGAAGTACTAAGGAGATTGCTTCACATGAAGCAAAAAGGAAGAAGAACCTGAGCCGTCTAGCTTCGTGCAAGACTCCTCGTTATCTATCTCCACTTGCCCTTCTTCTGTGAACTGCGTCTCACCTAAGATCCACAAGAACCTTGTGTACTCATATCTGATCTTACCTCCTTTTTTCAGAGGCGGAAGTAGACGGAAGAATGCAAACTTTGAGCTCGCCATCCCGTCCCATTCCTCAACATCAACAGCTTGTCTTTCTGGGACTTTGACCACGTTCCTCTTCTCATACATGTTAAGCCGTGAGCTGAGTAGTGTGTCATACGGGAACCTGAAGGATTGATCTTTCAAGCTGTAAATCCACATGGTCTCCATACGAGCACAGAACTCTGTTCCGATGGCATCCTTGTAGTCCTCCATCATCTTATCCGTAGCTGCGTGGACGATTTTAGGGTTCATCTTCGTGAACCTCTTTTGCTTGAGGGGTGTGTAGTTGTCCCGTCTCAAGTCTTCTCGATAACCAAAGAGGTCTTGTCTCAGAAGGGAATAGAGATATAGGGATAAGCATGTTCCATCACCACCCTTACAATAAGGAGTGAACCTGTAGTACGCATCCCCACAAGACTCAAGGAGATCAACAACCTCCTCCTCTACCTTGCAAGTCTGTGCCGTAGCTACTAAGGGGGAAATCATTAGACTAATGAAAATTAGTGGCTTCATTGAGCACCTCCTGGGTGATTTATTATACCCTTTAGAACCCCCCCTCGTCTATCATTGATATAAGTAGTTGAAGTTAGAGGTATTTTAGAAACGAGGAAAAAATGAAGTATTTTGCAAACAAGTTCGCTAAGCGTTGTGGTGGTTGCGGGGTTCGAGTTGAGGTGGGTCAAGGATACTCCTTCAACGATGGGGCATGGAAGACTACTTGTAAGTCTTCCCTGTGCCTCGACAAGGTGGGATTGGTGATTGACACCAAGAAGTACATCACTGCGGAAGGTGAGATTTATATGCCTTATGACCCATCAGCACTCCCCATTTTAAGGGGTATGCCAGGAGCACGATTTGATCGTGCAAAGAAGAGTTGGGTCGTGAGCATTGAGCCTAAAGACCGAACTCGTGTCCTTGAAGGGGCACGCAGATTAGGGCTCACCATCCCAAAGGGCTTCGATGTCCTTGAGATGAGCGAGGGAGTTAAGAAGGCGGTGAGTAGGGCTAAGTCAGCAGGTGCTTACGATTATCAGCTTGAGGGCGTTAAGTTCCTCTCAGAGAGAGATCGTGCCCTGCTTGCCGATGACATGGGTCTCGGTAAGACTTTCCAATCGCTCAACGCAGTTGAGGGTCGTGCCATTGTCCTCTGCCCTGCATCTCTTAAGAGCAACTGGGCAAGTGAGGTCAAGAAGTGGCGTTCAGACCTGACCCCTGTGATCTGTAAGGGTCGTAAGGGGTTCAAGCTCCCCGCTGATGGTGAGGTGGTGATCATCAACTACGACATCATCCCACAGGAGTTCAAGAGCGAGGAGGATGTCCCTGACTCTTGGAAGCCCGCACTCTCTGAGACTACGCTCATCAGCGATGAGGCACATCTCTGCAAGAGCTACAAGGCGGCACGCTCTCAGCGTACTGCGGTGCTCTCACGCATGTGCGGTAAGTCTTGGGCGATGACGGGTACACCCCTCCTCTCAAAGGGCTTCGATCTTTGGGGTGTGGTGGAGACCTTCGGCATGGGCTATGAAATCTTCGGTGGCTTCAAGGGCTTCCTCCGTAGCATGAACGCTTACCGCGATACATGGGGTGGTTGGAAGTTCGACACTCCCGATTCTTCTGTCCCTGAGAAGCTCCGCCGTGTGATGCTCCGCCGTCTTAAGACTGAGGTACTCACTGAGTTGCCTCCAAAGACCTATCAAGACATCTTGGTGGATATCAGCTCCAAGAAGCTCATCAAACTTGCTGACGAGGCTCTTGTGGCTCTCGGAGGAGACGGGGCTTCAGACCTCCCCCCATTTGAGCAGTTCAGCGAGATTCGTGCTAAACTCGCAGAGGATCGTATCCCTGCCCTCCTTGAGCTTGTTGAGAGCTTTGAGGAGAGCGGGGAGCCTGTGGTGGTGTTCTCGGCATATCGTAAGCCTATCGACACCTTCCTCGACCGCAATGATTGGGGTGTCATCACAGGTGAGACCTCTGTTGAGGAGCGTCAGATGTACGTTGATCTGTTCCAAGCGGGTCAACTGAAGGGTATCGCTTGCACTATCAAAGCAGGTGGTGTTGGTTTGACTCTTACTAAGGCAAGCAAGATGATCTTCTGTGACTTGGAGTGGAACCCTGCTCTTAACGCACAGGCTGAAGACCGCATCTGCCGTATCGGTCAGACTGCACAGAGCCTTCAGTACATCCGCCTTGTGAGCGATTGTGCGATGGATCGCCGTGTCCTTCAAATCCTTGACGAAAAGGCTCGCCTCATCACCTCTGCGGTTGAAGCTGAGGTCGCAAGCCTAGAGGGTGCAACTCTTGTTGTCCAAGAGACTGAGGAGGAGCAACAAGCCCGTATCGCTGAAGAGGCAACCAAAGAGATCAACGCATCTGCTCGTGTCTGCCAAGCTCCTTCTATCCCCTTGACTGAGGAGCAGAAGGGTGCTGTGAAGGGTGCTCTTAACAGCCTCCTCAGCCTTTGTGATGGTGCGAGGTCAGAGGATGATATGGGTTTCAACGCTACCGATGCATACCTCGCTCGCCTGATCGCCCGCTCAGGCTTGATTGACAAAGACATCCAAGTCCAAAACGCGACTTGGGATATGCTCAAGAAGTACAAGGGTCAGATCGGTCAGATGTACCCCATTCTCTTCAAGTAAGAGAACCCCCCGCAACCCCACCAAAGGGCGTATATGTCTACGAGGCATATACGCCCTTTTTTTTACTTCAAGTTCTTGATCTTCTGTAAGTCATAGCTCTTAAGTGCTTGCTCGTTTTGTTGGAGCTTACGAGCTTTGTTGACGAGATCAGAGTTGAGCTTCATGTTGCCTGTTAAGGTGACTTCTTTGGAGTCCTTATCAATCAAGCGACTTGTCAAGCCTGACACAGATGGCATGAGGGCTTTGATGAGGTTGGGGTCAATGTTCTTGATAGCGATATCCCATACCATGTCAAGGGTCACATCATTAGATACGAGGATAGGTTCACCTCCGTATGTGGTGGGCATAGTTTGTCTAAAGAGAGAGTGTCCTGCTTGTGTTGTCAGCTCCATATCAAAGAAGCTAACCGAGACACCTGGAGCGGGTGGTGCTTTATCGAAGGTGAAGGAGATATGTGCATGAAGCACCTTATCACCAAAGGTGACGGTAGGTTGCACGGCTCCCCAACCATGAAGGATTACAATGATTTCACCCATCTCAACGAGTCTTGAGATGAACTCTTGCTCTATTTCAGAGATAGGGACATAGAGGGAGTTCTTGTTACCCCCTCCGAAGTCGTTTTTGCCTTTGTCGGTCATATGGACACCTCAGTGGAAAATACCATTGAGCCATTCTACCATATCCCCTAGAGAGAGACTTGTAGAAGGGTGAGATGCATACACATAAGAACCTGCAATCTTCTTCGACTCCCGTACAAAGACCATAGGGTCAAAGTGGAGCTTAGTTTTACCCTCAAGCAAGCATTGTCTGAGTGAGGTATTGAGTCGAGATGAGCTTAGGAAGTTCAAGATCACCTCTGGGTTGATGTAAGCTTTATTAGTTGTAGATGAGTCCTCATGTGAGAGAGCCACTTGTGCTCTCTCATGTGCTGCTGTGAGAGTCTTAACAATCTCTTTTACGACCTTTTCCTTCAGAGCCTCACCCTCCTCCTCTGAGAACGCTTTAATCCTCTTTAAGAGTGCTTTTCGTTCTTCTTTGAGTGTATCATACACTTCTTGAGTGGCTCTTAGTTTCCTGAAATCAGTGACTTTGAAGTCTTTGAAATTCTTTTTGAAGTACTCACGGAGGTGTCTATAGTCATAGGGTCTACCTGAGCAGTCAACAAACAAGTATTTACTACCTTCACTCAGAGCCTTGTCCGTATATTCTCGAACAATAGAGACAAGGGTGGAGTCTTTAAGAGTAGCGACATTCTCAGTGCCCTTCTTCCCTCTGAATTTTAGTTCTGCAAAGTTGTCTTTAATGAACTCAATGTGCTTAGGGGTGAGGGTCACAGCTCCAAAGGTTTCGACCTTTTCTTCAGAGCTATCATCTTTCTTAATAACTCGGTTGCCCATACGACCTGGTCGTATTCCTGTTTCCATGATGATAGAGAGAATGATAGCCGAGAGCTTTATACGTTCGTCTTGGGACGTGAGATCCTTCTTTACTTTTTTAGCAATGGCATTGTACCTACGAACGAGCTTCCTTTGAGCTTTGACCTTTGCGGAGAGATCATAGACCCTATTCTCAAAGAGGTCTGATATCTCTTTGATATTTCCATTAGGGTCTACATCGACAACGATAGAAGGTGGCAGGAATGATCTGAGTTCTTCAGGGAGGATGCTCTTAATAGGTCCTTGCTTCTCGTGTAGGAGGATATCCTTAAATGAGGGCAACGTCATCGTGCGATAAGTCTCAGTGACCTCTCTTAATGGGATGTTGCCAAGTAAGTAATCTACGACAATACGGAGGGTCTTGTTACGCCTTGATTTGGACGACTTAGAGATACCTTCCTCGCCAACGAACTTGTCTAGGTGTTCTAATAGGAGAGGGTTGTTTTTAAGGGATTTTTTAAGTTTGCGGGTGCGTTTCCCCGCCATGTCTTTACTACGCCCTTTCATCTCCTTTTTGACACGGTTAGCTTCAGGACGTAGTTCTCTGAGGACTGACCTTAGACTTTTGAGAGACCTCTCTTGGAAGGCATTGTGTCTACGCCTCTGAGCGGGAGTAACTTTTAAATCTTCCATATCTCTACACTCCTATGTTGAAGGGATGTAAATATAAAGGAACTATCAAGTGTGTGGTTTTCGGTGTTCTCTAGGCAGGAAGACCTCCTCAAATGATTTGTATCGGAGGCTACCTTTACACTCTAAAGTAAGACATGAGATCAAGATAAGGGTTGTAAGAAGTTCAGTCTTTTTTCTTGTCATCTGAGTCAATCGCCGCCAACGCTATCTGTGTATATTTATCTATGTATGCCTGACCCAATATGTATCCGATCTGAATGAACCCACTCGTCACAATCATTGAGACAATCACGAGGAAGGCATAGTGATCAATCTTGCTACCATATTGAAGTAGCATGACGAGGATGAGTGCCTTCCACCCAAACTCTGAGATGATGTAGGCGATGAACTTCTTGCTCTTTAGAGGTAGCTTATCCATGAGAGGACTCCTTACTTGATACGGACAACCAATGCTGACCTGGCATTAGATGAGTTGTTGGTAGCTTGAGAAGGGAGCCTCCTCATGCTTGGGTTATTGACACGGAGGGTGTTCATGGAGGTTTGGAAGTCGTCCTCAAGTACGGACTGATACTTGTCTGGCTTACGGCTATATGCCCATAAAAGATTGAGCCTCTCTTGCTCCAACTCATTCATCGTAGGCAAAAGAGCTTGGAAGTCATCTCTCGCTTTTTGATTGCCGTCAGACAAGAACTCAAGTATCAGTTCATCTGGGAGTTGAGGTTGATTGTCAGGGTCCTCAAAGACACCTGACAAGGTGTTTACCCCATTTGGCAATACCCAATAGTTACTCATGTGTCACTCTCCTCCTCTTGTGATGGCGTGTCATCAGCTTCCTTAGTGCTCGGAGTCCACTTAGCCACAACACCTTTGAGTTTCACTTGATCCTCAGACTTAGTCTTGATGGGTTCCTCACCATGAAAGATAGAGAGCTTGTTGATGACCGCAGTTTGTAGCTCAAATATCTGCTCCCTTAAGAGTTGCATCTGTATTTGAGCATCTCTTAAGCGGGCTATCAGAGCTTCTCTATCTGCGTTAGCAGAAGAGAGCTTATCTTTTAGTTCCTCTACTTCTGAAGGGTCTCTACCCGAAGCAATAGAGAGCATTGAGCTAATCGAGCCCGTAAGCATACCTACAATGCCGATCAAAATGTCTCTGTTCTTCTCAACAATCTCATGGGTCGATAAGAAGTAGATCAAAGCTACAATCAAGAACATGAAGACAACGGAAGCCCACCAACCCCGCTTTGCCTTCTCTGTTTGTGAGAGCTGTGTGTTAGATTTATCAGGCATGGCTCACCTCACTCTATGACATAAGGTGTTAGCTATAAATCACTTATGACATAAGTGATGAACTTTATGACCTCATCTAGGACAGGTATGTAGTAGGGTAAGCCTAGCCAATATCTCTTGCTTGGGTAAATGATAAAGGGGTACAAGAAGTACAGGTAGATGGCGAGCGTGATGAACCCCATTCTCCAAAAGAACCACTCAATCCACTCCTTGAGCTTTCTGTCCCGTGCTCTTGATTTGATGTACTTAGGTCCACCAAGCCTCTTTACTTTCTCTGACCCCATAGGAGGTTGTATGGACTCTATAGTTGTCCCGATTGCGTAAATCTCTTGAGGCTTTGAGACACCTTTGAACTTGTAGAGACCTACACACACCAACCTAGCGTCTTTAGGTATATTCGTATCGAGCCTTGAGTTCAGATGAAGCACCGCCTCTTTAGTGAGGAGTACTTGACCTGGACCGCATAAGCTCATGGTTCTTGCGGCGATGTTTTTTGCTAGACCTTCTAGTTCTACTCTCTTAGCCCCCGCTCCCACGAACTTAGCATCTTGTTCGACTTCAATGATCTTGCCCCAATGGACACCTATACGACACTTGAGCTTAGTCTTAGGGGGGATGGTTTCTTGATACCTCAATGAGAACAAGACTGCATCACTGAGCTTGTCGAAAGAGAGTAAGAACCCATCAGATCTGTCAATCTCTCTTCCATTGTGTTTGTAGCAAAGCGATCTGGCTAATCTATCATGGTATTGAAACCACGCCGCAGCTTTAGCCCCACCATGTCTCTGTACGAACTTAGTAGAGCCAATGATGTCTAGCAGTACGATGGCGAGATACTTCTCTCTCATTGTTAAAGGTGCCATTTGTCACCTCCATAATTTAGGTATCTCACCACAAGAGAGGCTTAGGATATAAGCACCCATCTCATCATCACACCCTTGAATGAAAGGTCGGAGACCTGTGCAAATGTCTATATGATCAACAGCACGTTCACAGAGAGGTCTGTTATCCTCGTGCCCGACTTGATCAGGACAACTAATTAGTAAAGCAGTAGATATACATAGTGCGAGTATCCTCATCAGCTTGACCCCATATACGCAAACTCTTGTTTCTTGATCACCTCAAGAGGGCTTGTCTCATCTCTTCTCATAATCCATTGGATGTAGTAGTTACCTGGCAGGAACGCAGTAGATAGCTTTTCAGAGACGTAGTACACACCTGGTTCTTCTTGATGGGGGACACGGTATCCAACACCAACTCTCCACTCACCTTGAATATGGTCTACCCCATAAAACTCATAATATATCTGATAAGGGTCATAGGGGTTACCATAGCCGTCAAAGAGGATCACTTTGAGGTCATTGGGTCCGAGCGTAGTACCTGGTAAGTATGCAACAGACATCTTAAACCACCGAGATGATGTTAGAGGGGTCTGTACTGCCCGCTACAGTAACAGGATCTACCGATATGGTCTGCTCACCATATACAAAACTATCATCAGCGGTGAGCTGTGCCTTATACTCGACATATAGGGTGAGACCGACTGCGTCATTGGGGATGACATACCTTGAGACATATCGGTGGGTCTGATCCGTCTGTTGCATGGCGACATCACCACTCAGGATAGACCTGACGACACCTGAGTACTTAAAAATAGTCATGGTGACGTTCTTCACAGAGATTGGTTTGTTGTCAGAACCAACCCATGCTATCTGACAGACCACGGAGTCTTGTATCTTGGCTCTCGTATGGTAATAGATCATGTATCACCTCCATGTAAGAAGGTGATAATAAAACACTTATTGGCGAGAAGCACATGAAGTCATACATATTCCCCGTATCTGCGTTATTAGTAGCGAGCATCATATTTTGGTACAAGGGCAATGCCAAGCAAGTGTACGGGCTAGATTGGTCACCGCTAAGATGGTGGTTATTCACAAGCCTCTTTACGAACTACTTGACACTCCACGCATGGTGGAAACTCATAGAGTTAGGTGACATTTGGAAAGCTGGTGTTATTTGGGGGGTCACAAGCCTTCTTGTAGATGTCACGATGAACAGCATCTATATCGGATTTAATTGGAAAGGGATTGTAGCTCTAGCCATGTGTGGCTTAGCCGCAGCTCTTATCCATAGTTAAGGCTTCCAACCTGTAGGGTTGGATACCCATGGGTGATTAAGACCCTCTCCCTTGCAGTAAGGTGAATCTTCAGGTGTCCATAAGCACCTGTTATACCCCCTCTTGCCCTTCTTGAGGGCGTGTTCCGCTCTTAAAGCCTCTGATCGTGTATCATAAGGTCCGAAGCACGCACGAGCTTCCCATGGTCTATGCTTAGAAGTGAACTTAGAACCTTTAGGGTTTCCTTCTTTGCCATTAGCATAGAGCCCATTGTGCTCTCTTAGCCTACGAGTTGGGTCTGTAGTCATACCGACATAAAAGAAGCCAGGTAAGGGGGTGCCTTTACGACTCGTTCGTTGTAGAACACTCTGAATAACATAGACCCAATATACTTTCACAGAAGCCCCCAAAGTGAACAAAGAGATTCGACCATCACCTCACCTAAGTGAGCACCGCTCATGTGAGGGGTCACATAGAGACTACCATCAAAACTGACCGCACCACCTTCTGACAAATAGATCGAAAGAAGATAAGCTGCGGTCAAAGGGTCATCAAGCACGGGTACCCATGAAGCGTCAGGGCTCTTAAGCCTTACTTTCTGCTTTTCATTGTAGAAGGGATGCATGAGCAATCCATCTACAGGCTTCCACTTTTTATGGAGTACGATCTTCTCTAAAAGGGTTTTAGTGAGAGAGGAGTTCTTGGTCATAGTCATATCTCAAGAAGTCAAAATCAGCAGTCATGGGGATTATCTTTAAACCTTCAAATTTAACGGTGGACTTGGTGATGAGAGGTTCTTCCATGCCTTTCTCATAAAAACAGACATATAGATCATCTCCTTCAACGCCCTCACCTCCACTATTTGCTTCTTCTGAAGCAATGAACCATAAGACAAAGCCTTCGGCTTCGTTAGTAGACATCCCTTCATGTACATGGAGACCCCACAAGTCAACAGGCACATTACCTATGACCTCTGGTTCCTTTAGCAACAAGTAGTCCTCGTTTTTCTTGAGGTAGGCTACAAGGGGGGGTGTGCTCAGTAAACTAACCTCTTTTGATTCAAGGAAGTTTAGGTGGATTTGGATGAAGCTCAGAGCTTCTTTTAAGTCTTCTATGATTGTGTCTGTCTGCATTTGAGTTCTCTCTATTGTTGGATTTGACTTCCTTATATTAGGGGTCTACTCATCCCTTGCCATGAAGGTCATGTTTTTAAGAGAACGTATCTCATCGACAAACGTCAACGCAGGTACACGGGAAGTACGGTTGAAGTACTCTCTCTTCAAGTCCTTGAAAGATGAAGGCTTCTCAAAAACGAACATGACCTTCCTGCCAACGAGTTCGGTTTTGAGAAGCTCCATACCTGATGTCTTCAAGTATGCCGCAAAGTACAAGTCCGAGGTCTTGTACATTGGCTCAGGTTTGATGTCTTCCATTAGGTGTCTCCATGTCCGTGTTGCTCATGGACATGATACCTAATGTTTAATCCTTAGAGAACAGTCCCATCTACATCGTAGACCACTACGAGAGGGTCAAGAGTCTCACCGCGAAGAGTGCGGTTCTCCTTCATGCCCTTAAGGTTGCCCTGTGCAACGCTGATCCAGAAGCTAGAGTCCTCGTTAAGGATAGGTGCATACACACCCTCGTTAAAGAGAGCCTCTTGCTGAGCCTCTGTGAGGAAAGTGCCATTAACAGTCTGTCCTGCGGCTACGGTGAAACGAGCACCGCCGAGGATCGCAAGGATGTTGCCGAGTGTAGCAGTTGAGAAACCTGCACCTGCGATGCCTGTACCAACCACCACACCTGCGAGGACACCATTCACGTCAGCCACCTCCATCTTAGCACCTGTACGCATACGGGTGATGAGGGCGGTTGCCATCTCAAAGGCTTGAGCCGCTGATGGGTTAGCCACAAGACCGCCTGCGTCAATGGTCATGAGAAGGTAAGCCGCAAGACCGCTCACTTCACGAGAGACTGCTAGGTTAGCAACTACGGGGAGTACGTTCTCAGGCTGACGAAGATAGCGAGGACCTTGAGGGGCGGGATCTACTACAGGGTTAGCTTGTGAGCGGTTAGGCCACATGTCCTTAACCATGAGTGAGCCATTCTCTACGGACGCATCACGGATACAAATTACGGGGTTATTCATGTCTTAAACCTTCCTTAGTTAATGAGTGTTCCATCATCGTTGTAAACAACGAGGAGGGGGGCACTGACACCATTCACGGTGCGGGTTGTAGCCTTCTTGATCTGACCACTACGAGCTGAGATGTAGAAGGTGTTAGAGAACTCACTGTACATGCTTGCAAGATCAGCAGGGTCTGCATATGCCGCAACTACGATACCTGCGAGAGCAACCTCATTAAAGTCACCACCCGCTAGGTCGATCACCGTACCCGCAGGTAGAGTGAACTGCTTGTAGCCTGAGACAATGTTAAGGACTTCAGAAGCATCGGTAAGGGTGTTGCCCTCTCCGATGCCATTGTTAGCACCAACCTCAGCTACGATAACTGCATTGATGTCAGACTCTGTTAGGCTAAGACCTGACTCCATACGAGCTACAAGAGCAGTACCAATAGCGTTAGCATTAGCCGCTGACACGGCTTCGCCACCACCACCTGCACCATCATCGGTGAGCTCAAGGGTTGCAAGGATATATGCGGAGATACCCTCGTATTCAGCAGAGGTGATCTGGTCACCACCAACATTAGCCTCAGTTGCCACTGTCTCGTTGATGTTACGAGAGTGAGCATAAATATACTGAGGACCCTTAGCTACGGGTGTGAGCGTAGGGTTAGACTGAGTCTTGTGAGGGAAGAGGTCAGTGATCTGAAGAGGGATCACATTCTCGCTAGGAGAGGTTACTCTAGGTGTGCAAAGAAAAGGCATTATGTACTCCTATCAGCCCTGGTAGACAGAGCCATCATTGTTGTAGATGGTCAGTAGGGGGATAGTAGAACGAACACCTGCAAAGAGGTCACCGTTCACCTGGTCCCTAACTGAAGTGAGCCCACTCAAGACACCCTCAGAGAAAGAGATCTTCCATGAAGCGTCATTAGGGACGAGGGTACGCATACTAGATGAGAGCGTACCAGGTGCGATCACTACAGAGAATGCACTATTTAGGTCTTGGATCTCACGACCTGCGGGGACAACGTATTCCTCACCTGAGAGGATAGCGAGGAGTTCAGCGAGTGAACCAGTTGAGTTGCTTCCAAACTCAACGCCATCGAGATCGGTATCCCCACCAACCGCCGCTGATAGATCATCATTGATGAGGTCAATTGTGAGTGCGGTACCCGCATAAACGCGATCCATAATAAGACCTACGGCATCACGAGCCTCTTGGAGGGTGAGAGCCGCACCACCATTAGCCTCCACATTAGCAAGGAGATATACGAGGAGACCCTTAGACTGACGGCTAGTTACGATTGAGTTGTCAGCAAGGGTAGTAAGGGTAGGTGCGTCAATCCCTGAGAGACCCGTATTAGGCACACGGACATAGAAAGGACCCTGACCCACAGGGTCATTAACAAGGTTCCTCTGAGAAGCGTTAGGGAACAGGTCAGTGACCTGAACTGAACCATTCTGAATCTCTGGGCGAGTAGCAATGATGTATGGCATGTTTGCCTCCTTAAAAGCTGTTGTTCAAAGGAACACCCTCTGATAAAACAACTATTAAGGTAGGCTACCTTACCCTCGATTAACTACAGAACACCTAATCGTGAACTGAGGTGTCCCATCGAGCCCCCCAATGAAAAACTCAGGAACGGCAGAACCTGTCAATGCTACTTGTTTACCAGGCTTGACCACTGTCGGGGACATACCTGGAGCAAAGCTCACAAGCAAGTCATCTGCGGCATCGAGATTTTCAATGCTCACTGTCTGACTGAAGTGTGGAAGATGTAGGTTCACGGCATCTTGACTTAGGTAATCAGGGAGAGAGGTACCCATGTTTACAGAGTTGCCTGTACAAGAGAACACGGGTGATGTCACACCGAAGAAGTCATGGGGGACTACTGCAACAATAGGACCTAAGTCGGTGAACTGAGCAATGCCCTTCATCTTCCCTCGTATACGAATAAAGCAGATTTGATCATCTGTGGGGATGCGGGCTACTGCGGGGTTGACAGGAGCTTGTGCATATTCATCTAGGTCGAAGATAAACCTAGTCTGATTGCGATGGCTCTCTTCTACATGCCTCCCTGACCTTACAATGAAGTTAGACCTGAAGGTGTAGTCATATCGAACCTCAAACATCTTAACGGGTCCTGATATGGCATGGTTGATATTAGAAGCGGCGTACACCTCAATATATTCCATACCTCTCAAGTTCTCATTAGGGAGGCTCATATCAATGAGTCCTTTTGACCTGTAGTTCAGGCTAGGTATTAGTCTTCCTCTAGACATTACTTACTCGCTTTCTCTTTGGCTACCATAGCGTCATACGATTGGGTGTTCTTGCCCTTAGAGGCAGCTAGTGATCTAGCCTCTGACCATGAATCCACTCTCTCACCGTCTACGTTAGGGGCTAGAGTTACGTTGGGCTGATCTCGCTTCATCTCATTTTGGCGAGCATCTAGCCTTTCGTTCTTCTTCTTCATCTGATTTTTGATACGCTCATTCTTACCCGCCCAACCATCTCCCTTAAGGATGAAGTTGGTTGTGGGCTTCCACACACGATCATTTAGGGCAGAACAACTAGTACAAGGCTTTTGTTTATCATATTCTGACATTGGCACATTGAGCTGATAATCAAGGTCGCAGTTGCTACAATGGTATGAGTAGAAAGGCATGGTCTTAGGCTCCAAAGAAATCTCTCAGTACAGCATAGGCGTGTTTACACACCTTATGCGTACCTTCGGGGTCTTTCGTTTCAGGTTTTTGTGCAGTCCCCTGCATCTTACCAAATAGGTAATCACCTTGTACCGCGTGATACTCAGGACCTTGATACACCCAATACTTACAAGTGCATGATAGATGGAGATCAGGGTCTTTCTTATCACCTTGAGCTTGGATGGTAACCTCATAGTCCCCAACTTTGAAGGTCAACGGCTCTTCATACGCTTTGTGGTAAAAGTCGTTGACCACAGTTTCTATGGACTTCGCCTTCTCAGGAATGTCCTTATCAAGAGACTTGAGTATCTCTTTTAGAATCGCGGCTCTTCTGTCCATGTGTTACAGCCCTCACGTTCGTTGTCCGAGGGCGGAGCACTATAAACAGAGTATTAGTCTTGGGGCTCTGAGTCGAGAACTAGATTATCCCAGTTCACTCGGAGTACATACTCTAGAACCAACTCTTGACGGTTCTTTATGTCTAACCGAACACCCGTGAACTTGATCTCAAAATCCTCGATGATCTCAAAATCCTCGATGTCTTCGCGTATGAAGAAACCTTCGGGGAGAGACTCTTCCTCGATCCAAAAAACAGGATCCGTAATCTGAGTGATCTCCATAACACCTAAAGAGCTCCGATTGACCGCACGAGTAAGCATCTCCATGAAGCTCTTGCGGAAAGTACTCATGTTCTTAGGCAATAAGAAGCTGTTTTGCAACTCCATACTAGGGTGAACTCTACGGAGATCTGAAAAGAAACCCCTGCCAAGAACTACTCGACCTTTGAACAACATACCCACAGGAGCGGGGATAGTATTTAAAGGCGTGCCCTCCATGCCCCACACTCGAAGGTGCCCGTCAATGTCACGGATATGGTCAAGGGGGTCTGACATGGCGATCTCTTCTTTGACAGTTTCTACGAGTAAGTTGAATACGGACTTGCTCGCTCTCCCCTCGCTCCCCGGAAAGGATAGGGATAAAATCGTGTTGTCGTTCATATTAACCTCTGATTGGGAGATCTCTCCACATTGAAGAGATAGTAAGGTGAACAGTCAGTTGACCATCCTCTGAGACCATAAGATCATTAATAAATAAATCAAACTCTGTGGTCAGGTCAAAACGGGCTGCCATAGGGTCAAGATAGTATCCTCTAGGGAGGTACACCCAATCTTCGGGGTCAATAATCTCAGGTGTTGTGGTCAAAGGAAAGTAGTCCTCCTTCAGCACTTGATCATTGAGTCGGTCAATCAGGTTCTTCTTAAAGTTCTCAGACCTCTTAACACCCCGAAGGACAAAGAGCACCGCTAACTTCTTTAACCATGTTGGCTTGAAACTATCAAATATGTCTGCGTCCAGAGTCACAGAACCCTGTAAACGAACACCCGTGGTGATCGGAAGCACCTCACCCTCAATGCTGACGGGTTCCGTCAACCTAGAAGTACACTTGAACTGCTCTTTGTTCTCTACGATAGCACCCCTCAACCCTTGAAAGAAAAGTCGTGAGAGGATGGTCGATGTCTTGTTGATTGGTTTTGTATAGGTCTTGGTTCTTGGTTGAGCCATAGTAGTCATATGTAAGTTCTCCTTTTTTTGTGTGTTTTTATTATAGAAAAAAACACACCCCCCACGGACATTTATTTATATAACCATAAGGCTGTAGTAGATAAGGAGAAAGAATATGAGACTACAAGATGTTATGTTAGTAAAGGTGAATGAGCCCCGCTGGTGGGGGCTTGGGGTGATCGGCAAAGAGAAACTCTCCCATAAGGGGAATTACATCGCTCAGGTCGTAACACACGACAATGGCGATGTATATTTCGCACCAGAGCCAGGTAAGGGCGAGGGGTTCAACCTCGCCATGGCTAATTTGGAGAGACAAGCAAAGGAGGTCACGGGTAAGAAAGCCCGGGCTCTCCAGTATCTGATTGCCCAAGTGGGTTATGATAAGCCCCTCGCATAAACGACAAAGGGGAGGGGATCACGCTCTGTGATCCCCTCCCCTTTTTTTTTTGCCCGAAAATCAGAGATTAGGCGAGTTCTTCAGATTTGGAGTCGATCTTAGACCAATCAAGATCGCCAACTAGACCCTTTGCATTGTAGTCAACCACCACGCCTTCAAAGAAGTTTTTGAAAGAGTCACCTGAGACAATCCAATCCAACCAAGGAAGTGGGTTGGTCTTCTGTTTGAAGATAGGCTTGAGACCTAATTGGAGGAGTCGGCGGTCAGCTAAGTAACGGATATAGGTCTTGACCTCATCTTCGGTCAACCCTTCCATGTCACCTTGCTCAAACATGAGAGACACAAGGGCATCCTCAAGCTCTACAGCCTTTGTATAGTTTTCATAGATATAGCTCTTGAGCTTATCGGTCACTACACGAGGGTGCTCTTCACAATAGGTACGGAATAGCTTGGTCATCCCGTCAACGTGACTGCTCTCATCTTTGATTGACCATTCAACGATCTCGCACATACCCTTCATCTTACCAAAGCGTTGGAAGTTGAGGAGCATAACGAAAGCGGAGAATAAACTCATCCCCTCGTTGCACACGGAACGAGCAAGCTCAAACGCTAGATGTGTTGTACGACCTAAGCCTTCGGGGGCATTGGTCATAAACTCAATCTTCTCACGCATCTCGTTGTAGTCAAGGAATGACGAATATTCCTTCTCAGGAAGTCCGAGCGTATCATTGAGAAGTGCATATGCTCGCTGATGTGTACCTTCACGATTGGCGAAGGAGAGGAGCATATTGCGTATCTCATTGTTCTTGAACGCGGGGATGAATACATCACAATAGTTCCCTCCTACGGCGACATCAGATTGGGTAAAGATGCGGAGAATTTGAGTTACAAAGTCCTTCTCCTTTTGAGTCATGGCTCCACCCTTCCACTGACTCACATCTTCTTGTAGCTTAGCCTCCCATGTACCCCAATGGATCTTCTCGTGATCCTCCGCAGCGTTCATTGCCCAAGGGTATTGGAAAGGCTTATAGGTTGTGCTTGGATTCAACAGTCCCGACATGATATGTACCTCATTAAATGCTAGACCCGCACAAGAAGCGGGTCGTTATTTGGAAGATAAAAACCCCTCAAGGGGTTCAGTGTGTCTTTGATAAAAGACCTATATGGTTCATGAGCTTCTTTACAGAATTTTCTACGTTACCAAGATCAACCTCTCCCTCTGTGGCTATAACCTTCTCTTTGCCTAAAGCCATGATGGTTCTGGTTGTGGGGTCAAACTTCAAACGATACCCCTGCGAGGGAATGCTGACCGTGAAATCCTCTTTTAGCTCAACTTCAAGACCATAAGCATCTTTCAAGACCCTCACTGACCTTAAGGCAAAAGAGCGGGTTACAAAAGCCATCACTTTGAAGTCTGATAGGGCACCTTCAACACCTTGAGCGTACTCTACCATCACATCTTTTGAGACCTCTAACCTTCTAGAGTACTCGTCCAAGGTGATCCGACCCTCTCTAAAAGCACCCCATGTCTCTTCAATCTCTTTTAAAGTCAGCTTGACTAACTCATCATATGGTTTCATTCTTTATTCTCCTATCTGTGGTTCCACTCACATTATGTGAAGAACCACAGATAGGAGAGAAGCTATACCCTACCCTCTATTGTAATTGTAAAGAGGGCTCTCTTGTTCTGAATGAACCTCACGCAAATCGCTTCTGAGTTCAGCCAAGAGTCCCCTGATGTTCTTACTCCGTATATCACTGAATAAGTCACCCTCATAGGTTGCTTGTAAGGCGAAACTTAGATCGTGATAGACATAGAAAGTATATTGACCATCAGCAGCATCACTGAAGAGGAGCTTTGTACTACCGTGACTATGCTCAACATCTAGAATGACGGGGTGCTTGTCATATGTGCGTACATTGAACTCATTAAACACGTCATTGATCTGCGAACGCCATGCATCAAACTCTTTTGAACCTCTTCCGAAGGCGGAGAAGGTTTGATCTAATCTCTTATTACCCCATAGAGACATCCTCCATGAAGCTAACCACCATAACAACATAGTTATCACGGGCAACCACTCCCACCAAGGTCCACCTGCGGTCTTTCCTTTTGAGAATGGGAGGAGAATGACCTTAAGGGGGTACGACAATACCTTTAGCACCAATTTGATGAGATAATAGGTAACAATGATGGGGGTCGGGAGGACAAAAGGATTAGCGGTCTTACCCATAACTTCTGAAGGCAAGACTCCCTTCTTATATGCATCTAGACAGATGTCCACTTGCTCCTTATATCCATACTTCTCCATGTACATCTCAAACTTCATGAAGTAGGGTGTGTTAGAGACCCTCTTATATTGAGAGGCTGCCCTCACAGCGTCATCGTAGCTCTTGAGAGACACCTCTTTTAGGATGACATCGGACACCTCTTTTGACCTGTAGATCTTAGGCACATACTTGTCTAAGAGTTCCTCAACTTTACGAGAGATCATACTCTTCTCTGCGGCTGTCAGTCTTCTGCTCATAACTACTCCTCCATAAATGTTTTTTATTTCGAGAGAGTAGCCTAATAAAAGCTTTATTATCTTTTTTTTAGCGAACCACTACCGAGGAGCGTCTATGTACAGACAATCAGAAATATGGGAGGACTTGAAGTCCACATTGAGAGATAAAAAAGAGTCTTGGCTTCAGATGAGACTTGAACCCGCACTCAATAAGTTTATGGGTGAGAACTACACCCTCAAGGATAAAGGGTACTACCTCATATCCTGTAGGTTCGCTCAGTTGTTCTTAAGTCATCCAAATGCTGTGAGGGCAGGGCTCTCCATAACAGGTAGTCACATCTTCTACTTTAAAGGTGATAAGTACGTCTTGGCTTCACCTGGATATGGGAGCTTCATCCCCCATAAAGAGATATGGAGCACTCAGACGGGGTTGGACATCTTGATCTTTATGAAGAAGTACGGCATCATCGTAGACCCACCTAATCAACGAGACCATATGGAGATCTCTAGGGTCTTCAATAGACGACTCGGTATCTACGGAGCTGAGCTCTTAAAGAAGGGTCTCTATAAAAATGCCTACTATGGTCAGGTATATGGCAATACCTATGTCGATGCTCTTAAGAAGATGAGCCGTGTGAAGGATGTAAGGTCTGGGCTCTATTTAGTCCCTTTATCCACGTCCAAGTATAGTCTAAGAGAGGCGAAACTTGAATATGGGGATAGGAATATCTTCTACTACAAACTTCAAAAGTACGTCATATTGGTTGAGCACTCCCGTTACGAGCCTCACTTCCTTGCCGACCATCAAGATATTTATGACAGTGGTCGCCACAACCCTCTCCTTGACTTCATGTTAGATCATAAAATCAAGGTCAAGCCTAAAGGACGAGATTGGAGGGAGATCGAGCATATGATCATTCACACTAGACGTGGTCACCTCAGAGGGGTGGAGTTGATCCACTTCTTTTAAGTCCCAAACTGACTGAACAGGTCATCAAGGTCAAGATCATCTACGTCTGTGTTGACCTCTTGAAGAGGGGTCTTCTCAAACTGAGTGATCACGTTGTTGACGCCCTCAATGGTATCCGTAAGGACATCCGTCTTAACAGGGGGTCTGTTAAGTGCCGCCTCAAGCTCTTTAGAAGCGGCATCATTCAACTGAGTCTCTACTGACTCACGCTCTCGTGTAAAGTCCTCTACTAAGGACTCTGTAGTCACGCTAGGGTTAGATACCGTTGTACCCTCAAAGGTGTTCGCAGTATATGTCCTTGAACCCCAACGCTGACCTAAAGCAATCTGCTCCTGGCAAAGCTTGAGTTGATCCCTCAATCGACCTTGCAGGTCTTTGAGGTCAGTACGCTTCGCCTTGATCACACTCATAAGGTCTTCAAGATCATGGACACTCAAGGTGAACTCATTGATCTTCCTTTGAATGTGAATCAAGCGGGTAGCCGCTAAAGCCTCTCTCTCCTTTTGAGAGCGACCTGAACGTACATGTGGGTCATTAGCGATTAAGCTGTCCTGCTCAATCTTGTACTCAGTCTGAGAGACCAATAAGTCCCTCTTGATCTTCTGAAGGTTATGGGACACCTCCATAAAGATCTTCTCTGTGCGACTAAGAAACCCTCGTACCTCAGAGGTCTTTTGATTTAACCGGCTAGGACCGAAAGCGATGGGGTCTGAGTCCAACTCAACATCCATCTCACCTAGTGTCTTATAGATACGATCAATGTAGTTCTGTTCAATCATCCTTAGACTCCATTGAAGTGATCAAATGGGCGAAGTTACCCTTAGTTTTACTGATAGCCATGTTCATCTGACTCTCTGTTAAAAGCCCTGAAGCACCCGCTTGTTGGAAACCCAAAATGTTTACCTCAAGACTCAGTAGATGTGCAGCTAAACGACTCTCCTCAAGAGAGAGTGGCTCTGACTCATAGTTACCTGTTAAGGAGACAAACACATCTCCACCATTACGAGTCTTAACCACACGAGATACCATGATCTGTGATACCTGTGTTCCCTTACGAATCTTTGTGATCTTTTCTTTTAAACTCATTACGAGTCCTTTCAAGTGTTGTAGTTCTATGTCTCTATTATATTAACCTAAACCTACAACAACCCCCTATAGGGGGGTTAGACCACAAATATCCACTCTTAGTGGATGAACCTGAAGATACTGAAGTATCTGTAGGTGTTGATGGTGTAGTTGAAGGAGTAGTTGTAGTTGTATTTGTAGCTGAAGCTGTAGGAGCTATAGTAGCAGTTGCTGTTGTAGTACTAGTAGAAGTTGTATGAGTTGTTATTGGAGTAGAAGCTGTAGTTGTATGAGTAGATGTAGTTAGAGTAGATGTAGTTAGAGTAGATGCTGATGAAGTTCTAAGAGAAGTTCTCTTCTTCTTTTTAGTAGTAAACCTCAGACGATACTCTTTAGAGTCTCTATACTCTCTTAGACCTATACTCTAAGAGAGATTACTTTAAAGAGTAAGAAGATCCCCTAAGATAGTTTCTTATCAGTTACATCCAACGGAGTGATTGGACTAGGAGTCTTCCCATAGAGCATACCCTTCTCTTAAGAGGGAGGGTATATGTTAGCCCTTTTGCGTATGAACATTGTTTCTTGCTTCGCTAGATGCGTGCTAACTAGTAGCGTATCCCACCTAGTAGGTGTTACCTATCTCTCTACCCTCTTAAGAGGACTGAGGACATCTCCTTAGGGAGGAAGCAAAGTGGTTATACAAGTAGTTCAAGGTGAGTACAAGAAAAATCTATAACTCCTCTAACAAGACATAAGGAGATAGATATGATCACGATACATCATGGTAGCGGAGTAGAGACCGCTATCGCGGAACTCTTAGAGGGTAAGACCCTCATCAAACCACCATATGACGATTTGAAGGTAGACCCTGTAAAGGATTTAGTAGAGGCGTACTCTCAAGTATGGCCTCATAAGAACGCTTGTCTCTTAGCGGGTCCTTTAGATGCGGCTGATCCATCTACACTTGATATTCTCCTTAAGAGGATTGAAGAGCCCTTTGAGAACGCACCTGAGTTGATCTTATGGGCTCATGATTATGGATCAGTTCCTGAGACGATCAGATCACGCTGTTCTGAGAGGTATCACTACCAACCTCAAGGTCAACATGAACTCTATATGCTCGGAGAGCAACTTTATAGTGCCGTAGAGAGCAGTTCTCTAGTAGACCTATCCAACACCCTTCGTAGGGTGGGTAAAGGTCAATACAGGGCTATTTTAGAGGCTTATGTGGAGGTGCTTGTAGAGAGAAAGGGTTGGGAGCATTACACAGAGGGTCTTAAGAAGCTCTTAGGGAGGAAGCATATGAGTGCTACCGCACTCTACGGGTTCTTTTTAGGGGAGGACTTATGAGCGTTATGATAGTGTACGGAAACTGCCCTGAGTTGCTTTTGATAAGAGAGCAAGAAGTGGTTCAAGAGTATCGTGCTAACGGATATGAGGTTAGATACCTATCAGATAAAGAAGGGGTCTTAGAGGAGGTGTTCTCTAGTGGGCTCTTTGATGTAGACCCTGTACTCGTAGTTATCCATAACCCAACAAAGGTGAAAGGTCTTAAAGGCTACTTGTCAGACACGAGGGGTTGTGAGGTCTTAGTTGTACATGGCAATGAGCGTTTACCTAAGCTGTTAGAGGGACATCCTTATCAGGAGCTCAACGAGCCTAAGTATGATGACCAAAAGGTGACATGGGCGGCGGAGTTTTTACACAACTACATCAAGCGTATGGGTAAGAAGATAGACCCTAAACTCTGTATTGCTGTCGTACAGAAGTCGGGTACTGATGTCGGTGTACTAAGATGGGAAGCTCACAAGTATGTGATGGCTGTCGGAGACTCAGAAGAGATTCCTGCTAAGATCATAGCGGGTCTTTATTCTGAACTGAGTGATCGTTACGCTTCAGACTTGATCAACGCCGTAGCTTCTTGTGATCAGAAGTTCTTCCTTAAGGTCTGTGCTCGTATGGAGAAGTCCTCTTCAAAGGACTTGACCATGTCTGTCTGTAACGGGCTTTTGTTTTACAAGCTGAAGGAATGGGTAGACGTGGCAGTCCGCCTAGATGCCAAAGAGAGTTTAGATGACATTGCACACGATCTAGGTATCAACCCATGGAAGCTCACTAACATCTTAGTTCCTCAGATCAAGTCAATGGGTCTTAACAGAGTAAGGAAGCTCTTGAGGGCTCTCTACGAAGCTGAGGACTCCGTTTTAAAGGGTTCAAGGGGTCCATGGGAGAAGCTCAAGTCAGGGGTTTTGCTTGCTCTCCAATAGTCTTTTTATCTGAGGTGCATGGGAGATATTCACATAGGTGGTCACCATGAAGATAGCACATCAGATTTCAGACCTAGAGTTAAGACTCGCGAATCTTGAGAAAGAAGCGGGCATTGGATCATGGGTGGCAGAGTTCTTTGAAGACCGACCAACTTCAGCGGATTTGATACGGGGTAAGTACTTCTCTAAAGCTAACATCTCAGAGGTAAAGATAGATAACCTCATCTTGGACGGTAAAGACTTCAGGGGTGCTAACTTTCATCGCTCTTCAATGAAGTCCACCAAGGCAAAGGGAGCGTCTTTTAAGGGGGCGGGTATGTCGTGGGTAGACCTGAGTGGGTCTGTCTTTAATGGGTGTGACTTTACGGGCGTTGATTTCAGGTTTGCCAACTTGAACAATGTCACGTTCAATGGGTGTTCCTTGAAAGGTGTGAAGCTCCACTCTTTAAGGGGTGCCGTCGGCGTTAAAATACTCAACAGCAATATAGAGGGCTTGACCATCATTGGAGGTGTTTTTAAGAGCCCTATACTCCCTCCCCTTAAGGGGGCATCCTTAAAGGGGGCTTCTTTTGAAGATTGTGCTCTTTCAGATGTAGAGAGTCCTGTCTCCTGTTCGTTTTACAATTGTGAGATAAATGGTCTGACGGGTGATGTCTTGAGTTCTAAGACGAATCGGTGTAAGGTTAAGGGTCTTAACCTTACCTCAGCCCAGAACACTCTATTTAAGGGTCTGATTGTGGAGGGTAAGGCTAAGATCAATAAGGGTGTTTCTCTTAGGTTCTCAGGTGTTCAGTTTATGGGTCCTAGTTTGACTCTAAATTTAATTAGTTCAGTGTTGTATGGTGTGACCTTTAGCAAGTGCTTCGTCTCCAATACCAACATCAAGGACTCAAAAGGAAAGATCGTTATCAGGAGTTGCGAGGGACTTGTTGATTTTAGAAACTGCTCTTTCCCGAACTCTCGGATCGAGAAGTGTAAAATATCAATGGGTGTCACTGACTTGGACTTGAGTGGTTCTCAGATTGTTAATAATGATCTGAGGTTCACAGGGGCTTCTGATTTAGATGTGACGGGTGCTGACCTTTCAGGCTCAGAGATTAGCGGGCTCATATACTCCGCAGAGATGAACCCCTCAGATTTTGATCAGGCTCTCATGTCTTTACGAGGTATTCTTGATGACCCAGGTACACTTAAGGGGTACATGGGTCTAGTCAAAACGATGCACCAAACAAAGGCGATCAAAGCAGAAGTCATTGAGAGAATGGAACGTCATTATGACAAAAAGTTCACATCTCTCCGCCCTGAAAAGGAAGAGAAGCTCTTTGTGTTCATCTCTTATCTCAAGTATATAGACTCAGAGCTAAGCCTGATAAGAGAACTTAGTGGACCCCAACCCCATATTGAGAGCATTGAAAAAATGAATGACCTCCTTGAAGAGAGTACTTCAAACTCTCACAAGAAAGTAGACATTCTTTTAGGTATCTATCAAGACTATAGTGTACAAGAGCTCTCAGACCTCCTCACTGAAAGAGGGATGAGAAATAGATTACCCTCTGAAGGGCGATCTCTTGACCTCATATTCCTTAGAGTTGCTATGTTAGCTCTTAATGTTAATGAAAGAGAGCTCATCAAATATCTCAAGGAAGTCCGACCCCTATTTAAGTGAGTCGGTAAAACTAACGGGTGGGGTTGATAGTCAACCCCACCCTTCTCAACCTAAGATTGCTCGTAAGAGCATACATGTCGAGAGTAAGATGAACCAAGACGATTTTAAGTTTTCGGATCACGCCCTTTCCCTATTGTCTTCCTACTACATGGGTCAAGACGAACAAGACCCAACTGAGGCATTCCGTAGGGCGGCGTATTCTTTCACCCCTAATAAAGAGCTGGCAGAGAGGCTCTATGAGTATGTATGTAAGGGATGGTTTATGTTCTCCTCTCCTGTCCTCTCTAATGCAGGTCGTTCGGGACTACCCATCTCTTGCTTTCTTAGCTATGTGGAGGACTCTATCACAGGTCTCATCTCACATACTGAGGAGCTGAGGTGGATGAGTGTTATGGGTGGCGGTGTAGGTGGTCACTGGGACGGTGTTCGCTCTGTATCAAACAAGTCACCTGGTCCAATCCCCTTCATCAAGACCGTTGATGCTGATATGGTTGCCTATCGTCAGGGTTTAACTCGTAAAGGATCTTATGCCGCGTACCTTGATGTTTCACACCCTGATCTTGTTGAGTTCTTAAATCTCCGCCTCCCCACAGGTGGTGACACCAACCGAAAAGCATTCAACATCAACAATGCACTCAACATCACAGATGCCTTCATGGAAGCTGTCCTTAAAGGAAAGCCATGGGACCTCATTGACCCTAATGATGGTGAAGTGAGAGACACCCTTGATGCCCGTGAACTATGGCAACGTATCCTTGAGGTTCGCTTCCGTACAGGTGAGCCCTACCTCAACTTCATTGATGAGGCGAATAGACACCTACCTCAACCCCTTAAGGACAAGGGGCTCAAGATCCATGGGTCTAATCTTTGTGTGAGAGGAGACACTCAAATCTTGACCGATAAGGGCTACTACCCTATCCAATCACTCGCAGGTAAGCGTGTTAAAGTTTGGAACGGAAAGACATGGTCAACTTCCTTGGTGGCTAAGACAGGTGAAAATGAGAACCTATTGAAGATCCGTCTTTCAAATGGGTCAGAACTCTACACCACCCCTTACCATAAGTTCTACACTGTAGAGGGTGTGGAGGTTCAAGCACAAAATCTTGAGAAGGGCTTAGCCCTCAAGCAGTTCAGCCTCCCTGTAGTGGCAGGTGAAGGCTCATGGGAGAACCCCTATAGCTTGGGGTTCTACCTCTATGATGCCACAGCCCCCGTTAATCTTGATCTTAAGACCCGTGTCTCATGGTTGAGTGGTTTCATTGACGCTAGAGGCTCAGTTGAGAAGCCCTTTACTCCCTTTATTCAGATCAACCACTCTAACTATGACTTCATGCGTCAAGTGGCTCTTATGCTCAATACAATGGGCGTGGCCCCGATCTTAGAACAGAAGCCCACCCATACTGAAATCAAGATCAACCCCGTAGATGTACAACGACTAAAGGCTCTTGGGTTAGAGACACAGCGTCTTGTTGTCCGTTCAACTCACGTTGAAGGTTCTCACAAAGCTCAAGTTGAAGTCATGTCTGTTGAGCCATGTGGTGTGGCTGACACTTACTGCTTCAATGAACCCCAAAGACATATGGGCATCTTGAATGGTATCCTAACAGGCAACTGCAACGAGATCCATCTCCCTACCAGCCCTGAGAGATCCGCTGTCTGTTGTTTGAGCTCACTCAATCTAGAGCACTTTGACGAGTGGTGTGACACCACCATCGTTGAGGACTTGATTGAGTTCCTCGATGATGTCCTCCAATACTTCATTGACAATGCACCCCATCAGCTCAGCAAGGCTATCTTCTCAGCCAAGTCAGAGCGGTCACTAGGTTTAGGGACTATGGGCTTCCACGCATATCTACAGCGAAAAGGTCTCCCCTTTGAGTCCGCCCTTGCTGTTGGTGTTAATCGCCGTATCTTCTCCACGATCAAGGAGAAGGCAGTACAAGCTACAGAGAGGCTCGCTAAGGAGAAGGGTGAATACCTTGATGGTATTGGCTCAGGTCGTAGGAACTCACACTTGTTAGCTATAGCACCGAACGCCAACTCCGCTATCATCCTCGACACCTCCCCTAGTATCGAGCCTTGGAAGTCAAACGCCTTCACTCACCGCACTCGTGCGGGCTCCTTCTTGCAGTTCAACAAGTACCTTGAAGAACTCCTTAAGACCAAAGAGGGTATCGACTTTGAGGAGGTCAAGCAGAGCATCATCTTGAGCCAAGGTTCTGTGCAACACCTTGAGTGCTTGACCGATTGGGAGAAGCAAATCTTTAAGACTGCATTTGAGCTTGATCAGATGTGGGTCGTTGAGCACGCTTCTGTGAGACAAGAGTGGATCTGTCAAGGTCAGTCGGTCAACCTCTTCTTCCCTTCAGGCTCGGACATCAATTATGTCAGTAATGTTCACCTCTCAGCATGGAAGAAGAAGCTCAAGGGGCTTTACTATCTCCGCACCAATACTGGTGTAGTGGCGGATAAGGTCAGCGAGAAGGTGGAAAGACAAGCACTTAAAGACTTTGATGAGTGCTTGAGCTGTCAAGGTTAATACTCTCTTTATAGAGTGGGTCCTCTTACATGAGGAGCCCGCCCTATGCTAAACAGAGTCACTAATGCTTACTTGTCTAAGCTCTCGTCATATAAAGAGAACACCTACAGGGTGTCTACTCTAACCATCTTCGACACCCTCCCTAAGAAAAGAGTGAAGGTGAAGAGAATGGATATGATTAAAGAGTCCGCTATCGGCGGGGATTGTTACAAAGCAAATGGTGACTACTTCATGGATAATGCTTACCATGAGCCTAACCTCCGCTTAGTGCATGGCGAGGTGAGGGGTCAAGGAGAGCTACAAGGCATCACCTATGGTCATTGTTGGTGTGAGCTAAACGGAGATGTCTTAGATTTCTCCAATGGGCGGAACATCAAGATAGACAAGAGGGTCTATTATGCACTCGGAGGTATCGACCATATAGATAACCTTCATGTGTACGACCTCAACACATTCAATCAAAACATCTCAAAACATGGTCATTGGGGTCCATGGGACCTCAAGACTAAATCAGGACTATAAAGGAGGTCAACTATGAGAGATAAGATTAGTCACCTAGAAGCCCGTATTGCACTTCTTGAGCGTTCTTCTTCGGATCGCTTCCGTCCGAGTGATCCTGAGCCCGACCCTTCATGGCAACACACGTCCCCCAATGATATTGATGTACGCGGTCCCGCTGACCGCCCAAATGCGACACCTTCTGAACTGTGGGAGGAGATGAAAAACTACATGGTGGAGAATGGACTTGGTCGTGTTAAGGCTACGCCAGGCACTGTTTCCTTCTACCTCTTTTACTACCTAGACCCCGAACAATACCTAGACCCCGACCAAGCTAACTATTACCGAGGTCGCGAGCTTGCTGAAATCTTCGCCAGGATTGTCAGGAACAAAAGAGGATGGACTGACAGAGGATGGACTGCGAGGCAGCTTGGTGGGGACAAGGTACGGGTCACCAAAACCAAAGGTAGAGCTATTTACAGGGGTGAGCGTATCCATGTAGAAGGAGAAGCCATTTTCAGGGTCACTATCAAAAATGATTGGATCACCATCCACAAGCCTTAAGGAGACATTTATGAGAGATAAGATTAGTCAACTAGAAGCCCGTATTGCACGTCTTGAGCGAGAGTCTAAGGAGAAGTATCCTTGGGACGATTGCATCAAAGATCAGATGGAGCAGTACGGGGACAAAGAGACTGCTGAGAAGGTCTGTGGCAAGATCAAGGCACAGTCTCAGGGTAAGAAGGCATCAGATGCGGATCGAATGAATGTGTTCGTAGGCTCTCTCAAACAGCAGCTACCTCGTGACATCAAGATTGAGGTCTCTGTAGTTGACCGTGAGTCTCATGGCACTACTTATTCTGTTAGTATCTACCCTTTCAATCCGAATATCTATGATCGCATGGACCTTTTGCGTTTCAAGGGTGATCCAAGACGCTCCGCACCTGCCACCCCTGCGGCTAAGGCTTCCAATCGTAAAGCTGCCAACGCTATTCGTAAGGCATTGAAGTTGTTCAATGATGACATTAGACTGCTCAATGACTATAGCTATGAAAAGCCAACTTTGAGGAGACCAAGAGTTGGTCCAGCGTACTACGATGGTGTTGCACACGAGATTATCGTCCTCGCTTACAATGTCTAATCCATTAGCGTTTCCTTAGTATAATAGGTTCAGAAGCCAAAGCCCATCACTTCCGATTGACTTGCTCCGGCTTCTATAACCCATTCAACATAGGAGATCGCACATGAGCGGTTTTGCAGATTTTAATCTCGGTTCATCGAACCAACTTCTTAACGCAGGCAAGACAAAGTGGAAGCCTGAGAACGGCAAGTATCGTGTGTCCTTCGTTGCCCTCCCCGGCATCGAAGAGGGCAAGCCTCAGTTTGAGGATGCTCAAGGCAACCCCACCAACCCTAACTTCAAGGGCGGTAGCACGATCTACATTGACAAGGTCGGTACAGTCCTCGACAAGGGTCCTGAGTTCCGTGCTCTCAGCAAGGATGGCAAGGCTCCCTCAACAAAGGTTGTGACCACCTTCGTGTTTTGGCCTACCGATTCAAATGGTGCTCTTGACAAGGATCGCTTTGCAAAGGGCGACTTTCAGGTACTCAACTACCCCATGAGCCTCGACAAGTACCGTCAGCTTGAGGGTATCAATGTTGAGTTCCCCCTCAGCAACCATGACCTCAACATCACGGTTGTTGACAAGCAGTTCCACAAGATGACGTTCTCCCCCTCACGCGACAGCCTCTTGAAGATTGTCTCTGAGAAGAACGCCTCTCTCTTTGAGAGTGTCATCGCCGCCGCTAAGCCCGTCCTTGACGCTCGTGAGTCAGACCTTGCAAACGCGGGTCACCTTACGATTGATCAGATTCGTGAGAAGCTCAGTGGCAACATCGGCTCGCCTGTTGAGAGTAAGTCAAACAGCTTCGGCTCTAGTTTCGATGCTGATGACCTTCTCGATAACCTCTAAGAAGGTTCGGTGACCTAGAGATAGGTCGAATGGCAAAAGCCCCCCTCTCCCAAGACTTCGGTCACTCAGGGAGAGGGGGGCTTTCTTTTTTCTACGATCACATGAAGAGTACTGCCAATCATCTGAACAGAGATGACTCCACCTAAGTGGGTCTCTAGCTCTTTCAAGCCTTCTTCAGTTTGACGGCTTAATACGACCTTATCAAATCCCTTTGCCACTATGGGCTCAGGTCCTAATAGGATCACGGGGATTGTTTTATCTTCACTCATAACTCACCTCCTGTCTCAGAGGTGGTCGTGACTATAAAAGCAGTATCAGACCTTGACCCATGTGGTCAGGACTAACCAACCCCAATCTCTCAAGTCATCCTCAGTTGGGAGGATACCCCGCCTCGATTTGAGAGCAAGGTCAGAGGAGAGGTTCATCACCTTTTGGTCATTGTTCTTTACACCCCATCGGTACATCTCTTTTAGAGTCTCTAGGGGTAAGGGGGTCGAGCCACTATCTAAGGGCTTGATATGTCGCTCGTATTTGTCTTTAACAATCTGAGCCTCACCTGACCACACCTCTTCACCTGCTACGATTTTATTCCGAATACGGGCGATGGTGTTGTCATTGTAAGGGAGGCTGTCGATCATCTCAAGTAGGGTCATGTTATACCTTTAGAGGATTACCATCCTCGTCAAAGAGACGCTCTACATCGTATGAGCCATCATTAGAGACACTCACACTCCAGAGGTCTTTGGTTGCTTTATGGATTAGTGTTGTTTCGGAAGCTGCTGTGAGTGACAACCCGTCTAGTAGTGAGCTTGGTCCTGAGAGCACAATGAAGTGATCATCAAGGTTAGCTACTCTCATGGAAGCAACACGGAGGAACTCATTAGGTATCCTTTGTATCTTGTCGTTCCCGTCAAAACGGACAAAGGACTCGCCGTCTAGTTGAGTCACATCGCCGTTTGCGGTTCTTACAGATACAATAGTTCCCTTAGTCCCTGCGAGTGGTAGTTGACCTGGGATCACCACGCCATTATTTGTGTGTGCTACCACACGGGTTCCATCTTCAAAACTTCTCTCTCGTATAGCCTTACGACCTGAGTCAGTAAGGTCTGAGATTTTAGTGTTAAGCACGGAGTCCATGCTTGCTGTCTTGAAGTTTGAACCGAAGATGATGTCGTCACTCATAACGCACTCCTTATTGTATGATTGACTAAGGAGTGCGTTATAAAAAGACTATTTTTTAGATGAACTTTGTGTTCAAGCCCTTCTTGAACTCCTTAATGGCTTTAAATCCATTTTCTGGGGAGTCTTGGTTAAGAATGGTGATCTCAATCGCTTTTTCGTTCACTACACGAACCGCGATGCCTTTGCTGAACTTGACAGTGTTAACCTCAACCTCCCATCTTCCGTCATCATCTTTGTACCCATCGAAGAAATCAACATCAACCTTCACCACATAGCCGTAGAGGTCATCGCCGTGAAGTCCGTAGTGTGTAAACTCAACCGATAGATTTCGGTACTCCGCTATTTCGGGGCTATTCAGGAAACGCTTGACTTCCGCCACAACAGCTTTCTTCCCTTCAGCAATAGAGGTCTTGGGGTTGCTCTCCTTCTTCAAGAGTCTACGCACTTCGTCCTCAAACTTAACACCACCGGGTAGGGCGGGGACAAGGGACTTGTACTTAGGGTAGTTGCGGAAGATAATCCTACGCAGGTTACGAGCTTGAGGCTCAGTCAAAGCATCACGAGGGGATGTCCGAACATTTTGGAGCCATACTTTAATGTCCATAAGGAAGCGAAGATCACGACCTTTGACAGTATCACTGTTGATGATGATGTCGAGAAGGTGGGTCACTTTGACCATTTGCTGATAGGGGGTGTCATTGTAATAGGGATGGTTCATATCTGTATCCTCCGTTGTTAGTATAAGTCTATTATAGATATAAAAAGACTTACAGGAGACACTAATGATACTAGGACTAGACCCCTCGCTCAGAAACTTTGGGTGGGTATTGATTGACGATGACGGCTCCTTTATGGACAAGGGTATGATGTCTACCTCAGCTAAGGAGGTCTTCATCGAGAGATACATATACCTCCGAGAAGGCTTAAGGGAGATCATTCAGAAGGTTCGGGCAGATCATCCTGATAACACACTCAAGGTCGGTATTGAGTCTCCGATCTTCAATGACCTGTACTCAGAGGGTATGTATGGACTATTCCTCTACTCTAATGAGGCTCTCATGCTTGAGAAGGTGGACACTGTCTACTTGACTCCCAACCAAGTGAAGGCTCATGCCCATGCCTTCTTAGGTCGCCCAAAAGGTTGGAAGATGCTCAAAGCAGACATGGTGGATGCTGCGAAGCAAGCTACACAAGGTCAGACAGGTGCGAATAGGTGGAACCACCACCAAGCGGATGCCTTCTGGGTAGGTCGAACTGCGGCGAGGTTTTGGGCTCTCGTTGATGGTGACATAGAGTCCTCCGACCTTACCGACTTAGAGCGTAAGCACTTCTCAGACCTTGATCGCTATGTTAAGGGTAAGAAGGCAGGCAAGGTAAAGCGTATGGGTATTACACATAAAGAGAATGACCGCTTCTTCAGGTGGTCGGACGAGGGCAATAACTAATGGAGAACCAAATTTTTAATGAGTCCTGTTTAGACACCATGAGCCGTATGGGAGAGGGGACTATAGACTTAGTGGTTACAAGTCCCCCTTACTTTAACGCCCGCGAGTACAGCCAATACTCTGATGTCTCGTCTTATATGGAGACGATGAAAGAAATCTTTACAGAGGTTTATCGGGTCTTGGGTGAGGCTAGGTTTCTAGCGGTCAATATATCCCCCGTCTTAGTCTCAAGAGAGAAGAGGAATGATGAGAGTAGGCGTATCCCTCTACCCTTCTACTATGTGCCTATGCTTGAGGAGATAGGTTTCTTATTTCTTGAGGACATTATATGGAAGAAGCCTGATGGGGCTGTGTACAACAGAACAGGGAAATTCTCAACGCACCTCCGACCTCGTGCTTACAAGCCTAACTTGGTGACTGAGTATATCCTTGTGTTTCGTAAGCCGTCTGAGAAAATCTTAGACGCTTATCTCAAGGTGGGGTCACTTGTAGGGGAGAGTTATGAACGCACAAATGTGTGGGAGATGAACCCTGAGACACACAGCGACCACTCGGCTCCTTTTCCCGAAGCCCTGCCCTATAAGCTCATCGAGTACTACTCTTACGAGGGTGAGCTCGTATATGACCCCTTCTTAGGGTCAGGGACTACCGCTAAGGTGGCTAAGATGACCAAACGGAAGTACCTCGGCTCAGAGATCAATGGAGATTACTTCAAGATAGCCCAAAAGAGGATAGACCAAACACAGGAGTACTTCTTCTGATGGAGAACCATATTTTTAACGAGACTTGCTTAGATACCATGAGCCGTATGGGAGACAACTCCATAGACCTAGTGGTCACTAGCCCACCCTATGATAATCTCAGAACCTATGATAACGACATAGATCAGACATGGGGTGAAACGGTTTGGAAGCCCATCATTTCTGAACTCTCTAGGGTAATCAAAGAAGGTGGTGTTATCGTTTGGGTTGTGAATGATGCCACCATTGATGGGGATGAGACAGGTACGAGCTTCAAACAGGCACTCTACTTTAAAGAGTGTGGTTTGAAGCTGTATGACACTATGATCTTTCAAAAGTCAGGGTGTGCCTCTCCTAGTAAGAAGAGGTATTACCCTTCTTTTGAGTATATGTTTGTATTCTCAAAAGGTCACCCTACTACATTTAACCCAATCTTAGATCGGGAGAACAAGTGGAGAGAGAGATGGGGGAAGAAGCGAAAGAAGAGAAAAAAAGATGGTTCTTTCGGAGCAGACTATGACACCAAAGAAGCCCCTCAATTTGGTATGAGATATAACATATGGAAGTACCATCAGGGCTTCCAACGAAGCGGAGAGGATATCTTCGAGCATCCTGCCACATTTCCCGAAAACCTAGCCCACGACCATATTATCTCTTGGTCTAACGAGGGAGATGTAGTTTACGACCCATTCTTAGGGTCTGGGACTACCGCTAAAATGGCTAAGATGACCAAACGTAAATATCTCGGTTCAGAGATCAACGCGGATTACTTCAGGTTAGCCCAAAAGAGGATAGATCAAACACAGGAGTACTTCTTCTAGTGGTGGTTCGATAACCCTTCTATCAACACGAGTTGTTCATAGACTAATCTATAGGAGATACTTTATGCCTTACGGTCATATTTTTATGAGGTCCTCTTCCTCTAAGTTTATGGGATACCTAAACAAAAACATCAAAGACTACTTTGATGATGTTATGAAAAGAGCAGCAATTTATGTAGTCCACAACCGCTCCCTCTCCGACAATCCAGCTACAGAGGGTAGTTGGTATGCTGACTTTGAACGTAGCATCAAGAAGTCCATGCTAGGCAAACTCGGTGCTAACTTCAATTCTCTCACCAAAGAAGAGAGCCTTGAGCTTATGGTGGGGTTCTTTGAGGATTTTCTTGGCAAGACAGGTCGCCAATACCGACCTGTGGTTCTACCTGTCATCAAGGAGATGGAAGCTCACATTGAGTATATTCGTGAGCTCAGACGCAAACATGAAGAGGAGCTTGCGAGGGTTCGTGAGCTCAAACAAATCGAGCAGAGAAAGAGCCAAGAAGACCAAGCTATTAAGCCCGCTGTTGGGGATATACTCTATAGCTCTAGTGGGTACAGCATGACTCTTGTCTCGTACTACAAGGTCACTAAAGTCACACCAAGTGGTAAGTCTGTCACCTTACAGAAGCTAAACGATGAGAAGACAGGTGGCGGTTTTCATGGGTACATAGTGCCCTCAAAGACATTTGAGCAACCAGGTCTTGTCCACCGTAACAAGAGAGTGCTTCTCACTAGGGATGGCTACTCCGTGAAGATCAACAACTATGAGAGGGCATACCTGTGGGACGGTAAGCCTAAATACTACAATACGATGGACTGATTGGGTATCATACTCCACAGACCAACACGGAGGTGTTAGATGTGGAGGAATGGCAAGGGAGATAAAGTGACCCTTACAGATGTTCTCTCATTTGTTGAGAAGGCTCATGCAGTAGGGTCACAGGTAGTAGTTGGTACAGATAGTCAGCCTTTCAATCATGGCACTTTCTCTGTGACCGTAATCGCATTCCTCTCTAGTGATCGCTCCGTGCATGGCAGGTACTTTTACTTAGAACACTCAGAGCTGACTAAACACCACAATCTTTTTGAGAGGATTTATCACGAGGTGAGCCTCACGATAAACCTACTACATGAGATCAAGCATTTGACCCCTATAGAGGACATAGAAGTCCATATAGACGTGAGCCCTGATAATGGGAAAACAAAGACCTCACGTTGGTCAAATACCCTTGTTTCGATGGTTAGAGGGTATGGCGTTCGTGAGGTCTGTGTGAAGCCTTCTTCTTGGTGTGCTTCTAAGTTAGCAGATGCTTACACCAAGAAGAGGAGTATTCGTGTACTGAGGAACAGGGCTCAATAGTCGAAGTCTAGGGAGATCTCCAAGAGCTTGATCTCATCCTCTTCGAGAGGCTCACCGAGTACACTGATCACCATCTCGTAACGGAAGGTCACATCGGGGTCTCCCTCTTCGGGGTAATCTTCACTGTACGCTTTGACTTCCATAGAGTCGTCATCAGCCCAGTTAACCCAACCAAGATCCTTTAATCTCTCCTTCTTGATAAAGGAGAGTAGGTCTTCAAGGCTCTTGAACTTCTGCTTACGGTACATGGTGGCATAATCCTGCTCATAGTCACCGCTACCATCAGGGGAGAACCTAGTCTCTACGGAATAGACTGAAACCTCGAACCTATCCTTAGCGGGTTTCCCCCTAAGAGTCTTTTTTTCAAGGCGGGCAATGCGGCTCTCTAGCTCACTTATCTTGTTGATCATTGATCAAATCCTTTCATTACATGTGTAAGGATTTATAAATAAGTTATCGTTTCCTGTTAGGGTTTCTTGCTTCGTAGTCGATGCGTGCTTTTTGCTTACGGCACTTATCCGAGCAGTATCTTTTTCTGTCTTGAGCCACAACTTCTGTGCAATCGTAGTTGTCACAGACCTTGATCGTGACTTCAACGATTTTTGAGATCTTTTCGTTTTGCTGTTGTTGCATCTCTTCTTGTGTGTGTGGGTATCCCGTCATGCTTCTACCTGGGCATGGGTGATACCAACAGCTCTCATTACTCTCAGGGTAACTTGGGGAGGTAAGTCGAGAGAGGCACTTCCACTTCTTTTTTCCATCGGAGTCGATAAACCAATGGACTCTGCATTTTCTTGAACCATCTAAAATAGCCATACTTGTGTTCCCACTTTAAGTTGTTTTAATCGTCCAATACCATACAATCGGTATAGTGGCACACTAACAGAAAGGCGGAAGAATGTCACAGGATTTTAGGGAGAGACTTGTACCTCTATTCGGGGATAACATGGGCGGAGTAGCCTATGTTCAGCACATGGGAGATGACTTAACTCAAGTAAACGCAGCTCGTGCGTCACTAGGTAAAGTATCGACAGAGATGGGTGCTTCGGAACTCCGTCTCTCTAACTTCTTAATCAGATCTGGTCACACAAGCACCTCTGAGCATAATACGCTCACCCTTTGGTTCAAAGTACCGATGTTCGTTGCTCGTCAACACATGCGACATAGAACCTTCTCATACAATGAGATCAGCCGTAGATACACCGCTGAATCTATTGAGTTCTACTTCCCTGAGAGTATGAGGCTTCAAGACACCAAGAACCGCCAAGCAAGTCTTAACGAGCTAATAGATCCTCCTATGGACATCTATCCACAGATGCTTGAGTCCCGTAAATGTACTGAGGCTATCCGTTACCATACGATGCTCTCGGTACAGCTCTTTGAAGAGATGGTCGAGAAGGGTATAGCCCGCGAACAAGCTCGTATGGTGCTCCCTCAGAACCTCTATACAACATATTGGTGTACGGGTAGCCTTCACAATTGGATTAATAGCTTCATAGCTAAGAGAGACCATGAGGATGCCCAATGGGAGATGAGGGTTGTCGCTAGAGAGGTGAGCCGTCAAATCTCAGAGGTTTGGCCTATCTTGCACGAGAACTTTGTCAAGCATGGGAAGATCCCCGCACTTGATTCTCCTATCTGATCTATAAGGGAGATGAAAGGAGATTACTAATGAAAAGACATTTGACCCCACTCATCCTCAGCCACACCTCATCTCGCAGGTATGACCGACAGCGTCTCTTGAAGGCGATTGATAAGCTGACCCCTGAAGAGCAAGCAGACCTATTTGCTATCCTCCAAGACAAGACCGAGGAAGCACAGAAGTACAAGACCTTATCCCGCAGACGCATGTTCTAATAGGTCTTTTATCTCATAGACCTCTCTAACAGATGACAGAGAGGTCTATGAGATGAGAAGAATAGCAAAAGCAAACGTAACACCGATCAGACAGAGGACACAGTTCTCTTGCGTGTCTACTTCAACGTGTATGGCACTCAATGCGGTCGGTGTTAAGTGTACCGAGGACGAGGTTAATGAGGTTATCGGTGCTCGTCCCATGCAAGGTGCAAGGTGGGAAGAGGTGCTCGCATGTGCTCAGTATTTCGGGTGTAGGGCAACGCTTACGACACCTGCAACTCTCACCCAAGTTAAGGCTTGGACTGACGCAGGTAAACCTGTTCTCATCGCATGGAACCCAGAGGGGCGGGATTGGAGCCATGCAAGTCTTATCTTTGATGTGACGGGTGAAAAGGGAAGCTATGTCGTCCATGTAGCTGATCCTAACATCCCTAACCCTGACAAGACAACCCGTGAGGTTAGTGAGGATGAGTTCTACTCAAAGTGGTACGAGAAGTGGCCTAACTATTTAGTACGTCGCCCCGCTCTCATGATTGAGCGAGAGGTCTGTGAGAATGGTAGGCAACTTATGGCGAGTAAGATCGCGTCTAAGTACCTACGCTAATAGTTCATTTATCCATAGGCATATGCAACTAGATGCCACCGTGAGGTATGACCATGTCAGACATCTTCGATAAGATTACAAAAGACTTTCTACGCTCAAAGAGAGCTAACTTTGCTCAACCCCTTCGTCTCCAACCTGACTACGGCGAGAGGCAGGCTGAGCTTGACATCCAAGCACGCTTCCATGAAGGACCTCAAGGTCGCAAGGAGTTTAAGGAATGGATGGGAGATCAACCTAAAGATTTCCAAGAGGAGTGGGAAGCGAACACTGAGGAGTATGGGGATAAGTTCAAGAAGGCACGCTTCCATGAAGGACCTCAAGGTCGTAAAGAGTTTAAGGAATGGATGGGAGATCAGCCTGAAGATTTCCAAGAGGAGTGGGAGGCGAATACAGAGGAGTATGGGGATAAGTTCAAGAACGCCTCCGACTTCTTTGCTGAAGATCACCTACCTGGCTCATACATGAGCCGTCAGAATCTAAGAGACATTAATGACATGTCTGAATTCATCGAGGAGGACATTGGAGAGGAGGAGCTAGAGGATTGGGTTGAGGATAAGATTTCCCATGCTCATGCTGACCTTAATGATGTGGCTCGTTATAGGGGCTATCGTGACCGCCACACTGAAGAGACGTTCAAGCAAGCAGCTACCTTCTTGGGTGGAGGTATTGAGAGCGATCTTTATGACGAGTATGACTTCGATGAGTTTGAAGATATGCCCATGTCACGCACAGCGGCAGCTTCGGGTCTTTATGGGTACACCAAGAGAGTTCAAGGGGACGTTGAGTCTGCTATCCGTAAGCTACAGAAGAAGGTGGACAGCCTAGCTCGTTTCGTAGAGTCTAAGCACCCTGAAGCGGGCTCATACTTTTCTGCAAGAGCAGAGAACGCAACTTGCCCCGCTTCAAAAGCGTTGAGTAGAGCGTGCTTGATTAACAAGGCACCGAGTAGAGTGCTCAATGGTCCTTACGGCTTTAAGTCTTCTGTGGCTAAGGCTTCTCAGAAGGCGATCTCGGACTTGATCCTTTACTCAGGCGAGGTTGCACATGGTCTATACCTCAAGGATAGAGCACATGTACCTTTCTTGAAGGAGCACCTTCGTAGGAAGCGTTGCCCTCTGACACGGCTCATTATCGAAGCTCTCCCTTCCGATGCTATCTAAGATTTTTGGGCTCTTAGTCTTCTTCTTCCCTGTAGTCTGTCATGGGCAAGTGGTAGATGTTGAGACTAATAGAGAGACTACATCAGAGGGTCTACATGGCTCATTTGAGCTTGGTGCTTCTCTTCAGAAAGGCAACGTAGATGTCTTTCAGTATGCAACCGCCATACGGGTTGACTACTTGAAGGATGGGCATCACCTCTTTTTGATTGGCTCCACTCTGTATGGAGAGGATAAGGGTAAGGCTTTCCAAGATGAGTCTTATGGACACTTGAGATGGGCTCTGATGAACACACATGGTGTAGGTGGAGAGCTGTTCACTCAAGTGCAGGAGGCAAGGTTTAAGATGCTCTCCCTTCGCCAGCTTGTTGGAGGAGGTGCGAGAATGTCCTTCTTAAAGGGAAACTTCGCTATGGGTGTCGGCTGTATGTCTGACTATGAGCTCTTATCAAGTGGCTCTGATGGGCTTGTAGCTCGATGGAATACCTACTTGAGGGTGGCTACAGGAGGCGACCTTAAAATGGGTCTATTGGCTTATTTCCAGCCTCATATAACACAGCTTGAAGATTATCGAGTATTGAGCCAGGCATCAATAGAGTTCAAGATCGGTGAGGCTTTATCGGTTTCACAGGATTTTGTTCACACCTACGACACTAGACCCCCTCAAGGTGTGGTTGTGTCTGATGTCCAAACCATCATTAAGCTAAAGGTCAAACTATGAGTTATCGACATCTAAATGGTTGCACCATTGGAGACCATCAGGGGATCTATATGGGTGTTAATCTAAGTGTCCCAAAAGCCATTAACCTCGTCAAGGCTAAGATCAGTGTTTTTAAGTTTTATGTAAGTCAGCATGGTTCCCTGCTCAACTCCATACCTGCTCCCCATCAGCGTGTAAGTAACGCTGATATAGTCACCGTTGTTCTTCTTGCGGATTTTCTGTATCACAAGATTGACTTCCCTAAAGGGAAGGCGAGGCGTGTGAGGGCGATTAAGAACAAGTTGAAAAAAGCTAGCTTGAGATCTAGGGCTAATGGGAACATTAAGTGGTACGTTGCACGCATGTCTCATATTGAAGATATGTTAGAGCTACTGAAGTACCCGCTCAAGCAAGCCTCCTCACATAAGACACTCGGTCCGTTCACGCTAAAGAACCCTATACACTTGAGTGACGATAAAGTATTGAAACTTGAGGCAGCCTGCAAGGAAGCATTAAGGCTTTGCACGAACAGCTTAGCTCCTAACTTTACTTCCTGTCTTTATGGGGACGTGACACTCACAGAGAAGATAGGCAGATCAGATTGGCTCGCGTGGTATCACTCTGCGAAAGACGATATTACTCTTAAGTACTTTGATCACGCGAAGCGTCTCTTTATCCGTACCTTCATTCATGAGCTTGGTCATAGATACTATCGTAAGGTACTCCCTGCGGATAAGAAGGCATTGTGGGCTAAGTATCACATCCTAGCCACTACTACACGGGTGGATATAAGAGATTGGGTGCAAAATCCCTTCGCGGAATTTTATGTTGGGTACGCGAGGACTAGGGAACAAATCTCAAGTACTCTTGAACCTGGCTTGACGAGGGCTCTCATACATAGTTTTGACTACGAAGGTGTTCGTTTCCTAACGGATAATGGAACCCTATTCGGACCCTTCGATATTAAATGGGTCAAGTCTACACTCCGCTCTAAAATGGGTCACCTTCCTTCTCAGTATGCGTCTACTTCGGCAGAGGAACACTTCTGTGAAGCATTGGCTTACAAGGCTATTGGTGAGCTAAGTAAATCTGCACTAGAGTCTTTCAACTCCATTATCATTGATGGGGCTCCCTCATCTCCTTCTCCGAGCATGGTATCAGAAGTAGCACCTCCCGCTCCTGTAGCTCCAACCCCTGAGCCAAAGAAGCCCAACCTACTCCGCACAGATCATCAACATCGTGCGTGTCTAGAGTTAGCTGAGAGACTAGGTATCACTTACAAGGGAGGGGGTAACAAGTACGGCATCTTCATCTATGAGAATGTGGGCACAGCAACGAAGCACGCCTATATGTTCCTTGAAAGAAGCACCAACAACCTATTCCTACCTAAGACAGCAACCTCACCAAACACAAAGGTAAATCTCGGCAACTTGTCAGATAGTGATCTTGATGATCTTGTAAGTTTTAAGCGTATGGATAAGCTCCGCCCTAAATGGAGAACACAAGCGAAGATTAAAGGTGTGTGACACATGGATAACGTAACCAAGATAGACAGACTTGTGGCTTGTGTTGAAGACCCTTCAAAGGTTTTCTATGAGTGGGACACAATCCTTGAGGCACGACCTATTCCAACTTATTGGAAGCGTAAAGGGACAACGGTCACGCTCAGGTCTTTTGGACCTCAAGGTAATGTGATTAGCCTTCAGCCTTACACTCATCTATTAGGTATGGACTACAAGATCAAGATCAAGGGGTGGATACAGACCCCTAATGCCTTTGTCTTTGTGGTTGACCCCTGTGGTTTGCCTTCTGATGTCACCGACCCATATCTAGTGGTAGCGATGTCGAGTGACATCCTTGACTATGATAGAGCACTTCGTATGATCCGATCAAGTGAAGTACACCCTTGTAACTTTGAGGTCACAGCCACGATTGGTTATCGTGATCGGCTCAGGAGACAGGTCAGGTTTGATATACCCTCTGATATGGTGTAGTTCTTTTATATTCTTCATGGTGTGTTCTAAGGAGAAGCATTATGAAGAAAAAAGCATCAAGTCAGGCAGGGTGGTCTTTACTGACCAGTGGGGTGTCACAAGCGAGGGTGGAAGCACACATTGTGAGGATAGCCCTCAATCAGATGCTTGACGCTCTCTCTAACTCTCCACTTAAAGAGGAGTTCTATCGCCTCTGTGGAGACAACCTAGAGGCACTCCCCTTACATCTGAGTAAGATGGAGCGTCAGTTAGACAAGACCAACTATGCATTGATCACTATGGGTGGGGATTACTACCGACAGAGGCTGACCCATGAGGATAGAGAGTCAGTGGACATGGCAGCCAAGTATAATCCGACACCTTCACCCACGCTTACCAAGTCTTCAAGTATAGATGATCTTGAGATGAGGATTGCTTATTTGGAGGATTTGAGGCGTAAGGCTAAGTGATAGACTCTAAATAAGCGAGAGCTTGCTCCTTCGCTCCATTAGATGCCTTCACCTGCATGACCCTCTCTTTGAGGGTCAATTCTGACCAACCTTCAGTTGCCACCTCTTTCATCTTCTCTACAATCTCTTCCATACGCTCTTTGCTCTCCTTCTCACGGACAGCCTCTTCAATCTTGAAGACTTCCTCAGCGTCACGGCAAGGGACATTGTGTCGGATGAACTCAATCTTATCCTTAGAGGCTTGCACTTCAACCACACAAGGCTTACGATCAAGATCATCAAGGTGAAGCGACCCTCTAGTCAGCGACCCTACGTTGACCACTGTGCTTCCATTAGGTAATACAGTGACACCTTGATCTTTATGCCAATGCCCAAAGAACCACCCGTCAACGTCTGTGATCGTATTGAGGAAGTCGTACCCAACGATGTCCTCACTCTCAAACATTGAACCTGTCTCCCCCTTTCGAGCAAGCAGGTGGCAAGCCACAAGTAAGTAGTCTTCATCACCCTTCTTCAGATCACGGAGCAAATCAAAGTTATACTCTGTGCCATGATAGGGGATGCCCACAAGACGGACCTTACACCCGTCTTGCTCTAAGATGACCTCTTGAGCACCACCAAACTCGGTGAACACTCCTGATGAGAAGAGAACAGAGAGGGGTTGCTCAGGGAGGTACTCATATTTGCCGTATTTAACATCATGGTTGCCTACAAGAGCGTATACAGGGCATGGGTAGTCTCGGTGTGCGTCTAAAGCTTTACGGACAAGAGCATGGGAGTTCTTGGTGGGTGACTTTACATCAAAGAAGTCTCCTCCATCTATCACTCCGTGAGCTTTGGTCTTTTCAGCCAGCTCACCGATCCATCTTAGTTTTGCACACACGTCAGCCGACCACGAGCCTTCACGCCTTCGTGGTGTTTTATCTGCCATGTGTACGTCTGTTCTCCATATCAGTTTGATCATGTATTCACTCCTTGAGTGGGTTATACAAGGCTTATGGTGTTAGTTTGTTTATGAGGGTCTTGCTCATAAAGGTTTGTTTTTTTGGAGATGACCATGAGTATTAAGATAGCCCGTACTTTAAGGATGGCTCTCAACAAGAGATTAGATGAGATAGATGAGATGATCCACATAGGTTCTCCTCAAGCCCGCCATCGTATCTTAGAGGCTAATCATATTCTCCACACTCTAGCGAACCAGCTCCATAGAGAAGCTACCAAGTCTAACGCAGAGAGAGAAGACGAAGGAGCAGAGAAGCTCATTCGTAAGGATCCCAAGAAGAGGGAGAGGAGAACAGACCTCCGCAAGAACAGGGTTGAGTTTGAAAAGGACCCTGACCTTCAAGGGTTAAACCGAGGAGATGGTGGCGACCCTGATCTTTCTAGGAGAGATCGTAAGATGGGGTCTGATTTAGATGTTGTTGAGAGACGGCTACTCTCTATTGCTAAGTCTGCTCTGAGCCATGAGTCTGTTTCACAACAAGCTCGTAAAAACCTAAGAAAAAATACTTATCAGGACAAGGACTCCAATAAGACAGTCTCTTTTGAGACTGCCTATACTAAGGGTAATCCCTCAGCGGTTGCTGACCTGAAGAAAGAAACCAGTAGGCTCAAGAAGGAACAAAAAGAGGAAGGTGGAGGGGGGCTCTTAAACCCCTTAGACTCACTGAAGCCCTCTCAAAAGCTATTATTTTCTGAGATCGCTAAGGGTAAAGAGATATCGACATTGACTTTAGTTGAGGAACTCGTTCTTCAAGAGTCAATCTCTTCTCTAATTGAAGTTAAGGTTGAACTAGAGAAGAAGGGCGTTGTTGAACCTCCTCCTGAGAAGAAGAAAAGAAAGACACGGTCAGATAAGGGAGTACCTAGAGGACCATATACTAAGAGAGTTAAGGAAGAACTTGAGAAGATACTTCCTGATGAGATTGCTGGTGAAAATACTGCTGAATCGGTAGACTTAGATATACTCTCTTCCACTAGGTTGTTAGATGCCAAGTCGTTAAACAACGCTCTATCGTCTATGGTTGAGACTTCCAAGAAAGAGGTTGCCAAGTCTGAAGCCCAATCCAAAAAGAAGCTCGTCGTAGAAAAAAAAGAGACAAAGAGAGATGTTGCCCAGCTCAAGTCCATCCTTGAATCTACGCCTGATAACACTAACGTAAAAAAACTTATGGAAGGCGTGTCAGAACTTGATGAGAACCAACTTGAAGAGATGCAAGAGGCTAAGGAGAATAAAGAGGAAGATATCATAGCTGTTGTACTTGATGAGGGGGACTTAAATGAGTACATCAAAGATGGGCAAGAGAAGGTGGACATCTCATCGCCCTCTGGGTTGGGCGAGGGTATTGCCTTAGAAAAGGCTAAAGAGGGATTGTTAAGAGATCCGATATGGTCTTACCCATCCCCTCCTTCTGATCCAAAAGCATTAGAGGAGCATAACGACTACGTCTTATCAAGTGTCTTTGCAAGCTACTCCGGTATGGACCGTGAATTGCAGAGCGAGGTGTTGTCTTCATCACTTGAACGTAGAGAGAAGCTACTTGAAGAGATCAAGTCCAACACAGAGGGTAAGAAAGAAAAGGAAGATCAACTCTCTAATCTTAATATGGCAATCTCTTCTATGAACATATTTTCAATACTTGAGGGTGATGAACCTTTAAAAGGCTTCAATGAAGTACCTAAAGACATTGTGTCACTTGCAGAGGTGAAACGCTCCGTCCCTATGCTTAAAATGATAGCACTCATGTCTGATCATGGTCAATCCAATATAGATATGAGAGAGGCGACAAAAACAGCTTTAGCTGAAGTGTCCGATGAAGACTTCATTGATTCTATGGGAGGGGATACGGGTCCTTACGGGGACTTACTAAAAATGTTAGACCCCTCTTTTTGCCCTCCTTCACTCAATAATAATGATGCCTCTGAGGGGGAGTGTCCGTCACCTATGACAGATGAAGATAGGAAAGTTATTCGTGACACGATAACCACTCTATTCCTGGACGGTCAGAGCTTAAAGAGGATTAATGAGGGGGCTTCAAAAAAGAAGTTTAAAACAAAGAAGAATGAAGACGAACAAAACTTTGATGCTCACAGCGAGAGTGATGTCTCAGGTTTTGAAGAATATGAGAGCATCCTCTTTGAAGATGGTCCTCCTTCAAAAGAGAAGTTTGAAGAGTTTGGTGACATGGTTAGGGAGGAAAACTTGAGGAGGCTTGATCAAGAGCAAGGTCTGCCTAAAAATATACAAAATGCTGTTAGGGGACGAGGGAGACCCAAAAAGAAACCAGGTGACTCAAAGGGTAAATACACAAGACGTGAAAAGCCCGAAGGACCATTAGATGGGAGCTCCAAAGATGACACAGCACCCGCAAAGAATAAGGGCGGACGCCCAAGAAAGAAGCCTGGTGATCCAAAGGGTAAATATACAAGGCGGTTGGAGCCTCAAGAGGGTCAGGGCAGGGACAATGACCTGCTCGAAGAGATACGCAAGAGACATGAGGCTCTTTGGAATGAGCTAGAGAGAGACTTCGGTTAATTCCTTTTCAATAGTCCTTTTATGAGTGGGTGTAATAAAGTGGAGGTGTCTATGCACAATAAGCGAGCCACGACTTATGTCGATTACCAAGAGAGAGCCAAAGGCTTCAATGTAGGGCAACGTGTGTTCCCTTACACTGAGGCTAAGCCTACTAAGGCGGGCGTTGTTCTTGCGGTATATCCTGCTATCGGGATGGTTGATGTGCAATTCCCACATGGCACTACACGCTTGCCCGTTGAGGACTTAGTGATCGACACCTCTAACGATAGTGAGTCTTATCCCGTAGAAGAGAATAGCCTCCCTAGTGGAGATGCTGTTGTACCTGTGACAAGCAAGACAGCTAAGAGAGTTGCTTCACGTCACATGGAAGCTATGTATTGGGCTGCGGTAGATCGCAAGTATCGTCTCTGTAGGGGTGAAGACCCCACACGACCTTCTTGCCCCAAGTGTAAGGAGACTATGGGCACCTCCATCTACAAGAGAAGAGAAGGTGTCAGCGAGAAACTTCTTGTTTGTCCTTCTTGCCTCTTTGTCATTAAGAACACAGACTTGATCGGAGGCTAAAATGGCATTCTTAAGATACGCTAAGGCTAATGTAGTGCGACCTGAACTACATGGTCTTGAATGGGATAAGGTCAGGGTCGCTTCGGGAGACAAGAAGCTAAACAAGTCTCTCAAGAAGCAAGCTGAGGATATCCTTGGAGAGCCCTTCACACCCGAAAGATTCCTCCTTACTCACTCTACTATTGTTTGCTCCGTAGACGCAGTCTCTCCTCCCAATACCAAAACAGGTAATGTTGTTGAAGAAGGGGCTAAGGTAAATCGCAAGTATGCCGATTACAGAGTGTCCCCTGAGACGGATAAGTTTATCAACAACAACCTTGATTGTTGGTCACGGGGGGTCATCAAGAAGTCTTATCAGACTTTCATTGGGGCACATAACTTCGTGGAGCACATCCAAGTTGAGGAACTCTCTAAAGGTCGCATTATTGATGCTGTTCTCCGAGATATTGGTGATAGCCTCTATGTGGATATACTTGTAGCCACAGACCGCAAGCACAAGGACCTCGTTGATCAAATCGTCTCAGGTAAGATGAACTCCATGAGTATGGGTTGTAGCGTCGAGTTTACGATTTGTACTAAATGCGGGCACGTTGCCGCTGATGAGACTGAGATGTGTCCCCATGTTAAGTATGAGAAGGGCAACACCTTCTTTGACGAACAGGGTAATAAGCATAGGGTTGCGGAGCTCTGTGGGCATGAAGATGTAGGAGGTACCGCAGGTGTGACCTTCATTGAAGCCTCATGGGTTGCCACGCCCGCATTCCCTGGTGCAGTAGCCCGCAACACCATTGAAATCCCATCAGATGAACCTGCTAAGGTTGCAAGCCTTAATGAAGTCCCTGAGAAGTGGATTGCCAAAGCCGCCTCTCTTGTTGACTCTCCTTGGTATGACCCTAATGGAGTGCTTAGTAAGGTCGCAGGTCCCTTTGACGACATGGGTGGTGATGACGATAGTGACGGAGATAAAAAAGAAGAAAAGCCCGACCCCTCACTACTCTCTCAACTTGAAGGTGTCTATGAAAAGGCGGTTATTGATCGTTTCCGTCAAAAGCTTGAGAATGAGATGAAGAAGGAGAAGGCTCAGGAAGCCATGAACCCTCCTATCAGTAAGTCTACTGTCGAGCAAAATGACACCGTCATCAAAGAAGGTCATGTGAACGCAGCTCAGTATCTTAACGCTCTAGAGATCGCTGTTAAGACCGCCTCTTCAACTGAGGAAGCTGTGTTGAACCTTACTTTGGTCAACAATCACTATGGGGTTAATATCCCTCCTCATGTGTACAAGCTGGCTTCTAAGCTCGGCTCAACCTCAAACCATAAAGATGTAGATAGTTTCCTTAAGAAGGCTTCTACTCTACATGGTAAAATCTTGTCTAGTTCTGAAGCTCGCATCCTAGTTAGGCTAGCTAAGATACTCTCAATCAACTCTTTCGGGCAGAGGTAAAGTCCTGCCCCGTCATGTTAGAAAGGAATTGCCTTATGTCTAGGTATGACCGTTCAAATAAGTCTCGCAGGGCTATGGCTACACGTCGCCGTCGCTTTGCAAACTCTTCTATCCCTGGCTCAGACAACCTAGGTTGGGAGCACTTCGGACACCCCGCTGCTGGCGAGCAACCTGCTGTCGATGAGTATGGTTTTGATAGCGAGTTCGGTGAGGGCGTTCGCAAGGGTCCTTACAGCTCTGGTGCCGCTCCTGCCTCTTATGGTTGGTCTCCTGAGCACCCCGCTGCTTCAGACATGGTTCGTGAGGATTACGCCATGACTGAGACCCTCCGTAACGAGAACCTCAAGAAGGCTATGGAGCGTAAGGCAGCTAAGTGCATTGAGATTGCTGAGTCACGCCTCGGTAAATATGCGAGTGCCTCTGAGATTGAGGATCTTGCTCTTCGTTTCATGGATCTCCCCAACAGCGTTGTGAATGGTCGTGTCGCTTCTCTTCGTAATGCTGATAACGCTGTTCAGATGAACACAGGCTATGAGGGTCTTGACTTCACAGGTCCTGGTAACGCAGGTTCTGATCTTGAGGCAGACGAGTGGATGTCTGACGAGTTCGAGGCTGACATGGACATGATGGCTGATGAGCTTGAGGCAGACGAGTGGATGTCTGATGAGTTCGAGGCTGACATGGACATGATGGCTGATGAGTTCGAGGCTGATGAGCTTGAGGCTGACATGGACATGATGGCTGAGGACATTGAGGCACATGATCTCTTTGACGAGTATGACCTCGATGGTGATGACCTCATCTCCCGTGATGAGTGGGGCGGTAGCATGGGGGCGTTCGATGTAATGGATCTTGATGAGGATGACTTCCTCTCTCGTGATGAGGTTGCTATGGGTCTAGGTGACTCTTTCGGCAACCCTTCACAGGCGGAGATGCTCGCTGAGGAGATTTCTAATCTTAAGCAAGCTAATGCCCGCCTCGCCCGTCAGGTTCGTAAGCTTGCCGATAACGCAGTTCAGCAAGCTACGGACTACACCGTAGAGGACTTCAGCGATCCTATCGACACTACACCTGAGTCTGAGGAGGGTGAGGGCACTCCTACTCAGCGTCTTGCCCGTCTTGAGCGTCTCGCATCTGTACTCGCAGATTACATGGGAGAGCTTGAGGCTGAGGAGGAGATGTCTGACATGAATGATCCTCACTACGGCTACTCAAAGGCAGCAGGTGATGAGCCCGAAGAGGAAGAGGGTGACGATGAGGATCTTGAGGAAGATGCCAAGAATGTTGCAGAGACCGCAGAAGATCCTAAGTCTGAGAAGAAGGCTTCTGAGGATCTTGAGGAAGAGGAGGCTGAGGAAGAGGAGACTGAGTCTGAGAAGAAGGCTTCTGACGACAACATGGGTCTCGATGTAGAGGACGGTGACATGGAGATTGATCCTCGTCTTGCTTCTATCTTCACCGCTTCTGACGAGGAAGAGGCTGAGGAAGAGGAGGCTGAGGAAGAGGAGACTGAGGGAGAGGAGCCTAAGTCTGAGAAGAAGGCTTCTTACAAGCCCGCTATCAATACTCGTCAGGCAAGTGTTAAGACCCTCGGTAACATCAGCCGTGAGGCTTCTGCTTCTTCTGATGAGCTCAGCAAGCTTTGGGCTTCAGCTCCTGACGTGAGCAAGTTCTTCGGTTAATCTTGAAAGGGGCTTCAATAGTCCTTTTATAGTCTCACGCTATACTGATGGAAACATCCAACTCGGGGTTAGGGTCACAACCCACCTCAATCTAACAACAAACACACTACTCTCTTGAAAACAGAGAGTATGAGCACAATAGGAGATTACTATGGCTCTACTTGGACAAGCTAGTGGTGGGTTCACTGAGAGCAGCTCTGCTCTGCGTATTCTGCACGTTGGTGTTCGTAACACCCTCGGTCAGCTCACCGCAGATAGCTTCACTCAGTCTAACCCCAAGTTTACAACCGATGTTGACCGCATCTCAGCCGCACCTGGCCTTCTAACAGGCGTCTTCGGTGTCCTTAGCGGTTCTATCGCCTTCACTCGCGGTGACGAGGGTGCGAGCTTCCACGGTGGTCCTACCGCCGCAGCAGGTCGTGCTCACACTGAGCGTGTTCTCGGCGTGTTCATCAACAACGCAAGCGGTAACGCTTTCGAGAACCAGCCTGGCGTTGCAAGCAACAAGGGTCCTTATGTCTCTGCACAGGGTAGCTACGCTAACCGCCTCTATGAGACATCTCAGACCGGTGCTGATGTTGCTCTTACCTATGCTTCAGGTGACAGCCTCTACGCTTCTATCAATGGTTTCCTTACCAATGACACCAACCAGCGTCACACGGATACCACTGAGATCGCCATCCTCAAGATTGCTCCCGACTCTACGTCTGACGAGCTAGTTTACGACCAGCGTATCTGATAGATAAAGGAGTATATATCATGAGCAATACCGTAGATAACAGCGTTAAGAACAAGATCATCAGCGACTTCATCAAGACCCCTCAGGGTCGTGCTAAGCTCGCTGCTTCAATGACTCAGCCCCTCCGCCTCCGCCGTGACTATACATCAGTCGGCCGTAAGACCTTCCAGGTCGAGCAGCTTCCTGATGGAGCACTCCCCATCTACGACAAGGATCCCGATGTGACCGCATTTGTCGTTGGTGAGGAAGGCGAGAACATCCTCGCTATCACCAAGCCACGCCGTGTGATCTTCCCTCTCTTCGAGATCGCATCTAACCCTGAGATTCCCCTCACACAGATCAAGGAGCGTAGATTCGACCTCATCGAGCGTGCTCAGGATCTCGCTAGGGCTCAGATTCAGGCGGCTGAGGACGAGCGTGTGTTCGCTATACTCGATGCCGTTGCAGCTAACGGCTTCGACAGCGTTGCAGGTCAGACTAACGCTGACATCCCTGTCATCGCTCCTCTCAATGGTGCTGTCCTCGCTGACGCATTCGCACAGATCGAGCGTCACGACCTTCGCGTTGCCCGCGTATTCATGAACGCTCGTGACTACGCTGACATCCGTAAGTTCGGCCGTGATATTCTCGACATCGAGAGCCAGGCTGCTCTCCTCAAGACTGGTCTTCAGGCTACTCTTTGGGGTGCTCAGATCATCACATCACGTCTCGTGCCTGTCGGTACGGTGTACGTCTGCTGTGAGCCTGAGATGTTCGGACGTATCCCCGTTCGTACTGAGCTCACCGTCCTCTCTGCTGACGATCCTAAGGCTCGTACAATTGGCTTCAGCGTCTTTGAGAATTTGGGCATTGGTGCCTACAACCCTCGCGGTCTAGTCCGCCTCACTGTTACTCGCTAATAGCTTGTAACTAGCTGATTTAGTTCAGCTAAGAGGGTTTCAAAGCCCCCCCCCGATCTCCTTAGATGGAGGTCGGGGGGTTTTTCGTTTGTATGTGGGGAGAACCTTAGTAGTTTCTATCAGTAAAAAACGCCCCCCCGATACAGCCATTGATAGAAGGAGCTGAATGACCCTTTAACATCATTAGAGTCACGGGCTACACGGTATGCCTCAAATATTTATAGTTTATCCATTACTGCTACTATAAGTAATTGTAGGTAAACTATTTCACAACAAAGGAGGACATCATGTCTTTAGATAAAAGAAAACTAGAAGAAGTCTTTGGAGAAGCTGAGATGGCATTTTGGGATGCTGTCGCATCGTCTTTTCCTGAAATCAAAAGTGGAGATCTCTCTCCATCTGACTCTGCCAAACTTGAAAAAGCCATGAAAGAGGCAATCCAATCTTGGTATGTGGGCAATCAGCCTGCGGGTGAATCAACCAGCCAGATTGTCCGTAATCTTGAGCGTAGGGTTGCCCGACTCGAAAAGTCATCAAGGTAATCGGAAATACATTTGTTCTCTTTTGTGGTTTTTCGCCATCCACAGATGGTTGATAGAAACTACTAAGGAGAACCTTAGATCAAGCAAAAAAAAGCTCCTCCACTTCCCTTAGATGGAAGCGGAGGAGCTTTTAGCTCAAGGTTAAGAGTGTTGTTTTCTTAGCGGAGAGTGGTGTCGCGGATGATTCGAGCCGTCAGCTCTGCATTCTCAGCCTCGTCAATAGCGATCTCCGCGAGGAGGAGGTCACTCTTGTCAATAGAGATGGTCTCGCAGTCACGAAGCTCAAGCTCATCCGCCTGAGCCTCGCTTGACTCGCTGAGGAGGATGATCTCCCTAGCGAGACGATCACTAGTGCAGATGGTGATCTCTTGTGTAGACTGCAATGACTCAGTAATCTCAAGGCTGAGGGAGGTGAGCGAGCAGAGGAGGGCGGCGGTGGCGGTCAAAAGTAAGCGGAGAGCGATGTCGCTGATTAAGGAGATGATGGTCATAGTTGTTTCCCTTTACTTGTGGGTTGTTGTTGTTGTTACAATCATATATCAATGCCGATTGAGGGGGGTGTTTTCCACCCTAATTGGGTTTAAAATATCTTTACTGCTAGGTTAATAAAAAAGCCCCTCACTTCTCAGATTAAGGAAGTGAGGGGCTTTTGGATCAGTAGAGAGGCCACTTAAGAAAATCAGTAGAGGGTCTGAGAGTAGGCTCGGAGAAGTCCGAGCTTCTCCTCCGCCTCCAAAATGGCGAGCCAAGAATAAAATGCCTCATAACTGTCTTCCACTTCAATGATCTCGCAATCAGTTAGCTCAAGGGCTTCCCTTGTGCTCTCGTCTGATCGCCCGCTCAGGCTTACTCGCTCCCTGGCGAGCTCGCCTGAGTAACAGATCTCGATGGTGGTGTCTTGGGCGGAGGCGACTGAGGAGAGGGCGGTGAGGGCGAGAAGTGTAGTTAGAATGGTACGCATTGTTGTTTCCCTTTTGTGTGTTGTTGTTGCTTACAGGTATCAATGCCATCAGGGGGGGGTGTTTTTTTGGTTATTTATATATATACATTTGCATTAACCACCCTCTATTGGAGCAAAAAAATATGAGACACTTAACAGCAAGTCAGAAGATCGCTCACCTTGAGCATCGCCTCGCTCGTCTTGAAAGAAGAGCTACGCATTGGACTGATGTCTACCATCCGAGTGAGATGGTAGACGGCTACGTTGATGATATGGGCTACGAGAAGTACCCACCCAGCTATAGCCAAGGACCGGTATGTGACTCTATAGCAAGAGAGATGAGTCGCCGCCTGAAAAGGAAGGGTTATAATATCCAACATATGCCTGATTGGGTTGGGTATAGGATTCACCTCCCTTTGAATGGGATCACTTATGAGATGATAAACTCAGATACTGATCCAAGTCTACCTCTCTGTAAAGAGTTAGTTCTCCAGGTAATGAAGGACGCAGGTCTTAAGGGTCATGTGTACTACAGGAGAGGGTCTCACTACTACAGGAAAGAGCTTGCGGGGGGTCGCTGTCTCCTTAGTATTAGTTGCTCACAAGATGAGGGTCTGAGCTTTGATGTAGACAGGGTGATAACCCGACGTAGGAGATAAGGGGGTTATACTCCATTTATCACCACCACATCAGGCACCAACTAAAGGAGGAGATGTCCATGAGACACTTAACAGCTAGTCAAAAAATCGCTCAACTTGAATCCCGTATCGCCCGTCTAGAGAAGCAAGCCTCTTTGAGAAGAGGTCTCGACAGGGAGGAGGAAACCGTCTTAGATGAAGTAATCCACCACTACAGACTCAGGCCACGAGACTATGAAGATGTCGAAATTAGTATTGAGGATCAGGTAGGGCGTGGGGAAGATAGGATCGTGCTCTATGAGGTGTCTCTTTTCAAAGAAGACGGGGATAGCTTTACTTGCTATGTCCTTTATGACGCTTACGAAGAATTGGTGGAAGGGTTTTACGATTACCAAGATGATTATGAAGCCCAAAGAGCCTTTGACTCACTAGTAGAGCGACACGCATAACCTAAAGGGTGAGACATACTCAACGAGTATGGGTATTTTTGATGGCGTTAACTCTCAGATATAGTTGCTGATAGCAACAGATACAGACACCCCTGATAGGGTTGGATGTAATAAAGACTCCGTAAGGGGTCTTTATCTATATAAGGGCTTTACACACTTAACCTTTATGGAGACGATATGTCATTCACCTACTATGATGAGTACGCTGATTTTGAGCCTGCTCTTATCCCTGTTGATTTAGAGTTTTTCGCCACCGTACAACGAGAGCTCACCTTGGACTTCCAAGTGTCCTCATTTTGCGACCTTTACAAGTCCGACCCCAATGATCAAAACCTGCCTTGCGTCTACCCTGCCCTCCGCCTGATTGGTGAGGATGTTGACTTTGAGAAGATCAAGCTCAACGTAGAGGGTGCTAACCTCGTGGCGACAGACTCCTATATGGAGGATGATTGTCGCGTGATGGTTTGGGTCTTTGCCCCGACCTCAACAGGCTATGCACAGATTCAGTATGGTGCAGCCTTAGAGGATAAGGCAAAGCTCACATGGTTCTCAACAGACGACAACTCTTACTTGGTCTGCGACTTTGATGAGAACCCCGTAAGTGTCACGGATGCGAAGCTCGGTCTTTACCAAGAGATTTACACTCCTGAGAAGAAGGAGCTACGAGAGGACAACCGCAGGATTTTAGAGTTGCTGAAGAATACGGATAACGGTTTAGAGGTGTCCTCTTACCTTGAGTTGATTCAGCAAAATCTTGAGAAGATGAAAGAGTGTAACGGTTACACTTGCTGATCGGGTTCTGTACCCTCATCTTCAACAGAAGCCTCAGCTTCCTCAGAGGGAGTTGGGGCTTCTTCGTTTTCTGAGAACAGGGACGCCATCATCTCAGCCATCTTATCTTCGTCCATATCTTCCATTCCCTCGCCCCCAAAGAGACCCGCAAGGGGGTTATCTTGACCTTGTAGCATCTCCTCGATGCCACCCTCTGTCTCGGCAGCCTTCATGAGCTTCTCCATATCAAGGTTTCCACCCATAAGGAGCTTCATCATCTCCATGATGTCGTTCATGCCGAGTGGCTTCTCAAGCTCTTTACGCTCACGGGCTTTACGCTCCTTGCGGCGTTGCTTGATACGGATCTTCTTCTTGTGTGCGTTACGTTGTTTCTTGTTCATCACATACCTCCTTATCGGTGTCTTGTCTTATACCGATAGTATAAAGAGGTATATGGCAACACAGTACGGAGAGCGAACAATGATAGAGATTAAGATAGGAGATTGCGTAGATCGCCTCAAAGACCTAGAGGACAACTCCGTTGACGCAATCATCTCAGACCCACCTTATGGTGTGAAGTATATGGAGAGTGGGTGGGACGATATAGGAGAAGGCTCGCAACAGAGAGAGTGGCACAGAGCTTGGTTGAAGGAAGCTCATAGGGTTCTTAAATGTGATGGTGTCCTCAAAGCGTTCTCTAGTGCTAAAACCCTGCATCATTTAACCTCTGCTATGGTCGAGGTAGGATTCGTAAACCTCTTAGTCGAGGCATGGGTTTACACAAGTGGTATGCCGACAGGAAACTACGATATGGCTAAAGGCATCGAGGCAACTATCCTGTTTGGAGACTCGAATAAATCAACATTCAAAAAACTTAAAGGGACTCGTAAAGAGGGCAAAACGGGGTATGCCAAACTTAGAGTAGAGCAAGGTACTAGAGCCACAGATTATGGTCTTTCATCTAGTGCATTTGACCTTGAGCCTCAAACTAAAGAGGGATCTCTTTACATGGGCTATGGTACTACCCTTAAGAAGTCATGGGAACCTATTTGTATCGGGGTTAAGAGATGTCACTCTTAACGATGATGAAGGGGCTTCTCGGTTCTTTAAACAGTTCAAGAAAGAGTAACTAATGATAGAGATTAAGATAGGTGATTGTGTAGATCGCCTCAAAGACCTAGATGACAACTCAGTTGATGCAATCATCTCTGACCCCCCTTATGGGCTCAAGTTTATGTCTAAAGGTTGGGATGACATAGGTGAGGGTAGTCAACAAAGGGAGTGGCATAGGAAATGGTTAACCGAAGCTCATAGGGTTCTTAAACCTAATGGGGTACTCAAAGCCTTCTCAGGGTCGAGGACATTCCATCACCTGATAGGGATGATGGAAGAGATAGGCTTCTCAGATTTATCCGTAGAGGCTTGGACATATGGTTCTGGCTTCCCCCAAATCACATAACGTGGCTCTTGGCATCGACAAGAAACGTGGTCACGGGAACAGGGGTCGGGCGATACCCACAGCGTCAAGGTATCAAGCCTCAGATAAAGAGGAGGAGAACAAGCTCACCTCAAACCCTGTGGAGGAGTACAGGGCTAAGACGGAAGCCTCCGCACCTTTTGAGGGATGGGGGACAGCTCTAAAACCCGCATGGGAGCCCATTTGCATAGGAGTTAAAAAATGATTATCACGTTACTGAGAAAGCCCTTAGAGGGGAGCGTAGCAGATAACGCCCTTAAACATGGTTGTGGGGCTATCAACATAGATGGCACTAGGGTGGGTACAGAAGCTCGCTCTTACAAAGGTGCAGGTAAAACCGATAAGGTTTACTCTGAGAGTGGGGCAGGTATGTTAGACGGCAGAGGGAAAGATATGGAGTTCTCTGTAGAGGGTAGGTGGCCTGCTAACTTCATTCTTACTCACCTTGATGGCTGTGAAATAAAAGGCACTAAGAAAGTTAAATCGGGTACTGCTTATCAGGACAAGAGGGCGGGGATCAATCATGTATACAGTGCCAATTTGGGTCCAAATGTAAAGGGAAAAGCAGGGTATGCAGATGAGGAGGGGAAAGAGGAAGTGGCGGATTGGGCTTGTGTAGAGGGTTGCCCTGTCATAGAGCTTGACCAACAAAGTGGACATCTTAAAAGTACGACAAGAAAACCCACAGGAAATCCGATATACCCTACCTCAAACACCTCAGTCACATGGAACCCAAACAATGTGATGGACACATCACAACGAGGGTTCAATGATGAGGGCGGGGCTTCTCGGTTCTTCAAGCAGTTCTAATATCGCGGTATGCGATTACACTAAGGAGAGATAAATGAAAGACATGATTGATTACTTTAAAACGATGATTACCCCACCTGTAGAGGATGCTCTTGTGCTCGTAGCTAAGCCTTCTGAGATTGCTTATGATGAGTATATTCAGGAGGTCTTAGAGGAGGGTGAACTCGCACCTACTAGGGAGCCTATGGTTCACGGAGTCATCCTCTTGGAAGAGCCTACAGATGAAGAATCTAAGCAGCTACTTTCCATCTTGAAGCCAGGTGGACATGTTGTACTGATCCCTGTAGACCCGATTGGATACAAGGGGGTGGTCGCCCTTGAGGACACAGGGTTTGAGGTACGAGATGCAATCTTTGTAGCAGATGATCCATATACCTTTTACTACACATCTAAGGCGAGTAGAACTGAGAGAGAAGCAGGGCTTAAGTCTAAAGATGGTAGTAGAGCCAACACCCACCCTTGCCTCCACCCCAGAGCAGATGTGCTCACAGATAGAGGGTATCGTCCTATCGAAGACATTAAGATTGGCGATAATGTCTATACTTCATCGGGGACGTTCCATAAGGTAGAGTATGTCTCCCGTCATCCTTACACTAGCCCATGCCTATATGAGATCTCAGTGCAAGGAACTAACTACACAACGCTCAGTTCTGATAATCATCCTTTCTTAATCTACCGCCCCGTTCGTAAGTCTAATGCTATTGTAGGAGGCTCTGTGGGATGGGTACAAGGCTGTGATATTCGTAAGGGGGACTATACGATGACCCCTGTCTTTAAAGAGCCTGTCGAAGACTCTCCTCTATCTCAAGATTCTTATGAGGGTTGGTTTGTGTTTGGGCTATGGGTTGCTGAGGGGGTTCTCCATACTTCGGGAGGGGGGTCCAACAGATACCCTTCTTTCACAATCAACTCAGAAAAGATCGAGCTTATTGAAACGATCAAACGTGTGTATTCTTCTGTGAATGTCTCAGTCTACGAAAAGCAAGGGAACGCAGTTCAAGTGGTGGCTTTTTGTCGAGACAAGGGGGAGGAGTACTTCCGTCTAGCAGGTAAAGGGGCGGGCACTAAGTCTCTCGACCCAAGCATATGGAAACTGAGCCTTTCAGAGAGACAAGCAATCTTAGATGGTTATATGGCAGGAGATGGGTGTGTAATTCGCTCATATACTCAAGCCAAAACGGTATCGCCTGATTTGGCTAGTCAGATGAGATTACTAGCCCACTCTGTAGGTCTTAAAGCAAACCTGTTTCGTTATGAGGGGAGTGTCGGAAGGGGTATTGGAGATCGTAAGTTTAAAAGCACCCTTCCTGAACACCATCTTAGATTTTACTCTAAGAACTTGAAACAAGCGAGAGGGGGCGGTTCAAGGAAGCCGAGCCGACCCACTATTATAAACCATGAGGGAGTTGATTTTGTACTCTCCTATATTAAGTCTGTGGTGGAAGTTCCTTATGTAGGAGATGTCGTGAACCTCTCTGTTGAAGGCGACCCTACCTTTCAGACTGCTGTAGGTATGAGTCACAATACAGTGAAGCCCATAGGGATTATGGAGTGGTGTGCTAGGGACCTTGAGCCTAACTCTAAAGTCGCAGAGCCCTTCATGGGTTCAGGTACTACGGGTATCGCCATGAGCCGTCTTGGGCACGACTTCGTGGGTATAGAGCTGAACAAAGAATATGCGGAACTCAGTGAATCTTGTATAAGGCATTGGATGCCCATTGGCACAGAGATCAAATCTGAGGCAGATGTGGGCAAAGCAGAATCTGCTCAAGGAGGGCAGGTATCTATTTTGACATCTTCGGATAGGAGACAACAATATGACACGTTATTGTGTTGCAACAGGAGAGAGTGCCAAGAGAGCCTTCTTGAAGGCAAAGGAGGAGAACCCTTTCCTAGACCCTTACAAGGCTTACTTCATCGAGAACTCGCATTGTGTATACAGCTTCGCTGAGGCGTTGTTTAGCAAAGACAAGTTCTTAGGGCACACCCGTAACAAGTCCTGTAGGGCGTTAGTTCTAGAGGGTGGTGTCGGGTACTTCTTCTTCATCGACCCACCTGAGAGGACTCTTGAAGATATAGAGTCTTGTGTGGACCACTTGAATGAGAAGGATACCCCGATTACGGATCGTATCCTCAAGGGTCTAGAAGATGAGTTAGTCAAGTGTGGTATGACCCAAGAGGATGCTCTCATCAAGATTGACGAGTTGCTCCATGATCTTTGAGAACTCAAGGACGAGGCTACATCTTGGTGACTGCACTCAAGATAACTTTTTCACAGAGCCTTTCATCGACCTGACAGTCACATCACCTCCGTACAATCTCAGCATAGAGTATGAAGACCATGATGATGGTGGTTCTTATGGGGACTACTTGGACTTCTGCACTCAGTGGATGACCAACTTGTACAGATGGTCTAAGCCTAACGCTAGGTTCTGTTTGAACATCCCTTTGGACATCCAGCTGGATGGTTCTCGCTTCATTAGTGGTGATTTAACACGAGTGGCACTTGAGTGTGGTTGGCATTACAGGACTTCTATCATATGGCATAAAAACCAAGTGACTTCGAGGACTGCATGGGGTAGTTGGATGTCTCCAAGTGCTCCAATGGTGATTGCTCCTGTTGAGATGATCCTTGTGTTCTACAGAGATGATTGGAAGAAGCCCGATTTAAACGGATTGGGTACTGATCTCAGCAAGGAAGAGTTCATTAAATGGACAAGTGGGATGTGGTCTATGGCTACGGAGTCTGCGAAGCGTATAGGACACCCTGTACCCTACCCCATAGAGCTACCCCATCGTTGTATCAAAATGTTCAGTTGGATCGGGGATACTGTATTTGACCCATTTGCGGGGTCTGGGACGACCCTCATCGCCGCCCACAATTCTAAGCGAGACGCAGTAGGCGTTGAGCTTTCCAAAACTTATTTTGATCTTGCTGTGGAGCGTTTCTCTAAAGAGTGCTTCACGTTGCTTTAATACCTTTTTTATGAGTCTCTCCTGTTAAAGTTGAGGAGGTTTCTGACATGGACTTTTTAGTACACCCATATAGGTTTAGACGGGTTAGGTTGGCATCGGCTCACTTGAGCCATGCTCATTTGGTGAAGATAGCCAAGTACCAGTACAAGGTCGCTGAGAAGATGGACCTTGAGACCAAGTTTGAGGAGACAGACCCTTACACGGGAGAAGTCCCGACAAGCAAGAAATTCTTTAACCGTCTGACATGGCTCAACAACATTGCACAAATGGGAGCTTATGCGTTCATCTCGGATCTTACAGGTCCTATCAGCAGGTTGCTCAATAGCTTAGTGAACATGTTATTTAGGTCACCTGTACTCAACTACTTCCTCGCGGGTCACTTTCAAGATGTCAAGGACAGGGCGGTTATCCTTGCTATCAAAAGTTTTAAGAGGGGTATGGCGTATCGAGATAATGCTGAAAAGTATGATCGCATGGAGTTTGATTACTTCAAAGAGCAAGGGTTTGATGCAAAGGTTGTCAGTAATCCTGTTCCATACACTCCCTCTCTATACAAGCGAACTAGAGACATCATTAAAACATATAGTCCGCCTAAAGAGAAGGTTGTCCCATTCTTCAGGATGGAGGTTAAGATTAAACCCAAGCAGAAGTCTTATAAGGACTTACCTCCACTTCCTGGTTTCGACAGGGGTAAGCTCCCGCCGACTTTCTCTGCTAAGAAGGGCGTTATGTATGAGTTCTTTTTATTGGGGTATTGGAGAGCCCATGAAAAGAGATCAAGGCAATACGAAGAGGAACTTAAGAAGAATGGTTTAGATGGTGCGAGGATTCAATTTGAAGACTCTAAGATGTCTGAGGCGGATCGTAATCTGGTTGTTGATCGCGTTAATCTTGAGATTGATTCAAAGCTCACATTACACTTCTTCAAGGATACTTTATTTGGTCTTGTGACCGACCCGTTGTATCTTCGTTCTATTGCTGTGAAAACGTGGAAGGCTGTCTATGGGGGTCTTCCTAGGAAGACACTATGGCAGAAGATAAAAGACGGGGTGAAAGGGGCTCTTACTGCTTTCCTCTCTTATGGCATCACTGCTATTGTTAAATGGAAGATCGGCGGTGCATTTGTAGGCTTTTACGCGGCGACCTCTTTATTCGGGTATTCAGGTAAGGCGTTGGCGTTTTGGCTACTAGGGGGTATTCCTTTCACCTATCTTGCAACTAAAGCAGCGTACCTCTTTAGGGAGTTCGCATCTAAGCATATACTCAAGGATTATGATGCTCTTTTAACTCTCCTTGCAGAAGAGATCACAGATGCTGATGTGGATGTGAGGCAAGGACTTGAGCGTATCCGTGCTCTTAACAGGAACAAGTTGGTTGCAGAGAGAGACCGAAAAAGAGATCAAGCTCGCTTCAAGGCTATCATAGAAAAGAAGGAGGAGGGGCTTAAGAAGAAACCTGTAAATCTTCGTGATTTCACCTTGCGTACCATGACTACAGAGGAGAAGCGTGAATATAATGGGTTGGTGGGTACACAAAAAGAAGAGTACCTACAAGCACTCATGGACAAAGTACATCGTGAGCTTTTAAACCAAAAAGAGTTTGAGGAGTCCTCTTTAGAGGAGGACTATATAGAATACAGGGAAAGGGTCCTCAATCAAAAGAGGGAGGTGGGGATGTATGTTGAGGAAGAGATTGAAAAAGCTCGTGGTAAGTACTATGGTAAGTTGCAGAGACAGTTGAATAAGCAGTTGCTAAAACTAGAGCAGCTTGAGAACAGCCCTAAAAAGTTGACCTCAGAGGTAGCTAAAAGAAGACGTGAGAAACGCATAGCTCAGCTCAAGGCAGATATTGAAGAGACTCGTAACGAGCTTCTTAGGTTCGAGAGAGAGCAGACTCTTCCCCCAAGTGTTGTTGGGAAAATATGGGACAAAGTAAAGAGCTCGGTAGGTGAGGTTCTCCCTGATGCCCTAAAACCCACTGAGCTAGAGGATCTCATACACAAAGGCGACACTGTCTATGAGTTTAAAGACACAGACAGGAACTCTTGAATCTTCTCTTTAGAGACAGATTTATTATTCTTGATCAGTTCAAGCACCTGCCCTCTAAACACAAGGAGAGGTGAGAAGGTGTCTTCAAGCACGGATGCCCGGAGCCCGTGCTTTTTTATTAGCTCAGTGGCAATCTGCACCGCCATCCTCGCTTCAAGTGTCTTTAACATCTCTGTGACACTGGTTGTCACAGAGAAAAGACCATCCCCCCATACGATTTTCGCGTCTTGCCCATATACGACTTCTAGCGTCTCAGGGTTGAGTTCTCCTTCGAGTAAAAAGTTTTGCTCCTTGAACAAGACCCAAGATTCGACCTTGAAGTCATCATATATCTTGGACTCGACATAGTCCACTCTAGGGATACGAGATAAGCTCTTTGACAGGAGACCTTCTAGGTCAAGCCCTATCGCTTGAAGGACTCTTGCCTTAAGCCCCCCGCAAACTAGTGAGGGTGTGCCATTCTTTTTTGTGATGTATTTAGCTTTCATGTGACCTCCATATTTTTTAGTTCTCTTATACACTGAATCTTGTTAATGGGGTCTAACAAGGAGTATTAACATGAACTTTCTACTACCACACTCTGAGTATGTTAAGAGAAGGTATGCCTCAAAGCATATGCCAACTAGACAGATGTCCTTAATCGCTGTAGCTCAACTTAAGGGTCTAGACCGTCAAGCATCTATTATAGATGACCTGAAACAGTTTAATCTAGGTGCTTGGTGGGATAAAAAGTACGAAGAACTCTCAGAGAAGAAAAAGAGATGGCTCGAAAACGTATCGTTTGAAGGCATTGAGTTCATAGAGACAATCAAGAAGCCCTTTGTGACGACTTTGATTAAGACGATATCCTCTTTTATGACGGGACCTGCGTTGAACTGGGTTTGGAAGGGAGTTTATGAGGCAGTCGCAACAAGATTGTTCCCCATTTGTCAAGATAGCTTTAGGGCAGGGGCCGTCTATAGAATAGAGATGGGGACTACTATAAGGGTGAACGCATCTGAGTTAAGATCTCAAAAAATAGCCTACGACTATTGGAAGATGGGTTGGGACGACGCAAATAAAGTCCTATCCAAAGGTCACCCTATGAGAGCTTCTCAATATGATAAACTCTCAAAGAGACAAGTGCGAGATATTGAGTCAAGGCTCATCAGGGAGATCAAGGAACTCTTCCTAGTACACTTCGTTAACAACATAAAGTACAACTTCGTTGATAACCCTCTTGGTGTTTGGAAGATGGTTAAGCACAACTGGCTCAAGGAGAAAGCTAAAGGGAGGGGTTTCTTTTCAAAAGTGATCGGGGTGCTACCAGGTATCGTTTTTGGTCTTTTTAAACTTGCAGCATGGTTTATCTTCTCTAAGGTGCTCGCCGCAACAGGAGGTGTACTAGGCGTTATTCTCTTGATAGGTAAGACCGTCACAAGTTTCTTGATCCCAACTATCCTACACTATATTACGGACGCTTGGTCTAAGTTCAGGTATGGTGAAGCTGTCTCTGAAGATATTAAGAAAGAGAAGTTTGACTCCGAGAGTAAAATGAAGCTTCAAAAGAAGATCGAGGAGAAGGCACTAGAAGAAAGAGGTCAGTTGTTTGACAAGGTGAAATCAAAAGCAGTTGGCTTTTGGAGTGGTGAAGAAGTTCACCCTAATGCCCCACTTAACGAAGATTAAAACTTTAGGAAGCTAAGAGCTCTTTTACAATTTGGTCGCAGGTAAGAGATCCTCTCTTCATGTCTACAAGGCTAATCTCAACCATGCGACCGTCCAAGAAAACTCTCAATCTAGGTCGGAATGGATGCTCAAGTACCATCTCACCACCTACTGCCACACCATGTCTTTCTAAGCGGCTCTTTATTTTATTAAACTGACTACTTGCTCTCTCCATAGCTATTTGAGCTTCAAAGTGTAATGTAAACAGTTTTTGTGTTCTACTTAAAGTCAAAGACCCTGAATCTAATGTGTGGGTGAGTACCATGCCCTTCACTCCGAAATCGACATGGACATCACCTCCTTCATTGGGTTGGCACACCTTACCTGCCAAAAGTATCGTGTGTCCCTTGTACAGCACTTTAGCGGACAGGTGAAAGTTCTTGTCGTTCACTTTCACCTTTGCTGAATACACATCTCTTAGTGATTCCAATGTGGCTTCCACGTCACTTGCTATATCATCCCCTTTAAGAAAAAGGGGTATGTTTACAATCCCTCCCCTGTAGACTTTAAGTTCACCTTCAACATCTTTAATGTATAAGGCTGCCTTCTTCTCAAGGTGGCTGATCCTTTTTTCTAAATCATAGATTCGTTCCACAGCTGTCTTTCTCATAGTTAACTCCTGTCTCCTATTCACTACAAGAGACCCTATAGATAATCTATCGTAAATTGGTCACCCCACCTCCGCATTGATATAAGTCCTTAAGATTACGAAAGGATATACAATGCTTACACCCCAAGAGATTCTCTTTATCATCCTGTCCCTACTTGGGGCAGACAACGCTAAGGTCGATGATACAGCTAAAACCCGCATGGCTGAGCTGAGCCAAGCAATCTCTGACCATCAATCTGAGACAGTATCAGCACACACGCTAATCGCGGTTAGCTTCGTTGAAGACCGCTTCTCCTATGACGGAGATCAAGGAGCAAACCACAAGGGTGCTTGTGGTCCTTATCAGCAGATCCCGAAGTGGGCTGCTGAGGAGGTCACTTGCTCCGACCTTGCAGACCCTCAAACTGCTACCCGTGTAGCAGTCAAGAGCATCAAATGGTTCTACAAGACCTTTGGTGAGAAGCTCGACACCCTCTGCCACTACAACGGTGGCATGGAGTGTGTTGGGGGTGCGGTTGACTACGCGGAGGATGTCAAGAAGACATACCGCAAGAGCAAGAGCCTTCTTAAGAGGTATCGCTCAAAGACACCCTCCCTCAAGACGACTATCAAGAAGGTTAAGACACGCAAAAAGAAGCGTGTCCACACCCCACCTCCACCTACACTAGACTACGTTGGTCCCCCTCCTACCATCTATGGGGACTATGTTGGACCCCCTGACTCTATCTAAGGAGCCCCCCATGAAGTTCAAAATCTGCTTAGTCCTCATTCTCATCATCAAAGCGGTACTCCTCATTACCACTCTCTCACAGCCAGTGGTTTTCTCTGCTGACCTCTCAAGTGAGAAGTTCCCAGAGCCTTGCGTTGAGTTCATCCCTCAAGACCGCAAGTGTCCATAGAAAAAAAAACTCCCCCCCCCCCTCCACTCATTAATATAAAGTAGTAAGAGGTAGTGGGTGAGGTTCCCTGAACCACCTTCAACTAGATGTAACATTCCTAGTTGAAGGTGGAGGGTAGAGCCCCCCCACGAGTTGACCCACCCAACTAAGTGGTCAGCATAGAGCGTCAAGCTCACAACTTGAAACATCATAGGAGTTAATACTCCACACTAAAGGGCTCCCAATATGGGAGCTTTTAGTTTATTTAGGGTAGGGCATCCACAATGGATAAACTCATCTACCTATATGCGTCAGCGATCATTATTTCTGCTCTCGCTACTCACTACCTGCTAATCTCCCTCTTAATAAAAATCTTCTACTGAAATCTTAAGGAAAAAAATGATTTACTTTATTATTCTTGGGCTAGTCACGCTCGGCGTAGGTCTTTACCACGATGATATTCGCATCTTCTTTGGTATCTTCATCATCGGCATGACTGCGATGGCTCATCGAGCAGAGGAGGTGGTGACCTTCTCTGTGTGTGAGACCGAGGCTCAGAAGTTCGCACCTGTGGAGCGACACGGTCTTGAGGCTCTTAAGAAGGCTTACCCCTCACTTCAGTGTGAGGAGGTGAAACTGAGCCGAAGTGAGGCTGCCCGAATCCGCGAGGCGATCATTAAAACTCGTTGACAGAGGTGTGCTCCTTAGTATAATAGAGGTGCAGATAACGCCACCTCAAAAGAGGAACACATTCAGGTCCCATCGTCTAGTGGTCAGGACATCGGCCTTTCACGCCGAGAACACGGGTTCAAATCCCGTTGGGATCATTCTAACAAGCCCCTCAGCGGGCTTCTTTTTTTGGATTCACTAATGAACAAAGATATTCGATCCCTCTCCTCCATCTTCGGAGGTCTTCCTAACTACCTCCAAAGGACAAAAGACTTCTCATGGACATGTATTGATAAGAGGGGGTATAAGGTTTCACTGTACTACACCCCTACAAAGCCAGGTGTGGTAGAGGTGTACGAGCCCCCCCTCATGGATGGGTATTAAGGTCGATTCCTTTGGGATTGGCTTTATAGATATCTCCGATCTCCATCTTTTCTTTGAGAACAAAAACTACTAACTCTTGGAAGTGAGAGTCTGTAATAATCACTCACTTAGGGTGATTATTACTATAACCTTTTCACATAGAGGGTTGTTAGCTCAATAGGTAGAGCAGCGGACTTTTAATCCGTTGGTTCAGGGTTCGAGTCCCTGACGACCCATTACCCCATAGGCTCCGTAGCTAGGAGCATACGTTTTCAGCCACCCATTAGTAGGTGGCTTTTGTTTAGGAGAACAAACAAATGCAGATCAAGAATCTTACACGCAGTTTCTTTTACTTTGACGGCAACATCACCGAGGCACTTGAGGAGTATGTTGTCAAGCATCACGGTCTTACCTTTGATGGTGACCTCATCATTGAGGACGAGCAGGGTCTGTGGTTCATCAGCCCAGGTGAGTACATCGTCAAGAGTGATGATGTGATCATTGGTGCATGTGACGCAAGCGGTTTCGCAGAGTACTCACTCTACGCCTCACAGATCGAGGTGGCACGATGAAGAAGCTCCTCGCTGTACTCGCTCTCACCGCTCTTGCCACAGGTTGCACCGATGCCACAATCGGTGCTTATGGGTCTTACGGCTCACGGGGTCACGCCACTTGCTACTCAGGCGGCAAGGTCACTTTCAACGCGATCTCAACGGGTCGCGTGAAAGACCAAGAGAACTCAGACGGGTTCTCAGCCAAGTGGCAGGACGTGGGGTCTGATGGGAAACCTCAAGGACCTGTCTACTACGCCACGGTAAGTGGGCAGTGCATCATCAAGTACCTCGACTGATGATCACTTCAACACTAGCCAAGCTAGTGGCAACGCTGGTCGACTTGCGTAAAATACTCGCAAGACGACCCGCAGGGAAAGGCTGATAGAGTTCCTCTCTACTTAAGAGTTGGTCTTCAGTCAAATCCGCATTCCTAGCTACGGCTCTTAAGGGCTCTTTAAGAGCTTCATTAAGGGTTGGGGAGCTAGTCTCTATCTTGTATAGAGTTGGCAAAGCCCCCTCTACATATCCGTTCTTTAAAGCATCGGACATGGAGAGGAGGGCTTTTTCTGTTTGTACTCTCCTCACTCTACCCTCTGCTTCCGTATGACCACCTACTTTGAGCCTGATCAGTGAACCCGTTAGAGCATTAGCCCTCTGCCTCCACAAATCTTGTGTGTGGGTATGAGGGCTTTCTTGTGCTTCCTTTAAGAGCATCTCAGCTCTCTCTGCTGTCTTTTCAGCGTGTTCATCATAAGGGTATGTGATCATCTCATTGAAGTTAAGAACGCACTCAAAAGCGGATCCAAAGAACTCGGCTTTGAACTCACCATCAAGGTTAGGTTGGTGGACATGTCCTCCTGTAAATGCGGCGAAATCCTCCATCCACCCCATTCCCCATATGACTCTAGGGGCTTCTACGGCATGACAGTCGAGTACTCCCTTGTGCCTGTTTAGTTGGATTGTCTTGAGAGCCTGACCGCTAATGAAAGGGGCGACGAGGACTAGTGGTCTGCCCTCAAATCCACCCATGAGCTCCATGATCGGCACGACCTGCTTCAAGTCTTTGAGGGGTTGGCTTGATAGGGCAAACATAGGTCCTTCTAGGTATGCCTCTTTATCTGTATGTATTCTTACTGATGAGTGTAGTGCCTCTGACTCAATGACCTCACACCCGACACCGATACCCTTCTCTAGCGTGATGTGTGTGGCTAGACCTCCACTCAGGTTGAGTGCCTCAGCGACCTTCTCAACACTTTCCCTATCTAAAGAACTCTCCATACCTATCTTGATAAGGGTATGTTCACTTGAGGGTAATGGTTTGATGTCTTTGATAGCCTCTAATACCGCATTATCGACTTGGTTAGTGTATGTCGGGTGTGGTGAGTCATACATGCGTGAGAAGCTCTTTAAAAGCCCCGTAGAGAGCAGGCAAGCAGTTTTAGCACCATCACCATTACCACATACCTCCAGGAGGTTGTATTGGACTATTTTTTGTATGATTGGGTTAGGGTAGTGCCATGCATTGAGTATGGACTTAGCGGAGGGGTTGTTCCATATTGAACCCCCTCTTTGCATCAATACGGTAGTCCCCTTTGCTTTGTGGGCGGCGAGCAAGATTTGTTCTACCTGTTTGATCGCGGGTATAAGATTATGGAACGACATCGAGGATCTCCATGTGAAAGGACTATGAAACATGTCTTCATCCGTTATACAGACTAGATCATCAGCGATCAGCTATAATACACGAGCCGCTAATTCAGTAGGTTGGGGTGGGTCTATCCCCCCCGCAGCAATAGAGGCTTTCCCAGGTCTTGCTAAAGACCCTTCAACCAATGACTTTGCATTAGCTGTGGAGGCCTTCCAAGAGAAGACTTTTGGTGCGGGTGCTTCAGTAGATGGGAAGATGGGGCGTGGTACATGGTCCGCTCTCCTGAAGCAGTATGATCGAGTAGATGATACACAGCCCTTTTGGACTATTAACGACAGGCGTGTCAACGTGGAGATTGACCCCTCTGTGGAGGTTGTAAACTTTGATCAGCCAGGTGGTCTTGATCTACACCGATTTGGTCACTTCTCATCTCGTAAGCGACCCCCACGCTTTATTGTGGTACATTGGGGCGGTCTTGACCCTCATCATTGTTACAGGGTATTCTCAAGCCCTGATCGTCAAGTGAGCTCTCATGCGGGTATTGGGGTCTCACCTGAAGGCACCGCTACGATCTATCAGTACCTCGACCTCAACCATAAGTCATGGCACGCAGGTTGGGCAAACTCATATTCTGTAGGTATTGATATTTGTCAGCAACCTTCTCTTAGGTGGAAGGATCATTACATCAAGAATGGTTACAACGTCCAAGAGATGAAGAACATGACGGGCAGGGGCGATGCTAATGTTTTGACCCTTGATCCTAGAGTAGCAATCGCTACTCGTGAAGCCGTTAAGAGCCTCTGTAAGGTTCTTAACATCCCTTATCAGTTCCCATGTGGTTCAGATGGTCAGAGCTATGAGGGTGGTTTTTATCATGGGGTAGTGGATAAGGATTATCTCACTAACTCCTTCACAGGTGTGATTGGGCATCATCATATCACACAGAAGAAGTGGGATTGTGCCTGTTGGTGGGACACTCTCTTTGGTTGATTGATACATGGCTTCTCTCTTCATTAGTAATGATCTGACGAAGGCACTCAAACTAAAGGTTAGTCTTGGGTGCCCCCACATACACTTTGTAGCTGAAGAGGATTGTGACTCCTTCACTTCAGAGATTGTTTGGGGAGAGGTCTTATTTAATGGTCTTCAAGTTGCCCTGAATATGGGGGCGTGTATCGTTTCGTATGTAGACCATCACAGGAGGTCTACATTTATCGACCCTGACGACCTTGACCTATTGCTATCACAACAGAAGAACTTGGAATCATACTTGAGAGAAGTAGATGTCTATCACGTTAGATGAAGCCTACCAGATGTACATGATGGGTATTGGATACAGAGACATCTGTCAGCATATGGGTCTTGACATGGACCAAGCTAGATGGAAGGTCAAGAGTTATGCTTTGAAGAACAATCTCTTGTATCCTCGCCCCCCTCAAGATCATACTCTCCTCTACAATCTATACTTGAACAAGATGCCCCCAAAAGACATTGCCAGGTATCTAGGGATACGCAGCAATAAGATATGGGAACGCCTTGACAAGTATTGTAGGGAGAACTATCTGCCGATGCCAACAAAAAAGCCCTACGAGAGGGCTCAGGTGGCTTATGCTCTTAGGCAACGTGGTTTGAGCTATAGTAAGGTAGCCAAGATGGTAGGCTACTACGACAGGTCAAACTGCTTCAATGCGATTAAGGCTTATTGTCGTACTTACGGGGTTGGTGATAGTTCCCATACTGAGGGGGCTGACCATACTGATGACCATACTGAGGAGGTTGTCCATAGTGATGTCCATAGTGAGGAGGGGGAGGGGGATACCCATAAGGGGGGTATTGGTGATGATGGCGGGGAGTAGACTCACGGAAGATGTCTCTCTCCCAACGCTTCCTTTGACGGCTGATGGTAGAGGGGCTTACTTGGTGGACGCATCTCTCTGAGAGTTCTTTATCGTTGAGACCCGCGTCATAGAGATTGATGACATGGATCATGTATCCAAACTTTGTACCCATCTCGATGTAAGGGTCTACTTCCCACTTGCGTGAGAAGGTGTTGTGGACAACAACGGCATGCCAGTCATCTTCGAGGAGATCTCGTGTCGATTCTTTACACCACTCATGTGCTTCTTTGAGCTTCTCGACATCAAAGTGGTACTCGCCTTTATCGTTGATGAAAAACTCGTCAACGCAGATCTCGGTGCGTGTGCTTACATCGCCGCAAATAAGATTCGCCAGCTCTGTCTTACCAGATCCTGATAGTCCTCGGATTAAGATCAGTTTTTTATTCTTCAATGTCGTAGCTCCTAAAGCTGTATCTCGATCACCCTCTTGGGCTCTTCTTTTTTTCGCTCAACAATCGGGCGATCTTGAAAAGGGTTGTCTTCTAAGGGTAGGGGTAGTTGAATCCCCCTGTCCCAATCTTCTTGCCACTCCTTAACGCTTGGGGGTGGCTTACGTTCTTTTATATTGATCCAAGTCATGTTTGTCAACTCCTTCCGTGTTCATATCTTATAATAAGAGTATGCCATGCAACACACACAAAGGATATTCACACATGGACAAAGACGCAATCGCAACACGTTTACTTACTCTCCGCTCACTCATCCTCCAACTCAAGGAGGAGGAGAACGTCCTTCGCTCTCAGCTTGAGGTAGGGGACAGCATTGAAGTTCCTATGGGTAAGGTCACTTTCTACACTCAGGTTCGTACCACTTACAATGAGACCGAGCTCTACAGCCATCTTATGGAGGAAGGTATTGACATCGACCTCGTTGGTGAAGCTCGTGTTCGGGTCAGTCGTGAGAAGGCGGAGTCCGTAAATGAGGACATCGCTACGATCTTGACACAGCATCGCGAGGTTACTGAGGTTCCCTCTCTCAAGGTTACGCCTAAGAAGTGATAGTCTGTTTATGGGGGGGCTGATTTATCACAAGCCAACCATGAAGGGTGTTCCCCATATGAGATACTTGACTTCAAATATGAGCAGGTCTGTACCGCACATGCCCAATCTTTCCGTAGCACAGAGGAAAGATCTCTTCCGATTAGAGTCGATGCTCTCTTCTACTCAAGAGTATACACAGCTGCCCTCCGCTTACTCCAAGATGACTCACATATTAAAAAGTAAGGTCTTCACAGACCGGAGTAGCGTAGATGATGCCAGTAACCATATCGAGTCTCTAGGCGTATTAAAAGATGTCTTTGACAGGGTCAGGAATCACCTCAAAAAAGAGATGGTGAGAGAGTATAAAGAGCTTCTTGCGGATCGTAGGTCTGCGGAGGTGCGTGGTGACATTGCACTAGTAGAAGACCTCGAAGATGAGATCTACTTTCATCAGCGGGATTTTAATAAGACTACGGATCGACTCAAACTTATTGATCGTCAATACCGCACAGAGATCAATGTACTCGTCAAGCACAAGGTCAGCCTGACCCGTATACGTTGATAGTCTTTTTATAGGTACTCTCTCCTATCAATCCACGATAGGAGAATACCTATGTATCCACGTCGCCGTAGGCTGTCTCGCACAGCTTCATTTAATCGCGTTCGCACCGCTTCAACTTCATTACTTCGTCAGCTTCACAAGATTGCGAGTCCTCAAGAGATTCATCGCAAGTACAAGGGCATCGTCTCTCAGTTCATGTCTGATAAGTATACTGCGATGGACGATGCTATCCATGATACAATCTTTGATCCTAATGAAAAGAAGCTAGGGACTCTCAGCCTTCGTGACCTCGTAGAGCTAAAGACTGAGCTCTCAGATGCGGTTGCCGAGCTTAATGATGCTTGGAACTCAGCTAAAGCTAATGCTCCTAAGATCAAGGCGATGCTTCAGAGGGAGATGGGTAGTGCCTCCGAGGATGACCTTGAGGTTCTTGAGGGGTACTATGACGAAATCCAAAGTTTCCTTCGTAATGGACACCCTCTTGCAACATACAACCCTTATGCTGACTTCCTTGTGAAGATTGATGAGGAGATTGAGGAGAGGCGTACCGAGGGTGAGGACGATGCTAGGTGGAGACGTGAGCTCACCGAACTAATTGCTGACTTTGAGGATAGCTTGGCAGAGCTTGAGGTCATGGATAGAGAGGTTCGTAGCTATGCCGATCTTCGCCCTCTTAAGATGGTGAAGGTTGATGTTGATATGCTCCTTGACACTACGGGACTCGGATCAAGTTTCCCTGATCGCTATTCACGGGGCATACTATCAAGTATAAATATGGACGCCGCTCGTGCTTCAATCGCAAAGAAGAGGCACGAGCTGCTCAACCTCCAAAAGGCACTTCCAAGTGTCAAGGTCGTAGAGCGTAAGCTCAAGGAGTTTGAGAGCGGTGTTCGTGAGAGACATGATCTCATCCGCCGTGCGAAAGAGGTTGATGCTCACACATGGCAGATGAACATTGGTCCTGATGCAGAGAAACTCAAGGGGAAGACCGAACTACTAGAGGCTCGTTCATCAGCTGTCAGAGCTGCAATTACGCTCTATCTGAGAGACCTCAAGATTTTCTCCATTACCCTAGCGGGTCAGATTACACGTCTTGAGAAGGTTTATGAGTCATCTCGTGATGTTGAGATCAATGCGAACCTTGCTTCTGAGAGGAAGATTAAGTATTTGAAGTCTTCTCTCAGAGACATTCAAACTGTCCTCAATCGTGGAGTAAAGTCCTCACGAGACCTTAAGGCTCTTACTGAGCGGTTTGAAAAGTTAGAGGCTCAGGCACAAGCAGGTGGGTCATCCGTGGTTCGTGAGATTGCACATCAGCTTCGTGATACAAAGGCAGCTCTCAAGTCCGTTGTGGTCGATGAGGGACTCATGGGTAAGTTTAGAGGTCTCTTCTCTCGCAAGGCTTCTTATGAGTACATGGCAGAGATGGATCGTGTAGCCTCTGATATGGGTTACATGGGTTCAGACATAGACATGATGGCAGACGAGTGGATGTCTGACGATCTTGAGGCTGAATTCATGGGAGAGGATCTTGAGGCCGACTTCATGGCTGAGATGTATGTCGAAGGTGATGACTTCGAGGCTATGGAGGTGATGGCACCTCGCAGGGCTTCAATGAACCGTAGGGCTTCACGCCTCGCCCGTAGACATCTTAGGGGCTAAGCCCAAACTCCCTTCGAGATACAGGCAGGTAGTCAAAGCCAGGTGACACGCTCTCCCCATCGGAGATCTTCTTGCCCTCTTGATCTACCTTCATGTTAAAGGTCGCCTTTTCAGCACATGGGCTGAATGTGGCGACCTCTTCTATATTGTCCGCCCACGCCATGAGGTAGGTACTCCCCTCAAATGGATTACCCTTAAAGTCTGTGCGTAATCCATAAGCAAACACGGGGACTCCGAGTTCATCCGCAACCCGTGTTAAGTCATACACCTGTAGCTTATTCAAGAACTGAGACTCATCTACGAATATGACCTTGAGCTCTCTTCGTGCATGCTCTTCAGACACTATCTCAAACAAAGAGCTGTGCTCTTTAAGGGGGGTGGCCTCATGCTTAAAGCCCACCCTTGAAGCCACCTGAGCGACACCATCCCTTTTAGCTGCTATAGATGGTATGAGCATCATGAAAGGGATTGATCTCTCATTACAAGAGTGAGCCCTCATAAGGAGGTTTGCGGTCTTACCCGCATTGACTGTTGAGTAGATAAAGTTTAACAAGGTGACATCTCTCTCCATCCAAAATAGGATGATACTTTGTGGCGAACCTCTTGCACGAGGTTTTTTACTTTTTTACTATCCCACCCATATGTCCTAGCAATGTGTGAAGACTTCATCCCACCCATCATCGCGTCATACACTTTAAGGGCATCATCGGTGAAGCGACTTCTTACCTCTTCCATGATCATGTCATCCGAGGGGTCTTGGTCATAAGACAAGTCCATAGAGTGTGAGTGAGAGCTTGAGATGTCCTCCTCAACACCCAACATGGCTTTAGAGCTGTCTTTACGGTGTTTATTGATGACGTTCATTACGATGCAGTTCATCACCATGACCACATAGGTTGAGAAAGCTGACTTCTCAGGGTCATAGGGACAAGAACCCTCATTACGGATCATAATCCCTTTGTAGACTTCTTGTAGGACATCTTCCGGATCAAGTCCTTCCTTAGATACGGAGTGGGCTTGTCTCTTATAGAAGATAAGGCGAACGTCTTGACTTCTTGTATCAAGGTCAATCCCTAGTTTGCGGGGTTTGACTTGATCAAAACTGAAGGATGCGATAGGAGTGATCCCGATTTGCCATTGACGTGTGGCTTCAATCCCTGAATAACTCGACATGAGAGTCCTTTCGATTGGTTCATATTGTCAGCTTCACTCAAGAGCAAGGATTTAGTTGACTTCGAGAACTCGCCTTAAGTGAAAAGCTAGTTGTAAACTATAGTGAATGTATAAGTGCTGTCAAGTCACAACAAAGATAAAGGATTCTAATGAACTTACTATTGATCGCAACCTTGTCCCTACAATGCATGATCCCTTACGTCCAAGAAGCCTCAAGGACTGAGATACTTAAGGGGTGGAAGTATTACAGAGGTCGAGCTACCTCATCTTCACGAGCTCTCCGTCTTTTGAGGTATATGGAGGAGGGTGGCGACATTGACACCCGTTTACTTGCCCTGTCATGGATTGAAGGGAGACTTCGTACAGGGGTTAAAAGAGGAGACCGAGGACGTGCCTGTGGGATATTCCAAATCCATGCACGACACTCTTACCCCATGTTCTCTCGTAAGAGGGGCTATGTGGATTGGGATGAAAAGGAGTCTAAGCATCTCATTGAAAGAGAATGCCGTCAGCTTGAACACACTAAGTATTCTATAACCACCATGAATAGGTACTTAGACTATATGGATAGAAGAGACTTGCACCCCTGCCATCACAACAGCGGACCAAAAGGCAAGTGCAACACATGGTATAAACAAAGACTCGATTTTTGGATCGGGTTCTTCGAGATCGCTAAGATAGCGTGCGACCCAGAAAGAAGAGAGAACATTATGGCAATGATGAGAACAGGAAACCCTATCCCTACCGCTCCCGCTCCCTTGATGCAAGGGTACATGGATGCTATCTCTGGTAAGGATGTACAAAGCGAAGACCCTGTTTACAAGTCAGGTTATGATCTAGCTTTGCTTGTTAAGGAGGGTAAGGCAGAGGCACCCACTTGGGCGGCAGAGGGGAATGGATGAAGGACTTATGGCTCAGGAAAGGGCTAGGTCCACCCTTACCTGAATACCAAAAGTACCTTGATTCACGAGGAGTCACAGATCAGTGCTCCGTATCTTTCCACTCATGGATGCCACATGATGAAGTTCAATGCCCTAAGTTCAAAGCACACTATGGTGCTCAAGGTGAACGTATCTCACAACACCTTATCGTCCCCGTCACTTCACCAAGAGGTGAGATACTTGGACTAGAGTGTCGCAAGATCATAGACGGAGAAAAGAAGGTAACCCAATACCGAACCGTCAGTTCACAATGGAACCCGTATATACTCGGTGCAGAGAAGGCATTTGAAGCACTATGGTCAGGGGGTGACGTATGGGTCGTTGAGGGTATGTTTGATAAAGTAGCCCTTGACAGGATCTTACCCAAGACAGATGCAGTTATAGCTACTCTTAGAGCGGGTATGGATGCGATCACCTTAGAGATGCTCACTCAGTTCTATACACCTGCTTCTACTATCTATGTCTGTTATGACAATGATGAGACAGGTAGGAAGAAGGCTAAGTGGTTGCATAAGTCGTTTATTGACAGAGGTGTGAGGGCTGTCGTGTGGTCATATAGAGGTAAAGACCCTAATGATGTATGGACACATGGTGGAGACAAACAACTAATGAGAATGTTCCTATAGGAGGGCATCATGATCGCTGAATATATATGGGTAGATGGTAGTGAACCTACGGCTCGTTTGAGATCAAAGACCAAGATTTTTCACGAGGAGGTCGAAGAGTGGCCTCTGTGGTCTTTTGATGGTTCTTCCACTAACCAAGCCACAGGAGATCGTTCGGATTGTATCCTTCAACCCGCCGCGATCATTAATGACCCTCTCAGGGGAGGAGACAATGTCCTCATTCTCTGTGAGGTGTTTAATGCCGATGGGACACCCCACCCAACCAACAACAGAGCTAGGCTTCGTGAAGCCCTTAAAGGGCATGAGGACTTAGACGCATGGGTGGGCTTTGAGCAAGAGTATACTTTGTTCTCAGGTTCTCGCCCATTAGGGTTTCCTTCTGAACGTAGGTTCCCACCTGCTCAAGGTCCTTATTACTGTGGTGTGGGGTCAGATGAGGTAGCAGGTAGGGCTCTAGTAGAGAAGCACCTTGATATGTGTCTAAAGGCAAAGATACCTCTTACGGGTATTAATGCTGAGGTCATGCCTGGTCAATGGGAGTACCAAGTGGGTGGTCCCAATGTAGACCCTCTAGCAGGTTCTGACTTTGTGTGGTTGTCTAGGTGGTTGCTTTACCGCTTAGGTGAACACTATGAGTTAACCGCGACCCTCGATCCTAAGCCTGTGCCAGGTGATTGGAATGGTGCGGGTATGCACACAAACTTCTCAACTAGGGCGATGCGTGAAGAGGGTGGTATTGAGGAGATATACAAGGCGGTGGAAACCATTGGCACTCACATCAAGAACCACTTGGATCGCTATGGTAATGGGATTGAGTCTCGTCTAACAGGCTTGCATGAGACATGTAGATATGACGTATTCAAGTACGGGGTTTCAGACCGTACAGCTTCTATCCGCATCCCTCTTGAGACTGTCAGGAATGGTTGTGGTTACTTTGAGGATCGCAGACCTAATGCGAATGCTGATCCTTATCTTGTCAGTGAGGCACTTATCCGTAGCATCACGGGGACGTGGTAAGTCGGTATTGTTTTAAATCCTCAATGGAAAAGTGAGGGTTCAACATAGAGAACTTATGGAAGGCAGACTTCTCCCCACGTCTAAGGACGCCCGAAGCCTTCACTAGATCATCTCGATAGCTCTTTGCCTCATTGAGTGCCTCTAGGGGTGCTAACCCCGCAATAGTGAATACACCCTCCCCTTCGTGAACCACTACAATCTGACCTTCAGAGATGTAGCACGAAGGGGAGGGTTTTTTCATGAGAGGGAAGTCGGGTGCGTTTACAGTCTTCACACCTACTCTAAATCCTAGAGGTGACAAGTCAGGTACGTTGTAGTCTTTAGACGCACCTATGCTACGATCAGAGAACCTAACACCTAAATGCTTCTCTACTGCTAACTCCCCTGCCCATCCAGTCACCCACCTTTTGAGTACCGATTTAGGGTCCTCGATGTAGTGTCCTTCACGCTCTTTAACCTCAGCGAGCTTGATCGCCACCTCTGCGATCTCTTTTAGTTCGCTACGTTCTAGAGTAATCTTGGTACACATACTTAGGTGGGGTTCGACAATAGCTTTGTAGCTTGCTTCAATGTCTCCGTATATCATGTTACCTCCTCCTTGTTAGATGTTCTATACTAAGTTATATGAGAGAAAGGGTGGTGTCTACATGGAAGAAGATTTAGACCTCTTTGGCACGATTGAGATGCTGTTGACATCTTTGTCTTACCACCTTCAGTCTAAAGAAGAAATACTGAAGGTGTGGGTTCACTTGGGTGAGAAGATTGGAGTGCAAGACATCTTCCCCCATTCTCAAGTCGTTATCACACAAGACGAAGATGGGAACTATCAACCCGTGATGATGGTCTCTTCTCCAACTAAAGAGCTCGTGGACTATATCACCGACTCTGAGTTCTTGACTGATGGTGTGGTAGCCATTTGTCTAGATGACATCAAGAAGCTAGGTCACTAATGATCTACAGGAGAGACGGCTTGATCTTCATGTCCATTAAGGACACCTATACGGGCTATTTGAAAGTAGCTAAGATACTCCCCACTGAGACCTCTTGGGGTGTCTTTGAACCCGCTATAGATGTGATTGAACCTTTGATACCTGAAGCCTCCCCAGAGGCACTGGATCGACTTTTACGAGGAGACCCGACCCCTTTTAGGAATACAAAGGGGTTGAGAGAGCCTCAAGGGTGTCTCAAGCTAATAGACACTGATCGCTATTGTGATGAGCAAGACACCTGTCTCTCTTACAACAAAACCTATTGCACTTTAGGACATCGTAAGATGCCTGATTGCTTCTCACCTGTTGCAGGTGATCAAATCCGCCCTCTTATCCTTGCTTGGAAAGAGGGTTTTTTCATTGTCAGGGAAAGGACATGAACATGTTTAAGAGTGCTTCAAAGACCCCTCGTACCATGCGTAGAATTTATGAGGAGGTAGACTCTCCTATGGGTGGTCCAGCTAATGAGAATGCGGACTACTTTGGTGAGATCACTGTCAGTGATAACCACATCTACCTCTATCGAGGGATCACACCTAAGTCTGTTATGGAGATGGGGATTGCCATCAAAACCATTAGTCAACAGATCGTCAACATGGTGACTGACCTTGACCTACCTTCAGCTCCACCTATCCATCTCCATATCAACTCAGGAGGTGGGTGTGCTTTCAGTGGACTTGCGGGTGCAAGTCATATTTTAGGTTCAGACATCCCTGTGTTCACTTATGTTGAGGGTTCTGCTGCATCAGCGGCGACCATTATGTCTTGTGTTGGAGCAAAGCGTTTCATCACCGAGCATAGCTTTATGTTGATCCATCAGATCAGCACTGGTGTGTGGGGTACATATGAGAACCTGAAGGACGAGAAGGAGTCTATGGATGCACTCATGGCTCAACTTGAGGGGATCTACTTGAAGAACACGAAACTCAAGAAGAAGGACCTGAAAGAGCTGTTGAAGCGTGACCTATGGCTCAATGCAGATCAATGTTTAGAGAAGGGTCTGGTAGACGAGGTCATCAAGTACGAGAGGGTTTAAAGAGGACACGCCTCATGTGAGGGGTCTTTCTCACCTGCGTAATAGACGGTGACCACATTAACCATAGACCCTTCAACTTCAAATACCACAATCAAGTCACCGAGTGCTTCTGCTCTCCACTTGAGTCTTTGTCCCATAAAGATACGCTCTTTGATCTGCTCGATGACCCTTGATCTCTTGTTGTAGTTCTGTCGAAGGTATCTACCAAACAGGTTGAAGTAAGTCTTTAGGTCACCTATAGTCACACCTCTCTGATCCATACGGAACTGAGCGTGTGTGGTGATCTTCATCCTCTTGAATGTCTTATCCCCAACTCGTTCAAACTCTAGGTCATAGATATTATGAGTGTACGAGTCAGGGATGGCTTGTCCTTCTTGAACGATTCTCACAAGTTGCCTCTTTAGTTTAGGGTTTCGGATATTATCCTCGATCCTCCTCTTAGTGTGGCATACTCCGCCTGGGTATCCGAGTGGAGGGTTCAAGTCCGAGATACGCTCAAGTCGAGCGACCCTCATGATTAGTCGGTCTATCTTGTTCATTTTTTAGCTCCTTTATGTACTTAATGTGATGAATTCATAAAGGAGCTATGACATGGACCCTATCGACCGACTAATCTCAAGCCTCAACAAGAAGGTTATCCGTAAACTCGCCGCTGAAGACCTCCCTACCTTTGAGGAAGCGATCAAGGGAAAGACCTTCAAGAACCCTAATACGGGTAATGACGTTCAGTTTGGATCACTCCCTGCCGAAGAGCAGAAGAAGATCCGTGCTGAATATGACAAGAAGGTGGAGGAGCTTGAAGGAGAGGGTAAGGGTAAGGGAGAGAAGAAGCCTCTCAAAAAGATGACCAAGGTTCAATTGCTTGATCAGCTTGAAGGGGATAAGGACTTCTCAGGGGTTGATCTCACTAAGTTTAAAGACTTTGATTGGTCAAGTGTGGATTTGAGGGGTGCTAACTTCTCAGGTTCAGACCTGACAGGTGCGTACTTTGGTGTTGGTTCTAGACTCGAAGGAGCGAACTTTGAGGGTGCTAATCTTTCAGGTGTCGAGTTCAGAGGGAAAAAGGGTTATGGCGTGAGCCCGTACAGCGATACTCCAGATACTGTCCATAAAAACGTCAACTTCAAGGGTGCTAATCTTGAAGGTGCGGAGATGTCTTTTCTTCGTTTTGAAAATTCAGATTTAAGCGGTGCTAATCTAAAGGGTGCTGAGCTTGACGCGGTGATGATAGATAGAAAATGCACCGTAAGAGGTGCTGACTTTGAGGGTGCAACCTTTCATGCCTCCCAATTCAATGGCGTCAATCTGAAGGGTGTGAACTTTGCGGGAGCAACCATAAAGTCTGGGGGTGGATATAATAACAGTAGAAGAACCTTCGACAGAGCGAACATCTCAGGTGCAGACTTCTCAGGTGCAAACTTCGCCTTCGGTGACGCTTTTAGGTTTGGTGGTAACTTTGGGAAACCCGCCAAAATAAATGGAGCTAAGTTTAGATTTGATGTTCTAGAAAGTGTGGGAACTAAAGAATTTAAAGCATTTGGCTTTGATAAAGACAATCCTCCTGAAGGCTTGTCCGATAAGGTTCTACATAAAATGGTTGGTGGTAGGGAGTACCTAGAGTATAGGGAGGCTGAAGAAGATAAAGCTGAAGAAGCTAAAGCTAAGGCTGATGCGGAAGCCAAAGCTAAAGCTGATGAGGAAGCCAAAGCCAAAGCTAAAGCTGATGAGGAAGCCAAAGCCAAAGCTAAGGCTGATGAGGAAGCTAAAGCTAAGGCTGATGCTGAAGCCAAAGCTAAGGCTGATGCTGAAGCCAAAGCTAAGGCTAAAGCTGAAGCCAAAGCTAAGGCTGATGCTGAAGCCAAGGCTAAGGCTGATGAGGAAGCCAAAGCTAAAGCTAAGGCTGATGAGGAAGCCAAAGCCAAGGCTAAGGCTGATGAGGAAGCCAAAGCTAAAGCTGAGGAAGAAGAGAAGATCAAAGAGAACTCAAAACGTCTTAAAGACCTTGAGTCTAAGATTAAAGCCGTTAAGAAGAAAGATGATCTCATTGACCTTGTGTCTGAGCTAGGTAGGATGAAGGGTCAACTCTCAAACGCTAAGTTTAAGGACAAACTAGAGTCTGAGATGAAGGCTGTCGATAAAGCTGTACAAAACGCGAAAGAGAACACGTCTTTCACGGGTAGGATTAAGAGCTTCTTCGGTCTAGGTAAAAAGGCAAGGCTCAAGGAAGCCCGACTCTTGCTCAATGGACTTCAGGATGAGATCGAGCATCTCAAGAGGGACATCAACCGCTGACAATCCTCCCTCGTTAGTCTTTTAATAGAAGCACCACTCTGAGAGACTAATGAAAGAGGGTGCTCTATGGCAGACGTTATTAGCAAGAATTATGAGGTCGTTACCACATTCGGTATCTATACCTTTACCGTCACCTCAGATGAGAATGGCTATACCTCTGTAGGTAATATCCGTAGGAACGGCTCCGTATGGACAAGCGACTATCCCGCAGAAGTCCATGCCGCCATCCAAGATGCTATCCTAGAGGTAGAGTCCCTTAACGGCTCAAACCCTCAGAACTACCTCATCGCGGATAACTTCCTATCCGAGATTGCAGAACTCGGTGCTCAAGCTCAATTCGCAGCCCGCACCAACCTCGGGTTCTCAAATATCTCTATCGGTGATCTCTCCGATGTAGAACTCGGAGGTAACCTCGAAGAGAATAAGATACTCAAGGTAGTTAATGGTGTCTTTACTCAAGCCGATCTCCCCGCAGGTGTTGGTGGAGGCTTCACGCAAGAAGAGATTGAAGACTTCGTAGGGGCTATGCTCACCGATGGTGGTGGGATCACATGGACATACGATGACAATAACTCTCAGATCAGTGGTGCGGTTACAATCTCACACCTGTCTGTAGGTGGACTCTCAGATGTGTCTCTCAATAATCCTGTAGATGGTCATGTACTCCGCCATAATGGTGCAGGTCAGTTCGTAAACGTACAGCTCTCATATAACGATCTCGCAAACCTTCCCACACTAGGAACCGCATCCTCAAAAAATGCAGGTACCGGAGCAGATGAAGTCCTCCTATTGACACAGGCAGGTATTCTCCCCGCCCTTGATGGTTCAAACTTGACATCTCTACCCGCCATCACAATCGGTAGCCTCTCAGATGTGGATCCTAATGGAGTAGTTAATGGGCAGGTGCTTGTCTATGATAACGGCTCTTGGGTACCTGGTAACCCTGGTGTCGTCTATTCAGATGAGCAAGCTCAAGATGCCATCAATGACATGCTCAACAATAATGGAGCTGTCCATAGTGGTATCAACTTCGTCTATGATGACGTAGCTAACTCCATGACAGCCTCCATTGACATCTCCCCCTTCTCTATCGGCACACTAGCTGATGTAGACACAGCAGGGGTAGTCAATGGGCAGGTTCTCAAGTATCAGAACGGCTCATGGACACCTTCACAGGATGTCGGGCGTACCGATGAAGAGATACAAGACCTTGTAGGTGCTATGCTCCTTGATGGTAATGGCATCACATGGACTTATGATGACAATAACGCACAGATCGGTGGCTCTGTTACCATTGATCATCTCTCTGTAGGTGGTCTCTCTGATGTGACACTTGCCGCACAAGTCAACAAGCAAGTACTCATCTCTAATGGTGTCAACTTTGAGAACAGGCTACTTGACCTATCAGACATCTCGGACTCAGGCACACTCGTCACTCTAGCAGGTGCTCAAAACATCATAGGTGATAAGACCTTCTCAAGTGCAGTTACCTTTATTGGTACTGCTGAATACGCGACCCCTGCGGGTGCTGTAGCTAATGAGATCGCTTCTGCCGCCTTCGTGATCAACTATGTTGACTCACAGAGTCACGTTGAGGCAGTAGGTGAACTAGCGGATGTCTCTGTCAACAACCCTCTCATCAATCAAGTCCTTGTATATGACGGGGTCAGTGACTTCGTTAACCGCCTGTTGGCTTCTACAGACTTGAGTGATTCCGCTAGTATTGTAAGGGTGACGGACTCTATCAATGCACTTGCCGATGTTGATCTTGGAGGAGCTCTCGTTGAGGGTAAGGTACTTAAGGTAGTTAATGGTGTCTTTACTCAAGCTGATGACATCGACACCGACATCTTCTTGACCCAGGAAGCCGTTGAAGACTTCGTAGGTGCTCAGTTTACACATGCTAATCACTCTACAGGGATCACGTTCACTTATGACGACCCTTCAAGTGAGATCAGAGCGACCCTTGCTACGAGCCTTCAAGACTACACGGCTCTTGTCCCTAATGATGGGAGCATCATTATTGGTGATGGGCAGCACTTCACCACAGAGAGCGGAGCTGTAGCTAGGGCTTCTCTTGGACTCACTATTGGAACTCATGTCCAAGCCTACAACGCCCGCCTCGCTGAGATTAGTGCTCTCAACCCTGACCTCAACAACTTCATCGTGGGTGATGGTGCAGCCTTCTCTTTAAAGACCCCCGCACAGGTCATTACAGCCCTTAATCTTGCCAACCTATACCAACCCCTAGAGGCAACCCTTACGGCTCTTTCTGGGGTAGGTACGGCGGCTAATAAGATCATCTACACAACAGGGGTTGATCAGTTCGCGGAAACAGACCTTACCGCCTTTGGTAGATCACTCATAGATGACGCAGATGCTCTAACAGCTAGGGCGACTTTGGGTGTCACGATTGGTACACATGTACAGGCTTACTCTGCTCAGCTTACTACGTTCTCTAACCTCAACCCCGCAGATGGGAACTTCATCGTAGGTAATGGGGTTTCATTTGTGGTAGAGAGTGGTGCGACAGCAAGAGCTTCACTAGGTTTGGGTTCAGCGGCACTTAATGATGAAGGTGACTTCTTAGCGAGTGGTTCAGGTCTTGATGATCTGTCAAATGTGCAGATCAACGGGTCTGCTAATAGGCAGTTCCTTGTCAATGATGGTACGGGCAACTATGTGAACCGCACGATCAGCTCAACAGACCTCTCTAACACAGCCAAGATTGTCCTCCTTGATGGTTCTGATGAGCTCGTGCTCACTAACGTAATCAAGCCCAATGGTGGGATCAATGTCAATGGAGGAAACTTCACAGTAGCCGCTAATGGCGATGTGGTTGTAGGTGGTTCTCTTGATGTCTCTGGTCTAACCGCGACCCAGGCAGGCGTGAGTGTTATCAACACCAATACGGGGAATGCCTCTCTTCATATCACGCCTAATGGAGACAACGCCTCTATCAACTCCGCTGGGGGCTCTATTGGGTTCAACCTTGCCACCCTCACAGACATCAATAGCATTACCTCCACAGAGGCGAGCTTCTCACTCCTGTCTACTTCTTCAATCACACTCGGTGACAACCTTGCTGTGGCATTGGAGGTCAGAGAGGGTGCAAATAGCTACATGACCTTCGTCACCACAGATGCAGGTGAGAAGATTGTCATGTCAAAGCCTGTAGAAGTCGCTACTAGCTTGAATGTGGGTAATGTCTCTATCAACAATGGTGTCATCTCTAATGGTGGTGCAGGGATTGACTTTGATGGTGAGTCACTTGCTACAACTGGCTCTGTCAACATCAATGGTGGGGCATTTACAATAGATGGTGCTACGGGTAATGTCTCTACACAAGGCACACTCTCAGTCAACACTACCTCTACATTTACAGGTCTTGCTGACTTCAATGGCGGTGTTGATCTAAATGCGGGTACGATTGTTGGTGTCTCTACCCTCACCACGACTACGATTGATGCCACAGGGGATACACTCAACTTAAACCTTAAAGACAACAAGGGTATTGCTCTTAAGGTTGCTGAAGGTGCCAACTCATACATAGAGGTAGACACCACTGATACTGCTGAAGAGGTTCGTATTTTGAAGCCTCTTGAGATCGAGGGGACACTTCAGCTCGGTTCAGGTAGCCTTGAGGATACTACGGGTCAGATTGATCTCGGTAGCACAAGTGTAACGACTACGGGTAATCTTACAGTCCAAGACTTGACGGTCAATGGTGTTCAGAACATCAACAACCAGAACAACCTTCAAGTCAACGACAGCGTCATTGAGCTTAATGCCAACTTTGTGGGTAATAACGCTAATGACCTTGGTCTGCTTCTAACACGAGGTGATGAGGATGACGCCCTTATTATTTGGGACGAAGGTCTCTCGTCATTTGTGCTTGCTACTCATAGTGGTGCTGTCTCTGTAAACACTACGGACTTCTCAGGTGTTGCGGGTCTCACAGAAGCAAACCTAAAGATTGGTGGTCTGACTACAACTGCAAGTGTTACGGTTGGCACTACACTCTCAGTCACAGGTACAGGCACAATCACGGCACCTGCTCAGATCTCTAATGGTAATGAGATTGTAACTGCCGCATGGGTACGAGGGCTCGGACTCAGTGACCTTACGGGCACAACAGAAGCAGTCCAAGACATCTCAGGTGGTCAGTTCACACACGCTAATCACTCTACAGGGATCACGTTCACTTATGACGACCCTTCAAGTGAGATCAGAGCGACCCTTGATGCAGGTCTTCAGTCTATTAGCACACTAGGAACTGTGGCGGATCGAATCCTCTACACTACGGGTGCTGACACCTATGCAGAGACTGCCATTACCCTTGCGGGTCGTAATCTCATCGCCTCCGCAGACCCTGTAGCTCATCTTGGTCTTGTTATAGGTACTGATGTCCAAGCCTACAATGCCCGCCTCGCTGAGATCAGCAACATTGCGGTACCCGTTGCTGATAACTTCCTTGCAGGTGATGGCAACGATTTTGTACTCAAGACCCCCGCACAGGCTCGTACCTCGTTGGGTCTTGATCAAGCTAATGCTAGGGTGACACTTGGTTTCGGCACAGCGGTTACGAATGACACTACGGACTTCTTAGCAAGTGGATCGGGTCTTAACGATCTCTCTGATGTGGTCATTACTAATGATCTCGTTGCAGGTACACCTCTTGTCAATCAGGTGCTCGTCTACACGAACAATGCTACGTTTGAGAACGTCCAGCTGACAACAAGTCAGCTCGTTGATGGTTCTTCTCTTATCAAGGACACCGACTCGATCAATCGTTTACATGACGTAGACACTACAGGTCATGCCCAAGGTAAGATCCTTGTCTTTAACGCTAATGGTCATCTCGTAGTTGGTGATAAGACCTTGCCCGAGGAGGTTCAAGATACCGTTGGTGGCATGATCACCGCAGGTAATCAGACGGACATCACGGTCACCTATGACGATGCTAATGACAAGATCGACTTCTCAGTAGACGCTACGATTGCAAGGCTTAACAGTCCTGCCTTTACAGGCACACCTACTGCTCCTACTGCCAATCAAGGTGACAACTCGACACAGCTCGCTACCACTAGCTATGTAGACACCGCCGTTCAAGGTGTGATCATTGGAGGAGGCTTCCAACCCAATAATGATAACCTCACAGACATCAGTGGTCTTACACCTGATGCGGATAACTTCATTGTCGGTGACGGCAATAACTTCGTACAAGAGACACCTGCTCAAGTTAGGGCTACTCTCGGACTTGGTACTGCCGCTCAGAATGACACCGGAGACTTCCTTGCAAGTGGATCGGGTCTTAATGCTCTCTCTGATGTCACTCTAGGGGCTACCGCAAACAAGCAGTTCCTCGTCCATGATGGAGTTAATGGGTTTGCTAATAGAGTAATCTCCACTTCTGACCTCTCTGATGGGGCAGGGGTTCTCTTCAACACCTCGTCTATCAATGATCTGTCTGATGTTGACACCACAGGTAAGGCTGATGGTAGAGTTCTCAAGTTCAACGCTCAAGGAGATTTGGTTGTTGGTGACGATCTCGGCAAGACCGAGGAGGAGATACAAGACATTGTAGGCACCATGTTCGTTGCGAACAATGCAGGTAATACCCATATCACATTTGCCTATGATGACACCGAGGGTGCTAATGACGGCACAATCACCGCTACTGTCTCTCTCAATTCAACTGACCTCGGTGATAGTGCTCTCCTTGCACGTCTAGCAAGCCCCGCCTTTACAGGTACTCCTACTGCACCTAAAGCCGATCTTAATGATGACTCAAACAAGATCGCTACCACGAGCTATGTGCAACAAGAGATACACTTCCTTGCTCAAGATTATCAACCTCTTGATGACCGTCTTACTGAGATCAGCAACATCGCTATCCCTACAGCGGATAACTTCCTTGCTGGTGATGGTAACGACCTTGTGCTTAAGACCCCTGCACAGGCTCGTACCTCGTTGGGTCTTGATCAAGTTAATGCTAGGGTCACTCTCGGCTTTGGTACTGCTGTCACGAACGACACAGGTGACTTCTTAGCAAGTGGTTCAGGTCTTGATGACCTCTCTGATGTGGTGCTTGGAGCGACAGCTAATAAGCAGTTCCTTGTCCATGATGGGAACAACTTTGCTAATAGGATTATCTCTACTACTGACTTGAGCGATGGGACTGATATTCCTCTCCTAGATGCACAGGGAGACTTGAGCCTAGGCTCAGACCTCTCAGTGACAGGTGTTCTCACCACAGGTAGTCTCGTTACGGACACTTTGACTCTTACAGGTGGAGTCAACCCTGCCTTCTCTATTGAGGACGGTGCGAGCACTTACCTTCAGATCAACACCCTTGTTGGTTTTGAGAAGGTGTCTGTCACTCAAGACTTTGAGGCAACAGGTGATGTGACCCTCTCCTCCATTGAGGTCTCAGGAACTCAAATCACAGCAGGTGGTGCGGGCATCACCTTTGGTGCTGAGAGCCTGACGACCACAGGGACTGTCACGGTAGGCAACCTCACCGTTAATGGTACGCTCACTACGATCAACACGGATAACCTCTCTGTGAAGGATCGTGTGGTCGAACTCAATAGTGGCATTGGTGCGAACAATAACGCAAACGATCTCGGTCTGTTCCTTAACAGAGGTAATGACGCAGACGCTCTCATCTTGTGGGACGAGGGTGAAGATGCCTTTGTCTTTGCTACGCACACAGGTGCTGTCGATGGGACAACGGCGGACTACTCCGATGTAGCTCATGGCGGTTCCTTCTCAAGAGCTCCTGTACTCACAGGCAATATGGGTGTCACAGGCACTCTCTCAGTAAGCGGGCAAACTACTCTGACAGGGCTTCTCCTTGCTAATGGTGGGGTCAACGTCAATGGTGGGAACTTCATTGTAGATTCAGCCACAGGTAATGTCTCAACTATAGGCACTCTTACAGTCACAAGCACAGGTACGATTACCGCACCTGCTCAAGGAGCTAATGCCAATGAGATTGTCACCGCAGCATGGGTACGAGGCTTGGACATCTTTGACTTCAACGCCACCGCAGAGGAACTTGAAGATGCTGTAGCGGGTCAGTTCACACATGGTAATCATGGTGGTGGGCTCAGTGTCACTTACATAGACGATGGTGGAGTTAATGATGGTGAGATCCGTATCTCTACTACGGGCAACCTCGCAGACATCGCCACCATCACACACAATGCAGGTGACTTCATTGTCGGTGACGGAAACAACTTCACGGCACAAACACCTGCACAAGTAAGAGCTACTCTTGATCTTGAAGTCGGTACGGATGTTCAAGCGTATGACGCGGGTCTACAATCCATTAGTGGTTTGGTTACAGGTGCAGGTCAGATCATCTACACCACCGCCCCTGATACTTATGCAACCTCTTCCATTAGTGCATTCGGCAGATCACTCATAGATGATGCTGATGCGGCTACCGCAAGAGCTACTTTGGGACTTGTCATCAACACGGATGTACAAGAGCACCATGAGTTCCTCACCGAGCTCAGTAACCTTGACCCATTAGGTGCAAACCAAGTCATCTACTCTGATGCTCTTGGTGATCTAGCTACCTCTTCCATTAGTGCTTTCGGTAGATCACTCATAGACGATGCTGACGCAGGTGTCGCGAGAGCTACTCTTGGTGTTGTGATCGGTACTAACGTACAGGCACAAGATGCAGGGCTACAATCCATTAGCGGGTTGGTCACCGCCGCAGATCAGATGATCTATACTACGGCTCTTGACACTTATGCCACTACTTCCCTTACCGCATTTGGTAGATCACTCATAGACGATGCTGACGCTCTTACGGCAAGGGCAACTCTCGGAGTGGTCATTGGCACGGATGTACAGGCACAAGACGCAGGTCTACAATCCATTAGTGGGTTAGTGACAGGTGCAGATCAGATGATCTACACCACTGCCCTAGACACTTATGCCACCACAAGCCTAACCACCTTTGGTAGATCGCTCCTCGATGATGCTGATGCGACTACGGCGAGGGCAACACTTGGCGTGGTGATTGGTACGGATGTACAAGCTCAGAATGGGCTCTTGCAAGAGTTTGCAGACCTAGACCCTGTAGCTGCCAACAGGTTGTTCTATACAGACGCAAATGGCAACCTCACTACGTCTGTACTGACAGCTCAAGCGATAGCCCTACTTGATGACTCAACCTCTGCTGCTCAGAGGACGACACTTGGTCTTGTGATCGGTACGGATGTGCAGGCTCAAGATGCAGGGTTGGAGTCTATAAGTGGTTTGATCACTGCGGCTGACCAGATGATCTACACTACAGGTGCAGATACCTACGCGACTACAAGTCTGACAGCTTTTGGTAGGTCACTCATAGATGATGCCAACGCTCTAACAGCTAGAGCGACTTTGGGCGTCACGATTGGTACTGATGTTCAGGCGTATGACCCTGCTCTGCAATCCATTAGTGGTTTGGTGACAGGTGCTAATCAGATCATTTACACGACTGCTCAAGACACCTATGCCACGAGTGCGGTTACTGCCTTCGGTCTTAGCTTGATTGATGATGCAGATGCTCTAACAGCAAGGTCTACACTTGGAGTAGTCATAGGCACTGATGTGCAAGCATATGACCCTGCACTTCAATCTATTAGTGGTTTGGTTACGGGTGCAGATCAGATGATCTACACTACCGGTGTAGATACCTATGCTACGACCACGATCACAGCAGTCGGTAGAGCTTTGCTTGATGACGCTACTGTAGCTGATCAGAGAGCCACTCTTGGTCTTGGTGACGCCGCCCTTGTAAATACTTCGGTCAATGGTGGTGTGGGTGAGCAAGGTAAGGCTGTTGTGCTTGATGGTACGGGTAAGCTAGGGGCTCTTGACGGGTCTGCTTTGACGGCACTTGGCTCAATCAACACCTTGAGTGATGTGGACACAACGGGCTTGGATGCTAATGATGTGCTTACATGGGATGCAGGTCAAGGTAAGTTTGTACCTACGGCACTTCAAGCTCAGTCTATAGCGAGCACGGCTCAAGCACTCATTGATGGTAATGGTACGAATACAGGTGCAGACACGATTGACTTCTCTTATGATGCTCAGAACGAGGTCATCAATCTAGCACTTGGCATCAGCACATCTAACTTGACGGATGTGAGTGCTGCTCCTGATACGAATAAGCAGGTGTTGAGGTACACGACTGATGGAGGTTTGAACAAGTATGTCCCTACGGTGCTCGGTACGTCTACTGATTATGATGTGGGTACTGCACCTGGTGAGATCATCTTGCTCAGTGATCCTACACAGGACAATGTCAATGCAGTTGCCGACCTTATTGTTCTTGGTCGTGTGATTGAGACGATTGATTATGGTTCAGTTGCGGATGCTTTTGTAGATGGTCAAGACTTCGCAACGGATTGGAATGGTACGGGTTTCAATGACACATTGATTTATGCGGCGGAGGACTATGGGGTGTTGGTGAGTTAATAGTGCTTTTATCAAGACGCTTCATAACAACAGAAGCGTCTTGATAGGAGTAGCCTATGTCAGTCCGTAGAGTCCAACTAAGAAGAGGCACGTCTGCTGAGAACAATGCTTTTACAGGTGCGGTGGGTGAGATCACAGTCGATACAACTCAGAACACAATCCGTGTTCATGATGGGGTGACGGCAGGTGGTACTGAGACGACCCTTCCCGACTTGTCGAACATTGCTCCTTCAGCAACCGTAGACTTTAACAACCAACGCATTGAGAATGTCCTTGACCCTGTAAATGATCAAGATGTTGCCACTAAAGCATATGTGGACTCAGGTGGTGGTATCGAGCTGGGTGAACTCATCAACGTCACCCTCAATGCTCCCGCCAATGGTCAGATCATTGTTTATGACTCAGATGGCGGTGCAGAGGACAATCAATGGAAGAACGTCACTCTCAGTGGGGACATCTCCATTGACAACGCGGGTGTGGCATCTATCGGTTCAGAGGTCATCGTCAACGACGATATCGCTAATGGGACCATTCAGAATGTTAAGCTCGTCAACGATAGCGTGACCATCGGTGCTACTGAGGTTGTTCTCGGCACCACCGAGACATCATTCAGTGGGCTAACAGGTCTTGACTTCACAAATGCCGATGCAACTATCGGTGCTTCTATGACCGATGATGGGGCGGGAACCCCTACTGTCCTTACTCTCGGAGGTAATGGCTCTAGAGTTAAGGTCGCTAATGAACTCCTCGTTGTAGGTGACCTGACAGTTCAAGGTACGACCACTACAGTGGACTCAACTAATGTAGCCGTAGCGGATCGCGTGGTTGAGCTCAATAAAGACCTGGCGGTAGCTAATGCTAATGACCTCGGTCTGTTCCTCAATAGAGGTACTGAAGATGATGCTCTCATCTTGTGGGACGAGGACCTCGGTGGATTCCTTCTCGCTACACATAGTGGTCTTGTAGATAGTTCCACCCTAGACTACTCAAGTGTTGTAGGACTCACACGAGGTGACCTCTACATCGGCAACCTTGATGTCGAGACTAACACCACTCTCGGTGGTACCCTCGGAGTTACAGGTGTCACGACCCTTACAGGTCTACTCAATGCTAATGGCGGTATCGCTGTAGATACCAACGCATTTACTGTTGCGGACACTACAGGTAACACCAACATTCAAGGTACTCTTGATGTTGTGGGTAAGTCCACCCTCGCTTCTACTTCTACTATCGGTGATCTTGAGTTCACCAATGGTCAGATTCAGACTACGGCTGTAGACAATAACCTGAGCTTCAATGACAACAACCTGTCTACTACAGGTACTCTCGCTGTAGGCTCAACCACCGTACAAGGTAATAGCTTCATCTCCGTAGAGAAGGGTGCTACACATAGCCTCCTCCTCAACTCAGATGTTGTGGGTGATAACACACCCGCCAATGCCTCTATCGGTGTAGCCCTCTCTGATGGTCCTTCATACGCCACGATCACATGGACACAAGCCGATACTACATGGGATGTCTCTCATAACATGAGCGTGGCAACTGACCTCACCGTTGGTCAAGACCTCATCGTTACAAGGAACATTGTTCTTACTGATTCTGCCACTCAAGGCATCACCTTCCAACATGACGTTGTTGCAGGTGCAGATGAGACCCTTCTCCGTGTAGACAGAGGGGCAACCTACTCAGTTCTTTCATGGGACGAGAGCTCCGCTTACTTCTCAGTTAGTCATGGTCTCAATGTTGTTGGTGCTATCTCACAAGGTCCCGTTGATGGTCCTGAGAACTTCAGTGTCTCAAACGCAGGTGTGATCACCACTGATAGCGATGGACATCGTATCGCAGGTCTTACCTTTAATGGGACTACGATTGAAGCATTCACCAATGGAGCAGGTATCGACTTTGGCGATGAAGACGTAAGCACCACGGGTGACTTCTCTGCCGCTAACATCACGTCTACTAGTGACATGACGATCAACACCGCTACCTTCAGTGGGTTGCTCACCGCCAATGGTGGCATCACGGCTGATGGGGGTGTGTTCACTGTAGCAGATACCACAGGTAATGTCGCTACTACGGGTACACTCTCAGTGACCGGTGATGTTGCAATCAACACCAATAAGTTCAACATCACAGGAGCTACGGGTGCCGTCAGCCTTGATGGGACTACAGGTGTAATCACCGCCTCAGCAGAGGGTCACTTGATTGCTGACTTCTCTATCTCTGATGGTTCTTTCACATCTGCTACTCAGATCATTAACATGGGTACTAATGATGTCACCACAACAGGCGACATCTCCGCTACGGACATTACATCCACTGGCGACATGACCATCAACACGGCTACTGCGACAGGGCTTGTCCAAGCAGATGGTGGTCTAAATGTTAATGATGCGTTCACTGTGGCTGCTAATGGTGATGTTGTCACAAGTGGGACAGCCGATCTAGGTGCAACCACCGTAGATAGCCTCAATGTGAGCAACGCTAACATCACCTCTGTTGGTGCGATCCAACTTGATACGATCCAATCAGCAGGTGATGCGGTCTCTTTCGACATCCTCCTTGATGACAACCAAGCAACCGCTCTTGAGATCAAAGAGGGAGCTAACGTCTATCAGACCTTCGTCACTACGGACGCAGGTGAGAAGGTTGTCTTTGGCAAGCTCATTGAAGCACCTGATAGCTCAGTGGTGGCTAACTTCACCTTTAGTGGTAGCACCATTAGCTCAAGCACTGACAGCATGGACATTGGTAATGATGCTCTGACTACTACAGGTACGGGTACGTTTGGCTCTCTTGATGTAAGTGGTGGCAACATTGTAGACGCTGGTGATGTGGCTCTTGATACGATCTCACCTGCGGGTGCTTCAGTGGTCGTTGATCTTCCTGATAATGGCGGGGTTGCGTTCTCTATCGTAGATGATCTTGGTGGAGCTAATCAGACCAACTACTTGCAGGTCACTACAACAACAGGTCTTGAGGAGGTCACTCTCCCTCAGCGTACTCGTGTACAGGGTCAGTTCCATGCAGACGGAGGTATCACTGTAGATGCAGGTGTGTTCACGGTTGATGGTACTTCAGGTGCAATCGCTACGACTTCTACAATCAGTGCTCGTAGCAACCTCACTCTCGATGACACAACCAACACCACATCACCTAACTTCTTCATCAAAGAGCACACAGCTAACGTAACAACCTTTGAGGTTCTCGGTGAGACAGGTAACACCTCTATCTCAGGGACACTTGATGTCACAGGTGCTACAACACTGAACTCAACTGTGACCGCTACAGGTGAGACTACCATTAGTGGTGCTGATCTCATTGTAGATGACGGCAACGTCACAGATGTGTTCTCGGTTGCAAACGCTACAGGTAACACCAACGTAGGTGGTACTCTCGATGTTGGTGGGGTCACAACTCTAGGTGCTAACCTAGACCTCGACAGCAACAGCATTGTGAATGCAAACGATGTGGCGATCACTACCCTTAGCGGTGTGGGCTCTACCTACGACCTTGTACTCACAGACAATCAAGCAACCGCTCTTGAGATCAAGGAAGCGGGTACTGCCTACCAGACCTTCGTCACTACGGACGGGGGTGAAAAGGTGACGTTCGGTAAGCTCATAGAGGCTCCAGAGAGTTCAAAGCTCGCAAACCTTACGTTCACTAATGGTGTGATCACCTCTGCTACGGGGGCTTTGAGCCTCGGTACAGATAGCCTCACCACTACGGGTACTGCTGATCTCGGTGCGACTACTGTAGATAGCCTCAATGTGAGCAACTCTAACATCACCAATGTTGCGGACATCGCACTCGATACAATCTCTGCTAATGGTGGAGATGTGGTGAAGGTTGATCTTGTAGACAACCTTGCTCTTGCCTTTGAGATTGTAGATGATCTCGGTGGTGCTAATGAGACTTCATACCTTCAGATATCATCAACTACGGGTGCTGAGAGCGTCACTCTACCACAGGCTACTATCGTAGACGGGTCCTTGACCGCCAATGCAGGCGTGACCGCTTCTGCTATTGCTTCCCTCGGCAATGTGGTTCTTGATGACACGACTAACACCACATCACCTAACCTGACCATTAACGAGCATGTGGGCAATACCACGACCTTCCAGGTGCTTGGTGCTTCAGGTAATGTCTCTACAGAGGGTACGCTCAGCGTAGCTTCTACCTCTACCTTTAGTGGAGAGGTGACAGTAGCCAACGTGAATCTTGTAGTTGAGGACGGAGCTAACCAAGAGAACTTCAAGGTACTCCCATCAGGGAACACCACGATTGCAGGTACTCTTGATGTCACAGGTGCGGTGACTGTCTCTAGTGGTGTTGACCTTAACAACTCGGACTTGACTGAGGTCAATGCACTTAAGGTCACAACTATTCAGAGCCAGGCGGCAGCCACCTCTTTTGACATTGTTCTTGATGACAATCAAGCCTCTGCTCTTGAGATCAAAGAGGGTGTCAACGTCTATCAGACCTTCGTCACTACGGACGCGGGGGAGAAGGTAGTCTTTGGTAAGCTCATCGAAGCTCCTAATAGCTCTAAGGTGGCAGGTATCACCTTTAGTGGTGATGGCTTCACTTCTGCTGGTGGTACGATCAGCCTCACATCAGATGATCTCACCACGACAGGTTCTATCACTGTTGGTGATGGTAATGGAGGTACGAGCATTGACGCACAAGAGGGCGACATCATCAATGTCAACGACATTGCTCTTGATACGATCTCCTCTAACAACTCAACCGTACAAGTCCTCATGGATGACAATGTAGCGGGTGCGTTTGAGCTTCTTGAGGGTGCTAACTCATACATCAAGGTAGACACCACTGATGGCTCAGAGATCATCACGATCTCTACGGATGTTGAGTTCACGGGTACTGCAAGCTTCACAGCAGGTGCGATTGGGCTTAGCGGTGGTAATGTCGTAGTTAATGAAACGGGCAACCCTAACTATGACTTCCGTGTAGAGGGTGACACTCAGACCCACTTGATCTTCACAGATGCTTCTGCTGACCGTGTGGGCATCAACAACGCGACACCTAGCGTACAGCTCGATGTTGTAGGTGATACGCTCATCACAGGAGACACAACTCTTGATGGTGCTGTGACACTTAAGGGTGGTGCTGTTGTCATCAATGAGGATGCTGAGAACTTTGATCTTCGAGTAGAGGGTGTGTCTGACACCAACGTGCTTGTAGTTGATGCGTCAGCGGACTCTGTGGCTATCGGTAAGGCGGTCGCTTCTGCGAAGCTAGATGTAGCGGGTGACGTTGCGATCTCAACAACTCTTGATGTGACAGGTAAAACAACCCTTGTTGGTTCTCTTGATCTGACGACAGCTTCAACTGATGGCATCACTTTCCGTAGTGAGATCATCGCTAATGATGGAGATGCGGATCAGACACTTATCAGTGTAAATAAGGGAGACGCAGGAGCTAATCAGTCTACGATCTCATGGGACGCTTCTGAGGGTCACTTCACGATCACTGATGGTTTGAACTCTGAGGCAGACTTCACCGTAGGTGCTAATGATGGTGCTAAGGTGTTCACGATTGCTTCGGCATCTGGTAACACTGAGCTCAGTGGTGTTCTCTCCGTCAAGTCTGCGGACTTGGCAGGTGACGCTAATGTACAATCTGCGATTGTCCTTCTGAACTCAGACGCTACCGCACTTGGTGCTGAGAGAGATGCCCGTGTTGAGGTTGAGCGTGGTACTGCTACCAACGCTTACATCTTGTGGGATGAGAGTGAGGACGAGTGGGCGATCTCTAACGCACTCAAGTCAGAGGGTAACTTCTTCGTAGGTGCGGACACATTCACCGTCACAGCTTCTAATGGCAATACTTCAGTAGGCGGTACACTTGGAGTGACGGGGGCTATCACAGCTACGGCACAGAACCATACGATCTCAGACTTTACGATTGCGGATGGGTCGATCTCATCAGCTACGGCTACGATTGACTTCAACGCGAACAACTTGACGACTACAGGTTCTATTACCTGTACGAACATGACGGTCAATGGGACACTGACTACGATCAACTCAACTGATCTTGAGATCACAGATGCTGTCATCAGGCTGAATAAGGGGGTTGAGGGTGCTGCTAATGCTCGTGACATTGGCATCATCATGGAGCGTGGTACTACAGGTAATGATGCGATCTTCTTCTGGGACGAGACTGATGACATCTTCAAGATGGGTCTTACCAATGTAGCTGCGGATCAGACTGACTTCACCGACCCTGTGACTTGGGGTGACTTGAAGATTGGTACGCTCACGACCACAAGCACGATCACTTCTACGGGTGTGGTCAACGCTAATGGTGGCATTGCGATTGATACCAACGGGCTAACGATTGACGGTGCTACCTATAAGATCAGCTCTACGGGTGAGGTGCTTGTCAACAAGGCATCTACAGCGGCGTTCCTTGTTCAAGATGGGTCCGCTAATCCAATCTTCAACATTGACACTACAGGGAGCAAGGTAACGATCACCACCGCTCTGTTTGAGCCTGATGCGGGCATCAACGTAGGAGCGGATGTGTTCTCAGTGAGCAACACAGGCGTAACCTCTATCTTGAACACCGCTAATGTGACCATCACAGATGCCAACGCCTTTGTAGTTGAGGATTCAGGCAATACCGCAGTGCTGAATGTGGATACCGCTCAGTATATCACATCACTTGAGGGTCAACTCAAGGTTAATGATGTGAGACCATTTACGGCTAATAGTGGTGACTTCAAGGTACGCATGACGGACAACGTGGCTAATGGTCTTGAGATTGTTGGCATCGGTGGAACGTCTTACATGACGTTCACCTCTACTACGGGTAGTGAAGCCATCACAGTCAATCAAGATACCACAATGAACGAGACACTGAGCGTGACAGGTCTTGTGACGCTCTCTGATGACTTGAACATTGAGAACAGCCATACGAGGGGTATCTTCTTCAACTCTAATGGTTCAGCCATCGCGGGTGCAGATGCTACCTTGATCACGATTGAGCAGGGTACGACTTACGCTTCTGATGTTGTCCTTTCATGGGACATCAGTGATAAGTCACTCAACTTGAACAATGAGGCGAGCCTTCATCTACAGGGTCGTGCAGGTTCTAACGCCTTCACGGTAGGTGGTACGACTTCAAGTTCTGCTAATGCAACCTTGACGACAGCGGGTGCTCTCACACTTGCTTCTACGATGACAGCACCTACGGTCACACTTGATGAGATGACTGACCGCACGGGTGACGGCATGGTGTTCTCAATGACCGCAGGTCAGACAGCGGGTCTTTTGATCCGTGAGGACACAACCAACTACATCACCTTGAATACGACTGCTGAGTCAATCACACTCCATCGTCCTACGACACTTGGTTCAACTGTAGCCATCACGGGTGTCACTACGCTTTCTGATACCCTCGCCCTTACAAAGAGCGTGGCGGATACGGGTATTGTGTTCAACTCGAACAGGCAAGCGGCAGATACACCTAATGGTGTGGACTTTGATGCTCTCTTGCTCCATGTTGAGAATGGAGGGGCTGTTGGTGCAGTAGACGCTTATCTCAAGTGGGACGACTCAGAGTCTAGCTTTGTTGTAGAGGGTGGTAAGCTCCATGCTTCTACTGCGTTCTCAGTGGGGACTAACATCTCTACTAAGAACTTCAATGTGACGACAGCGGGTGTTGTGACACAGAGTGGTTCGTTGACGCTTGATGACATCGGTAATGCCGTTAACCCTGACTTTAGCATTGTGAACACCGCAGGTACTACGACCTTTGAGGTTTTGGGTGCTACGGGTAACACTAGCATTGAGGGGACTCTTGCGGTCACAGGTATCTCAACCTTCGATCAGAAGATCAACGTACTCAGCGGTTTCTCTGATTCGGCTCTTGTTATCAACTCTGATCTTACAGGTGTCGGTCAAGAAGCTAATGCGAACATCCTCATGGTGGAGCGAGGAACAGGTACAAGGGCACGCTTCAACTGGGATGAAGCCGATAACACCTTTGAGTTCTATGCAGGAGTCACGGGTGGTAATGGAGGCATTAAGCTAGGAGTCAACACCGTATACTCTGACAGTGGTTCATTGAGCTTCAGCGACAATGATCTGACAAACTCAGGTAGTTTGAGCCTCACGGGTACAGCGACCTTGAGTGTTGCAGGTACGACTACGCTTTCAGACAATGTCACTATTGCAACCACTAAGAGCCTTACTCTGAATGAGGGCGTTGCGAATGCGGCGGCAGATGTAGACGCTACGATCTTTGTTGATCGTGGTACTGATACGGATGTGTTCCTCCGTTGGGACGAGGGTGATGATCGTTGGAAGATCACTAATGATGGTGTGACGGCATACAACGTGTTGCATGAGAATGACGCTCTCTTGAGCTTGACACTTGCGGCTTACTCAGGTGCGGCTACTTCGAGCCATACTGTGAGGCAGAACGCGAATACGTTGACCCTTCAAGGTACAAACGAGCAGGTTCAGGTCGGCTACAATGCGGGTGTGGTTACGCTCAGTTTGCCTAACACCGTGACCATACCTGGTGACTTGAACGTGACCTCGATCACATCACTTGGTTCGGTGTTGCGTATTCAAGACCCCTTGATCTTCTTGGGTCAGTCAGTAGCCGCACAGAAGGACTCAGGCTTCTATCAGCAGTATCGTAATGACTCGCTATCTATCCGCTTCAGTGGTCTTGTTTATCGTCCTACACAGAGCCGTTGGGCATTGTTTGATGATAACTCTACCTTGAGCTCAGCGGGTAGTGATGAGACGATTGCCGCACCTGACTCAGAGTTGGCACTCTTGGATGTGAGTTCACTTCGTGGTGGTCTTGCTACGGGTACGGATACAGCGGGTAGTGATCTTGCTATCATTGGTGGTGCGAGTACGGGTGCAGGTGCAGGTGGTAAGATACTGCTTCAGACCACACCCACAAACATCAGTGGGTCTACTGCTAATATACCTTCAACCGCACTTGAGATTGATGCTACTCAGAAGGCTACCTTCAAGGCAGACGTTGAGATTGAGCGTGATGGTATTGGCTTTGCTGTTGTCACGGCTAAGACATCTGAGGGTAGTCGTTATGAGATCACTGAGGACACGGGTGCTTCGCTGAGCGTGACTGCACCCTCATCGGCTCTGACCAACAAGGATGCTTACTTTGTGGACAATAGTGGTACGGACTTCGATGTTGATCTCTTTGCTTTGACGAGCAACAACCAAGACGGCTATGTTCTGACGATCTTCAACACGGACTCAACTGCTAATGCTACGGTGAACGCTGATGGCACGGAGACGATCAGTGGTAGTGCATCTAAGGTGATTGCACCTAATGGTAGTTTGAGCCTCATGGCAAAGGGGAACAACTGGTACGTCATGTAAGTTTGGCACAAGTAATCCCTTTGTCGGTATAGTGAGGTAGCCATTTGGCACACTCACCGCGAGGCAACCTTTCCAAGCCTCCTCAGACAAAGGGATTACTTGTGAAGATTAAGACTCTTCTTTTGACCTTAGCTCTTTCACTTTCTTTTACGGTGGCTCAAGCAACTCCGACTTGCTCAAGCACAAAGTATAAGCTCGTGTATGATGGCGTGTCTTTCAATGACACGGAGGATGCTGCGTACCGCAAGTTGAAGCGTACCTTTGGACGCAAGGCGAGAGTCCGTAAGATTAATGGCAACATCATGGTTGACTTTAAGAAGCCATTTAAGAACCTTGACACGATTGCATACAGTATCAAGGGCGGGCGTGTGACCCGTATCATCTTCAGCTACCACAATAACTTCATCGCAAGTCTTGGAGGTCTTAAGGATGCTCTCATGACTCTCTTGAAGGCGAGTGTGGACAAGTATGGTAAGGCTGATAATGTAGACACCTCAGAGGCTAAGTCATCAGGTAGAATCTCTGCGGTGTGGGCTGAGGACAATGGTGGTCAACTGATCATTGTAGGTAAAGACCCTTCCACCTTGATTGTCCGTGTAGATTGCAACTCTCTTGAGAAGCATCTCATTGATCAGGTAACCAAGTCAGCTAACTTCGGCTTCTAAGGCCACACATACTCAAGACCTGCCTGATCATCAGGGAAATGGGTCTTGTAGTGTGTAGGGCTCTTTTCTAAGAGCTTAGACCTATGGCTCTTATGGATACTTTCATTACCCCACCAACTCGGTGGGGTTTTGTTTGTATGGGGGTGTAGCTCTCTCCACTTTTGGAAGCGAGGGAGCATGGTGTCTTTGTATCCTCTAGATATCCATTCTCTACAGATGGCTTCTGAGTAGAGGCATAGGAACCACTCATGTCCTTGCCACATCAATACGGCGGGGTGGTTGATCCAACCTCTTTTACGTCTTCTGCCGAGTTTATCGGTGGTGTAGAGGTTGTTGTCTTTGAGGTGGGTAAGGGTGTTTAGGATTTGCCAAGATTCTACTCTTTGCTTGCCTAGTCGCTTTACGTCTAGTGATTGAGCGATGTCTTGGAAATTGGTGTGTGGGATAAATGTTTGCATTTGCTTTCGTTGGACATTTATGTCTATAGTTGATGTCACTCAACATTTGATCTAAGGAGGCTAAGTCCATGACTTATCGAGTAGATTCTAACTTGTCTATAACTAGGGTTGGGAATGGGGAGTCAACGGTGAACCTGAAACCATCAGATCATCACTTTGTGGCACACAATGGTCAGACGTTAGTCTTGCCTACCTTGGTTGGTAATCTTGACCGTGAGGTGTGGTGTAAGCTAGGCGATGTCTACACCACTGGTGTGACTATCAACACCGCAGATCCCTCTGAGACAATCGAGGGGGATGCGAGTGTTACAATCGACACCGACTATGGCTATGTTGCACTATTGGCTACCTCATCAGGTTGGGTGGTAACTTCCTCTACAAAGGTAAAGCCACCTTCAATAGGGGACGAGTCAAGGAATATCGCTACTACCTCTTATGTGAAAGGGAACATGAGAGTGGGATTAAATGAGGTGAACGCCTCACATACTCTTACACTCTCTGATGAGGGGTCTCTTATATTGTTTACGGGGCTCACCGCTGATGCTGTGCTTACAATACCTTTAGAGGCATCCGTGAACTTCCCTCTTGGGACACAAATGATGGTGACGAATGCTACCTCTTTCAACTTGTCGATCACTCCAACCGCAGGGGTGAACCTTAACAGCAGTGGTGCAACAGGCACACGCACGCTTTCAGCTCAGTACTCAGGAGCGAGCTTGATTAAGACCGCTACAGATACTTGGTATCTCTTTGGCGACTTAGGTTGAGAGACTGATGCTTAAAGGAATGATGGGTTCAGTCTCTAGTGCCTTCTTCCCCTTGAAGCTCGTGGGTGCGATGTCTTATGACGGGGCTTCATCAAGTAACTTGTTAGTCTCTGATGTGACCGACTTAAAGATGAAAGGAAAGGACTTTACAATCGAGTGGTACCAATACCAAACAGACACCAACCCTAACCCCCGCATCTTCTCAAAGGGGACTTACCCTAACGCTGATGTTGCCGTCTCAATCGAGTCAAATGTTTTCTACTATTGGGAAGGAGGGTCTGCCATCTCAATCGCTACCTTGAGTAACTACAAGAACCGATGGGTTCACTTCGCAGTCACTAGGGCTAGTGGAGCCATCAGGGTCTTCATGGATGGGGTTCTCTTAAACACATTCTCCTCAAACCATAACTACAACTCAAACTCTCAGCTAAGGATTGCTAATGAAGAGGTCTTGAGTTCGGGTTCTTATTTTGGAGGTCATCTCACCAACTTCCATTGGGCGGTGGGTCTTGCGAAGTATACCTCAAACTTTGAGAGACCCTCCTCCCCAATATCACCTATTGCTCAAACGGACTTACTGCTCTTGGCTACGGACCTAGCTAACGTAACCACTGACTCAAGTGTTAACTCTTTGACTGCGGTCAACAACAATGTCACATGGTCAGCTTTCCGTAAGGTTATGAGTTAATAGACTTTTAATGGGAGAACTCCTTATGTGCCTACAGAGGAGTTGTGCCATGTCTTATAGAGTTGACTCAAACCTAGTCGGTGTAAAGGTAGCCGCAGATGCGACCTCTTACACACTTGCTGTTACAGATGATCACTATGTTGCCTATGTAGGTCAAACGATCACCTTGCCTTCTTTAGCAAGTAGTTTAGGGCGTACCTTCTTCATTAAGCTTGGCTCTGTTGCAACCTCACCTGTCACAATCAACGCAGGTGGTTCAGATACAATAGAAGGTGCAAGCTCCTACACTCTAGAAACAGACTATGACTTCGTTGAGCTTGTAGGTGGTAGTTCCACATGGCTCATATCTAAGGAGTCGAACACTAGAATCCCTGTGAGCTCATGGACAACGAGTGCCACTCTCTCAAGGAGTGATGAAGGTGGCTTGATACAGAGCAACTCAACATCCGCGATTGTGGCTACCGTGCCACCTAACAGCTCAGCTGCTTTTCCTGTAGGCACTCAGATTATTCTTGCTCGTAAGAACACCGGGACGTTCTCAGTGACACCGGGTAGTGGAGTTACGATTAACTCTGTAGGGAGTAATCGCTTCATCTCAACACAATACGGGGCAGCGACACTCGTCAAGGTAGCCACTAACGAGTGGTATCTCTTTGGCGATCTCTCGGCATCGTAATGATTGCTACAATTCATGGGGTTGCATCATCTCGGAGGAAGTATATCTCTTCATCTCTAGATGTAAGGGTTTTCAGTATTCACGCAGGTACGGGCAGTCAGACCCAGTACTTAAACTTCCCGACTACCAAGACTACCTTTGATCGTTTGTTTGATACGGGATATTCAAACACCTCTTTGTCTTGGACAGGTACGCTCAGTCCTAGTGTGGCTTTGAACCACTCAAATTATACGACACTCACTTCAGCGGGAGTGAGTGTACCCAATGCAGGTAACTACTTCTCTTTAGAGGCAACAGGGGTATTCATCCCCAAAGAGACTGGCACTTACACGTTCTACATCGACTCGGACGATGGTAGTGATTTGTATATCGGGGGCAACCTTGTAGTCTCTTACTATGGTGGTCATGGTATTGGGACGAGCGTGAGTGGCACAATAAGCCTCATCTCAGGGAGAGCGTATACCTTCGTTGCAAGGATGCAAGAGTATCAAGGTGGTGAAGGTCTTATCTTGAAGTGGAGGAGACCTTCACAGGGTACTCAGACATTACAATCTGACGAGGTGTTCAGGACTCCGTAGTTCTTCATCGGCACAACATTTGAACTAAGAAAGGTGGTAAATATGGAGCTAAATGAAAGAGTCGCAAAAAGGTACTTGTCTGCCTACCGCAAAGGGGACATTGAGATCAAAGTGGATACTCCAGAGGATCGTGATGCCAACTTTTCGGTGGGGCTTTATCGAGGTGACTCTCATGTGGGGTGGTGCGAAGCACATGTGGAGGCATACACAATACATGAACTCGAAGATTTTAATTGTTACAAGGACATCATGTCTGTGACCGCAACATGGTTAGCGGACATGGAAGAAGCGACCAACGCAGTGACGGGTGTCGAAGGTATCTTGGTTGTAGAGGTTGTCTCTAGTGAATTAGAGGAGTCTCTTCAAGGTAAGAAGTGTGGCTATCAAATGTACCTGAAACTCATCCAAGAGGTATACAAAGAGTACGGCAGAATACCTTTTGTGTTCATCCCGAACTACTGTCACAATAGGTCTACCTCTGATGAGGCTCTAAGGGTATGGGCATCATTCGCCCGTAAATACCCTTCTGAAGGGGACGTTATTCTGATCACTCGTTACCCGAACCGATAAAGTTTTAGATCGTTAATAGAGCCCCTTCTCAGACAACACAACAGGAGGGGTTATGTCATATAAGGTCGATACCAATCTAACACAGATCAAAGTAGCTACAGACGCTACCTCATATACTCTCACACCGACAGACGAGGTGTATGTAGCATATGAGGGTCAGACCGTCACGCTACCTTCATTAGCTAATAGTCTTGGCAGGAGATACTTCGTAAAGTTAGGTTCTGTTGCCACTACAGGTTTTACGCTAACCGCAGGTGATGGTGACAACATTGAAGGTTCTTCAAGTGTCTCTGTCACTACAGACTTTGGGTCTGTAGAGGTCATCGGTGGCAGTTCTGCATGGTTGATTGGACAAAAGAGTTCCAAGCTCGAAGGTACTGGGTCGGAGGTCTCTGTGTCTGACGCGGGTGGGACTGCAACAATAGGCTTGCCCGATAGTGTGAGTGTTACGAGTAGTCTGACCGTAGCTGGATTAACATATCCCACTACGGACGGTACTACGGGTCAAGTGATCTCTACTAATGGTTCAGGTACATTAGGGTGGTCATCAGCAGGTGGTGGAGGGAGTACGACAGAGACACTATTCAAGATCGCTGATGGCAACACCACTTCCGATGGGACACTTGACTTTGGTTTTTATGTGGAAAGGAACGCAACATCATGGGCGGGCTTTGTGTGGGACGAGAGCCAAGATCGTTTTATCCCCTTTGTGACAACAACAGAGCCGACAACTACTCTAACAGGAACTACCGCGAACATGGGTGCTAATATCCTGTACGCCACCACTGTCTCGGCTACTAACGTATCAAGCAGCTCTATCCTTTCGACCAACGATATTCAAGCTGACAGCAACATTGTTGCTATTGCGGATGTCGCTGCATGGGGGACTCTTTTAGAGAGGTCTTACCCAACGACGTATAATAATGGGAGTACTTCTTCGGGTACTCCGACCGTACTGAATACGAACGACGTGTTGAGGTACTACCTCACCCTTGATGCAAACAATGCGGATCGGTATTACCAGTTCCCTACTGCTTCTGATCTCTATACTCAGATGAATAGCAGCAAGCCTACTTCAAACGTAGAGTTCAAGACTACCAACTTGATGAGGGCTGTTGATACGGCAGGTGTGAGTTCGGTCACTGTCCAAAACAACACGGGGGTGACTTTTTATGAGTCAGGTTCAAGCCTCCCTGTGACTGAGTTCGCCATGTTCCCAGGTACTGTGAGGGTGATGCACATCATCACTACGTCATCCACAACTGCGGATGTCATCTTGATCTGATTTTTTATTCCTTTTATTGTGTCCTTCTATGGCAACTTCCATTTGGAGAATGTATATGAGAAGAACAGCTAGTGAGATGATTAACGACCTTGAGATCAGGGTAGCCCGACTTGAGTCAAAGAAGGCTTTTTTTGGACTCTTCAGGAAGAGAGACGTAGTAGACGAACTGGTTGAGCAGATACTTAAGACTCAAGGAGTGGAGATCAATAAGATTAAGAGAAAGGAAATCAGTAGAGACTCTACTTTGGTGAAGGGTAGGCTTGTCAATGGCGTAGAGTTCGAGATTTATCATGTTTTCCACCCTGTAGACTATGATATGGGTAGGTTTGAAGTTAAGTTCGATGGTCGCATGGTCTATAGAGACGTATATAAGAATGGGCTTGGTAATTTCCTAGATCATAATGACATCGAGAAGGATATAAAGCCTTTTAAATAAGAGTGAGCATCTTGATGTAGAGGATCAAGGCGGCGAAGAACATCTGTGTGATGGCTAAGTCAAACACCGGTATCTTGAAGCCCTTTGAATAGCGACATATGTCGGAAGTCTCCCTTAAGGGTAATGATCCTCTAATGAGATCCACTACCGCCCCCGCGAAGAATATGTCCCAATACATGCTCCCTGTGTCCACACAGAATAGTACACAGCCGATTAGATTGGGTACTCTTGGGGCGATACTTACAAGGGCGTCTTGCTTGAGTGTAAGATTGCCCTCGTATAGATAGCTAACTGACCCATATACGAACCCAAGTTTAGGGTGTTTATGGGGATAAGGTTTAATACTCCATGAGGTGACCTCTTTGAATCTTTTAAGGGCGAGGAGGTGAGCACCTTCATGGATGTACGTCCACGAGATGTATGTGATAAGTGCCATTAGGGTATAGAACATAAGCTCTCCTTGTGGTATAAGGCTTTACTATCGGGGGGCTTGGTATAAATAAACAACCCCCACAAACCTATGGAGAAACGCATGAGCGATTTTACATTCACAAGAGGCACTTTCATTAAGCTCCGTGCCAACTCAGTCATCCACCTTGGTCGCCTTGAGCGTAACATCTATGAAGGTGATGTTGTTGAGTTTGACGGGCTTTCACTTAAGTTCAATGGTCAAGACATTGATATGCCAGAGCTCAAGGCGGGCATCAAGCGTGGTTGGCTCTCTATCGTTGAAGAAAATGCCCAACCAGAGATCAAGAAGCCCGAAGTCAAGAAGGCTACCGAGATGCCTGTGCAGAAGGTGTATGACGAGGAGAGGTCTGTAGCTGAGGTCACTGAGACCAAGCCATCGGAAGAGCCTAAAAAATTCCCCGTTGTGGTTCGTCAAGATGAGGATGGCATTGCTGTCGCCTCTATTGAGAGCAAGTCAGGTGCTGAGGTTTCCTCAGCTTCTTCTGCTTCTGACGGCATCTCAGAGTCACAGGGTGCTGATCCCGTAAGTACAATCAAGCTCAAGACCGCTTCTAAGCAGAAGACTGTGATTAGTGAGGGTAGTCAAGCCTCTGCTGAGATCAGTCGTCTTGAGAACATCGAGGCTTCCGTGACATCTCGTAAGGTTGAAGAGGGCATTGACCCTGTCCCCGTAGAGGAGGCTGTTCAGATCAATGATGAGGTAGACATTATTGAGGCACTCGCCACTCCTGAAGAGACCCCTTCTGAGGAGAACACCTCTCTTGAGCTCGAAGATGAGCCCACGTCTACTCCCGAAGAGGACGCGGCACTTGAGACCGCACAGCTCCTTCAAGCGATTGAGGGTGATGTTGACCCCTCTGTCGGTGCTGTAGCGATTGGTAAGGATGACTCCAAGATCAAGGTTCTCCCTGGTGGTATCGAGTGGGACACCTCAAAGCATTGGAGTAAGAGGGCTAAGATCGCTATGGACCTCTATGGTAACGATCCTGAGACCCTTGAGGCAATCAAGGCTGTAGAGACTAAGGGTGTGGTCGCTGCTATTGAGAAGGCAGTCGAGGAAGCCTAAAAAAACACACCCCATAGTTCGATTTGATATAAAGAGCCATAGGGTCATCAGACCTTGTGGCTCTTTTTTTTCTGTTTATGAGCCACACCTTCATGACAAGCACACCATGAAAGAGTTACGCATGAATAAAATTTTTGATCAATACGTCACCCCCACTCGTAGGGCTTTCTACAAACTTGAGCAAATGGGAGAGATGCCTGAGTTTGTACTAGAGGCAGAACGCATCTTTGAGCGTCATGTCCGTGAGATGGAGCGTCTAATGAGAATCCTCAAAATGGGTCAAAGGTACACGCTGTCTGAGCTAGATCAAATGGTCGAGTCAGTTATCTCGGACCCCTCGACACTTTCAAGAGCGAGGATTGTTATCATCCGAGGTCAGCGTAAAATCCAATTAAGCTATGAGGCTGAACAGCTCCTTGTCCAAATTAAAAAGAACATCTTGGCTATTAAGGCTGTTCGAGAGGCTCAGTTTAAAAACCTAATGGATCTCCGTGAGCATCTCATCTCCGTTCTCAGCATCCTAGATCAGTTGTCTAGTTCTTTTTAAGGCTACGCCAAACCGAGCGATACGCTTCTAGATAAGTATCAAGGCGGTCTGTTAGACATGAGGCATCTCCGAAGTATATCGGGATGTCTAGTCTCAGACCGCCTTCTTCGTTTTCTGGGTGGATTATGATGAGGATCATCTTGATCTCTAACTTCAAAGTGATCCGAACATCCTCATGTATCCAATAGGGGTTGCCTTCATCAAAGACCCCCTCCGCCATACCGCACTCAAAGTTGATCTGATCTACAATCCTTATGAGTGGGTTGTAGCTCAGGGGAGTATTTTGACTACCTTGATTGTGTTGGCTCTGTCTCCACTCGTCAAAGACGTTGGGGATGACCCTACGCTTGCCCTCAATCTTTTTTGTCAGATACATGGGCTAACCATACTTCTCTAAAGTCGTCCATGAACTTAGTGCAGAAAACTTTGAAGGAGGTAGAGTCGGACCCTTTGATGTGGTTCTCATAGCTAATCGACCATCTCCATGTGATGTCTCGATCTATGGTCACCTGCCAATTAAGAGGGTAAACCTTCCCCCTGAAGATAACACCTCCAACATGGTGTTCAGGAGATTGAAGGGTGAGGTTAAGTTCCTCTAAAAAGGTCTTAGTCTCTTCCCTTGCATATTGGTGGTTCTTGTAGACTTCATTACAATCTCTTGTAGTGAGTACTCTTACCCCATCTTCCATTGTAGTCCACTTACTCATCTACGAACCCTAGTCCTCTCCTCGTGTTGTGGATCACGGGGAAACATCGCTCACCGATCAAGATGAGTGTGCCTAAGAGGGAAGGGTCTTTAGGGTGAGCGATGAGCCCATCTACAACGCCCTCTTCAATCCCCATGTTCTCAAGGCTCTTTAAGGCATCTTCCTCTGAGCGATGATGTATCTCCCACTTCTCTTGGTCACCTCTCTCCTTAACCATATCAAGCATGGCTTTGATGACTTCTTCGGGGGTAGCTTCCATACCCCATGTGAGTACAGTCTCTCGGTTAGAGGGTTCCTCTACCCATTTGAGTAGCTTCTCACCTTTAGGGTCTCCTACGAGGAGGGGCTTACACAGAGGAGGTACGTTGACTTCAAGGAATAGGGGGGTGTTCTTATTCCCCGTCATCTTCACGATCTCTAACATCTTCATCATCTTCTTCTTGTGAGAGCACCCATAGCAGAGCGGCTACATCAGGGTACTTGGTTGCGATCTGACCCAGGTCTCCCTCATTTAGGAGCTTGTCAAACTCTTCTTCAAAGGAGTTCTCAATCTCCTCTTTTGAGCGGAAGGGTTTGAAGAAGGGGCATGTGTTGGGTACGGAAGGGTCACAGATAGTACCTTCCCATTCTCTAGGTTTATCTGCTTCAAGCAAACAGACATGAAACAAAGGCTCTGAGGCGTTACCCCTAACGAGTCCTGAGTGTTTGCAGTTGCAAGGTTTCTTAGACGTGCCTGTCCTCACCGCCTTCTGTAAGAGTCGGTGTCTGACTTGCTTGAGCTTGTGTTTGATAGCACCGATCTTTTTCATTTGATTCTCTTTAGCTTAGCTCCATGCTTGGAGGGGCTGATGCGATAACCTATATCAGCACCTTCAGCAATACTGCTGTCGTGTGTGATACATAGGATGTCCATCTCTAATCTCTTACAGAGTACCTTTAGGAAGTCAACCAAGATGTCTACACGATCCCCATCTACGGCAGGGAACGTCTCATCGAGGATAAGCAAGGGGCGGAGACCCCTCTTTAAGATCAGCGACACACGCAGTAAGAGACTTTGGATTGTTGTGACTGCTCCGCCAAAGGCATCCAGCCCATCGCCTTCAATCTCTAACCCATCTTTACCTTTAAAGGTAGTACGCAACTTGACCGCGACCTTACCCCTCACCTTTGTCACCTCTGCGGTCAAACCCACCTCTTGCTCTGGGAAGATCGCTTTCAAACCTTCTTCCAACAAAGAGATATAGGTCTTAACCCCACGCTCTACTTCATCTTCCGCTAGGGTATCGAGAATAGCCCCTGCTTCTGTTTTTTGGTCTAGGTCTATGTCAAGGTATGCGATCTCTTTTTCGAGGTCTTTAATGCGTGCTTCTGTGGCTTCTTTAAGTGTCTGTAAACGATATAGTCTTGATGACAGGTTGTGGCTCATAGGGACTCCGATTTAGTTGTGTCCCTCTGTTATACAATCTATCCAACACCATAGGCGTATGTGTATGATCGACAAGCCAATACGCCCTGCTCATTCTCATACAAGTGAGTCGTGTCATCCCAATCTTCAATATTGAAGTTGCTCTCAATCACTTGATAGTCAGGACTCAATAACAACCGAGCGTCCTCATCGTTCTCGGCTTCAATATACGCATGTACACAGAGTCCTGTACCCTTCAAGTAGATCAGCTCTACGAGTACAAGGAACTCTGATTGTGGGAAGCTAGACTTGATTGCACTTTTGAAAGTAGACTCAAGTTCTCTAAGCCTCCCTTCATACTCAGTTAGGGCGGCGTCTACAAAAGCTGAAGGGTTCATGCCTCACTCCTTATTAAGTGACATATGAGTAACACATGCTAAGGAGGTCGATATGAATAGATCAAGTAAGAAAAAAAAAGGTGTCCGCAAAGACACCTTTTTTCTATGCTTGACAGATGGTGGTTTTTACATCATCCAACCGATAACCGCTACTGTCTGAACACCTGCGGTAGAAGCACCCTTGAAGACCATGTAACCCTTGTTGCCCTCTTGGTTGCAACCAATGACCACATTGTCACCCATTGTCTCAATAGCACGCTTCATGTTCAAGTAGTTGAACTTGAACTCAGGGATGTCATCGCCCTCTGCTTGAGTATTGAGGCGAGAGTGGTACATGAGATCACCTGGATCAGTAATGTCCTCAGCGTTCTCAACATTGAACTCAGGAACCTCAAGTGTGTACGAGAGAGTACCCTTGCCACTATTGGGCTTCATCTCCAAGCAAGGAGCACCCATATCACCCTCTGCATGTGAGAAGGTGACCCTAAGGTCGGTGGCGTCAGCACCGGCGGACAAGAAGTTAATCCCTGTCATGATGCTGTTCTTGCTAACACGCCATACACGGCGAGGAGTCCAATCAAAAGCCTCTGCATACTGAGTCATCATAGCGGGGAAGGTGTGAGGGAGATCCATTGTCCCAAACACAGCACCATCCTCTGCACGATAGAACGTAGCAGAACCGCCCTTAAGAACCTCAATCACATTACCCTCATAAGCCTTCAAGAACTTCATAAGAGGGGCGATGTCCTTGTGGTGGAGCTTAATGTCAAGACCTTTGAACTCCTCATGGCGAGCAACAGAGAGTGAAAACCCATCACAGGCGAACGCATCCCCGCTCTCTTGAATGACGAGCATGGCGAGCTCAGGGCGGCGATTGTCGTCTTGTGAAACATAACCCTTCAAGTTGTTGAGTGTGTCATAGAGCACAGATGAGGAGATGTCCTTAACCTTCTCCGCCTCTTCGAGCTTCTCCATCCATGAAGGGAATGCCTCTGGGTCAAGACTGCTCAGAGTAAGAGAGCCGTTCTTGCTCTTAATACTCACCTCGCCCTGCTCATCCTCCTCCTCGCTGTGGGTGATCTCAAGGACACCGCTCGTAGCGGAGATCGCCTTCAAGATACGCTTACCATCAAGGCTGAACGAACTGCTGTCTTGAATGGTAGCCCCCGAAAGAGGGATCTTTGAGAAGATACGAGGAGGAGAACAAGAGAGTACTGACGCCCCGCTCCCTTCACGGACAAAAACAAAGTGTGACGTGATGTCTGAAGAAGTACCGAGTGTGCTTTGGCTGATCCCAAGTGTCTCTTTGAGATCGGGTGTTGAAATGGTGACCTTCATGTGAGGTGATTCCTTTCCATTTGGTTAAAGTCAGAACCCGCGTCAGTGTACCACATCAACGGGCATGTCTCGCTTATATTAAGCAAGCACAAAAAAAGCCCCTCATCTCTGAGGAGCTTTGCTCATTGGGTGACCCTGTGCCTAAGAATCTTGGTCATTTCCATGACCCGCTCAAGATTGTGCATGAGTCTTATTCGCCTGTGTCTTGTCTCTTCTTTCAGTCCTTCGTGACTTTCCCTCATCAAGATGGAGATGAAGGCTCTGTTCACTTCTTTGGTCTCCAACCATGTCTGATAAATACCATCATACAAGAGGCGGTGTTTGTTTCGGTCAACTACACCCATTAATGTCTCAAGGGTTTTTACTGTCTCTTTAATCTTCGACTCAATGTCCACATTATACGGGTATTCATTAAGAAGGGGAGAGGCTTGGGGGTGATGGTAAGTGTCTTTTGAAGGAGTGAGTGACATGGCACCGATCAAGGTCAATGCCGTTAAGCAGTAGACCCATCTCATAGGTTCTCAATCCTTGACTCAATCCTTGAGATCACTTCATCAGCTTCGTTAAGTGCTACCTTAAGTTCCTCAACCATGCGGTTACGCTCAGAGGTCAACCTCTCAATCTCTTCCTTCAATCTATCAGGGTCGATGCCTTTACCCCTTAAGCGTTGGTCTAGCTGGGCTAGATTTGCAGTCGCGGCTTCTAGCTTTCCGAGTAGGCGTTCTTTACGCCTTTCGAGGTCAGCCTTCTTTTGAGCGAGTTCTTGCAGGTTCATGTTAGCTCCTTTGTTGGGTGTTACCTGTACACACCTTATACTAAGATGCCCGATACCCTTCGCGGAAGAAATCTAACACCATGTCCAACAAGGTTGTGAAGCTCCTCGGAGAGTCTACATTTAGAATCAGATGGTTTACGATCTCGCCCTTGCTGTACTTATGGAAGGTAGCGGTGAACCTCGCATCGTTCGGTGAGTGAGATGGGACTAGAATCAAAGCGGTGGGGTCGAAGTACAAGCAAAGGGTATAGACATCCGACCCCTCAGCGTGTCGAGCTACTCCGACCACAGTCAAGTCCTCATCTTTGTAGATATCCTGGTCGAACTCAAGTACCTTGTCTCGTCCCGTTTCGTCTTTAAGTTTGCGTCCGTATGGGTGTGCGAGGGTAGGGGAGAACCCTGTGTAGGTTGATAGGTTACACTCAACCATCGCTTCCCACCACGCTTGTTGGAGGTTCTCTGACATTTTATTTGTTTGACAGAAGACCTCGTAGTTGTCGAACCTATGCCACCAAGAACCTTCACGGGCGACTCTCTTACCCTCTACAATCTCAGTCCAATTGTTTGACACTCTTTTGCTCTCCTAAGTAGTATTGTCTAAACCCATCAAGTATCTCGTCTAGTAATTTTGAACCCACCCACCCATTGTGTTTGATTCGGTGTATACGAGTGTGTGATGACTTTCGAGCTCCTTGGACCCACTCCATTCGGAGCTCTACATCAAGTTGATGCTCATACACTCTCATGAAGTAGGTCGTTCCTTCTGAATGTATGAGCATTGCCCCTACGATCTTTGCATTAGGTATGAAGATATAGTCATTCTTGAGCAAGTCGCTTTTCTCGGATAGCTCAACCGTGAGCTTTTGAGGGAACTCAATCCCTATAAACAAGGGTACGAAGTGAGCCTCAGCTAGTGCATCAGGGAGTTCCTCCCATCTTGAAAAGTTTATGGCTCTCCTCTTACCGTCTATGATTTTAGTATACGTCACTTGACTCAACCTCTCTCCAATAGTCTCGGAAGATTTCAAGCAGCTCATCTAGGTACAAGGTGAACGACCCGTCAGAGAGGACGAATGTTCTCTCCATGTACATCATAGACTCTCGCTCAGGTCTCCAACTGAGTTTGATCAGTCTGCCCTGACCTAGATATACTCTCAGCAAGAACACCTTTTTATTGTGTGTCAGCTTCATTGCTGCAAATATCCTTTGACTTGGATCAAGTGTCATCGCATCAACATGAGCCCATAAATACCTTTTACTGAGGTCAGCCAGCTTAATAGGGAACTCGATGTCAGGTGTAATGATCTTAAAGTTGGCTTCTTCAAGGGCTTCTTTTAGAGCGATGTGGATTCTAATTGCCACACCTTTCCTGAACACTTGATGGCTGTTCCACAGTAGTCCTTGGATGGCAACCCGCTTACCATCTACAATCTCAGTCCACTTACTCATTGGTTAGCTCTCCAAAATGTCCTGATTGAGTCAAGCAACTCGTTCATGTATGATGTGAAAGTCTCTTCACGATAAATAGTAGCCTTATACGCCTCACTGATTGGTCTTCCTTTGTCCCACTCATCCATGATCATTGAGTGACGTTGACCCCCTCCGAAGTAAACTCTGATTCGATAGTCACGTCCCTCATGCATGAGTTGTCCATAATAGATTAGAGTCCCGTACTGACTCTTCTCCTCGTTGAGTGTCTGACCCTCAATAAGATCTCGGAAGTGACACTCTGCCAATGCCCCCCTAACCGACTCATGGAAAGAGTACTGCCAATTGCCAATACTGACCGAGAACATGTCACTATCCCAATCAAGATACTTTTTGGCTCTCCGCTTCCCGTCTACAATCTCAGTCCACTTACCCATTGATCTTCCTCCAAAAGTCCCTAAAAGTCTCAAAGGTCGCGTCCAACAGCTCCGTTAAAGAGTCATAGTTCCCAACTACAATCAAAGAAGACCCCTCCTTCCTCGTGTAGACTAAGATGGTATGGGTGTCCCCATTAGGATCGTAAAAAATACAGACCCTGTATACGATATGCTCAATGATCCTCTGATTGTAGGAGACCATGATTAAGTCGTTGTAGTTTGGTGCGTCTGCGATCTCTTTGCGATACCAATCTACCTGCGATACTCTTTCGGCTTCAAAAAGGTACGCATCAAAACCCAACTCCTCAAAGGCTTGGTTTACCCACCAAGTGGTGTCGTGGATATAGCTATCTTTAGACACCTGTAGCTTCCCGCCCTCCCACTTTAGGTCGCACACAGCGACCCGTTTTCCGTTTTTTATTTGTGTGTACATGTGTTCATCCTTTCATATGTTCTTATATGAAAGGGGGTGGGGGGTGAGTCGTCTTACCCCAATAAGATGCCTAGATTGGGGGCATAACCTATCCATCTCCAATCAAGCGTCCATGTGCGATTGAAGTCCTTGTCATAGATCATAATGGGTTGCTTCCTGTACGCACTACGGTTCAAAGCCTGTATGTCTACCCATACAGCCCCCCTGTATATCTTGCCATCAATCCTTAGACGCTTGACTGGGAAGTATACGTTCTCTAGGTATTCTACGAAGAGGTCAAAGTTCCTAAACCTCTTCCATCGAGTTGCTTCTTTTAACATGGGGACACCTCCTGGTAGAAAAGCGACCCCATAAAACGACTACTGATCCCTCTCAGCTTCCTTCAACCACTCACCAATGAGCTGAGGATATAGGTACATATAGTCAGGGGAAGTCCGACCCCTCAGCCCCTCCATTAGCTCTTGTCTCTCTTGGGCATCAAGAGGGACGCCTTTTTCTAGGTCGCGGATCATCTCATGTGCTCTTAAGCATAGAGCTCTGAGCCGGTACTCCTCGTTGTGTTCCATCTTTATCTACTCCAATGTAAATCTCATATCCGTACTTCACAGGCATACATGAAACCATTTTCATTGTCTTACCCTTTGGTAGCGTTAAGACCACCTTGTTGAACCTCATGTCATCATCTGAGAAGATGAGGGTGATCTCTGTCCCGTACTCTGTCTCTTGGGTGTATTCATTGACAGAGCATGACTTGTCGTGAGTCTCGACTTTAAACGTGTAAAGGTCAATGCTCTCACTTGTGCTTTCAACTGAATGGATTAGACCTTTACCGATCACTTCTAGTTCCATATATCCTCCTTATAGGTTTGGTGTGTAAACCCTATACGAGGTCTTCCCACAAAGCAAAAAAAACCCCCTCTCTGTCCATTTCGGTAGAGAGGGGGCTTTAGGGTTTACCGCTTCAAGGTGTCCCCCGTAGGGGTTCCATCATCAGGGGGAGGTGGGCAATGCTCAAAGTTAGGCTCTGCCACTACATCCTGGCAGAGATTAGCATCGAGCTTGACTACATCGTTACCCTTTACGAAGGTGATATAGCCTTCTTTGTCCTCACCTGTTGAGGTGTAATGTTGAAAGGTCACAAACTGACCATCTAACATACACACTTGAGTGACCTGTGGGCAGACAGGACACTCTTTCTCAACGATGATGACTTTAGGGTCTTCGTCAGCGGGTGCCCCTGCCGTGATAGAGGAGCTTTCCTCCTCGTAGGTGTCTACGGGAGGTGCTTCCTCTACACCTCCATTAAGGAGGTACATCGCACCTGCGAGGAGGGTCGCGTATGCCACGAAGGATAGTCCGTATGTTGTTAAATCTTTCATGGCATAGCCTTTCCGAGATGATAACCTGCCGTAGTCGTGAGTATGGAACAGATCATAAATGAGATGAAGCTCTTCTTTGCCATGGCAAAGAGGAGGACAATGGTGCCACCGAGCAACCCGATAAAGATGATTGCTAAGAGAATGTTTACAATGAGGTCGAGGGTCTTCATAGCTACTCCCTTATTGACAGCTTAGGGAGAAGATGAGACAGGTATACCCTGTGACCACCGTCATCGCTAGAACCGACAAGAACGTCATCACATATGCAATGGTGATGATGATTGTTTGTCCGAGTGTGTCCATGTTAATTTCCTTTTAATTAATAAATGATAGTGAAAAGATTAAGAACTCTGCGAAGCAGATAGCACCGCAGATTGCGAGACCTAAGATGAAGATGAGAGACTGAGACATTTTTAGGCACCTAGAGAGAGTGTCTTGAGGATGAACCTCGTGGGCTTCCAAGAGAAAATCTTGAAGATTGCCTCTTGGGGTCCGAGCTTGCCGAGTGCCAAGAAGGGCCAAATGATGCAACCCAGAAGGAAGATACCCGTCTGTGAGAGAAGCTCTAAGAAGCCGAGCTCACGGTCACGCTTCTTGGGGAAAGCCCTCTCCCAACGGAGTTGCCACCAAAGGAAGAAGATCCACCCGCCGATGAGGGCGAACTGCGGGTTGGCAAGCAAGAACCCGATCCAAAGATCAAGACCCTCAGTCCCCAAGTTCAAAAGACTCTCACCCCAAGCGATGGTGCTGTCGATGCCTGCTTCAATAGTATTTAAGATAGACATTTTGTTACTCCATGTGTAAGTGTGTTTGTTTTTATATATATCAACAGCTTAGACGGGTGACTTTTTAATAAAAAAGGGTTTTACATGAGCCGTAAAAAAATAGATGTTTCTCAACAAGACATTGAACTGTCTTTTGTGCGTGATCTGATCACAAGGTCTTTTTTTCAAAGTGATGGGGTTGCTCCTCTGTATCAAAAACACTCAGAGGTACTCGATCATTGGGCGTTAAGGGGGTGGGTCAATATGGGTGAACTCACATCTCAAGGCAAAGCGAGAGTGCGAGAGCTCCAATATTATTTTGACCGACCCTCAGACCGCACAGGTAAGCTGCTATTCTTACTCGATAAAGCAATACCCTTGATGAAGGTCACTCCACGAAACCGAACCTTCATACGCAAGGTCGCTAGGGTTTTAAACTTCCACCCTCGTGATCCTAGAGACTTATTGAAGCCTTCCGATGTGACGAGACTCAGGAACTTGCTCATTAAGCATCTTGGTGATTATGAGTCACGCTTACCCACACTGCCCGCTGACTATCCATTTGAGTGGGAGATTCAGAGACTATTGACTAATGGACCAGTGAGGTATTGAGCCATAGTTCCTTTATAAAGGTCGATATAGGTCTAATAAGGGGTTGACTATGATCGCAACACTACATGGGATAGCATCTGCTTCAAGGGGGCTCTCAAGAGTTATTACAAATAACCTAGTCCTTCACTACAACACCTTTAACCCTAGCTCATATGTTAAAGGTCAAGGGACCACAATCAACGACCTCTCAGGGAACGGACTACATGGGACAATCGTTGGAAGTCCTCCATGGTCTACCAACTACTTTTCGTTCTCTAATGACTACATCACCTCCGCGAACTTAGCACCTTCTCTGACTGAAGTACACACCGCAGAACTATGGGTTTACCCTACAGGTAATGGTGTACTCTTACAAGCTAATGCTCAAGCTACACCGAACACTAGCTACCATCACTCCACCATAGAGATTGTAGCAGGCAAACTAGAATTCGGTCTGTGGAACGGCTCAGGTATCACCTCTACAGGTCCAACCTCTACTATCTCTTTCAATCAATGGCATCAAGTAGTCCTTACTTACGATGGCTCAATCATCAGAGGATATCTTGATGGTTCGTTCGCGGGTTCCGTCAATGTCACATGGGACTCTCCAGAGGACAGCACGGGTGTTTTCTACTACAACTTCGGTTATAGAGACACCACATCTCAAGGTGATGGGACTGACTTTGATGGTCGTTTTGGGATTATGAGGATCTATAGTGTTGCCTTCTCCCTACAGGCTATCCAACAGAACTACAATGCGGTCACAGGAAACGTCAGTGACTTAGTGTCGGATACCCTCAGACTCTATTATGACCCTTCTCTCTCAGCGTCATATAGCTCACCGAGTAGCCTCATTTATAATCTTGCTCCCAATACAAACACAGGCACTCTCTCTAATGTCTCCGCCAATGGTACTTACCTCACCTTTAACGGCTCAAGTTCTCAAGTCTCTGTCCCTGACTCTTCTATCTTAGAACCTGGTTCATCTAACTTCACAATAGAAGCATGGGTAAGGATACATAGCTTTGGGAGTACAATGGTGATTGCAGGTAAGTTTGATAACGGGGGCTTGGCAGCGGATGTCTCTTATTCACTACGGGTCAACGCATCAGGTGTCTTAAGATGTGAGGTAGGAGATGGCACAGGCTCACTAGATAGTCCTCTCTATCAGGCTACAACCAACACATGGTATCAAGTCGTAGGTGTGATAGATAACACGAACAATCAGCTCAAGCTCTATATCAATGGTGTATCTCAAGGCACACCTACCACCATGAGCTATACGAGTATCTTGAATAGTGCGAACAATCTGTATCTAGGTAGCTACAACAACGGGGAATATTCTCAGTACCTTGATGGGGACTTAGGGGTAGTGAGGGTCTATCAAAGGGCTTTGACTGATGCGGAGGTGTTGGCGAACTACAACTACGACAGATCCAAGTATTGAGGGTAAAAAAAAGGGAGGGTGGGGCTCACTTCAAAAAAAAAACACCCCCTAAGTAAATCACATTAAGGTGGGAGAGTGGGCAGTCAGGGGCTTGAACCCTGGACCGTCGGTTTATGAGACCGATGCTCTGACCAACTGAGCTAACTGCCCATGTCTTAATGTGATTTACTTAGAGGGTGTTATCAACCCTATACGAGCCTGCATCCTAACCGAGTATGACAAGCGGAAGACCATGCAGGGAACTTCCTTAGAGTTGAGTAGTACACTCAGCAGGGCTCGAACCTGCGACCTACACGTTAGGAATGTGTTGCTCTTCCTACTGAGCTATGAGTGCTTAGTACACCAAGTAGGGCTCGAACCTACGACCTACGGTTTAGAAGACCGTTGCTCTTCCGACTGAGCTATTGGTGCGTCTGTAACAACCCCATTATACTAATGTAAGGTTGGCTTGTCACATTTATTTGCTGAAAATTGGTGTATAGGCGGCAGCTCTCAGCTCAGCTGTAACCAAACCAATGTCATTGGTGTTAGAATTGAAGTTTAAGATCACAGACTTAACTACATCACCAAAGGGGGCAGATGAGGACACCATGTTGTAACCAAGACTCTCTATGATCATCTGAATGTTTTGTGCATCCCATAGGGGGCAGATGATCTGGGTCTTCTTGTACGAATGTGAGATGAGGATAGGGGCTCTGACTTCCATTTTTTACTCCATGCTTAGGGTAAGGGCGATGGTTATGATAATAGTGACACCAAATGTGTATAGTAATATCATTAGTTATTCTTCTTAGAAATGATGACTGAGAACCCTCGTGCAGAGAGCTCTGCTTCAAGATCATGCTCACTTAGGTCATCGTTCTTGTTAGAGGAGGTCAACAGGAGGGCTACATATTTGAGCTCTCCGATAGGGTTAGAACGCTTTACTCGATAGCCGAGGTCCTCACCGATCATCTCTATGGTATGGGCTACCTTACTTTCTCTACAGACCACTTGGTATCCAAGCGAGACTTTGTCTAGAAACAATGGGTTGTTTAAGTGGCATACAGACATGCGTTGTCCTTTCTTTAGATTATTTGTTTATACCAGAGCAACTTGGTTATATTATTTGTGACCATGGTCACAAATAATCTTTGTATACAAGGAGGTTATCATGTCCACATACACAACCATTCAAGAAGGTGAGCGTGTTTGGGTTTTAGACAACTCAGAGGTTCTGAGCTTCTTCTTGTTGCAAAACACTTATGAGAGAGATGGTGGTTTAGGTATTTCACCCTTCGTCTACCGTTGGTTGAAGGACGTGCTCTTAGAGATCGGGTTTAAGAGGTCTCTGACCTCAAGGTTCATACTCTATATTGGAGACCTTGAGGGAGTGCGTGTAGAAGCGGATTTCACAGACAAAGGGGTGTTTTTACGAAACGAGACTAGGACTATAGAGCTAGTCAAGTTGGAAATGTTGTTTTCATTGATAAGGCTTTTATGGAGGGAGTATGCTATGTGACTCTATAAGAGACATGAAAGGACTTCCTATATGGCAACAAGAGCACAAAGACTAAAAAAGATACATGACCTACATGAACAAATCGCAAGAGAAACACCTCAGACAGAAAGTCAGCTTGTGCGTCGGCTCATGTTCGCCAATGGGATGACTGAGGCAGATGTCAGGGCAACTTCTAACTCTTCACTGACTGAGTTTGGTCGTCTAGTTTATAGGGCGTACCCTGACAATAAGTACTACTTTAGGTTGGTCTTCACCTTCGGTGTTAAGATCGGGTTCGCCCCCGAAGGTAGATATGGAGGCATCCCTTCACTATCTTCGATCAACACTCTTTACTACAAGCTCAAGCGGGAGTCCAAAGCTCAGACGAAGAAGGCTTCTATAGATTTGTTCTACGCAGTAGATTCATGGATGGAGATGAATGCCCAAGACATTGACTACATGTTAGTGAAAACACCCCTTTCTTCGTCATCCGGTAAGATTGTCACACATGGTCTACTTAAGCCCATGGTCATTGCTTTATGTGATAATCTCAACCAAGCGTTCCCTCAAGGGGTATTCAGTGTTGTCTTATCTACCATTTATTTTGACGCTTCTGAGGGTCATGAGCGTATCGCGTCTAAAAAAAAAAGTGAAGATGAGGTAGAGGAGGAGGCACTAGAGTTGTTGGCTGACAATGTCCCTAGTTTGCCTATTCCTTCTTCTTTAAAGTCTGATCTGAAGAAGGACGTAGTAGGTAATAAGAACCTAGTGTCAAAGGGTGTAATCCACACATGGAAACCGTTGAAGGTTCGTGTTGTCAAGGACACCTGGCTCATCCTTTTGAATGGTACTCCTGAAGAGAAAGCGGCATTTAAGAGAGGCTTTCTAAAATCTGAAGAAAAAGACGAGATGTCTCACGTCCTTGAGGGTTTAGACGCTCAGCTTGCACTTGCTATTAAGAAAATGCAGGGTCTTCAAACGAGTGATAAAGAGCTAAAAATCAAGAGGGCAGAGCAGGCAGGGTCACTGTTGAAGGGTAGCCTTCAAGCATCCGGGATGATTGTTTTATTTGCGTTTATTTTCTTGTACTTTAAAGGCGATCCCTACGCAGAGAGTGTTGTAGGGGGTGTGAGTGGAGGTCTCACGTTTATCTTTAAAGCTATTATCATGGCGGTAAAAGGGATTTCAGGTCCCTTTTCGATTTACTTTTTAGCCTCCACCTTCTATATACCTTTCAGTAAGACACTCGGCTATCGAGAGGGCACACTCAAGATGCTGAGAGACCTTAAAGATAAGCTCAAGACCAATACCTTTGGGCTCATGCACTACTTGTCAGACAAGTTTAATATGTTCAAGGGAGGGGTGGTGAAACTCGTAGGGAACGTGTACGAGAGGGTAGTTCGTAAGTTCAGGCGAGCTTCTTATTGCTAAGTCGTTTATCATCTCCTTGTGTCAGTTGAGACATAAGGAGGTCATGTGTCCTACTCTAATATGCAAGCTCTGCAAAAGGCAATCGTTAAAAAAAAACAAAGAGAGGTCATCTTACCCCCCCAAGAACCACCTCTTATCTCATCGAGCGAGGGTGGTACCGGACTCTACTTAGTAGGGGGTAATAATGGTGAAATATACTCTAGTGGTGACATCACGATAGGTCCCTTAGCGAGGGGTGTCTATAATGAGAACTACTCTAAAAACACCATCCTACATGGGCAGGATGATGAGTTAAGCCATGTGGCAGGTTATGTCTCCATAAGAGGTGGACACATAGCTAATGATGGTTTTCCTGGTTTTCAAGGGGGCACTGTTTATGTTCTTGGAGGAAGGGCGAATGGTGGGTTAGATGGAGCTGGAACATCCACATGGGGTGGGGACGTAAATGTTATAGCCCCTGGCAGGGGAGTGACCCGTAATTCGGGTCATACCGTGAATATGACCCCTTACTCGGGTGGTCTTCAAGTTGGGACACTAACTACCGAGGGAGAAGTCAACTCAGGGGATGTGGTCATTGGAACAGGGGCAGGGACAGAGGCAGGTCATTTAAGTGGGGATATGACTCTCTCGACAGGGGGTACGGTTGATGGTCAAGTAGGTAGTGTTTTCATTAGTACAGGAGAGACCGCAAGTGGCTTGAGTGGGGACATTGAGATGTCTACCTCTGCTCTAGATTCTGCATCTAGTTCGGGGTATATTATTTTAGAGACAGGTGAGAACCCATCAGGGGATGTAGGGGCTATTGTTATCAGAGGAGGTGCTTCTTCACTTAATAATGCACCAGGTAATGTAAGTATCGCAGGAGGTGATCTTGTAGATTATGCAGGAGGGGGTATGGGCTTAGGTGGGGATGTGTTAATTAGAGGTGGTAGTGTTGAAGGCACTGTTACATCTTCCGCAATCGCAAATGCCGTCAATATCTCAGGTGGTGATGTTTATCCTGATAATGCAGGAGACCCCACATATACATGGACAGGTGGTAGTGTCACCATTGAGGGAGGTCTTGCCATAGACTTAACAGGGGCATCCACTACAAGGCGTGGGAATGTCACTCTGCGGGGTCACTACCTGTTTATGGAAGTCGAAGAGCCTGTAGATTTCTCGTCGTCAGGTATCCAAGCCTTTGCCCCGGACACGCAGGATAGAAGGCTACCTTTGATTGGGGCAGATGGAATACTCTCTGCTTTGGGCGTGTCCGTCTTAGGTGTGGGGAAATTCAATGTGACTATCCCAGCGGGTAGTCACATCTACCATCTCTATATGGGGATGAGGAACTACACACTTAATGCAAGTGGCCCTGTGGCAGTACTAGGTGAAGATGCTACAGGTACCCCCATCTACCCTATTTGTGCAGAGACGTACACAGGGTATGGAGCTACCTATCCTGCATACCTTTACTATGAGCCTAAAGTGTTCTTCTCCATTAGAACCATTTCTAATGGAGCGTTTGTTGAGATTGCATCAACCCCTATAGCTACAGAAACCTTCACAACCATTTCAGGGGTATATTTAAATCTCATCCAGTTCTCATCACAGGCACCAAATAGCCAGGTAGATGGACTTAAGAACTTAGGTAACTTTGATGCTGAGGTAGAGATAAACTACTTAGTCTTAGGCTAAGACTTCCACCACTCATCAAATGCACCACAATCAATACGCTCATAAATGTCATCGGGTATTGACCCTACACAGTCATGATGGAACCACTCCCCGTTCTTCCTGATACGCCATTGCTTGAGGTCTTGATGGATACTAGGCTCTCTCCACCCTAAGCCTTCAAATGCCGCGATTAAACGTAGCTTATATGTGCTACCTGTCTGTAGTTGCTTAAGTCTCTTCTCAGGGTGTTTTGACCGACCAATCTTGATCATGCCCGTGTCACTAGACTGAATGAAGTACAGCCAGTCACCCTTCTGCTTCTGAATTTGTATCTTGTATCTTTCTAGTATCTCTTTAGAGTCCATTATAGCACATCGTCTAAGGGGTTATCGTTTGTCTTGTTGCCCCCTGCCTTCTTAGTCACAGGCTTGAACTGAAGGGGCATATTGAGAATACGACCATAAGGCCATACGAGCTGAGCTTCAAAGTCTTGGAAAGGTGCTTGGTCACGAGACTTGAGGCACTGATACTTCACTTGTGAGTTCTCACGTTGATCGTCTCCATACCAGTTGGAGATCACCACATCCGCTGAACGCTCCGCTTCATTAGCGTAGCTCAAGTGAGTAAGGTTGTATGACCCACCATTCTTCTCTGCTGCCTTGTAGCCTTCACGACTGATCTGAAACAAACAGAGGATAGGTACACCTTCACCCCTATTGAAGCCCAAAGCTGTCTTCTTCAAGTCACGGATCACCTCGTTGAGGCGATCAGTAGTAGAGGCTACCCACTTACGGGGAGAGACAAGCAAGGCGTGGTCAACCACAATCATCTTGATCGGCTCCGCTTGAGCAAGCACCTCAGCTCGGCTACGCAAGTTCTCAACTGTGAAGTCGAGTGTATTAGGGTCAGCTACCTCAAAACGGATTGACCCGTACTTGCCCGCCTTCACACCATCATCAAGGTCTTTGATGACCTCTTTCATGAACGCGACCTCATCGGTGTTCAAAAGACCATTCTTGATCTTGTGGGGCTCAATGCCCACATCGGGACTTTGTGAAGGTTGGATACCTAGAGCCATACGCTTAGCACGGAACTTAGGGTGCATGGAGTGATAGGTGTAGATGATACGCCTACACTGAGAATAGTGCATCTCAAGGGAGAAGTAGAGAGTATTAGTCCCACCATAGACAGCCTGGTTGTAAACCCAGTTCATCGCAGAGGTAGACTTCAAGTGACCTGTAAACGCGGCTAAGATGTAGAGCTCCTTTTTACGGAAGCCTCCAAGAGCTGTGTCGATCATCTCCAACCCTGTGACGGGCAAGATGTCGAGCTTAGAGTCTTTAGCCCTCTCGTACTCCTCCCAAAAGTCCTCACCATCAGTGAGTGCTTCACCTCCGATGCGAGAGCCAAAGGTAGGGGTGTTGATCTTAGCAACCTCATTAACAAGGAAGTTGCCCGCATCACGAGAGCCTTTAAGGAGCTTCTTAGAGCGACCCTCCTTCATCTCTAAGCCTGTCTTTGCGATGACCTTTGCGTCAGCCATAGCGGAGGCGAGCTGAACCATGCGGGACTCTTCAACAGTACGCTCAACGAGAGCCATGAAGTCGCCGCGATAGTAGATGTTCTTATTAGAGATCTGTTGGATGCGGTCAGCTTCGTCAAACTGCTGTGCTTGCTCGAAGTGATCAATCACACCTGTCATCTCAGGTAGGTGTCCATGCTTGAGGGCGAAGTCTTTGATATACTCGTAGATGTTGACCTCAGTTGGGAGATCAAAGCGGAGTACGGACTCTCTCAACGCACAGTAGTTGTGGAACATCATGTCTGCATTGTCGCCACGAGCAGGGTCGGGTAGGATGCTTCTTAAAATCTCACTCATAGCTTAACTCTCTTGTGTGTTCCAATGGGGGTGGTGCTTGCTTTTCCGTTGCTGGTATTCTGCATACGAATCTTCTCTTGTTGCTCGGCTGTAGGTAGGAGCTTAATACGCTCCCACCCATCAATGCACTCCTCTACAGATCGGCTCCAAGCGAGGTGACCTTCTTCTAGTGGCTTGTCGGGTGACTCTACGATCCATGTAGCTTTATTGAGGTGTTGTCGCATTTCAATGGTCTCGACAAGTACTTCGGGCATGGCAGAGTTACGAGCCATCTTAGTACCAAGCCTCACAACAAGAAGATAAGGTGCCTCGGCTAAGTCCTCTAGAGAGTAGACCTTCAAGTCACGTTGGAAGTCAGGGTCCGCGATGTCCATACCTTGTACTTGCATAGAGCCGAGCCATGCAGACATTAATGTATGGTCACCTACCACCTTTACAAAGAGATTTGGCTTCCTCAAGTGAGCTAAAGAAGACCTGAGATGGAGTTGGAGGAACCCCTTATCGGCAGTAAGGACGAGGTTCTGATTAGTCTTTCCGTTAAGAGGTGACCTCTTACGGGGTGTTGCTATACCGAGATTTGTCCAAGCACGATTGGCTTGGTTAATAAGAGCTTTTTGAACCATACACTCACATGGTATGGCGTTGGGGATGCCGTAGTGTCCGTCATCTTTTTGGACGAAACCGTAGCCCCCACAGATAGTACAAGTAGTCATGTTCCTCCTTTGTGTTAGATAGGGTTCTTATATAAGCGACTCTCTACATGAACTAGTTATACTACTATGCCTTCATATAACAGGGACACGAAAGGAGCTATCATGTATTATGCAGCTAAAGTACTAGGGCAAATCTTTGCCAACCCCCCTTACTATATCTTGCGTTGCCTTGTCACCTCGCGGGACGGATCAGAGCCGATTGTTGTTAAGGGTAACATCGCGGGTCCCGTTGCTCGGGGTACTGTGTTTACGTTTCAAGGCAAGAGGTCTCTAGATAAACGAACAGGTAAGTACAACCTCGATGTGGTTCGTACCCCTATTAACCCTAAATACCTAGAGGGCTCTGCCCTGACCCATTGGGCAGAGTGGTCTTCCCCTGAGATGGAGGAGAGTGTCTCAATCCTCTCTTCTCTCAGTGAAGCTGGTGTTCCTGTGAGTATCATCAACTCCGTGTGGGGTGAGATCGAAGGTTCAGCTACGTCCATTAAAGAGAACCCTTGGCTACTCGTATATAAGGGAGTCACTTTTAAGGGTGCTGATGAGATCGCTAAAACCTTGCTCAAGAATGACTACAACCCCCATGCACCTCAAAGGGTAGAGGCGGCGATCTTTTGGTCACTCTTACAAGGGGTCTATCAAGGGCATTGTCACCTCGATAGTAATACGATCTTCCAAGACACCTTTATCCTTACGGGTCTCTCCGACCCGAAGGATATTGTAAAGACCATTAAGGGCATGGTGGACTCTGTACCTGCAAAGCTCGTTATTGAGTCCGGTGAGGATAAGGCGAAGGCTCTCTTCCTCCCTTCATATCATCGTATGGAATCTGAGGTGGCGGAGTATATCCAATCACCTCTCAGAGGTGGTTGGGAGATCGAGATCACTGATGATGAAGTGAGAGACTATACGAGATATGACCTCACTGAGAAGCAGATCGGTGCGATTCGTCAAGCTCTCAAAGAGCCTTTCTCAATCATTACAGGTCTACCGGGTACAGGTAAGACAACGATCTTGAACACTCTCTGTAAGATCTTGAAGGAGCGTAAAGAGAACATACTCCTTGTAGCCCCTACGGGTATTGCAGCTAAGAGGGCTTCAAGTCTTACAGGTCTTGAAGCGATGACCATTCACCGAGCCTTTGGTGCGGGTCAGCCTATGGAGGAGAAGTCAGAGACTTCAGACTATGAAGGAATCAAGAAGGATGAGGAGACTAGCAACCTAAAGCCCGTCTTTGGTGCGAGTGACCCAAGTAGAGAGGTATGGAAGCACAGCCCTAATAGTCCTCGTGATGAGAGCGTAGTGATTGTAGATGAAGCCTCTATGGTTGATCTTCACTTGATGTGGAGGATGATGAGAGGTATCTCCCCTAAGTGTCGTGTGATCATGGTTGGTGATATTGCACAGCTCCCACCTGTAGGTGCGGGGTTTGTTCTCTCAGAGTTGATTGCCTCTAATCATTTACCCCGAGTCCACTTGACTGAAGTGTTCCGTCAAGGTGCAGACTCAGAGGTTACGATGGCAGCACATAAGATTCATGCGGGAGACATCCCACATAGTGGGGAAGACTTCAAGTTGATTGAGGCGTACACCGCTCGTGACGCTACGGATACGATTTTGAAGTTAGCTAGAGATCTCCATATGGATGAGGTAGACTTCCATGTGATGTCGCCCACACATCATGGTCAAGCGGGGGTCACTAACCTCAACAAAGAGCTGAGGGCTACTCTCAACCCTGATGTTGGCGGGGTTAGCTTTAAGATTGGGGGTGACTCTATCCGTGTAGGGGACAAGGTGATGATCACTAAGAATGAGTATGACCTTGGAGTGTTCAATGGTGATGTGGGTAAGATCCGTAACATTGACAAGACCTCTATAGAGGTGGTCATCAAGGGTGTACGCGACATGGTCATAGACATACCTAAAGACGCCGTAGGGAAACTTTTACGTCTTGCCTATGCTACGACAGTCCACAAGTCACAGGGTCTTGAATATGACGTGATTTTGATGCCTGTTATGAGTACACATGGTAGCAATCTACTTCAGAGATCATTGCTGTATACTGCGGTGACGAGGGCGAAGAAGAAGGTGATCTTAGTGGGTGAGCCAGACGCTATCGCTGTATGTGTAGCGAATAAGACATCAGGTGTGAGATACTCTAGGTTACACACTAGATTTGATGGGTGAGTAGTTGGTGTCTTACACCAACTAGGTCTCCATTGTAGTCGTACTCAATAGTTCCCCTATCCTTAACTTTTTTGACCCTCTCCCTTGAGACCAGAACGACTTTGTCCGCATTGGTCTCTCGGAGTATAGCCGCTAAGTGGCTAAAGCTAGGTGCGTTAGTCATCTTTTTAAGA